ACTCGAAATATATCCAAGTGTGGCAAGTCCTCTAAGTGAACTAGTCAACTGGGTACTTGAAATATATCCTATAGAACCTAGACCCTTAGTTGTGCTTGTGAGATCTGAAGCAGCAATGCCACCACCTCCTGCACTACCATTAATGGTTATTTGATTGGCATTGGAGCTAAAGGTAATATTTGTGCCAGCAACCAAGGTAGTCGAATTATAAATTTGTCCTAAATTTTGTATAGTTGATGTAAGTTGTGCACTCGAAATATATCCAAGTGTGGCAAGTCCTCTAAGTGAACTAGTCAACTGGGTACTTGAAATATATCCTATAGAACCTAGACCCTTAGTTGTGCTTGTGAGATCTGCCGCAGCAATGCCACCACCTCCTGCACTACCATTAATGGTTATTTGATTGGCATTGGAGCTAAACGTAATGTTTGTGCCCGCAACCAAAATGGTCGAGTTATAAATTTGTCCTAGACCTTGCGTAGTCGATGCAAGTTGTGTAAGAGATGCATATCCAAGTTTGTCTAGACCTGATAAGGAACTTAGAAGTTGCGCACTTGAAATGTAAGTTAAGGATCCTAGACCTTGCGTTGTGCTTGTAAGATCGAGGGCGGCTAGACCATTAATGGTTATTTGATTCGCATTAGAGGTAAATGTAATATTTGTTCCTGGAACTAGTATGGTCGAATTATATATCTGACCAAGACCAATTGTTGTACTTGTGAGATTGTTTGCTCCAGTATTATCTGTTGCGATCGTATATGTGCCATTTGTATTGGTCAATGTAATGCCTGAACCAGCAATAAGAGATGTCGGGACACTGATTGTGCTTAAAAAAGCGACAGCATCCTGAAAATATCCTAACCCATTTGAACCTGTCACAAGAAAGGTATTTGCTGAAATACGCCCATTTGTATCAGGATTAACGGCAAAGATTCTTCGTAAAACGATTGAATCTGTATCGTATGTTTTTTTGAATGACGCCATTCTGCTTCTAATTATAAATAGAAACAAAAATACTATTCTGAGGCGAAGGAAATACCAGATATTGACCATCCAGACCACCATTTCCATCTGAACTAAATGTAAAGTTTTGAATTCTGTGACGTAAGGTAAATATATTGGTAGGAAGTGATTGCAAATATTGTCCAAGTATATTAAACGATATTTTTTTGGTTATTTTTATGGCAGGACCATTTTCGATAACTGTATTATAATAAACATGCTCGGTAAATGATGCCTCAGAAATTGTGCTTTGAGTTGCACCATATGTCAAATACGAAGTCATTGGAAGTAATCTTTCTGGAAAATTACTGTTTGTATTATTATAAATTCGATTTATATATATATTTAAATTGAAATCAATCTGAACACGACTTGTATTTTTTATATAGGATGTAAATGGATTCATATCTAGTGTAGCTGTTTGCAAAAATATATCTGTATTCATAAAATATGTTGCACTATTACTATTATAATTATAATATGGATTAATATTTGGAAAAATATAGTTGGAATACTGATAAACAAATACACCTGTCGAATTTGAATTAGACGAATACGTTGGGGCAAAATATGAGGTAGTGGTCAAACTTTTGTTTCCAGAATATGCTACCGCAGCAGCTGTGATAAGTCCAAATGAACTTACTTTAATAGCACTTAAATAAATTTGTCCCAAGCCATTCACTGTACTTGTCAATGAGGCAGTCGAAATAGTTTGAGTTTCTGAAAAAATAGCCTTTGTCGTTGAATAAAGTGCGTAATCTAAGGTTTTTGAAGATATATACTGAGATGTATCTAAGCTTGGAAATGATGAGACGTATCCATTCAATGAAGCATAATCTCGTATACCTTGGGTCGTAGAAATTAGAGTATCATTTTGAATATAATTTCCTATAATAAAGGGCAGTCCTATAACAGTAGATTGTAAACTGAAGTCAAGCGTCGAACTTGATACATAGGAAGCATTCTCAGTCACTTGTTTTACAGTTGATTGGAGAGTTTGAATAAACGTGGACTTATCAGTATAAACACCACTGTTGTTTTTCAAAGTAAATGTACTATTTAGACTTAACGTTGAAATAATAGGTGAGGAGTTTACCGTTGCTACATATGTGTTGGCTGTAACATAAGGCAAGGATATTACTGTATTCACTAATGAGGAACTCGATAGGTAACCGAGGGATCCAAGTTGGCTAATCGTGCTACTTGTTGATAGAATATATGATACTTGATCAAGCTTGGCGGTGTTACTCATACTTGTAATCTTATATCCTAAGGAAGTACTCAGGGTAGATAGTTGTGTAGAAAATAAACGTAGTTGTCCTATAGTAGCCTTATATGATGTACCATTACCAAAATCAGTAAAGGTTGAAATAGTTGATGTAACTTGTGAGCCAGCTTTTAAAAGAATATTCGCATTCATAGAAAAAAATAGAGATTTGGGCGTTTGGAAAGTCGACATCGTTGATAAACCCCCATTTAGAGTACCAAACTGATCAGTTAATTGAACGACAAACGCGCGCGCTAGGGTATTACCTACAGCGTTTAAATATCGAATCTGTGAATAATTCGATAATTCAACAAGGGTTGACACATTAGTTGAGTGATTCAAAAATTCTAAGGATGAGACACTGCCCATTCCTGTTGAAAAATCGGGCTTGGTTATGTAAACACTGCTAATTGTTGATAGACTTGAAATAAAGAGACCCCCAACAGTAGTACTTATTTTAAAAAATCCTGCGGCTGTGTAGGGATACATTGATAAAAACACCTCTTTCGTAGTTGTAAATGATGATAAGGCAAGGGGGCTGACAGCAGCAAAGGTGGTATAAAAGTCATATGATTTTCCTGAAAAAATAGAATTTCCCTTGAACATCTTAGTATCAATGGGAGACTGTAGAGAAGAAATGATCTTTAATTGTTGAAAATAAAGATCACCAGTAGAGAGAGCAGGTGCGGGTTTAGAACTGTAAAACGTAAGACTATTTGTTTTAATGTCAGTGAGGGCAGATAGAAATCCTGATGTTGCTATCTTTACTTTACTATTATGTATTGAACTTGATCCGCTCACGTCTATATATGATAAACTTGTACCATATATTGTGGATGCACGCATAGAAAAACCGTCGCTAGCAGAAAGTCGTAGAGTTCTATTAGTTTCTGTTGCATAAAATTTGCTCGCCGATGTTTCAAAGGCGTTAAATGTAGGGAGACCACCTAGAAGCTGTGAGGCAGCCCAGAATGTTCCATTCTGACCATCACTCGCCAGCACCTTTGTAGAAGATACATTTTGATTGACTATGTTTTTTTCAAAGACTGTTCGTAGACTCAGAACGTCTGTGTCTAGAGATTTCGTCGCCGCAGCCATACTATAGTAGGCTTCTTTATTATTATTAGAAACTAGTTTGTAGTGTAAAGAATAACGAATTCGTGGATGCCATATAGATTGAACAATACGTAGTAGTAAATATGTATTGTGCTTGCGTTGTACCAGGAAGAGAGGTTACTCTATGCGCAATAGTATATGGGTTTATATAATTAGCTGCTAAAAATGAGGGATCTATTTGCATCGTTATCATTTTACTATAAACATTACAATTACCATTTATCAAATAGTGCATATCAGTGTACATAGTGTTTGGCACAATTGTATGATCGTATTGTAAAAAGGTTGAAATAGGTACAAACGGCGATGTTACACCAGTATCTCTTGAATTAAAAAATACATTCACATTCGCATCAAATGTTATCTTTGAATTCGTTGTGACAAAGGATGAAAAGATATCAAATGACATGGTTGCTGAACTAAAATACAGATCACTTCCTATGATAGATGCATGTGTATTACCTGAATTACCAGCAAAAATGAGAGTGGAACGAAAATTTTGTACTTGTGTCAAATATTTATTAAATGAACTTACATATGATTGTGTACTTATATAGCCTGTTGTTCCAAGATTATCTACCGTTGATTGCAAATTGGGCGTTGATACTAAGTTATTTCTAAAGACTGCTTCAAAACTGGAGGTGAGAGATCTGTCAAGTGAGGCTGTTGAAATATATCCCACAGTACCTAGACTTTTCACGGTTGACTGTAAAATATAATTTAAACCTACCGTGCTTATATATATTTGTCCCATCGTATCATATAAGCCTTTTGTAGTTGATTGAAACGCGGCTGTAGAAATATATCCTAAACTACCAACATTATTTGTAAGACCCTGGGTTGTTGACTGTAGTTTTGAGGTGAGTGTGGCGCTTGAAACATAACCCAGAGATCCTAAATTATTATTTATTCCCGCACTTGTGGATTGTAGGAGTAGATCAGTATAGGAGGTTGATAAGTAACCAAGTGTACCAAGCCCCTGTACAGTTGATACTAGCTGCGTGCTTGATACATAACCAAGAGTTGCTAAACCCTGCGTTGTTGATATAAGTTGTGATGAAGATATATATCTAAGTGTACCCAATCCTGAAACAGTGGAAAAGAGCTGGGAGGAGGACACATATCCTAGGGTACCCAGACCCAGAACAGTACTAAACGTTGATAATAAGTTACCTTGGTTTTGTAGTGCCAGTGTACTTGCGGTATTAATAATACGCGTATTGGTGGCTGTGCTTAGTGTGCTTACATCATTAGGATCATATATGATAGTTCCAACACTAAATTGACTAATTAATCCTCCATAAAGGTAAACACTTGAAATACTACTCAAATAAAGAGTCGTTGATACCCGGTTTACTATACCTGACGATGAACTTAAGAAATCTACGTACGATACGTAATTTGTCGAAAAGGAAGAAATAGCCGTTGTAAAATTTCCAGTGACTTCATTCAATTGTACGATTGTGGCACGAGCGTTAATTAAACCGGTTAATAATTCAAAACGCGTGGCAAAATAAGAAGACACTCCAAGAATCGATGAATTCACCGTGGAGGCATTTGAAAATGAGAGAGTTGATAACGTAATTGCCCCCGTGGAGAATTGTGGTACTGTTACGAAACCCGAAGAAATTGTACTTAGCAAGCGATTATACAGTGAAAATGTTTCTCCACTGAGTGCCAAGTAACCTGCAGCAGTAAAACTACTTACTGAGAAAAAGACTTGGTTAGTTGAATAATTAGTACTCAAAATAAGATCGCCCACACCTGCAAATGTAATTTGTGTCGATTGGGAATCAGCAAAGAGAGTTTTCCTGGGATAGGCAGATAAATCAGTCTGAATTGTACTCACCGTGGGTATAATCACAAACTTATTGAATCCATAGTATCCTGTGCTTATCGTTTGAGTCATTGGACCATCAATAAAAAGTGTATTTGTATCAGAATCCGTGTGAAGTTGAACATAGGCGTTTTGTCCTGCCGCAAACTTTACGTGAGATGTCAATGTATCATTAGAAAATGCCTTGAGTGAATCTCCACCACTCACATCAATTTGATTAAATGCCTTGGAATAAATAAAGGTTTGATTTGAACCTGGTGGTCCATTCGCCATACCCACACCATCTCCAGCAAAGAGCCGAAAGGTATTAAATGACAAGTCAGCCGTATATCTACCTCCTGTCGTAATAATTTTATTAAATGAAGGGTTTGTGCCGAACGATGACGGCTGTAACCATGTTGTACCGCCTTTTCCATCAGCAGTTAAAGCCCGAAGTGCAGGAATGACTGAATTATCTGGATACTTTGCGTAAACTGTACGTAAAGTAATAAAATCTGTGTCATATGTTCTGCGGCTTGACGCCATTCTCTTCTAGTCTGTGAGATTCATTTATGGTAGATTTTGTACCGAAATAAAAAGAGAATTTGTTGAACTGCCCTGCACCGTTACACTATTTGACTTCAGTCCAGATGTTAAATTATAGGTGAGGGCAGCTGGCATATAATGATATAGAATGTAGTTACTTGACCAATTACCATTGATAACCGATCCTGGTATTTGTAATTTTATCTGTTGACCAAAACTATTTGAAAACCCAGTTGTTTTACTGTTCGCATTTACATATGATGTATTCACATATGGAAGTAAGTTTGAATTTACCATATTTCCTGTAGTGTCTCCATATTGTATAAAGGTACTGATAGGTAAAAACAAGGAGCCCGTTGCCCCTGAATTCAATTCGGTAAATGCAAGAGTAGGAAAAAAATCTACGTAAATACGACTCTTATTGTTAATATAATTGGACATCGCACTAAAAGGAATGATACACGTTGAAAAGAGTAAATCAGTACCCGAGGTTGGATTAGGAAGAACAGTTGCTGACATTGTTCCGTTCGTACCTTGATATGTTACGGATGATTGTAGGAATGTACTCAGATAAATAATGCTTCCTGCCATATTTGTCACGTTAATAATTCCACCCTGTATAACGAGGTTTCCTGCACGATCAACGGTGACAGCTGTATTATTTACAATCATATCAGAAAGTGTCTTTGTTGTGCTCTGAAGTGAGAGACTTGAGACGTAAGCCTGGTCGCCACCTGAGCCTAGACCTGCAATCGACGATTGCAAGCTAATAGTCGACACAAAGTTATTATCTCTCCGCGTCCCCAAGTTCGTGACTGTTGAAAGAAGAGCAGTATTCAAGTAATCAACTGAAACGGGTGCGGCGAAAGTTCCAAAAATACCTGTAACAGTACTTGCAAGTGCACCAGTGCTAACGTAGCGTGCATCATCTAATATGTATGCTGTAGTACTTTGAAGTGCACTCGATGATATATAATTAAGTGTTCCAAGACCCTTCGCTGTACTTGTTAGGGAGAGATTCAGAGTAGGTGTTGATACATAATTACCACTTGTACCTACGTTTACTAAAGCCGCTGTAACATAGGCTGTAACATAATTTGTAAGATACGTTGTTGATACATAACCAACTGCACCTAATTGATCAGTGGTAGTTTGAACGTACGAAATTAAACTAGGCGTCGAGACATAATTGTATGTTGTACCAGCATTTGCCAGTGCATTTGTAACATAGGCGTTAAGGTATCCAGATGAAATATATCCTGCGGAACCTAAGCCCTGCACTGTACTTGTTAGAGAAGAACGAAATGCAGACGTTGATATATATCCTACATTTCCTAAACCTTTTACAGTACTTGTTAGGGATAAACGCAGAGCTGCCGTCGACACATAAGTAAAAACTCCAAGACCAAGAACAGTACTTACCAAGCTAGTATCTAACTGTGAAGCTTTGACGAAATACGTAGGGTTGACTAAGAGACCCGCAGTTGTACTCTGAAGCGCACCCGTGCTAACATATCGTGAAGGATCAAGGATATACTGAGTGGATGTCAAAGCGGCGTTCGCTGTACTTGTGGTTTTCGCAAGGGTCTGTGAAGAAATATATCCTGCTACTGCCAGATTTTCTATTGTGCTTATTAAGGCTTTATCCAAGTAAGAAGAAGACACATATCTAAGAGTGCCGAGACCCTGTACTGTACTAAAAAGTGCAGCGTCTAAATATGAGGTGGATACATACTTAAATGTACCCAATCCTCTATTTGTACTTATGAGGGCTGTATTCAAATACGATGTAGATACATAACGAATTGATCCAAGACCTGCAACTGTACTTGTGAGATTTGGTAAAGAAATACCACCAAAAAGGAGCGGATCAACCCAATTTATACCACCCGCACCATCCGTAGCGATAATGTATCCAGTTGAGATTGGAAGATTTGTAGCGGGATTGATGGCAAACAAGCTTCTCAAAATTAAGAGATTTGTATCATATGATCCATTATTTAATATATAGGAATCCATCTTCTTCTATAGACTCTTCTTTTTGTGCGTGATAAGCGCGATTATATATCTATCTTCTTTTTAGTATGGCAGGTGGCGGTGGTTTATTACAACTTATCGCAATGGGAAAACAAGATGTATTTCTCACAGGAAATCCTCAAATTACCTGGTTTAAAATGGTTTATCGGCGGTATACGAATTTTGCCATTGAGAGTCAGCCCATGTACTTTGATGGCGATCCCGATTTCGGTAAACGTCTCTCTTGCTTGGTCCCTCGGCGCGGCGACCTCCTCGGTCCTGTATTTCTTGAAGTGACTCTACCCGCTATTTATCTTTCTTTTGATGGAAGCCCCTCGAATTATGTAAATTCAATTGGGCATGCTCTTATTCAGGAAATCAGCCTTGAGATCGGTGAACAAGAAATCGACAAACAGACAGGAGAATGGATGGAAATATGGTCAAATCTCACGACGACTTCTGAGAAGAAGGCTGGTTTTTATGATATGATTGGAAAAGTAGACGGTTATGTTCCGCCGACTGGATCACTGCCCGGTCCTCTAAAACTGTACATTCCGCTCCACTTTTGGTTCAATAAAAATCCTGGTTTGTACCTTCCACTTTTGGCTTTACAGTACCACCCCGTTCGCATTAATATCACACTAAGACCTCTCCAGCAACTTTTCTACAGTGGAGAACTTGTACGTAACTGTGACACCACAACTGTAAATCCTGCAAAAATAACGTCAATGATGCTGTGGGGTGATTATGTGCATTTGGATGTGGAGGAACGCCGTCGTTTCGTTAGCACAGCGCATGAGTATCTCATTGAACAAGTTCAGTACACACCTCCACTGGGTGTGCCTGCCAGTGTCACGAGTGTCCCTCTCCGTTTGGAATTTAATCATCCTCTTCGGGAACTTATCTGGGTTCTTAAGCGCGATGTAATGGACAGTTATCACGAATGGTTTAATTATAGTAGTCTTTCCATCAGTGAAACAGGTAAGCGAACAGATTTGCTTGCGAGTGCAATCCTTCAACTCGATGGCATGGACCGTTTCCAGGAAAGAGATGCGGGTTACTTCCGCCTGGTCCAGGCGTGGCAGCACCATACCGTTGTTCCCAGTGATGATTTCCTTTATAGCTACAGCTTCGCCTTGAAACCCGAGGAATTACAGCCGAGCGGATCCTTGAATGCAAGTCGTATTGATAATCTTGTGCTGTTATTGACGATGAATCAGGCAACGAGCCCGCCGCGCGGTAATTGCACAGCACGAGTGTATGGATTAAATCACAACGTTCTTCGTGTAGTTGATGGTTTTGGTGGCTTACTCTTTACCATCTGAGTGTGTAAAATTGAAATTATGTTGGCTGCAAGCAGACAACAACATGGACGATTCGATCAACGAGGGCGCCCACGGAAAGATCTTTACAACCCCTTTTGGCGTTGTAAAGATTGCAAAGAGACGCTCAAAGACACATGACACGACTGCCCAGAGGCGATTTCATGCGATTGTCGAGAGTATCTTGGTTCAGCCAAGATATGTCTTATTGAAAACTCCAGCCCTCAGTGAGAATCTTCACATGTACGAAATGAGACGAGTGGATACCTTGGTGCCTCTATGGCAGCCCACAAACGAGGCAATCAAGAGGGAACTTGTTTGGCTCTGGGAGGAAATGTGGCAGGCAGGGTTTGTCCTCTACGATTTCGAGCTCTATGCACAGTCAGAAGGAACAGTGATGATCCTTGATTTTGATGCAACTGGATTTCGCATGAAGACAGAAGGTGAGAGTCGCGAGTATGTAACAATCCCTGGTAAGACCTTGGTTCCCGCTGACTTCTTTCTCCACCCTTGCTTTCCTCCCGACTTTGAGGAACAGCTTGCGCATCTGCGCCTACCCATTGGAAAGCGGAACATCTAGCCTTAAAGTAGTATGTCTCAAGAGAACTCTCAAACAAAAAATAATTTTCCCTATACACACGGATCTTATTGGGAAGGATCCTCGCTGCCGTTTATTTTTTATGTATGTCTTGCTGTTTTTCCACTCACTGGCTTCTTCGGTATAGACCAGTTGCTGTTCTTTTCACCCGTGACAGCAGCTCAAAAAGCTATCTTAAATATTCTCACCCTGGGTCTCTGGTATTTTTATGATATGATGCAGGTATTTGGTGATCGTAAAAATATTGAAGAATACGGACTGAGTCGCCCTCTTTTTGGTCCTTCCGGTCTCGCATATCAGTTCTTTAATCGTGTAACAAACTTTTTTGCGCCGTCCAGCAAGGATTTGCCACAAGGTGAAGCATTTATGTCACTAGGTTTCTTTATATCATATTTTATGACCATTTTTGTGCCATTTGGTCTTTCCAGTTTTCTGGCAGGTGATATGAATGGTGGAATCGTGAAATTTGTTCTAACAATTCTCTTTTTTACGATTCCTCTGCTCTTTCTGTGGAATCTTTTCGAGATATCATCACTCTTATGGAATCCTCGCGACACCTTTGAAAAGGGCGTCCCACGCATTCCTCCCTTCACTGCGGCAATGGATTCACGCGCCTTGGCAACAAATTTCACGAAGCCCAGTGTTCTAAAAGAAATGGGGAAACCTACAGGCACGGTCTTTACAAGATTTTTCAGTATGTTCTTCAGCTTTTTTGGTATACCGAATCCGCTTGAAGTCATAAACACTGCGGCATGTGCTGTCGTTCCTCCCATAAACACAACGGTAAAGGCAGCAACAACAGCCGCCTCAGGTGTCGCTGATCTTGCGGCAGCTGCACCCGCCGTTGCTGCCAAGGTGGCAGGTAAGATGGCAGCCTTTTCAGATCCCGCAAAACTTGCTACTCTAGCACAAGCTCCCCCAGTAGGTATTACTGTGAATCCGAATGCCAAGGCAGCCATGGGAATTCCAATCGGTGTTCCAGGTCCAGTAGGGTCGATGGTCGGTGGCGGCAGCTCGAAGGCACTTGATACATGGTTTATCATTGCCATTTCATTTGTAGCACTAGGTGGATTTGCCCTCGCAGGAATCCGCAACCTAAGAAATATGTCACTTCAAAAGGAAAGAAATGACGACCCCCCTGAAGAAAAACGAGATGATTCCCCTCCAAAATCAAGAGATGTTTGAGCAACTTATTGGACGGGTAGAAACAAAAAATCCTCTTCCGACTCTGTCAGTTGTGTATTTTACGGCAAAATGGTGTGGAGCATGTAAACGTCTTAATCTTGATACCTTGATGGAAAAGCATCCCGCTATAACTTGGTACAAATGTGACATTGATCAAAATGATTACACAGCTGGATTTTGTAGTATACGTCAAATACCCACCTTTTTGATGATTAAGGAAAAGCAAATCCTCGGGACTCTAAGTCATTCAGATACAACCACTGTAAGTCAGTGGATTTCTGATAAGATCTAAAATGGAATCTCTCCTCAGAATAAGAATGTTCAATTTTGACATTGTTATTGTGGGTGCAGGTCTTGCAGGACTGTATTGTGGCATTGAGTTGGCTAAAAAGGGAAAATCTGTCTGTATTCTTGAAAAGCATGATTATCTTGGGGGTCGTGTTTTGACCTATAAGGATGGTAAACATTCGTGGGAAATCGGAGCGGGTCGCATCGCAGATTCGCACACACGGGTACATTCACTTCTGTCTCACTATGGTCTGAAAACATACCCTCTCTCAGATAAGCAAACCTTTGTAGAACGCGATGGAACTCGCCGCGAAAATACATTTACAACAATGATCCAGCCTATTTTAAGAGAAATAAGTGAATTACCTCGTGCAGTCCTTGAAAAACAGACTCTTGAAGAGATCATGAAAAGTATCTATGGCGAAGCCAAAACACATGAACTCCTCGCGGAATTTCCGTATCGCGCAGAACTGTCAGTTCTTCGTGCAGATCTCGGTATCGCCTCATTTACAAAGGGTGAAATGTCGTCAAATAACGGGTATTCTGTCGTAGGCGGCGGGCTTTCTTCACTTATTGATGCTATGGCAAAGGAATTTACGAAGAAGGGAGGTATCATTAAGCTTAATTATGAAATGATCGGTCTGTCTCAACCAGATGCTCATTCAAAGGTCGTTATTGAATGTCGTGTCGAGAAAAGTGCCGCCGATGTCGTTTATGCTAACAAGGTTATCTTAGCGCTGCCTGCATCTATACTAAAATCATGTCCTGATACGCGTCACTTTCCCGCCTTAAAACATATTTTAATGTGCCCACTCTTACGGACCTACGGTGTATTTCCCACTGAAGGCGGCTCAGCGTGGTTTGCAGGATTAGAGCGCTGTATGTCAGCTGGACCCATTCGATATTTCATTCCAATTGATGAGAAAAAGGGTGTGGCGATGGTCTCTTATACTGACGCCGATGACGCCGACTACCTGATAAAGATGCTAAATCGGCAGGGAGAAGCTGCCCTTGGATCCTTTATTTTAAAAGAACTCCGAGTGATGTTTCCAGACCGAAAAATACCCAACTATACACTTTTTAAGGCGCATCCCTGGAATTCTGGCTGCAGTTATTGGACGCCTGGAGACTATGATCCTGAACGTATGTCAAAAGAAGCCATGCATCCTGACAAGTATCTGCCTTCCGTGTATGTGTGCGGGGAATCCTTTTCGATGAAACAAGCCTGGATGGAAGGTGCCCTTGAGCATGCGTCCGATATGTTAAAGAAGTATTTTAACTAAATTAGGAAGATGCCCAAAGAGCTCGACAAGCACAAAAAATACAAGACAATGTATGGTTCTAATGAACTGTTTTGGGGTGTCGGCATTGAAGAAGAAACATACTTTCAGTTTACAAAACCAATATACGTCGCTACACCCATTATAAGAACATGTCATAAAGCCGAACGATACAGTGTAGATTATTACACAGGATTCAAATCTGGCTACACAATGATGTTTGACAAGCTCTTTCAAGATGCGTCTGGATGCATTCCCTTGCCCTTCTTTTTTAACGGTCATTCATTCGAAAAGATGGATTTGAGCGGGCAGCATGCAACCACCTATGAAAAGAACCCGAAACCAAATCCACGATTTGGAAAAAGTTTTTTTCAAGAATTGCAGGGGTTTCATCCTCTTTTTAAAGATGAATATGAAAAGACCTTCTGTTTTGATGGTGATACAATAGAATTTATAACGCAGCACTTTTATAAAGCACGCGTTGATAATGTTGTAAAGGAACTTGTTGGTACAAAGGCGCGGTTTCTTAAGGGTGTTAATGATTTCTTAATTAAACGGAAAATTCATAGAGATAAAGGACTTCTTATGTATCCTCCTGTAAATCCTGGATTTGCAGTCTTCTATAGTAATCCACGTAATATTGTCATGTTCAATAGTGGAACCTATCATATCAATATTACCCTGCCCACAATGCTTGGTAAAAAGGATGAGTCTGGACTTGCACCTCTCTTATATCCCGAGCTCTTTAAGGATCAGCATCGACAGTTCATTCGCTATATTCAATGGTTTGAGCCATTTTTAGTGGCGTTGTATGGAACTGCTGATCCTTTTTCGAAGAGATGCACCCTTTATACAAAAGCATCGCAGCGTGGTGCTATGTCGCGGTATATTGGTATAGGAACCTATGATACAGTCGCTATGACAGAAGGTAAAATGCTTACTCTTCCACTGAATGAAATACGAGCGGCACGAGTAAGTCACTGGTGGTATAAACAATATCATACGAAAAGTGGATATTTGCCTCTTGATAAGATAGGTATGGACATTAATTATAGAAAACACTACAATCATGGCGTAGAACTTCGTATTTTTGATTGGTTTCCTGAAGATCGGTTAGTAGACTTGTCGACATTTTTAGTCTATTTAGCCGATGCCTCACTCTGCCTTCCTGACCCTGGTGAAGCCTGTATGAGCAAAACGTGGAACGACTTTGTTGTCTCAATCTTGGATGAGGGTAGAGAGTATAAACTCCCTGATACCGTCCTGGGGATGTATGAAAAACTCATAGGAATTGATTTAGTCGGCAAGTCATTTACTGTACAAGCAGGATTTGCCTACTTATTTGATTCTTTGAAGAGAGTCTACAAGATAGGTTTCTGTGCTAAATGTATGCTCTGAGACGATGACAACGACAATAAAATTGAAACTAGCGGCTGGGTAGATAAGGGTACCCAAATGGCTTACTACGATCTTGACCTTGGAAATGGATACACGTGTAGAGTATCCCTTGAAGATCCGAAGCCAAAGAAACGAGTTTTCAAAATAAAGGAGGTAATTCTTACACCTGCTGAAGAGGCTCGTGAAATGATGCGCCAGTACTATGCCGAGGTTCTGAAGGTACCCGTTCCTCCCGAGGAAGAAGAATTCGCGGCAGCCATGATTGAGGCGGAAAAGAATCCTCCGCCTCCAGTGGATCCTGAACCTGTAGTGCAGGATGAGAACTACATTCCGCCAATGCCTGAATACGGTACAAAGGAGTTCTTCGTTTGGTGTGGCAAGACAAAGAAGGCGCGCGAGGCGCTCAAGAAGAAGAAGGAAGACGAAAAGAATGCCAAGGAGGCGGCGAAGACAGCAGAGAAGCAGAAGATTGCTGCAGAGAAGGCAGCGAAGCTTGCTGAGAAGGAGGCGGCGCGCGCAGCAAAGGAAGCTGCGAAGGCGGCGAAGGAGGCTGCTAAGGCAGCAAAGGCAGCGAAGGCGGCAGCAAAAAAGTGATGTACTTTTACTTCTTATAAGAATAGACGCCCGCGCTATTTACGCCAGTAGGCATGCTTGTGTAAAACACATTTTTGAGTCCATAGGTACGTTGACACTTCTCAAGAAAGATCGTACAACTCTTGCACGGCTTAGAATTCGAGAAGTAGGTCTCACCCGTAATTGCATGCTCTCGAATTTTCATTACAAATAGATCACAGCCCTTCAGCTTTGACAAATCGCCCATTTTTTTGATACAGTTCTTCTCAGCATGAATGGTACACCACTTGCCATATCCGCATCCGCCTCGCGAGGGTGTTCCATAATCATTGGATGCCATAGCAACAATCTTTCCTCTGAGGACAAGCATGGCATAATGAAATCTCTCTGTCCGATGCCTCTCGCGCATCCGTGTTATGTTAGGGTCATCTTTAAATGACTCTAACAGAGCATAATGACGATCATTGATTGGTTGCATTTTTTAATACCAATAACGGCGCCGCGCCGCTTTTCAATTTTTACCACATGTTGCGCTCTGTGTAAATCGCCTTCCAATAAATATGATTTTCTACCTCTGAGCGAGGATAAATCTGCGTATCATTCTTAATTCGCTTGTTTGTATACAAACGACTGTGCGGAGGATACTTGTAATCAATATAATCTATGTAAAATGGTGCACGGAGATAGCTTAGAAAATCGCAGATATTATTATCAGAGAGCACGATATCATACCATTTTTCCGCAGCATTTGTGCTTTGAACAGGATATATCCTCGAACGAGTAAAATATTTTACCAGATGATTAAATTTAGCCTCGTCCTTAAAATCTACGTCAGTCCTACCAAGCAAGGGATAAATAACACGCGCCGTATAACAGACCATCTCTCTACTTCTATCCAATCTTAGTTATCTCAATTTTTTACGTTAGATCATACATTTTCTAAATCCTTAGTAATGGACCACCATATTATCTTAGCTCTTTTTCACATTTTTGTCGTTGTGCCTTTCTTCTTATATGTTGCGCTCAACCGTGGAAATGTTCCCTATTGGATCTATACGGCTATGCTCATAGTGGGCATATTTATCTTATTTTATCACGGCTACAAATCATGGGTTCGCATTCGTGTCCAATCTCCGAGTCTTTGGATTAATCTAATTCACGTCTTTATTGTCGCGCCAATTCTCATTTATGTTGGTGCAAACGAAAAAAATACACCTAGACCTGCCTTTGAACTCTTGACCATGATTGCCTTTGCTGCTCTCGGATATCATCTCTACAACTTGGTCATCAGTGTCAACTCAGTCCAAGACTCTACAAAATAACACGAATAAGGGGGTGTGGCAACTGATTATTTGTTACTAAACACGATGCTAAATGATAAATAAAGGAGGCGCGATTCTTAAAGTTCGACGAACACAATTTGCAGCTTGATTCCTTGGAATCATTTCGGGTTACCTCATTCACCTGTATGACATTCCCACAATGATTTCGTAAGAAGTGAGGAATCCTATTTCCTTTCGTCTTAGATTCGTGACCACATCCATCAACTGGACAGGTAAAGAGTTCACGTCCCTGCTGCTCCTGTGCCTTGGTGGGATGCTGATCAAGCATATGCTGCTTCAGATTCAATTCATGCGTATATTCCTTATTACAATGACGACAAGTAAACGGACCCTCGTGTGTCTTCATATGATAATGCATAGTGCTTTGTCTGGAAGTAAATGTACCGTCTGCATTTGCCTTCTTAGGAACTACCTTATCACAGTGAGGACATACAAGATCTCCATTGTCATTGTAATGATATTCAAACATCGTGTGGATTACTTGCATACAGTTGGCAAAAAATTCAATTTTTTACATGGGGATGCTAAAGACTCTTGACTATGATAATTCATGCCGCTTACTATCTTAACACTTGCTCTTGGAAAGGATTATTGCCGCAACTTGGAAAAGGCGTTGAGATCTAAGGTAGACTATGCAGAGAAGCATGGTTACACGTATATTCAGGGTGATGAGACATATTGGGATCGTGATCGTCCGATCTCATGGTCTAAGGTCCCATTCTTGCTTCACCACCTTGAAAAAATGCCCGATGGAGAGATTGTCTGGCTGAGTGATGCTGATGTCTATATCACAAATAAGTCAGTCAAGTTTGAGGACAATGTTCTCTCAATCTTCAAGGAAGATAAGCAAATGCTCATGACATTTGACGCCTGCGGTCACGTAAATGCAGGTAATATTGTCATGCGGAACAGCCCTTGGCTTCGTAATTTCTGGCGCCGTGTCTATGAGCAGACAGATGTTATCTATCATATCTGGTGGGAGAATGCTGGTATCGATAAGCTCATGAATACAGATCCAGAAGTCAGGGATGCCATTCAGGTGACAAAGGAGCACAAGCGTTTTAATGCGTATTTGATGGGCTTTGATCATGAGCCCAAGTGGGAACAGGGTGATTTTCTTGTTCACTTTGCGGGAGTCTACGACTCGGGTAAAATGAAGGACTTGATTGCGCGGATAGATGCAGGTGAGACACCTCGTCTCTCCATGTACTAAATTAATTTCTCAATAATCATTATAAGTAAAATGTCCTACACTCGCAAGAATGAGATGATGGGCGGCGCGAAGATGACGGTTGGCTCCAAGAGCCAGGTATTTCACGGGACGGCGAAGCACACGTCCGGTGGGCTCACCAAGAAGGATCTCATGAAGACCAAGAAGGGGCGCATTGTGAGCAAGCGTAAGCACGCCGCGGGCTTGAAGGCGATCAAGAAGCTCTTCGCGAAGGGCTACAAGCCGAAGAAGGGCACGTTCAAGTTGATGCGCAAGTAAAACGCACGCAAGTAAATACTCTCATTTAGATGAGATAATACGATCAGCCAAATCATGTAAAAATGCTGCTGTTTCCACGGGATTCCATAATTCCTCAGGTGGCTGACCATCCATTATATCAAACCAATACAAGGATCCACTTCTCTCAGTTTCGTCAATATTTGACCAAACAAGTGAAGCCTTTGCTGTGCGCAATTCGGGTAAAATACTCCGAAGATTCATTGTCTTCAAACCACTCGGTCCAACACGAGAAACCAACATTTCTTCAACCTGCTGCGACATCATATCTGATGGAAAAAAGATAGCATTCCAAGGCTGGATAGGCACATGTGTCCGTGAACCAAGTGCAATGAGAGTTATAGCAGGATCAAGGAGCTTTTGTAGCACTTGTCCAGAAACCTCTTCACCGACCCAGACCACATGAATAGGTTTTGTAGCATTGGTAATATAGGTCAAAGCGAGACGAAGATCCTGCTGGTCCTTTAGTTTGAAAAGTGCATCCCATGCAAACTTCTGAAAAGACTTCGGCAGGCTGCGATGCGAATCGAGAATACAGACCGTACGCCCTCGTCCCAAATTCTCGACAACTGAAAGATTTAAACGGCGGAGAGCAAGTGCGTCATCGCCCACAATCCAGACCTTTTTTCCACGTATTGATGCTTCAAAGCCCTCAAGGTGTATGACCTCGGACATTCTATTTAGAAAAATTGCTAAATGAATCAGAACAAACCGCATAAGCCTTGCTTGAATCTTTCGGCGATGGTGACATCTCAGGCATCATATTCACACTTCCTTCCAAAATCTCTTGTCCGGGAAGTACAATAATGTGATTCCGTGTTGTTAAAGAGTAATGCTCTACCGTATGATAAAAGATATTAGGATTATAGCCCTCTTTACCACAACGTAAGAGTAGGTACTCCAAGGTTTTCGCATTCTTCGTATGAATGTATTTCTTTGAACTCTGCATAAGCCATTCAAATGTAATACGATGCTCGGGTTCATCATGTCCCAGGAAGAGCTCATTATCCTTGTACCAGACATCGAGTTCCACATCATAACCATCGGCTATTCGCTTATCAAGAAGAATCGGATCATTCTCAGTTGCCAGATCTTTGCATTTAAGATTTCCCCTGTGACAAATGAAGCGTTGAAGAGGAATGGTAGCATAGTTAGCGGTATTGAGAGAGATCTCCCACTTTGACATGCGAAGTTCACCGAATTCACATTCAGACCATTCAAGCAACTGAGAAGACTTGTATCTTTCGCAGGCTGCCATTGTTCTAAAACGACAAAGAGGAATCGTCAGCAGAGTTGATAAGTTATATGACGAAACACCGTGCTTCTTAAATTCGTGCTTAAGCGTGTCCGCCAGAATATCAAAACGATCAGCATCACTCTCCTCTTCAAAATACCCAATCAAGTGAATACCTGTAAATGTTACGACCACGCCTCTAAATTTCATGCAAAACGAATATGTGTCGGACTCAAGAACTTTCTTCAGAGGTTCCACAAGTTCTGAAGAGGTGTCCTTCCAAGAGAGAAGCTGGAAATTCGGTTCGTCAAAAAAAATGACATCAGGGCTATCAAACTCTTTTTTTAGGGCGGTGCGGAGTCTACGCCAGGCAGGTAGAAAATAGAAGTGATCGTTGCACTTGATTGTCCATTTACTTTCTGTGTTTTCATAAGATGAAGTTTGATCCATTGTCTCTTCTATTCACTAGTATACTCATTTTAGGTATTGATATTCCGTGGTTATATCTAACCCAAGAACTATCAGGTAAAATGTTTCGGTCAATACAGGGTGCCCCGATTCAGCTTGTTTGGTGGGCTGCGGTCATTGTCTATATAGCACTTGCCTACCTCCTCTTGCAGACTAAAGAGCCTATGGAGGCATTTGGTCTGGGTCTAGCGACCTATGCTGTCTACGACTTCACGAATCTGGCGACGCTTCGGGGTTATGAACCAATGATTGCTGTTATGGATTCACTCTGGGGTGGTGTACTTTTCTATATTGGAAGGTCTATCCTGAATGCTTTGTAAAATTGTAAATGGTTAGTCACTTATGTGAGGTACTAGCGAAAACACATATGTGCGCTTATGGTTGCCACATTAATAAAATTGAATGCCTGTGAAGCTGATTCGCCTGTATTCAAAATAACAACAAAGATGATCATTCCTGTTTCAGCACAAACTGATTCAGAGTATTCCTTTGTTGCATCAAATCAATGTAGTTGGGCTGCTGCAGAGTTTGCTCTTCATTCACACGAACTACGCCGTGCTCTAGAATCGAATGATACTGCCACCTTTACAGAGATTTATAACGAGTGTCTTCGCCGAGCATCCGAACTTCGATCAAAGACATCGGGATGCCTTTATGGTGAAAATATCGATACTCCTATTCTTGAAGAGCATTATAAGAGAAATACGAGTGGTGGTTCTTATCTTGAGATTTTCGAGCATCTTTCTATAATGCAAAATACAGATGTAGAGTTTATAAAAATTCTACATCCAGATTTGACGCGGGAGTTCTATACCCGAACATATAATGAGAGATCAATTGGAAGTATCGCAAATCAAGTTAGAAATACGACTTGTCTACTTGTTTCTCGCCACGGGCAATCTTTCACTGTAATTCCATTCAATACTAAATACCTTATTTGTGATTCTCATCTCCATGAATCAAAAATTGTATCTCAAGATGATATGATCAATCATTGCTTGATGGATCACGGCGGACATCTACACATGACACTTATGTTAGTATATCCGATACATTAAAGATGAATATACATAATTTTACCAGATGTAAGAATACTGCCATTCTTATATCTTTGGGGTACTCGTTTTTTTAATGTAGTATTATACATATTAAGATTTTTTTTAATATTGAGATTCTCTCCATGATATATAGCACCCTTTACAATATTAAATCCAAATTTAGAATAATATTCTACTAATTTATTGTTAACCGCCTCAAGTAATATTGTTTTTATGCCTCTCTTTCTAGCATCATCGATATAAAATGGTATAAGGATATTCCCTGTCCCTTTCTTTAAAAAATATTTATCTGTTTCTGGATTTTTGGGTCCAATATTAGAATTACCGAACACTTCTTTTTTTTCGCTCTCAGTTAACGATGAAGAACTATTAGGATTACTCTTAAAAGAACCGTCAAACTTATTTCTAATCATAGATAGATACTCGATAGGAGATTTTAATATTTCATCCGCGTTTGGAGAACTTTTTACCGCTTTTATGAAATCTTCTGTCTCGCCCGTGCTATCTTTAGCTACATTTATAAAGGCAACATTTCGTTCGCGTTTCGTTTTTTCATTTGTACGTAATGAACTTGTTGGGAGTATCTTAGAAAGAATATTTAAATTTAATGTGTTTTTTAATGTATATATTCGATGATTCTTTCTATTTTCTACAGTAACAGAGCCACCGCGTTGATTCTTTCGCGTGCTTGTCATTTCCTACTAAATGTAAGGATTATATGCCCAATGAAGAAGAGCCTGTCTTTGTCTTGGTCTACACGATAGATCATGAGGGTCGCAATTCGATTTAATAGCACCCGCATGACGTGTAAATGCTTGCCATCTCTTAATCTGAACCTCATCAAGCTCGGGTAAGCGACGACCCATCCAGTACCGACAATACCACTGAAACCACCCCCTTACATCTGGATTCTTTTTGGGGTCGCTGAGAACTGGATGTTTCTTTGAAATCTCCTTGCCTGGAACCCAGCCCGCCTTTTTCCACTCTGAAAGTGGCAGGCGCGAGTCAATTTCAAAGGCATTCAAATTGATGTCAACACCCTGAGGACTCAACTTACCCAGCGCAATGGCTTTGAGAAACCACTCCGCAGGAAATTCCTCTATGCAATCATTTAAATACTTGCCACCGAAGGCACCTGCGCATAGTATTTCATCCGGATCAGAATATGGTTGAAACGCCATATCTTGCCCGGGATTTGCTTGTAAGATGTAGGAGTAGTTCTTTGTCATTTTATCTGACACCTGTATTACATCTCCAACTTGAAAGGATGATAGAGGTCGTCCTTTCTTTTTCACTTCGTTGAGCATTTCTAAGACACGCGGATGCATGTTACCCTATTCTAGATAGACAAACTCTATGAGAAGCGTTACATCGCGCCCATTGAAATTCACGAGGCGATCAAACTCATCGCGGAAGGAAATATCGAGTGTCGTCATTCTCGAGATCGGAGCAGGGCTTGCGGTGAAGGTCGGCTCAAATGTCTCTCGTGTAAAGGTTTTGTAGGTTTGTTCATTCATATCCATGTAGATAATGGTATAAGGAGCTCGGCGCCCGACAGACCTCTCAATCATGGTAATTTCCTGTGAGTTATCGCTGTTCATGTAGAGATAAAGACGGCTGAGAAGAAACTCCAAGTCCATGGCATAAGGCGACGTGATTATTCCAGCATTGTCCGTGTAGTCCTGGTTTAAGAAACCGAACAATTTGGCGGGCGAATTGATCATTGTTAGACAATTGTTGTTGTCATAGAGATCTACAAAATCACCCGTACCAAAAAGCATAGCAAAAGAGGTTGTACCACTATCGCGAATGATATGTAGAGTATCTGACGATGGACTTACTCCACATGAATATGTATTCATAATTCCAGACAAAATGTTCAACTTAGATCCTATTTCAACGCAAAGTGTTGATAAGACATAGCGCCCTGGAGATAATGTTACTATGTAGCGTGTAGACCCCTCTTTGAATGTAAATTGATTCCATCCAACGTCAATGTTGAAAATACGTGTAGGGATTGTGCCACCGACAATCTGGATAGAGACTACGTCTTTGAGTGGACGAAAGAGCTTCCAACGAAATGAATTTGCATTCGGGTAAGATTTCGCATTTCGGTCACGCGTATTGAGCTCCAGCAAGACAGACCGCCGCCCTCGCTGCTTTGCCGTTTTTGCTGGGAGCAAGATATCTTGCCCCGAAGCCCTCTGATTTTCAAATGTCGGTATTGTTGGGTGATTCATTCTGATCTATTAATAGAGATTAATGAGTACAAATAACCCGTTTTCGGGACTACCGTTTCATCATGAATCACTCGGTTTCGTCGCAAACAATGGAACCGTGGCTTCACTTGATATGTTCAACCGAATGAATGTTGTAACACCGACCACTGTCTTTCAAACCCATGCTGTAAATACACCTCAATACGAAATTATGGATTATATAAGTACAGGAACAGGAACTGTTGTTCACGATTCTCTTAGTTCTATTATTACACTCTCAGCAAATGACGGAGGTGGCAGAGCAGTAAGGCAGAGTCGTGAATATGTATATTATCAACCTGGTAAATTACAGGTAACCTATTTTACATTCAATCCCCGTTATTCAGGAACCTTTGATAACTCTGTTTCCGTACGCGTGGGTCTTTTTGATGATTATCGTGATAAGAGCGCAGAATCCAATAAAGTCAGCATGGGGCACTTCTTTGAACTCAGCGGAAATTTATGGTTTATTGTGGAGAGATCCAATAGCACCAATAATATTACAAATGTCACACGTATTCCACAAGCAAACTGGAACTTAGATACATTAAATGGTGTTCGTAATACAAATTCTAGTGGCTATATTTTGAGCAATCAGCGTGCTTTACTGGGCTTTATTGAACGTCAATGGCTCGGGGTTGGCGCAGTTCGAATGGGTTTTGTAATTAATGGACGTGCTATTTATTGTCATTTGTTTTCCCACACAAATATCCAGATTCCATACACACGACTTTCAAGAGTTCCTATTCGCTGGGAGATTGAAAAAGTCGCTGGTGGCTCGGCGGCGACCGCAACACTTGCATCTATCTGCGCCACCGCACAAGTCTTGGGGGAATATACACCACATGGTTATATTGTTAGTTTACCTGCATCGCTTACACTTACTACACAAAAAGTTGATACGACTCTTCGTCCTATTTTTATGTTACGTCTTCGGCAACCTTTTTGTAGAGCCTCACTTAAGATAAAGAATGTATCCATTTATGGAAGTGCGGCGGGAGCGTATACACTCTTTAAGAATTCAACGATTGGCGGCGGGTCTCTTAGCTACACCACTAATCCTGACCCTAGAAGCATGACAGAATATATAAGTTTCTCTGGAGGTGGAACAAGTAGTTATACTATCACCGATGGCATTTCTTTTGATAATGGATTTTTTGACAATAAAGTAAGTATTTCAAATATATTTGATACTAATGAACTTACATCAATTCATTCTTTTTGTTCTGATATTAAAGGAAATCTAGATACATTTATCGTGGCTGCGTGTTCGTTAACAGCAACAGCAGATGTACGTGTAGCGGTTCAGTGGATGGAGATTACATAAACTTCCCGACAGGGTAAAATTGATGCGGGAAATGGCTTAAGCCTTTTTTTCTATATAATAAATATCCGATTGCACTGGAGCACCTTTCTAAGATTGTTACGCTGTACGCGAGTCACCTGGGTTCGTTCTCTGTCTTCTCGTCTGTCCGTGTTCATGGAAAATGGTATCGCTGGATGAGAGAGTTACCTAACGTCAAGCCCTTCTATGCTGTCAAATGTAACCCGAACCGTGATCTTCTCCGAACCATGGTAGATCTCGGTTCAGGCTTTGATTGTGCAAGTGAGAAGGAGCTCGTCGAGGTTGGTAAGGCATCTACAACAAAGGGTAAACTCCTTGATTTCCAGAACAATGTCATCTACGCAAATCCTTGTAAATCGATTCGTGATGTCACCTGCGCACACAATTTTGGTGCCCCACCAACCGTCGTTGACTCCTACGAAGAAGTATATAAGCTCAAGACCCTGGGCTGGAAGGGCGGGGCTCTCATTCGAATTCGAGTGGAGGATTCTGGCAGTCTGATGCCTTTCTCAAACAAGTTCGGTATTGATCCTAAAGAAGTCAAGGATCTTGCAACCTTCGCCTATGGAGAGGGATTTCCTATTAAGGGAATCTCGTTTCACGTCGGTTCTGGTTGCAAGGATCCTCAGCAATACAAACATGCCGTCAAAAGTGGCATTGATCTTGTTCACACCCTGAAGGATCTCGGGCACGAGGCAAATGTCGTCGACATTGGAGGTGGTTTTATGGGCGATGAGGAATCTTTTGAGAGAAATTGTAGAGCGATTCGAGAGGGAATCTACACATCAAAGTACAAGGGACTACAGTTTATTGCGGAGCCTGGGCGTTTCTTCGCATCGGACGCGTTTGATCTCTTCGTACAGGTGATCGGAAAGAAGCCTGGTTTGTCAGGTAAGTCTAGTGAGTATCGGTATACAATTGACGAGAGTTTGTATGGACAATTCTCGTGCATTCCCTTCGATCAGCAGAAGCCGAAGTGGATTCGGGTACCCAAACTTGAGAATGTATATGATAAGAAACCTAGAAGAACAATCAAGGGTACTCTATTTGGGAGAACATGTGATAGCTTAGATATGATCGCTTCTGCAGAGGAAATGGAGGAGCTCGAAATTGGTGATTGGCTTTGGTTTCCCCACATGGGTGCCTATACCTCTGTTACCGCCTCTGAATTCAACGGATTTTCCGCCCCGCCGCAGCACGGATCTGCAACAGAACGGATATTTCTTCCCGAAATAGCAGATGTCTTAAAAACTTCTGGAGTTCCTTTTCCAAAGACAGTAAAATACGTTAAGCCTGTGAGCCTTTCCTAAGTAAGACATGACCATAAAAAAAGAGTTGACGATAGGCAATTTGGGTAATGGGGGGAAATTGTGTAAAGAGAGTCTCTAGCCAATCCGCGATTTCCTTCCGTTTTTTTAAACAGGCATGCAAATACACCTTCTGGTAGAGATTTGCCCAATCGGGCTGGGTCTCAAATTCAGATTCCATAAGAATCTTATAATACTCTTTGAATTCCTCGAACTTGTTTGCATTAATGTATTCTTTACATTCGTGTAAAAGAGCCTTTTCCATATCTAAAGTTAGCCTACAAAGTTAGCTTAAGATGACCAAGTTGACACTCGCTGACGGTACGGGATTTGTAGAGTGTATGGAAGTGTTTGGTTCAGACCTGACCGTCGTCAATGCGGCTCGCGTCTCCTTTGCAAATGAGTCCAAGGAGCTTTCAGAGCGCGATAAGAAACTCATTGCCTATCTGGCAAACCATGGGCACATCAGTCCTTTTTTTCACCCGCAGATTCGGCTGCGGCTCAAGATGCCGATTTTCGTGGCACGCGAATGGTTTCGTCACACGGTGGGATTTGCTCGTAATGAGGTGTCTCGGCGCTATGTAGACTTTGAGCCTGAGCTATTCGCTGCGAGTGAGTGGCGCGAACGTGACTCAAATAAGAAGCAGGGATCAAAGGCGGATGCCGTGGAATGCAACGATGAAGTTTCGCAGCTCGTTGCTGATTGGAATAAGGGTGCGATTGACCTGTACAAGACGCTTCTTGACAAGAAGGTGGCGCCCGAGTTGGCGCGCACTGTTCTTCCTCAGAATATGTACACGGAGTTCATTGAGACCGCATCCCTCTCAGCGTATGCTCGTCTCTGTAAGCTTCGTCTGGATCCACAAGCCCAGGCGGAGATTCGTGAGTATGCCGATTTGGTTTCGCGTTTGGTTGAGCAGCACTTTCCAGTTTCATGGGCTGCCCTTATGAATTAATTCACTTACTTAATTAATGACATTCTTGATATTTCCTTCAAGTATCGTTTACTTGACGTTTCTACAAGGATTCCATTCGCATAGATTCCATAATTCATATAATAATTGTCATTCTCTAAGGCGAAATGATAGATATTGTGGAGACCCTCCTTCTCATACACTCGAGTGCGTTCGTCAAGGCAGGCGGGTACTCTGTATTTGTCGTCCGTTGCATAGATCTTTCCTAGTAAATCGATAATCTGTGTGCGTTGCTGGGCTGTTATTTCATCTATTAAGATTGAATGAGTACCAGTGATAACAAGATCCTCCGTCGCTTCAGGGAAATTTTCCTTCGGGCAGACATAGAGCTGGTTCGCAATCTTGGTCTCGTGCTTCGTATGATAGATTTCTCTGCGACCGATCATGTCGATTGGCTTAAATCTGTCAAGTAAGGTCTTCACCAAGTCGCCCTTTCTCAGCGCCTGTATAGGTATATATTCTTCGACTCCGTTTATCTTACACAGAATCTTTGTATCTTCCTTGAAACACACAAGGTTCTGCTGAGTTCCAACGTAAATTCCAGGACCACCAATATATTGGGAAAATATATACTGATGATCTGCGCTAATTGTTGTACTACCATAAGGACCAATAGCATAGGTTCCTTGGTGAACTTTTGTCCAGGTTACTCCATAATCAGATGATATGTAGGTTCTAAGGTTGTTTTTGTCTATTGCTGCAATATATTGCCCAGTGGAGTCAACCGATACATCTTCATAATAATTAGAATTATCTAAGGGGACAGATGCGGCTGACCATGTTGACCCTGAATTAGATGAAATATAAATACCTTGAGTTTGACATGCTACTGCAATAATTGTCCCAGTACTATTGCACGATATCGATGGTGGATCTGCGTCGATGGCACTACCTGATAAGCTAGTAAAAGTTTGTCCATAATCGCTTGATTTAAATACACGAACCCCAGAAGCATTATTTAACAAATATACCTTACTTCCATCTGAAGAACTACACATCAGTCTTATATAAAAATGTATATTTAAACCACCAGTTACAGTACTCGTATTCCACGAGGTTCCGCCATTTCTAGAATAATATAAGTTGTTACCATTACCTGATATATCATAACCACACACGACTAAATTATCTCCTGTAGAGTCACTGTTAATATAATAAACATTAGTAAAAAATGGAGATTCACGTAATATCGTAAAAGTAGACCCACCGTCGGTTGATCTAGCTAATTGGTCTGCTTCACCACTGCCAATCACAATTTTTGTAGCATCCGCATTTATTGCATAGCCGGAAAAAAATGAATTATTTTCAGTTTGCTCATGACCAAATATTGACACTGCAGAATGACCTACTGTAAGAGTATTTCCATAATCAGATGATGTATAAATATATCCCTGTATACCATCATCGCCAATTAAGACAAGTTTCTGCCCATTTGAACTACATTGAATCGGATAATAAAAACCAAAATATTCACCACGTGGGGAAATAAAATGTCTCGTATACTGTCTAGATGCATAAAATATACCGGTCTTATTTGTTTCTGAAAGTAAGGTTAAGCTATCATCGCTAATAGCAACATTTACAAAATTTGTAAAATCACCCGACCCAATAGCACCATGCGTTGCTTGTAGAACCCATGTTGTGCCGCAATCGTATGAAAGGTAGGTCTTGTAATTGTTGCCGTCTCCTGTGATTATGTGTTGTCCTGTGGCGTCGCATGCTATGCTTACATAAGTTTGATCACTTGCTGATGGGGTTGTTAAGAGTGTCCATGATGAACCACTATTTGTTGATCTATAAATACCTGATATGCCGCACGAAACGACAATTTTTGCCCCAGTACTATCGCATGCGATGGCAGTTGGGTGTTTATTTAATGCAGTAAATGTGGTGAGTTCAGAAAAATTTGCACCTGAATCACTGGAGTAGAGTAAGCTATAAGCATTGTCAGAATTAATAGCTATTGCGTATATCTTGGTTGCATCTGCCGCACTCGCAATAGAACTGCCTATAGGATCACTAATAGGTAACCAAGTACCTGGCAAGGCAGATAGTGTCCAGCTAGTTCCAGAATTACTTGTATAATATACAACTGGACTTGAACTTACAACACCCGAAACGATTACATGCTGTGCAACATTATCGCAACATTTTATGTAGTAAACACTGTCAAGCGTGGGAGAACCGTTCACAATCCCAAAAGCATAACCATAATCAGTTGAATAATATAGTTGATTCGCGGAGGAACTACCTAAATAGATAAATTGTCCACTGCTAGCCTGTCCTACTGCACTAATACTACCACCTCCAAAAAGTGTAAGGGCAGTTGTGGCTTTTTTAAAACTAGTGCCATAGTCATATGATATATATAAGGTGTTTTTATTTTCCGATGTTCCTACAATATTTTCTGCATATTGGTCGCAGTGCAGTTGATTCAAATAATGCGCACCGACTAAATTGAGGGGGAAGTCTCTATTTGCTACATAGAGTCCAGAGGCAAGAACCTGAGAAAAGAGATAGCGACTGTTATAACTGGCTAGTACTGACATTGATGTATTACCATCAGCGCCAGCAGTTGATAGGATCCAGGCATTTCCTGATCCACCGTCAAATGAATAATATGTGTAAAAATGGTATGTGTCTGCTGCGATTATATATGTTCCTGTAGAATCACAAGATACACTTGTATAACTTTGTGAACCCGATGTATTTGCTTCTGTTTTAGTCCAGTCTGCACCAGAATTGACAGAAACATACACACCCGCTGTACCGCAGGCGGCAAAAATTTTCGTTCCATATAAATCGCAGCATATACTGTGAGGAACAGGTGATCCAGAGAGTCCTGTAAATCCAGATAATTCAACGAAAGTATTTCCGTATGCAGTACGTGATCCTGAAGATATAAAAATAGTAGTTGCTGAACTCGCATTTGTACCAATTAAATAGACAAGGCTTCCATCTGCAGACATGCACAAGGTGTTAGTCGTCGCAGGTGCGCAGTCGCTTGGTAACGTAGATGCTGACCAGTTTGTTCCAGAGTTTGCAGAATAATATACAACAGGTGTGCTGCTTAAAGAGGCTGTAACTACAAAATGTGTTCCATTCTGATCACTTGTCAAACCATAGACTATATCAAAGGTGGGAGAATCACCCGCTGCAGAAAAAGTGGTACCACCATCGGTTGATAAATAAAGGCTAGCACTAGTATCACAACCTACAAGAATTTTTGTTCCATTATTAGCCATTACCAGTGCGGTTATTTTAAGTTCACTTAGTGAGGGGCTACCGCCAAAAATATCGGTAACTGATTGTATAACTGTAAATGTGCGACCCGAATTTGTAGATTTATAGATTGAGGAAAACCCGTCTGTATCCGCTACACCTACAACTGTGGTTCCATCCGGATTACAGACAAGTGTAGTAAAATAAGTGGATGTTGTTGAAGGAGACTTGATAAATTTATAACTTGTGGTCCTTAAGTTTACATACAGCCCAACGTTTTTTACTGATGAATAGACAGTATAACCATATCCATCTATGGCAACATTCATATCACTGGCACTGCTACTTCCAGGAGTAAATTCATGTACCCACGAGGATCCATGATCTGATGACGTCCATACTGTTCTGGTCTCAAGATCTGCAACTGCCAATAACCTCCCCGAGCTATCACAGTCAATCGAAGTGTAGGTTATGTCCCCGTCGGTGGGGGCAGGAGTTTGAGCCCATGTAACACCATAATCGCTTGAGGAATAAATGCCCGATACACCACATGCAACATACACATATTGCCCAGTGCTATCGCAAACGATGCTGTTTGCATTAGTAGCACTGGTGCTAGGAGAACCAGTTTGAGCAGTAAAGGTGTGCCCATAATCGGTTGATTTACATACTCCATTTGAACTACTCTGGGTTAATATGTACATTTTTGTGCCATCAGAAGACATACATATTGTTTTATTTGCTGCGATAACTGAATGACTTCCTGGAAGTGTACTCTGATAGAAGTTATCACCACCATTATTTGTATAATAAACTTTTGCACCATCTATATTGCCAGATACAAGCCAATAAGAACCGCCGCTGGTCTTTCCACTTATACAATACACTGGATCAAAGGTTGGAGAGTTTAAGGGATAAAAATATTTAAAATCAGAATTTGCATTTGAATAATATAAGACATTCGATAATGAACTGCCGACAATGATATAGTATCCACCTACCATAGAGTCCATTGCAATTATTATACCGCCAGGGGTGCCACCAAATACGTTTGCTGTAATAGTGGTATATTCAGATATCTGTCCATTACCAGTTAATTTAAATAATTGACCCGATGCATCTGCACCAAGGGCGATATTCGTACTGGGAATTGTTATAAAGGGAGACAAATAAGTATTGTAGGGTAATAAGGTAAAATTACTCGTTTGTGATCTATTTGCCAGATACATGCCATAATAATCGGTTTGAGAATACACAACTGTATGATCGTAACTTATATAGGTGTTCATTAGGGTGGCGCTGGAGCCCATATCTCTATACGTATACTCTTCTACCCATGTCACCCCCGCATCGGATGAACTATAAGTTCTATAATTATATCTGTCTGCAACAACTAAATATGTGCCTGTAGAATCACTTGAAATAGATGAATATACTTGATCTCCGTTTGTAGCTGCACCAGTTAATTGTGCATAGCTTGAACTTTCACCATAGTTAGTTGATCTAAAGATACCGCCTGTACCATACGCAATTAAAACATACTGCCCCGTGCTGTTACAAGCTATACCATCACCCGTGTCATTAACCGCCGTAAATGTTGCACCATAATCATTTGACTTTAATACACCTCCAGATGTATTTAAAAAGACATACTGTCCATTCGAAGAACTACATATCTGATTTGCAGAAAAGCCTTGAGGTACCCATGGTGTCGCGCCATTTGGTAAGGTGCTCTGTGACCAGTTTGCTCCGCTATCACTTGAATAATAAACAATTGAGTGTGGTGTCGGTGCTGTCGTATCTTTACCCACTACAACTAAGTGTTGCCCAGCACCATCGCCAGTCATGTAATATACAGTGCTGAATGTGGGAGAGGCGCTTAATACTGTAAAGCTTGCGCCATAATCGACTGATCTATACAGCTTACTTGTCTTTGTGGAACCGACAACGACATACTGTCCACTCAGATCCATTGTAAATGCACTCAAATACTTGTCACTGCCAAAAATGGTTGCCGCCGTACTGCTCGCCTTAAAAGCTGTTCCATAGTTTGCTGATGTATATAGTCTTTCACCACTTATATCAAGTCCTACAAACCTTTGTCCATTTGCAGTTGAAGCAAATGGAAAAAGATACGGTTCTATCCGAACCAGATTAAATGTAACAGTCATGATTCTATAGTACGACTATATTTCGTTTTATAAATTAACGCTCGGAATCGCTGTCTGGAAAGTCTGCAAGGCGTTCATTGTCCTTGTCAAGGCGTCCACAATACTTTCCTACTCCACCGTCTGGAAGTACTGTATAGAGCTTGTCCTTCGCAGAATTCAGGTAATAGTTCCGACCATTATGCTCTATTTTTCGCACTGTGATTATAATACAAGGGATATCTTCCAAAGGAGGCTCTACAGATTCTGTGGCAAGTGGCTGTATTTGTTGCGGTGGCGCTTGTACTTGCGTGACTTTTTTGGGTTGCCGCTTTGCCTTGACTGGTGTTGCTATGGGTTGCTCTGCGGCTGGCTGCACTGGTGCTGGCTCTTCTGCGCTCACTGGCGCGGGTGCGGCAACCTTGAACGTGCGCTTCTTCTTTTCTTTTGTCGTCGTCGTTGTCGTTGTTGTTAGATCAGACCTCGCCTCCTCTTGTGCCTTTTTTGCCTTCGCCATGTTAATATCACTAGGATTTCCATAGACTCCGCGTTTTAGATTGTACCAGTCCGAGCCATAGATGTGGCTTAGGGGTGGAATATCTTCAGAGACAATGCCATGTTCATCTAGATTCTTGCTTCCCTCACATACCGTGCATAGACCACTCTTCGTAGTTCGTTTACATCTCTCCTCTGTGTAAAAGTAGTGTTTTCCATCTCCAAACAGGAGGCGCTCATTCGTTCGTCTTCCAAGACATCGCGATTCCATTTTTGTTAGTTATTTGTTAACACAAATAACGAGCCAATTTTTTCAGCGACTACTATAGTATGGACACGTTTATAGATACACCGAGTCTTCCGGCTATATCAAAGAAAAATGTGCTCTTTTACAGTTTTTTCACCATTGTCTGGTGGGTGTCTATCTGGGGTCTATCTGAAACTCTCATGGTCTACTTGGTTAAAAATTCTCTTATATACCGCGCGGCAATTTACGCGGGTCTCCTTCTTCTTGTCTTTATTATGATCTTGGTGGATCCGCAGCTCATCGAGTACTTATAGACCCCCTCGAAGTCTCAGAACCAAATGAAGCGTTGACTCCTTCTGAATATTGTAATCACTTAGAGTCCTGTTATCCTCTAACTGCTTACCTGCAAAGATCAGGCGTTGCTGATCGGGCGGGATGCCTTCCTTATCCTGGATCTTCTGCTTGACATTTTCGATGCTGTCGCTAGCCTCAACATCGAGAGTAATTGTCTTACCAGTAAGGGTCTTCACGAAAATCTGCATTCTATATTCCAGCCGGACATTTTCTCTTGTTGCAGAGTACGAGGGTTTCAATTTTATTACAGTAGTCTAGCACTCGGATCTGTCACACCAGGACTCCACTTGGGCATCCAAAAATACGGAATGTTTGTCTTCTCATTCTGTTTGCCAAAACACGTGTAATAAATATATCTGTAATAATATTGTTCCTTTGTCAGTGGAAGCGGCTCGGTCCATTCGCACAACGCCCGTTCCATCCACCACTCAGGCACCAGATCTTCAACGCGCTCGGCAATCTCCTCAAACCACGATTTCTCCGTGCTTGATACACCGTCACTAAACGCCTCCTTTCTACGCCAGAGTACTGAAGGCGGCAAAGTCTTTCCATCTTCAAACGCACGACGCAAAATCCACTTTTCGCAGAGCTGATCACGCTGAGGGCGGCGCCATTCTGTGGCTATACTACGTGCAACTGCTACGAATTGCCGATCTAAGAACGGAGTCCTTGGTTCTAAACCATGACTACTAATACAACGATCAGACCGTAAGACATCAAAATAATGTATGTCTTTGAGGAGTCGTTCAGACTCTTCCTCAAAGTCTCTATCTGTTGGCGCCCTGTAAAAATAGAGATATGATCCAAAGATTTCATCAGAGCCATCGCCATTAAAAACAACCTTGCATTCTGTCAGTTTCTTAATTTCTCTTGAAACTAACCAATTTCCAACACTGGCTCTCACTGTTGTGGTATCATATGATTCGATGTCGTTGATAACCTTTGGTATTGCCTTAAAAAAATCATCTGCACTAAGAACTATCTCTGTGTGATCGGATCCGATCCATTCTGCCACAGCCTTCGCATACTTCATGTCTGTTGATCCAGGCATTCCAATACAGAATGTCTTAAGTGGAGGCTTTCCGAGTTCTCTCAAATTCTTCGCGACGAGGGAGGCAATCAAACTGCTATCAACACCTCCAGATAAGAGCGCAGCGATGGGTCGTTCTGTCATGAGGCGCTTTTTCACCGCCTGCTCCAAGGCGAAGCGAAGGGCTGCGCATGCCATCTCGAGTCCATTGGGATGAGCAGGTGTAAACATGGGATTCTTTACCCAAGTCTGCGTATGGTATGTCTCTATGCCTAGACGCGCAGCATCATTCAGGCTATAAATGTGAAAAGTGCCAGGAAACACGGGGCTGATGCTAGAACAATAGGGTACAAGAGCCTTCATTTCACTCGCAAAGATACGTGTACAAATATCACCCTTCTCATCATAAGCTAGTCCCATGTACAGTGGTCTTACACCATAAGGATCACGAGCAACAACGACACGATTACGCTTCTTATCAACAATAGCGATCGCAAAAACACCATCCAAGGAACGAAACAAGGACTTCAAATTATCAGTATACTTATTGTAAAGATGACCAATTACTTCGCAATCGCTGCCTGATAACGTAATAATCTCATGCTCCTCTTTTAGTTTATCTGAATTGTAGATTTCACCGTTACACATCCAGTGAATACCGTATGATGACCACGGTTGCATCCCTAGAGGATTCAAACCATTGATTGCCAGACGTGTAAATCCCATTTGCGCCAAGCCACTGATATCAATAAGCCGTGATCCTTCCGGACCACGCGCTGTCAACTTTCTGAGTCCATCTTCTGGTTTCATGGCGATAAGCCTATTTCCCAAAAGCATCCAAATTCCACACATTCTTTCTTAGAAAAAATATAAGGAAAATACAGAATGGACGCAAGCGATATCATCAAGAAATTACAGTCACAGGCGCAATATAGATTTTACAAGGAAACACTTACTGTAAAAGCCCCCACTGTAAATATAAGCACCTGCGGGGCGATCATTCCCGCAGCGAACGGCGTGACCGTGAATTTTCCTAACTATGTAGAAAAACAGCTTTTGTTTCAGGGCAAGCTTTACTGCAGCTCATGTACAAATTCATGTGGGTGCTGAGTTCATTTTGATAAATCGCAGGTTCTTATTGCGTGGGAGGAAACTATGAACCCTTTTATCATAGAAACTCGTTTTCATTGTTGAAGTTGATGGGGGCGCGGCATTCTTATACGCCTGTGTAAGATGTTCTGAAAGTGTAGCTGCAGATTCTTTTAGTCGAACACTGATCCAGAGTGAGTCATCCAGGGGAACAGTTTCAAAGAATCCAACGTTATTTTCAACGATGCGACGCTTATACTCTAGTTCAGAGAATCCTTCCTTTAATAGTGACTCTAAGTCTTCGACTGACATTCTAGTGTGGTAAATAACTACGTTGTTTCTATTTCAAATTTACCGGATGGTTATAGTAAGAAGGATGAATCTGAATCTAGATGGACCTCTTTATGAGCTCGTATCACGAGGAAATAAAGATGTATACTTTCAAGAAGATTCTGCTGATGCGCAAAGTCTTTTTGATAATCGATATGGACCTACGGCGCCAGTCATTCATGAATTGCGGCGTCTCCCACCCCTGAATTCTGTGGAGTTTGGACGCTCTTCTGAATTTCAACTAGAGGTGGCTGGAGACTTCATTGTATCGCCAACACTCGTCATTGACTTGCCCTCATGGCTACCGCCAAATTATGTTGGGCTCAACGCTAGGGGCGTTGTTCAGGATACGGGCGGGGTCTCCTATGGATATACAAACGGTATCGGTTATTTCTTATTTGAGAAAATACAGGTTCTCCAAGACAATATTCTGTTACAGGAATTCAGCGGGGATGCTCTCTGGATTCAGGGGAGAGCGCGCGGGTCTCTAAATTCGGCTTTCTTGGAGGATACGCTCTTAGGTGTACACGACGGATCCCCACTTTCTATCGGTCGTAACGCCACGCCTGGTCGGTTGCGGCTGCCTTTGCCGCTCATTGGCTGCCAGGGTCTCGAAGAAGGCGGGTTTCCATCAATCTGTTTGCCAAATCAACAGTACAAGGTGCGTATCTGGCTACGGAAACTCGAGGATCTTGTGGAGGCGAGTGACGGAAGGGAAAAACCTGCACCCTGGGGCTCTCCGCTGCGAGTTCAAACAAAGAAAGGCGGCGACTTTACGTCATTTACAGCCTTGGATCGACTCCTCATTGGAGCTCCTACAATTTATTTGGAGACACGCCACGTCTATACGAACGATGAGACACGCGCAGCCCTTCGGGCATCCTCGCTTGATATTCCCTTTGAACGCATCTACGAGAATGTGTTTTCGCAGAATCCCCAGGATTATGCCGCGGCTGCGCCGTTCTTGACGCGTATCTTGGATGCCACACACCCCTGCTCACGGATTATTCTGGCATTCAGAGCCTGGGCGGATCTGAGAGCGAATCGACTTTGGAAACTCCAATCCGATTCTGCGACGGGCGACTACTATTCTGGACTCAAACTTCTCATTGCGGGGCGGGATCGCACGCAATTGTGGAGTCCTCTTGTTTGGAATAACCTGGACAATTATGTTAAAGAGGAACGTGATTCAGGTATGCGCCTCGCGACGATCAATTTCGGGTTCGGTGAAAAGAAGGGTGTGCGGATGCCAACGTATAGTAGGCAACCCGACGGCACAATTAACTTTTCTACGGCAGATAAACCGACTCTTTTTATGCAGCTCACCGACATAATAAATGGCACGAAACGTTCAGAGCTACGCGTCCTTGTAGAAACATGGGCTGTTTTCTCAGTGTCGGATGCTCGTGGTGGATTAAAGTTCGGTAACTAAGTAAAGCAATGAGCCGACCGCGTGGCGATATAACAACACTCTTGGACCTCACCGATCGTGATGACCAAGATTCCTATTTTTTTCCTGTAGATCCCGCTGTGTCATGGTTTACACGCGGTGCAAAGAGACGCTATACACCGTTTGTACCCTGTATTCAAGAGTTCGCATATCGTGGTCCCGCCTCCTTCGGACAACGCATCTCCTTTGACCTCAAAACACAGACCTCAGGTGATCTGGTACACGCTGCCTTTCTCCAAATTAAGCTGGCGCATTGGCTGAACTTATCTGCACAGCTACAGCTCGCATCGGGCACATACGAATATGTAGATCCTGAAAAGGCATGGTTCTACGCAAACTCCCTTGGGACTGCACTCATACAAAAAGCAGAGCTGGAGATTGATGGCGATACAATTGAAGAGATCGATGCTGATTTCATGAATGTCTTTAGTACTCTTTTTCCCGATCTGAATACACAAGTCGGCACGGCTGTAGACGGTATCGGTGCTGTATCGATCGATTCACTCAAAAGCTGGTCACCAAGGCGTGTCTTTCCGACCGAGGATGGATATATTCACTGTCCACTCGTCTTTTACTTCATGCGGACGCGCCTCAAAGAGTTTCTGCCACTTATGGCGTGCAGGGAAGGATCTGTGCGACTTCATATCACGTTTCGCCCTTTAGCTGAGGTGGTCCGTCAGGCAAGGGGGTACCGTGATTCCTGTACCTCCGTACCACTTGACACCGTTGTGTCAGTTTATGACAGATCTTACCCTTTCGATAAGCCTGTAGATATCACAGTATCAACAGCCGAGCCCATGTTTGAAAGTGTCCGGCTGGTCACCTACGGGGCTCTTCTAGATGGTGCCGTTCGTGAAAAAATGTATAGAGAGCCCTTTGAACTCATGCACCGCGAGGTGCAGACCTTCTATTTTGCCGAGCCGCTCAAATATGCCGTCGTCAAGGCGGGGGCGGATTCTGTGATTCGTGTCCAGCTTCCTCTTGAAGCGAATCATCCGATTGAAGAGATTATCTGGTTTATTCGTCGCAAGGAGGTCTCACAGAACAATGAATGGACGAATTACTCGGGGGTCTTGGAGCGTGAATACGATCCGGTCTACAATACACGATCGGGTCTTCTCACATGGGCAAAGATCCAGGCTGATGGAATTGATGTAATTTCTGCAGAGGAACAGTATTTTCGCCAACAAATCGCAGCGTCTCACCGCGGCGGGATTACCGCGTTCAATTCATTTCTCTACGGCTACTCATTCGCGCGCCGCCCATCCGAACTTCACCAGCCCTCAGGTTCCATAAATGCCAGCCGTCTCCAAAGTCTGCGACTTGTCTTAGATATTCAGCCGCCCGGAGGATCTTTCGGAGGTGAATGGGAGATCAAAGTCTTTTGCCTCGGGCTCAACTGGCTACGTTTCCAGAATGGCTTAGCCAATCGTATGTTTGAGGACTAAAGGTAAAGGTCCAAACAGTAGAATAGTATGGTGGCTGCTCTTTTAAAAATCGTTCATACGGGCATCCAGAATGAACGACTTTTACCTCTGCGTGGACAACCTGCACTTTCCTTCTTCAAAAAAGCCTTCGTAAAGGCTGGGCGGTTTACAACATCCTGGGTTCGGCTCGACTTTGATACTGCGCCTTCACTTGGTGCATCGGCAACAGTGAGTCTTCCTCGTCAGGGACAGCTCTTATCTCGACTGTATTTGGTAACTACCATGCCTGATATTGCCGCGGTTCAAGCTGCTGCAGCTTCCACACCTGGCTTTCTCGGTCCACGATTTGGCTGGACAAACAGTCTCGGTCATGCTCTCCTTGGCGAGGCGACTCTTGAAATTGGAGGGGCTCGAATCGAAAGTCTGAATGGTCGGCTCTTAGAAGTCCTGGATGAATTTGGTACTCCTCTTGAAAAGGTGACGGCTGCGAACAGTCTTTTGTGCCGGAAAGATACTGGGTTTGGAGTTGGCAGCTTCGGTTCTACCGTTGGTACACCAACACAGGTTGTTACACCCTTACCCTTTTGGTTTGCCAATGGTGATCCTGGTGCTGTTCTGCCGATTGACGCAATCAGTGCCGATCTCGTGCGACTGAAGATCTCATTTGCTCCTGTGGGGTCATTGTACGTGTCATCGGCACAACAGACATTTGATCCCGTTGCTTCAGTAGCGGGTTCAGCATATTATCCGCTGGCAGGTGCCTCGTTTTACAAGGCGGATCCTGTTGGTCCTATGATCTATGGACTCAATGGAAATCCTGACGCTGGACTTCGGGCAAGTGTGATTTCTAATATTACAATGCCAACGACTTTCAGTCTTGGTGATACATACGTCATGGCAGAATACATCTATTTGGATAAGGTGGAGGCGAATCGTTTTCGTATCTCAGATTTCCAATATCCTGTGATACAACACTATTCCCTTGATCCGTTTGAGACGAGAGCACAGGCTCAGCTCACAGCTCTCTTACGCGTACCCAATCCTACACGCGATATGTACCTTTATGCCCAGAGACCTGAGGCGGTCGCTTATAATGCGCCATTCTTAGCGACACGCGACTTGAGTGGTGCAGGAGTTTCGGTTGCGCCCTGGTGGTCAGATGCGCAAGGTTTGAGCCCCTTGGTTCCTGGTGATTATGTTCCTGCTTTTTCTACACGCGATTCTGAGCCACTTCAGTCTATAAAGCTGGTCTATGAAGGTAAATTGACGCGATATGAAACTGCGGCACCCTCGTTCTTTCGTAGTATTCTACCGTCACTCATGCAGAGAAAATCACCGTGGCTCCATCGCTACTATTACAATTTGTCGTTTGGAGTTCAGAATGGGCTCTTTCCACCGTCCTTGCCTAGCGGCGAGGCGAATCTAGATAAAGTTCAGCGCGTTGAGTTACAACTGGGATTCAAACCAATGCGCGGATCTGTAAATCCAAATGCGGTTCCTCGCTACAATGTGTATGTGTTTGTACAGACATACAATGTATTCAGAGTCTACGGAGGGCGTGCAGGACTTTTGTTCGGATATTAAATAATAAATTTGATTGTATTTTATAGTTTAAGGTAGTTTAGAATCAGTATGACGAATTCTAAACTATATTGTAATAAGTGTGGCGAACGATGGAGACCTGATCATGATCCATGTAGATCTAAGACAGATCCTGTCTTCTTAAGAATTCATTTGAATGAAAAAACAATATCAATTGGATATCTCTGTGAGGATGAGAGTGTACGAGAACTTTTTCCAGAATTTTATGATACTTACTTAACGATCGACGAGTGGAAGAAAAAGCATATGATAGAGGGCGCTTTATTTCATAAATAGGGTCTAAAAAATTGACGACGGTTTATGCCTAAATTTTTGCATACAATGAATAATCTTCCTCTTCCCCCGCCTCCACCTTTGTCCACTGCGCCACCTCTGCCGCCGCCGCCACCTCTATCAAGCGCGCCAACGCTGCCACCTCCGCCGCCTTTGTCATCTGTCAAGAAGCCGCGTGTATTCAAGCTTGCACAAGATATCACCGAGCCGAATGTCGCACCAGCATCTGTTTCTGAACCTATTGCAGAGCCTATTCCTGACTCTGTTGCAGCGGCTATTGTTGAAACTACTATTCCGTCAGTTGCTGAATCTGCTACCCAGAATTCTTCTGAATCTGTTGCTCAACACGTATCATTTGCCGAACCTGTTGCAGAGCCAGTCCCTGAGTCCGTCGCTGAGCCTGCTACTGAGCCAGCCCCTGAGCTTGCTGCTGAGCCCGTTGCCGAGCCAGTCTCTGAGCCCCTTGCCGAGCCTCCTGCTGAGCTAATCTCTGAGCCTAAGAATATTCAGCCTCAGGGAGAAATGTGGAGAGGAATTGAACTACCCCCTCTTGTAAATACAGAGGAGGAAAATGCCCCTTCAGTAAGACCTGAAATTAATCTGCATGACATGCCACCCCTTGAAGATGAGGGTGATGATAATGATGATATGCCAGAGCTTGATCAGGGCGAAAATGAAGAGGCTGATGATGAGGAAGAGGCTGAGGACGAGGCTGCGGAAGAGGAAGAGGCAGAGGAAGAGCCTACTGAGCAGCAGCCCTCCCAAGAGAACACAGCTGAAGAGCCAGTAGAGGATGAGGACTGCCAGTTTCTTCACAATGAGAATGAGGTTGTGGAGGGCGAACTTGCATCCTTTAGTCAGAAAATCTACGATAGGCTCCAGACAATTAACAACTTTATATTTGCGGTAGGTGTAGGTTTTGCACTAGGATTCATTATTATCAATGCCTTTAAGAATGGATCTGTAAATAATCTGAATGAGCTCTAAAAACAAAAAATGGAGTTAAACGATTTCATCCAATAAAGTATAGATGACTTTTTCAGAATCCTTAGAAGGATCTACATCCTTATTGAAAAAATCAACTGTTCTTTCTATGTATACTCTTAACGCCGATTTAACTTATGTACCTGAAACGTTCTATGAAAAAATAAATCAGTCATTTAAAACAAAGTCTCAAGAGCATGATGCGCTTATTAAAATCATTTTTTCACACTGGCTGCAGTCTAGAAGTAATGTAAATGCTGCTCAAAGTGGATATATCATATTTGTATCAAAAAACTCGCCTGTTTTTATTTTAGAGAATTCGTACTTATCTCGTTCAGCACATTCTTATTGTGAAATCATTAATCTGGATACTATTGTACTAGATGCACCTGAAGTTTCATTCTACTGGATGTCTGTCGTGCTCATCTGCATGGGTATCGTCTATATAATTATGCTCCTCCTCTGAATCATCAGGAAGACTTGATGGTCCAAGACCATATTCCTTGTCAAACTTCTCACGACTGATTTCGTGAGAAATTTGCCATCTATACTCATGCTCCTCTTCTGCCAGACTCGCCTGCCGTTCCGCCTGTGCCTTTCGCTCAGATAGATACTTGAGTCGCCCATATTGCGAAATGGGAAGAAGATCATACTGCTGGATGGGCTTTGGCTGTTCAATAACACGGCGAGAAATATTGTTCTGTTCGTCATTCTTGATGGCAGTAGCAAGTCGGGCAGCGAGTGAGGGACCTTGCTGCTGCTGTTCCGTGCGTAACTTAACGGGAGATGCTGTTTTAAGAGGGGGAAACTCCTCGTCGATTGTCTTCTTCTTTCCATAAAATATGGGTCGCTCCTGTGGGCGATGTTGCGACCACTCCCTAAAACCTGAGTTGTTCATTTTAGTCTGTGCGTTCGATGTACCCCTTCCTAAGGGCTGCACCCATCAATTTTTCGCCAGGATAAAATTGGACAGTTTTTTAGGTGGAGTCTAGGTTAGAATGGCACTGGTCATTGTAGAAAGTCCAGCAAAGTGCAAAAAAATCCAAGGTTTCCTTGGTGAGGGTTGGAATGTCATCGCCAGTATGGGTCACATTCGTGCCCTCGAATCTGAGCTGGATGCCATCGGCTTGGATCGCGATTTTGATGCCCGCTTTACCTTTCAAAAGGAGAAGGCAAAAGCGATTCAGGGAATTAAGGCTGCTGCGAAGGGCATCAAAGAAATTTATTTGGCAGCAGATGATGACCGCGAGGGTGAAGCCATTGCCTATAGCGTGGCGGTTCTACTTGGTCTAGACCCAAAGACAGCGAAGCGAGCCGTTTTCCATGAGATTACAAAGGCAGCTATCACAAAGGCGGTAAGAAACCCGCGACTTCTCGACATGAATAAGGTAGATGCACAGCAGGCGCGGGCTATTCTTGATATGATGGTTGGCTTTACCATCAGTCCGCTTCTCTGGACCTATGTAGGAAATGCGCTGAGTGCTGGGCGCTGTCAGACACCTGCGCTTCGCCTTGTCGTTGAGAGAGAGAAACAGATCCAAACGTTCACCAGTGAAACGACATGGAAGCTCTGCGGGCTGTGGAAAAAGGGATCGCTGTCACTGAATGCGACTCTTGTCGATGATCTAGACGATGAGGAGTCCGCTCGCAATTTCTTAGAGAACATCCACAATGACGCGGGTGGAACTATATCCAGCATGGTCACAAAGCCGTGGGTGCATTCTGCACCGAAGCCGCTTATTACGAGTACACTACAACAAGAGTCCTCTGCCCGTTTCAGTTGCAATCCCAAGAAGACCATGATGATTGCGCAGCGTTTGTATGAGGCAGGTCACATTACTTACATGAGAACGGACCATGCTATTCTCTCTGAGGAGGCGATCGTGGCAGCAAAAGAGCTTATACAAAAGGAATTTGGTGGTGCCTACGTGGCGGATGAGACTGTAAAGAAGAGTGGGACGAAGGGTGACGTGAAGGCACAGGAGGCGCATGAAGCGATTCGCCCGACGCATTTTGAGACTGTTGATCTACCATCAACGGAAGATTGGTCGGCGGTAGACAGAAAGATCTATAAGCTTATCCGCGATCGTGCTCTTCAGAGTGTCATGACACCCTGCAAGGGTGATGAGCACACTGTGCTGCTTCTCGCTGATGGTGATCCGTCTGAATTCCCGTGGTCAACCAAGTGGAAGCGCACAACCTTCCTTGGTTGGAAACGTATTGGCGCGGCTGAGGCGAATTTGGATGGTGAAGATGAGGGGAGCGAGGAGGATTCAGAGGCGACATGGGCTCTGGCTACGGCTCTACGACTAGGTGACAAGGTGAAGTGGACTTCACTCGAAGCGTTTCCCATTGTTACCAAGCCACAGGGTCGTTTTAATGAGGCAACTCTTGTAAGAGAGCTGGAAAAGAAAGGAATTGGTCGCCCCAGTACCTTTGCCATGCTGATTTCAACGATCATGGACAAGGAATATGTAAAAAAGGAGACTTATCCTGCTCGTGAAATAAAGATCAAGCATTTGCTGCTTAGCGTGCTTGGACAAGAAGTTCCAACTGAGATTGAAAAGGTGAAGAAGATCGGTGCAGAAAAGGACAAATTAACGCCCACGGATCTGGGTGTTCGTATTCTAGACTTCTGTCTTCGTGAATTTTCCGGTCTCTTTGATTATGCTTTCACGAGCCGCATGGAGGCGCGACTTGATAGTATTGCTGAAGGCAAGGAGCCTTGGAAGCAACTCTGTAGAGATACGTGGACTTCTTACAAGGATACAGTGGCTCGACTGAAGAAGGATGGTTCATCGGCGGCGGCAAATAGTCGGGTCAAGGAGTTTGAGGGTGGACTGAAGGCTGTTCTTTCAAAGAAGGGTCCGATTCTCTTGAAAGAGGATGAGTCAGGAGATAAGGAGAAGACACAGTTCTTTGGATGGATTGAGGGACTGAAGTTTGAGGATATGACTGCAGAGATTGCTGCGAAATTTGTGGAGGAAAAGGGTAATGCTTCAGTGGGTGCGTGGGGGGAATATGAGGGGGAGCCTATTGTTCTCAAGTCTGGTCCCTATGGTAAATATTACAAATGCGGAACGGTATGTATTCCTGCGCAGGAGGGGGACACTGTTGAGGCGGTTCAGGGACGATTGGATGCTAAGAAGAATTCAGTGCTTCATACCCTGGGAGATTTTGAATTTCGCACTGGACAATACGGTGTTTTCATGTTTAAAAAGACTGTCGCGAAAGGAAAGAAACCTGCCTTTGTTGGGCTGCCTGAAGGCTTGGACCCCAAGCTCTTAACCGAGGAAGCGGCTATACGGATTTACCAAACGGGGCTTCAGCAAAAGGCGCGTTCAAAGGCAATTGGTGGTTCTGGGGATGGTGAGGCTAATACTGGTGGTGGTGGTGGTCGTGGTGGTCGTGGTGGCTTTGGAGGAAGGGGGCGAGGTCGCGGTCGGGGTCGGGGACGCGGCGGCAGCGTTTCATAAATAAATTCCTCTAGAATAGAGGATTATGTCAGGTCAAACAACACCTACAGAAAATCGCTCCAGATCAAATTCGGTAGATATATCTGGAAATACGACATCACCCACGCGTAAGAGATTTTTGAATGGTTGGGCTAAGGAGCAAGAAAACCTCATGGCAGAATGGGCAGATAAGGCTGCCTGCTATCGTTGGTTGCATGACAAGTGCGAAAAGCAGTATTCCAGTCTAAATATGTCAATTACAATTCCAGTTATTATCTTATCAACCTTGACAGGAACCGCCAACTTTGCGATAGGCAGTTTTATTCCTCCTAACAGCAATGAACTCAAGAACTACGTCAGCGCGGGCATCGGAGTCATCTCTATTTTTGCTGGTATTCTTACCACACTTGGCAATTTCTTGCGCTATGCGCAAGGAAGCGAGGCACATCGCGTCGCTGGAATTGCCTGGGGCAAGTTTCAGAGACAAATTGCAGTTGAACTCGCCATCAATCCTATTGAGCGAATTGATGCAATGGACTTTTTAAAGATCTGCCGTGCGGAGCTTGACCGTCTTATCGAACAGTCTCCACCGATTCCTGATAAAGTGATTGAAGAGTTTGAGAAAGAATTTAAGAACCAGCCCGATATTAAGAAACCTGAAATCTGTCATGGTCTTGAACATACGCGCGTCTTCGAAGATCGTGGGGCGCGTCTGCGTATGCTCTCTGGTGAGGCGGCACTCATGCTCATGCACAAGAAGAAGGCGATGCGCGAAGCCATTGTGCCCGATCTCGATAAGATGATTAAGAAGGCAGTTGATCAAAAAATATACGATATTTCAGGCGCCGTGGCTGAGGCGATGAGACGACCTGAACCAGTAGAAGAAGAAGATAATGAGGCGATTGACTGGGTCAAATTAATTCGCGCCAAGAATGCTCAAGCTGACGCCGTACTTAAAAAAATACAAACTCGCTCAGCACGTAATGTACTACTTTCAGATGTTCATATTGATGTAGTCGGACAGGGAGGGGAGGATAGACATATTTATTCTGAACCTGGTGAGGAGGCAAAGACTTAAGAAATAGTTTGCTTCCAGATGTCAGTCAGTGAAATGTTCGTGCCATCCGAATTTCTCTTGTAAACATCATTCCAAGCATTTTCCGTATTGAATGGTTCAGACGGTATGACCTTAAAATGCTTATTCAACTCCTTCAGGAAGGCGACGGGAGGCGAGGAGGTGCCTGTATAGAACTTAGTCTTATCCCAGGACGGTTGAATGGCAGGAATACCATTTTGATCTCTCACGACAGTTCCGTATGCTGTAGGATGCCTGTCGGTACTTGCTGTAATCAGCACAGTACCGAAGGGCAAATAATTTGTCTCTTGAGTAATCTTCTTAAAGTTGCGGGGATTGAAGACCTTGAACTTCTTGCTCACCTTTTCAGCAGGTGGCACTTCAGGCTCCTGAGCCTCTTCTGCGGCAGGCACCTGAGGCGGCTCAGGCACCTCAGGCGTAGGAATTGAGTTCAGAATAAAGCGCTGACAAATCGCAGCGACTTCGCGAGTCCCTATAGACTTGGCAAATACTTCAAGTGTGGTATAGAGAGCAAGGTCCATTTTTTACTCATTTTTATCAAAAACGCACTGGTTCAATTTTTATTTTCTAAGTATCGACACTTCATAGTTTTTCTTAATACGTTCAAGCTGCTCAGATGGAGCATTTTGTAAAGCCTTGTAAGCAAATTCAGCAGATTCTTCAAACTTACCTAAATAATAACAATGAATGGCAAACTCGTCATAAAAAGCATAGTTATGGACATGATCATCAAAGAACAAGAATGCAGGGTCGACCTTTTTAACCGATTCCTTATTTGAAACATAGGCAAGAGCATGTGCCTGTAAACTCCATAAATCTTTTGAACGGGTGTATCGTAAAACTTCATAGGTGGCTTCTAGGCGCTTGGGGCAGACAGAAAGCGCTCTCCATGCAAGTTCAAATTTCTTTTCAAGAGAATCAGTAATTTTAATCATATTGTACAGACTCATATATCTTTCTTGATACCAGCCGCTCATAGTATCAGCTCTCTTTGAATACCAAAAATATGCCTTCTCAAGATTACCATAATCTCGCCAGCTTTGCGCGGCATAGAACATCGATCTTTCACTGGTGGGATTTACTTGTAGTTCCTTCTCCAAGAGTTCAGCATCATTTTTATACTTGTTAGGATCTTTACTCCTGGCTCCTTCTGTGCGTGCGTCAATGTATAGATCGTCCAGAAGAACTATCTTCTGATTAACAACTTCAGGGCAGTCCGCATACTCATGAACAACTCCTATATAACGCCACGGACGAGCATTATTAAAGAAGGAATATCTATAGTATGTAGAATTGCCTCTTTTTATTGTTAAATTGTAGCAGTCGACGTTCTTGTATAAAACGGGTCTCTCCTCTTTTTTCTTTCCTTCAAATCCTTTCAGAATATCATCCGCATCAAACATAAAGCTCCAGTGGGCGCGGGATCTGGCAAATTCAAGAGCTTCCGTGCGATTATGTCCAAAGTTTACCCAGGGGCGCTCGTAAAGTACTCCAGAGACACCAAATTCTTCTGTTATTTCTTTTATTTTGGTCATGGTGGAATCCGTGGAGCCAGTGTCAACAATACACCAGGTGTCTACAAATGGCAATACAGTTGACAGTGAGCGACGAATTACCTCTTCTTCATTTTTTACAATCATGACAAGACAAATCGACATTTTCTTTTTCTAGTTCTAGTTCTACTATTTTTACAACTTTAGACACTTTCACTAGCTGCCTTTTTTTTAGATGTAAGACATACAAAAAAAAGTTTGCTCCCAGTGGGGATTGAACCCACGACTTCGGCGTTGCATTTAGTATATTGTAAACAATATAAGCACCACGCTCTACCAACTGAGCTATGAGAGCAAGGGGCGCTAGTTTTACGAAACTAGCAAAACGTGTGCCTCAACTGGGGATTGAACCCAGGACCTACCGCTTACAAAGCGGGTGCTCTACCACTGAGCTATCAAGGCATCCTGCTCCTGGTGGGGATCGAACCCACGATCTTCCGCTTAGAAGGCGGACGCGTTATCCACTGCGCTACAGGAGCGTGATCATAAGTATGACGCGCCGCGAATCAAATTTTTAAAATTTCGTTTATACAGAATCTACACAGTACTCGCTCATCCTCTTCTGGGTTATACTCTGTAATGAGCTACCCGCATTCCCTACAGTTTTCATCCAAGGTTAGATCTGGTATCTTCATTGCCTCTCTCAGGTCCGCATGCCTCGTGTTGTAGCGTTCCTCAAGCTCTGCGCAAATGTGCTGGAAGAGTTGATTGCGTTGTGCTTTTGTAAGATGAAAGGAATTACGCGCTACAACTGTGAAGATATCTTCCAAACTATACGTCGTTTGTGTCTCCACAGGGATCTTATGAATTTCAATGTGAATCCCCTTTTCGATGTACAAGATACTAGGTCCATTCTTTGCTTCTGGTACATCTATCTCATTGCATGTCTTCAAACCCTTGTTCTCGGGCAAGTGTGACCATTCTTCTGCCTCCGCAAGGATTTCTTTATGTTTTATCTTCACTGCCTGCACCGCATCCTCGTATCGTGTGTAGGCTGTGAGGTACTGCTCTCCATTTTCAACGACTGTATAGATGTACATTTTTGTGGTGTGTGATGTGTGGTGTGCTTTTGTGTTGTGTCGTGCTTCAAATTTTTAAAAAAAGTATTGGTTTACCGATTGCGGGGCTCGAACCCGCGACATTCGGCTTAAAAGGCCGACGCTCTACCAACTGAGCTAAACCGGTTACTGGGAGCCTATCTTGTCCACCAGGTGCTTTTTGTAAAGAAGCACCAAACTTATTGCAAGGAATGGGATTCGAACCCATGCGTTTTTCAACAGCAGGTCTTGAATCTGCCTCCTTAACCGCTCGGACATCCCTGCTCTTAGTGTTTTTGAAGAGAACTACCAAACTCTTTTACGTACAGCGGGAATCGAACCCGCGTCATGGGTGTGGAAAACCCGCATTCTACCACTGAACTATGCACGTTGAAAGCAGGCTCCATTTAAATAAGGTATATTATTTGGTTGCTGTTTGGAGCCTTGAGATCGTGATGATCACCAGGTGCTTTTTGACAAGAAGCACCAAACTTATTTTCCGATACCGGGAGTCGAACCCGGGTCAAGGCTGTGAAAGAGCCCTATCCTGACCGCTAGACTATATCGGATCCTATGCTGGTTTTGGAAAGACCAGCCGAACTTTTACTAGGAATGGGATTCGAACCCATGCGTTTTGCAACAGCAGATCTTAAGCCTGCCTCCTTAACCAACTCGGACATCCTAGTTATCTGCTTTCGCACGAGGCGCTACTGGGGATCGAACCCAGGTTAAGAGGTTTCTGCCTTGTTCAAAGCCTCCTGTCCTGACCACTAGACTATAGCGCCGCCGCCCCGCAGGGCACCATACCCTAAGCCCCCAGCTCGAATCAATTTTTGGTTTTTTCGCCGAAAAATTGACGTTGTAAAATGACAGAGGATTTGCACAGATGACACCATCCCCCCTTCGCTATCCAGGAGGAAAAACGCGGGCAATTAAGATTCTTGAGCCTCTCGTCAAACAACGTTTTCCAACACAAAAAATGATCATCTCTCCTTTTCTGGGCGGGGGATCGTTTGAGCTTCACATGCTGGGGCTCGGGTACAAACTGAATACGAATGATCTCTTTAAGCCTCTGTACACATTTTGGCTCATGTGTATGCAGCAGCCTGCTGAATTGCAGACACTTATAAAAACATATATGCCTATGACTAAAGAGAAATTTCTTCAGATTCGTACTAGCATTGTTACAGATACAGTACCGCTGAGCATAGCTGCCAAGTATTTTGTAATTAATCGCTCTTCCTTTAGTGGATCTACCTTCTGTGGAGGCTATTCTGCCGAGTCTGGTGAAAAACGATTCACGGAAAATTCGGTACGAAAAATCGGAGCTCTAGATCTGTCTGGACTGACTCTGGAAAATAAGGACTGTCTTGACTTCATTCGGTCGCATCCTCAGACAGCCGACACAATGTTGTTTCTAGATCCTCCTTATTACATTAGCACATACATCTATGGGCGAGATGGTGATATGCACGAGGGATTTAATCATGCTGCTCTAGTTGATCTCTTGAAGGAGCGTACTGACTGGATTCTTTGTTATAATGATTGTCCATATATCAGAGAACTTTACAAGGGTTACAAAATAGATACAGTATCTTGGGCGTATGGTATGAATTCCACCAAAAAATCTTCTGAGATTCTTATCTTTCCCAACTAAGACGAGCAAGAGTAGGTGGAAACGGTCCATTCATGAGGCAGAACGGCGAGGCGGGCAGAGTTTTTTTATTGTAGTTTAGAGCCGCCATCACAGTTCCAGGTACAGGACCATGATGACGCTTACAGCGAATGCGGAGACGGGTTGTACAGGAGAAGAGTGGAACTCCGAAGTTGCAGGGATCTCTACCTGTATGGTACAGACCCCTCCCCTCGATCTGAATATAGTGTGTTCCCTTCTGCTTATAAAAGTCAGCAACAGTTGTTGCGGCAGCGTCTATGTAGATATCGCGGAAGGAGGCGGCTTCCTTCTCCCATGTTTCTTTCGTGCGGTCACCTCTGATAAAGGAGGGGATGCGTCCCTCCCAGAGGACGAAGTTGGGTGGGAGAAGTGCCTTGTGAATCTTCGTGCGATCATCATCTGGAAGTTGCAGCGAGCCATTGATGAGAGAAAACTTTCTCTGCCCACCCTCTGAGGCATTGAGTGTCTTTGCCTCTAGACCGTATGAAGCACCCCGAAAGCGAAAGGGAACATCGATGCCCTCATCTGCGCCAGCCGAGACGGCGTCAAAGGCACAGAGACACTCGCCGTTCTCAACGTCATACGTGCGCTTGAGAGCTTCCAAGAGACCTCCTTCGAATTGCATACCCGATTTGAATGAATTGGCTCCTCGCTTAATCATTTTGTCTGCCTTACTGTATGTAAAAATATGTTCAAATTTACTTGGAGGTCAAGCTGAGAAGAAAGGGCGCTTGTCTTCTGGTATTGTACGTATGAAAGCTAAGATTCATCCACCGATTTCCCATACAGGTTATATATGTGTTTGTTTCATAGAATCCGTTTTTCTTATACCAGGCAATTACGTGATCACTTGGGACCGGTACAAGAATAAGCGAACTATGCTTGGCAATACAGTTTCTCAGAACTGAGTGTAAGAGTTGAGTCCCCAATTTATATTTTTGGTAGTAGGGGCATATTGCAATGAAGTTGAGTTTTCTCTGGTAATCAACCAGGGCAAACCCCACGAGCTCATTGTAGTGTGTATACATTCCCAGGCTTTCATCTCTGATTCTTGTTTTCCAAGCAAGGGCGAAATCAGAGAATTCACTGTAATCAAATACGTCAAGAAAGATTTCTTTTGCTGTTCGGTAATCAAGAAAGCCCAGCGGCTTCACTTTGTACTTCATGGTTTCTACTCATTGAACAGTTTTTGCCTTCCTTTGGCGCCATTTGTCAATTTTAATATTTACAGTAAAAATTTTATCTTTTGTTTAGTTTTTCTATTGTGAGAGTTTTCTTACCACGCGCTATTATCGACAGGTGGCTTATAATTCTTAGGTGGCTCCCGCCCACTCTGCAGAAGTGCAGCATTACATGCCAGATGTACTGCCTTCTGCAACCACTCACGGTCCTTATTTCTCTTGTACTCATTTGTAATATAGCGGAGAGCATTTAGCTCCTGAATCGTGATCTCCTGCAGAGTCATAAAGTTCTTCAACTTTGTCTCCACCTGGGAGATTTGGATCCGACAAAGAGTCAGTTCACTGTAGGCTTCCTTGAGCTTATTCTTGGTCTGGACACGACCGCCGCCCTCCTTCGCGGGTTTTGCCAGCTCTGCCTGCAGCTCGGGGATTCGCTTCTCGAGAGCCTTCTGCTCCTTCACGAGTTCAGCCAGATCGAGGCGACTCTGTGTCACGTCATAATCATAAAGCGTCTCGTTACTTTTGAATGGCAGGTTCTTCCAGCCACTTGCCTCATCAGAGAGAATCATCTCGACTGTAGGCTGATGAAAGCCAGTTGGTTGAGTTGCAGCGATCTGCTCCTCGAGAGAAATAGTCTTCATTTCGAAAGGCATCTTGTTTCAGGGGTACTCATTACTCGAGCGAGGACCTCATCAATTTTACAGGTTGCATAAAAAAGTTTTTCTTGTGGTTGTGGTTTTGGTTGTGGTTTTGGTTGTGGTTTTGGTTGTTCTGGTTTAAACAGTCATGGGATCGGCAACAGTCGTGGGATCGGCAACAGTCGTCTCCGCTACTGGAGCCTTCTTTGCCTTGCGGCAGGTGAAGCAGCGCTTGGGCGGGGACCACTTGTTTGCTGCAAACTGCTTCTGCGAGCCAACGCTAAAGATGAAGGAGGACTTGCAGTCTGCACAGCAGAGATCTATCGGCTGCGGCTGCGTCTCCTTCTTCAGCTGGAGGCAAGGGGGACAGCGCTTGCGTGGCTGCATACCCTCTGCAAGGAAGAGCTCCTCCTCCTTCTGAGCAAAGAAGAACTCAGTTGAGCAGTCGCAACAAACGATGTTGCGACCCGCAGGCGGCAGCGGCACATACTCAGCCTCTGGCTCGTAACGCTTGATCTTCATCTTCTTATCACGCTTCTTCTGCTCAAGCTCCTCCTGGTGCATCTTTGCTGCCACGATATCGGCAGCTGCCTTCTCAGCAGCATCCCGCTGAGCAATGATCTTCTTTAGCTGTGCCTTAATGGTGACATCATTGGGGCTCTGCTGGAGCTTCTCCTCCAGCGTGACGATGAGCTGCTTAATTGCGAAACTGGACATCTTCTTAGTGTGCGTGATAAGTGGAGCAGTGAAACATAAGGCTCAATTTTACCAGTCTTCTCACGAAAAAAATTTTGTCTTTTGTTTTGTTTTTTGTTTTTTTTTATTTGGTTTTTGTTTTTTACTCGAACTCAGGCTCAGGGACAGAGGCATCAATGGTCTTCTTCACAGGGTCATACATGCCAAGCCAGGCACCAACGCCATCAGGTGTGTAGGCACGCACATGGTTCAGCCCATTGCGGTAGACGATGCGGCTGCTATTGGGCAGCTGCTGCTTCGTGAACGTCTCGTCATCGATATCATCATCACTGACAATGACAGAGGACGGCGCACTCGCAGGCAGAGGGATGGCAGCAGCATTCGTTGCCTTCGCGGTCGCCTTCTTGGCATCACGAGTCGCCTTCGCCTTAGCCGCCCGACGGAGGCGTTCCTCATCTGAGAGCTTCACGCCCTTGGGCGGACCCCGCTTCTTGACAGAGGATGTGGCACTCTCGGCATCAGAGGCAGCCTCCACACGAGCAGACACAGCCTCCACAGGAGCAGACGCAGCCTCCACAGGAGCAGACACAGCCTCCACAGGAGCAGACGCCGCCTCTGCAGAAGCGGCAGCGAGCTTCTTCGCCTCCCGCCCTGCCTTCATCTTGGCAACGCGCTCTGCCTTCTGCTCCTCCGTCATATCTGCCCAGGGATTCTTCTTCACCTTCTTCTCCACAGGCGCAGCATCAGAGGGCTCAGAGACCACAGAGGAGCCAGAGCTCACTGTCTTCTTTGCCTTGAGCTCTGCCTTCTTCGCCTTCTGCTCTGCCTGCTTGGCAGCAATGGCAGGGTCAGCGAGACCACGGAGACGGGCAGCCTCTGCCAGAGCATCACGGTAGATAGGCTCCTTCCCCGTCTGAGGATGACGCCAACCATCTACCTTCATCTGGGCAAGCGTCTCGTGAACCTGCTTGTTCCAGGCGAGAACACCTGCCGAGAGCTCTCGCTTCGGCTTATCCTCCTTGGGCTCAGACGGCTGCATCTTGGCACCACTGAGCTCATTGCGGATAGTAGCGATCTGGCTCTCAAGCTGCTGGAGAGCCGAGAGGAGGCGCTTCTGCTGGTTGCTCGAGATAGAAGACATTTTCGATATCTTGCTACTTTGTTGAGGGGACTGATCAATAGGTCAGTCGTTATTTCAATTTTTTTTTCAATTTGAATGCCCTGTTGATATCGTGATTGACTGACATAGCCGCGCAAATCAATTTGCAGATAAAATTGAAATACACGCGAGAGCACTCAAGAGATGCATAAGATGAGGGGGCGACGCATAAATTCAATTTGATAAAAAAATTGAATTGCGCGGCTACCTCAGTCGTCGTTATCCCCTGGCGGGGTTCTACGAAAGTAGCCGTCCAGGCGCCGATGCGTAGCGGCGATAGCCGAAAGGCACTGCGGACGCCGAAAGCCCTATTAGAGAGTTGCACCAGAGATGACACACGCGAGATGGTCCTGGATGATATACCCAGTAGTGCTTCGGTGGTGTGAAAGCACCTAGACCCACGGAGGGTCCTTCTTTTTTATGTGTTTCTGTTGGGCAGCTAAGTCGGTCAAGTAGTGTAAAATTGAGCTAGTTAACTGAGAAAAACCTTTAACTAAGTAAAGATGTCTTACGCAACCAATCCTGTCGTTACTACTTACCTCGTGAACGCCCTTCTGCCTCAGGCTCCAATGCCACAGGCTCCAATGCCGCAGGCTCCTCAACCTGTAGCAGACGTCATCCGAGCACCTCCGCACCACTACAGCTTCTGGTCAGCCACCCGAGCACGCCGGTTCGCTCGGAAGATACACGGTAACCCCAAGCACCGAGGCACCTACGACCATAATATTCGTCTGATTGCCAGACAGACACATCCTGGTGTAGATGTGCGTCTGTTTATGCAGAAGGTTAATCCAGTACTCTGGTGCCTCAAGATGGGCTGGTCGAAATGGCAGATGGAGAAGCTCATTATTCCTAGAGACCTCCATGAGCTCTGGCAGCGCTGTGCCTACTCTAGCTGTGAGCACTGCCGTGAGCTCGTGCACAAGCACAGTGGTATGCACTTCTACTGGAACTACCCTACTACCTCGAACCCTGTGAAGACCTGCGCGTAAACCGATACAAAGAACAAAAACAAATAAAAACCTTCTTTTTTAGTCAGATGCCCTGCCCCTATGCAAATGCCCTGGGAGTTCCTGGTGAAGGAGTTCATTCAAAGCGTATCTTCGGGCTCGCTCTCTTTGATACAGTCGCAACCATTATACTAGCGATTCTTTTTGCATGGGTATTTCAGATCCCTATCTGGAAATCACTTGTCTTCTGGTTTGTTCTCGGTGAAGTCCTCCACTATGTCTTCGGAACACAGACTGCATTCTTAAAAGCCCTAGGGCTCGCACCCCAGTGTATGTAAAATTGAACATACATACTTACTCTTTATAAGTGTGAATCAAAATGAATCCTCTTCAGAAACAGTTTCTTCGCTTCGCTCTTGCCACGTTTAAGAGCCTCCCTAAGGATAAGCGCATCGTCGTCGAGCAGAGCCTTGATGAGATGTATGTAAAGCTGACAGTTATCCCGATACAGAAGGCATTCAGGGAGAAGTATCCGCCCCATGATACTTCTCGTCAGTTCTGCCCGAATCCCCTCGATTGCCACTTTGAATATGGAAAGACACCGTATCTGCAGGATGGCTACTGTCCCATCTGTGATGATAGTTGCTTTTGTCACTACTGTGGTAAGGTTATCGCAGGTACGGCAAACTGGGATCTAGTTGGCTCAGCCTTTCAGCACCTCTGCTCGATCTGTAGACGGGAGGAGGAGCTTGAGGATTATAAGAATGAGCGGGCAATGCGTTGATAGCTTCAGTAAAATTGAAATGTGATGTTGTTGTTGTATGAGGTACCACAAGAACAATACAAAAATGGACTCTGATAAACAGCCGCAAACAAAGAAACAGGGACACAAGAGTGCGAAGGAGAAGCGCGAGGGTGCAGATCGCCTGGGCTCAGGCAAGGGTGCCCGTGCTATTGAGGCTAACCAGGAGAAACGCAAGGCAAAGAAGAACCATTCTAATTAAAAAAGACCTAACTTCTCTTTTCCCCAAACAAGACTATCAAGTATAACTTTTTCAGAGAGCGGAACTTTGTAGCCACGCACATCGAAGACAGAGCCTTTAAAGAGCTCATTTTTATTTTCGTACTGGCTCGTCTCATTCGTCCAGTTGCTTTTTCCTATGTAATTATTGCTTGTTGTAGATGCTTGAGGCAACCACCCAGAGGCTTCGACCTTTACCTTCTCCCCATCAATATAAACAGCAATGTCAGGACGGAAGCTATCTGTGCTGGTCGCCGTTACACAGATATGCGTCCATTTCTTTCTAGGCAGAATACCAGGTATCACGATGCGCATTTTTCGCTGCTGGTGATCCCAGATCTCATACAAGAAGGTCGCCTTCTCAGCCGCCATTGAATATTTTACAAGATCATTGACACGAGACGGCGGTAGCTTTCGTGGCTCTAACTCAAATCCTTCTGAGCTGTATTCGTCAACGTTCGCCTTAGAGTTAAGCATCGCCAGCTGCGGCGTAGTCTCTTTCACAGGTTGCGCACCCGATTTTCCAGTCGGTACCGTACTCTCTTCACCACACAGAAGTGGAGGGCGTATGTCCCCTGCTGTAAATACATTAGGATCACCCTTTCCAACGATACCTAAGACTACATTGTCACGTCCCGCTCCATTACCAAAGTCTAGAATATGCGTATTGTTCGTGAATTCATCAAAATAGACCCAGAGCATGATCGCCCGCAGACTACGCATCTTCACCTTATCTCCAAGTTCCAAGTCAAGATTATCACCCAGACGGAGGAAATGATCCACGCCGTTGAAGGAAAGACCCCGTGTAACAGGCGGGTTCGCTGGGCTTTCCTCGATCTCTAGACCACCATTCGTATATGTCTTCACATTATTAACGTAGTCTAGCATATCGTCACGAAAGCGGAGCCAGAACAGGCAGCCGCTATAAAATGTGAGCAGGGTCTGTGTTTGCTGAGGCGGATTCGGATCAACACGAAGTGCATGATCAAACTCATTGTCTAAGGGACGATTGCAGAACGTCTGGTAAGATCCATCCTTGTCCTTAAGAATACGACAATAGGCGCCCTTATTCATGTAATCATCACGACTCATGCGAAAGCCCGCCTTTGTAGACTGTGTTCTGTATTTTACCGATGATAGATTATCTGTTCCAGCAAGAGCACAGGCAAAGAAAGAATCTCCTGTCGATTCCTCCTGGACCATCCGACAAAAATCTTGTGAAACACCATATCCCTGCACATCAGAATATCCACGAAAGTATCGAGCATCCTGGTTGTAACCACTTTCTTCTTCATCTATACCCACATCTCCACGTTTCGGTACGAATTGTGAAAAGTAACCAGGTGCTGATGCACTGATGAGTGATTCAAATCCTTCCCGGATTACAGTTGGGTAGAGCAGTTCGCCTGCTGCAAAAAAGAATATGATTAAAAGCACAATGAGTAAACTTATTGTCATGATGACTTCTCCTTAATCTATGAGGGGACTCTTTTCTTCATTTGTCTTTTATTCGCTGCTCTTAGAAAGAGATGAGTGAACAGTTAGGAGGTGAAATCGTAGGCGTCGGCTCTTATGGCTGTGTTTTTGACAAACCACTCAAGTGTGCCGGTAAAAAGAAGATTGCTCCTAAGAACAAGATTAGTAAAATAACCATGGATTTTGATGCTGAACAGGAAGTTTCTATTGCCAATATTCTGAGGAAACGACCTCTTTGGCAGAATTTTTTTGTGTTGGCAGATCCGGAATCATGTAAACTTGCGCCCATTCAACAACAGAGAGAAAAGGATCTTGATCAGTGCGAGCCTGTTTTCAGAGAGGAGTCTCCCATTCCATATTCAGAGATGACTCAAATCTTTTTTCCATGGGGTGGGCGGGCATTTGGTAATGTCTTCTACTCAACGAACATACATCCTACGAAGTTTGACTTTTACAGATTTATGGTACACATGCTCCAAGCTATAGGCACTATGACACTGGGAGGAGTATGTCACTTTGATCTGCATCCTGGTAATATCTTGATTGATCAAAATGGCGTCGGTCGCCTCATTGACTTTGGAATGGCATTCAACGGAACAAAAATCGTAGAGAAAACTCTCGATAATCGCTGGAAACAATTATCGTTTGGTGATGCCAAAAAGGCGGCTCATTGGATTTCTAATCAGGAGGCGCCCGAGATAACAGTCATGAATGCTATAAACCACGGTTATACTGTTCATGATGCAATACAAAATGTTATCTACGGTAAAAATATTTTCAAAGACCTGGCGTCACCGCTGTTTGGGATTCCTCTTTCCATGTCACGCAAGAAGTTGGAGGACTTTTGGGAGACCAGCCAATCTGCCACTAAAGGGAATTGGGTCGCCTTCTGGAAAAGTTATTGGGTAGGTTATGATAGTTGGGCACTCGGTACAATTCTACTCACGGTACTGATGAAACAACTGACATTCAAGTCATTTACAGAGAGCTCGGCGTGGAAAAATAAGCGCGTTCCTATTTTAACGGTGATTCGAGGACTGTTAGAACCGAGCCCGCGGGACCGTATCGATGCGATTGAGGCTCTTGCCTTGCTGGACCCTAGCAATGCCTGGTTGGCTAGATTCGGCGGCGTCGTCTGGTTAGAGAAGAAGGAGAAGCAGCGCGCCGAGCTTTTGAAGAAGACCTAGTCTTCTTGTAACCCCCCACTTTCAAATGCAAATGGCGCATTCTTGGAACACAGAGGTAGCTACAAAAGACATTATAATCTAGACGTCCTTCTTTATCACTGCGATTTGCCAAACGCGGGTCATATATGGGTAGTCCAGATTGATCCTTATTCGTCACTTTCATTCCACCTGGTTTATGAGACCAGAATCCATTTGAGTCTTGCCGATAAAAATGATAATCTTCATCGGGATCGACGACAATTGCTATCTTAGATGTCTGCGCAGGACATTTTTCTGTAAATGTAGCCATTTTTATACTAGGGTTATCACCCAGAATACGGACAATCATTTCAGAACATGTTTTCAAACGGTCCGACTTGAATCCTGGTTGACCCGCAGCACTCCCAGGCTGATGATAAGGTACATCGCAATCTTTTGATTTCAGACATGCCTCTATCTGTTTAGGGTCATGTACATTCATGGCATATGAAAAACAATTGTGAGTTTCCCTGATTTCGGTCTTTGTATTCCAGCGCTCGGGCTCATACCTTGGCTCTGATCCTGTCAGAGGTGACTTTCGCGGGCAGTATAAACGATGTACATAGCAAAATGCACTATTCTGCATTGGTGGTCTCAGACAAGATAATTGACATTGGCAGATGTCCTTGTGCTGCTTTTGGGCTTTTGATTTCTGTTTCTGTTTCTGTGTCCCGTTGTTGGGCATTCTCCTCTATTGATGTTAGTGATTTCTTTTGTAAGAGTTCTCTAATAAGTTCAGCGGGCAGACTTTGTAGGGTATCAAGTATCGGTTTGAGGGGGGTGGGTGGTATGAGTGAGTCTAAGTTTTTTTCCTTGGGAACCGCTTCTGCTTCAGAATTACATGTATTTTGCACTACTGTTGTTACAGAGGGAGCCGCTGTCGTGTGCGACTCGGTCAACTTATAGTATTCTTCTTCAATTTGTTTCATCTTAATCTTCTCAACCGAGTGACAGAAAAAGATAAATTGATTATCGTGTGTGGATTTTTCCTCGGGAGTATAAAAACCACTATATTTTCCGCTGAGTTCAAGATACTGCCATCCCTCACTTCTCAAATGTTCATAGGTTGTATGTAAAAAATAATATTTCTTATCAATTTTGAACATGTTTACCACACCATTTGAGGTAGTTACAAGGAGAGAAATTACCCATGTCGCCCAATAGATTTCAATCGACGTGTTGCCTGCTCCAGGTGATGATCCCGTGTATTGTATTGAGAGAAGAGCGGGGACAATGAGTGAGCCTACTGTGACAATAAAACGCGAGACATTGAAATAAATCGAAAGGAGATAGCAGCGGCGCTTCATACTTGCCAGAACATTAATATATCTTTGTTCCAAAATACTTTGTTGAAGCGGGGTTAAATTAACGTTTCGCAGAGCAAGTTTGAAAGATGTATCACGTTTCCACATATATAAGGGGGACAAAAATTTGACCGGTCGCAATGTCCATGGTGCATCACACCATGGATCACACCGTCACCGTCTACTCGAAAATATTTCTAGATTCATATGACCCAAACGATTGGTCAAATGCCACAGTTGATCGTTCTCTGTGGGAGGACATTCACCGTCTTCAGACACCCCTGTTTTATGGGGCGGGCGGCACGCTCCCCGCGGATTCCACTCATCGCTATTTTATGCAGATTGGTTCTATGGAGGAAGGCTGCGTTGTCGCCATCGGGAATCCTGTCATGAATTCAAATACAGGGGATAAGGCGGTCTATCTTCCGCAATGGATGATAGAACGACATGGGCTCCTGGGAGAGGGCGAAGTGAGAGAGATACAGATTTTGACCGAAGAGGCATTCCCTCAAGCCACGAAGATTGTTCTTCGCGCTGTAGATAGTGCCTTTTATAATTCTGATGTAAAGAAGGAGCTCGAGGAGGCTCTTACACGGATTGGGGTGATTAAGAAGGGACAACTTCTCCACGTACCCATTCAGGCGCTGGGCGATTTTATCGTGGACATTTATGTAAGTGAATTGGAACCTGCGAATATTGTCTTGTGTGAGGGAGAAGAGGTCGCGGTTGAATTTGAGGAGCCTGTCGATGCCTTCGAATCAAGGAATGCAGAAACAAATGCTAACTCTCCATATTCAGTGCATACCTTGGAGGCGATCAGGACCCCTACCCCCGTGCCTGACGAAATGGTGCCAATGATACTTCCAGTACCAGTCGCACTTCCATTTTCAACCTCAACGGGAAATGTTCTTGGATCTGATCCCAGCGCGATTCCCGAGTGGAGACGAGGACTTGCGCCGCCGCGGCGATGAGGAATATAAGCGCAACCTGTGCCATCTGGTGAATTGCTACTATAGATCATCTTCCATAAAATGTTTGAGTCGCTTAAAATACTTTTTTGTATACTTAAGAATGGCATCACAGGAAGCGATTGACATGGGCGCAGCAGTCATCTGTAGACAAATTGAAGATTCTCTGCAAATGAAGAGAGGCTGTCTTATCGGACGTAATGGGACAATTGAATTGTCGGCGCTTTTATATTATAAAAAATACGGAAGATTCAATATCGATCATCTGCTTACCTTGGAACGAAATGCAGGTGTTTTTCCTTTAGAGACGCAGGCACTGAAAGAATGGGCAGAGGAATATTTTGAAGCGAATAAGATCTGTAAGATTATTGCGGCAGGCTGGTACAAACCTCTTGAAAAACAGGAATTCGAATTATTAGAAAAGGAAAATAAAGGAGGGTATGCTTGTGTTCCTCTTCGGAGTCTGGAGCCCTATTATGTTGAGAAGGAGAAACGTTGGACAAATCTTTTAGCCGGTCGACGAGTCTGTGTCGTCAGTTCATTTACGGATACTATACAAAAGCAACTGGAACAGCGTCATATGGTATGGGGTAAGGATGCCGAAAGTTTGTTACCAACAACAGCGTCCTTTTCTTTTGTAAAGACAGGCTATGCGCCCGCTTTAGCAAATGGACGGGCAGAATGGAGCATGTGCTCTAGCTGGAAGAAGGCGGTCGATCAAATGGAAGCTGCGGTTCTCAGAAACGACGCGGAGATTATTTTAATTGGATGTGGTGGTCTAGGATTTCCTCTAGCACAACGACTCAAGAAAGCAGGCAAGATAGCCATTGTTCTCGGTGGTGCAATTCAAGTTCTCTTCGGAATAAGGGGGGAACGATGGAAAAATCACTCTGTAATTTCGGGGTTTTGGAACGATCACTGGGTGTATCCTACCGAGGATGAAACACCCAGAGGTGCACGTGGGGTAGAAAATGCCTGTTATTGGAAATCATAAGGTAAAATTGAACCTTGGTATACCTGAAACGTATGCAAATTCGCAACAAATAAGAATGGTACTCCTTTCTGAAGTTCACACACAATACCCATGGAGTTTTGTTCCCAACGTGCAGAAGGCGCTCTGGGACAAGGAGATTTTAACACAAGAAGTGGAGGACGATTCAACCACGTGGCGCATTCCGATTCTGCCCTGTCTTTCTGGATTCGCCTACGTAGGATTTAAGGTAAATACCTTTCAACACGACAATGTAGAAATCACGTCTGCCAGAACTGCTCAGGGAGCAGAGAATAAGCACCTCTTTGGTGAGGATGATGTGATTCAAATTCACAAGTATCCTTCTGGATATATTCCACTTAATTTCCCCATTGTATCACGTCTGTGTCATTTGAACGAAGACGAGATTCATTTGATTCTTACCTTTAACACGCCAGTGGCAGGCAACGTTGAACTTCTTGCTCAGAAGTTTGATGATCTTCCTGAAGATGATTTCAGGACGAAGTACTATTATACATTTAATGATCAAAACGGTATGTTGCTAAAGACAGAACAGTACATTTCATTCATGAAGTGTGACCGAATTTCCGCCATTAACTTTTATCCTTCCGCTGTTCGTCTTTATCGACTAAATCTAGACCAAAATGCACTGTAAACACCCTTCATCGTCTTATTCAAAAAACGCTGAGATGAATGACTTAGATCTTCGAAGATCGTCTCAACCGTGGGACGCGGTGTCTCAGATGGACGTATGATGCGCCGCGTTGAACGCCGCGCACCTCCCTTGCGATTTCTTGTTGCCGAATTGCGCTGGAATAAGGCAGCTGCATTACGCACGGTTGTATGATGCTCGGCAGGAAATGAGCCCGATTTTCCAATATTATCGAACATTTTTTTGAAAAGAGGAGGGCGCTCAAAAATAAATGCGCGCCGCACAGGAGCTGTCTTTGGTAGGATTGTTTCTTGCTGCATAAATTTCTCAGGAAAAAAAGATCTGAAAAGAACTCTATATTTAGACGCAAAGGAAAGTTGCTGGGGTGTTTCAAGAGGAAGTAAGAGTTGTGAATATGGACCTGCGCCTCTGAGTGTTTCTCTCCGTGCGAAGGTGTCCAAAACATAGAATCCTGTACGACTATCGAATCGCATCTTGGTCAAACCGAGATCTGGTATATCAAGCCCAACAGTCTGTAAGTTATTCATGAAGGTTTCTACATTCGCCTCGATAGCTGCCCGCACAGAATCATCGGCATTTTTTACAGAATCTCCAGGCAGTTCTGACGCCTGGAAATTGCCATTAATTCCGTCCAAGATGCCCGCGCTCGTTATAGACGCACAAGGTAAAAATGCGAAGTTATCTGAAAGGCTCTGGATTTGCTCAATGACGTCCTCCTCGTTGGCGGCATCTGTCATTACAGTTTCCGTATTCTTTTTTAGCCACGGGTGCAGAACTATTTCAGGAATTCCGCGATGGCGACGACGATCTGCATACATAAAAGATAAAATCTCGGCAAGTTTTCCTGGGCGACGAGTATTTAATTCCAGCAAGTACTTACTCAAGGTACTGTCTTTTGTCGTGAGTGTCTTCTGATTATAGCTGTCAAGGGCATCGTAATCCGCAATCGCCATCCAGCCATGCAGATTAGGGTAGATAGGGTTGATACAATTGTCCCATGATTTCACTTCACGCCGCCGCTCCAATTCGACAGCCGCTTCTTCTTCTCTCTTCTTAAAGATCGCCTCCGCTTCTTCAGGCGTAATTTCACGGCTCAGGACCTTCTCATCAAGATCCTCATCCTGTGGTTTTATAGCGCACTCATAATCAAACCGACTACATCTCTGAATCGGCGCCGTGCCATCCAGAGCCTTAATATCTCCACCGCGAAACATCGGCGACGGTGAGATTAAGCAAACGATACGGAGTGTTTTGCGAGTGACATACACGTTGATAGCGTTAAAACGCTTACCAACTGTGTGAGCTCCAAAGGGAATATAGGGAAACGGATAAAAAAACACATTGTGAACAGGCGTCATGCAAAAAGAATCTCCAACGGGGTCTCCCAAGAAATCCCGTACAAAGGAGCGCGTATCATCTCCTTTGGCAATGTCGGGCAGTCGGATACCACGAAAGAGTAGAGTACCTGCAGGTATATCAACAAAAGGTAAATCAATCTCTTTATCTAATCCCGAGGCTGTCTTATACGGTATTTTTTGTGTAGTCACTGCCGGTTCCATCTATCCTATCATGTGATTTTTTTGCCTTTCTTTATCCGATCTCTTAGTAAGGGCACCACAAATGCGCATACAATTTTGCAGTGATTTACATCTCAACGCATATCCATATTCTAGAAAAGATGAATACGAGGAATTTGACGCTATTTTAAAGCCTGCGGCAAAAGCTCTTGTATTATGCGGTGATCTTGGTACTGTAGGTAGTCAACTCTTGGGCAGCTTTTTCCGTTGGGCACACAATAAATGGGAAATAATCTTCTGGATTCCTGGGTTTCATGAATGTATGGATAGTTTGGGTAGCGAGATTGCCTTTCCAAGACGCCTTGACGAGATGCGCAAATCAGTTGCCGAGTATCCAAATATTCATGTAGCCTACAGAGAACGATTTTTTACTGACGACGGCTTTCTCTTTTTAGCTTGTTCCTTTTGGACTCGCATTGTTGATCCAATCGTTGATAGACAGCAACCGATGATAAATATAGAACATGAAAAAGATCTTACATGGTTAAGATCACAAATTCAGGTGGCAAGTCAACCGATCATCGTGGCAACCTATATTGCTCCGACTTACCAGCTCATAGATGATGGGTGGAAACAGACAGCTGAAGAGGTTTTCTTTGCTGCCGACACTGAGATTTTAATTAAACCGCCTGTCGTAGCCTGGATTTCCGGATATATTCATAAAGCTCTGCAACTCAAGAGAGAATGGTTTGGTTCCTATATCTTGCTTGTTACGAATGCGCGTGGATATCCTGGAGAAGTCACAGGGTATCGCAACGATGCTGTTCTGCGTTTGGTATCTACGAAGTAAGCCTGGCAATATTATTCTCGAATCCTTGTATGGATCGTATGAAATTTGCAGATTGGTGGAAAGCAATCGGTCGTCTATCTTTAATGTAAAACATTGCATCTTCATGTTTCATTCCTGTTACAACCATTAAGAACATGGCGACGACGGCGGCGCTTCTTTGCATGCCTGCGGCGCAGTGGACTAAGATTGTATGCCCCTGTTTATATTCCAAAAGCAGTTTGTAAATGGTTTCAAATGACCAAAGTTCCATATTTCTAATTTCTTCTTCCTCCAGGTTATCGTCTATAGGCACACGATAACGACGGCGCATCGTGTGATGAAAAGGGAGATCTTTTGTACAATTAAAAATTGTTTGAATTCCATGTTGTCGGAGGAAGTTTTCATCCATTGAAGCATGCTTATTTCCTAACCACAACCGTGGAACTATAAGATCAGCCTGATTAAATGGTGGCAATGTTGAATTCGGCATTGTATCTCAGCCGCGACCTTGTTTTTAAACATAAAAAAAATTGGCTTCACTTTCCACACTGAGGACTGGCACCTTAGCAAAATGTTGACTCGACATTTCTATCGCGATGATGAAGTGGTAACGGCACTTCTCTGGTGCATTCATAAGAGACGGGTGGAAGAAGGACTATTTTGGCTACAAGAACTCTTGGATTCTGAACTCTATGACGATGTCTTCCAGCTTTTATTTCTGGGATGGCTCTGGAGTTTCGGATGTACACAAATAGATTGGTTTGATGCCTTCTATGCGGTCTATAAGAAGGATAATGCCGATGAGGAAGAGATCGTGAATCTGTTCTATTCCTTGATTCGTCTACCTTCAGAGAAACGAGATGTGAGTGTTCTGGCGCTGCTTGTACTGGGTGTTGGTGCAGATCTCGAGCCGCTGCCTTTGACACCGCGGGCAGATAAGATCGCCGCGGGTTACCATGATACACTGCGGGCAGCGTTCATTCGGTACGCAGCACTGGGTAAGGCGAAGTCTGCCTTTGTCATTGCGGTGCAACTTTATTTGACAGACGCCGCGGGAGCATGGGGCTTCCTTGTAGAGCGTGGTGTCACAACCTCCCTGAAATTCATGGCAGAGGGGTTAGAGGACACTGACCTGAAATTAGGTTGCCTAGCCTGTGCGGTGGGATTTCTCTGCATAAAGACAAAGCAAGCACCCATCAAGATTGTTGAGCTTGATCCTGGAACAGCCAAGAAGAGGCTTGAGTGGAAGCGCTTGGAGGGACGCCGGGCGCGGCGTGAGTATGAAATACCTGTCCTTTGCCTCGCTTGGATTACAGAACGAGGATCTGTCACGTATAAGAAGCACACACTAGGAGAACTCAGAAAGATCAACTTGGACACCCTGCGGTATCGCGCCTGCCCTTTCTGGCAAGAGGCGGTTGCCAAGGTCCAGGATGACAATGATGATGCTATTGAGACCTTTTGGGATACACATTTTCCTGATGACCGTCCCGATGAGTGGTCACTTGAAGATCAAAAGAAGAGTCATGGTCCTGGTCCCTTAGCCTTAGGTGAGGAGCGAGATTTGGTAAAGCATATGCGAAAGTGGTATGGAAGTTCAGGCAGTCTCATAGTCTGGGACTGCATGAAAGATATGCTGCGGGCATTTGATTCTACAAAGTGGTCAGACGGATATGCGGCACTCTATCAAAAGAAAAATCTTCTTCACAAGCGACCTGCTAAGCTGACCTTTAAGGTGGTGAAAATTGAGGGCAGTGATGTAGTATTTACAAAGTCAGTTACCCCCCTGCCTGTAAATAATGACGATGATACTTCAACCGATTAATATATGTTTCGTGGTGCCTCTACTATTACTATCTCTGGTCTTTATGGGTCCTCTCTATATTTCGGTAGTCTCTTTCGCTTTTGCGGTCTATATGATCTTAGTGTTCATGGAAATGGAGAAGGAATTGCAAAAAAATTATGAGCTCAACGATACAATCATGGCGCGATCGCGCACGAGAGTAGGTAAGCAGCGCAATATTTAATTGCGCCGAGTCCGATTACGACGCCTTTTATTCTTTTTTGTTTTTCTGTGATTGCGGCGACCCCCTTCCGGTTTATTTGGTTTATTTCCATTATTACCAGCCTCCTCCTCCCAACTTTCAGGTACAGTTCTACTTTGTTCTTTTTTTAAACGAGCAGCAATTACACTAGCAGCGTGTTCTTCGTCTTCTTCCTCGTTGGCGGCTGCAAAAACCGCTGGAGCAGCCGCTTCCTGTTTTTTAGAGGGAGCAGGAGCACTAGGAGAAGTACCCATAGGAATATTTACAAAATTTAATAATCCCATGACTGTCTGCATATGAGTATTAAGAATTGGTGGATTTATCGGTTTTGTAGCACCATATACACTTGTCTCTTGTGGTCTGTAACTTATATCTTTAAAATGTAGTATATTATTTCCATTTATACTAACGACAAAAGGTTCGAAGCGATAATATCTATAAGTTGGTTCTTTGGCTCCACTTTTGCCAAAAGTAGGAGGAGTATCTTCTATTTTAATATGAAAAGCACCCGCAGCACCTTCTTTATCTGCTTTTCCTCCTGTATGAAGTGTAATATGACACGTTTTTCCCTCTGGAGTCGTAAAATTTACAATAATCTGATAAATATCACTCCCCGAACTAACTTTGGTAAATGCATTTCTTTCTAATTCTTCCACTAAATTCTTCTTAATTTCAGCCGGAATAGGACGAGTGTTTGTATTATCTTTTGTTTTACTTCTCCATAAACTCCGTGCAGCACGATTTGCGTTTCTTACAGCTTCTGCCATTCTGGCTAATCTCCAGAAATTAAACCGCGGTCATCGCCTTCAGTTCCCGCAGTTCATGCGTAAATTTACAAAGTTCTGATGTAAAAAATGATATTTTATTGAGTCTTTTTACTTGTTCATTTGTATCTTCATATAAGGCGGTTGTCTCATGATATTCATAGCAATATCGTTTCCACAATTCGATTCTATTTGAATTTGAAACAGGGTTGGCATAGACAGTCCATTCATATAGATGTCCATCAAAAGGATACCCGTGATGAGAATGCTGTAATTCTATAAAATCTAATAAGAGTTCTTTATCGGTTTCGGAATATACACAATAATAGAGTGCCTTCAAATATAGTTTTTTGTGATTGAGAAGCGCAAATTTTTTTAGATTGTATTCTGAATACCGAAAAGACTCCAGCGTCCAATGCATATAACCTTGTATCAGAAGCTGCCTGTAAACACTCATGGTTTGTGACAGGGTAAACGGCAAATTGGTAATCAGATTTCTCGGACAGAGTGGCTCTGGAAATAGGTAATCATGGTGCTGCAAACGCGTACGAATGTCACCCATCAAGGTGTTAGCCTCAAACTGGTAAATACGTTTCTGAGCCCAGTCTGTAACACGAATGGGATTTTTAGGCGAATCGAATGTTACAGGATCAAGATCATTTGCAAAACGAAACTTATGCAAACGAATACGATTAAAAAATGATTTGAGGCAAAAACGCAAACGTTGATTCTTTTGAAAGAGATCGGCGGCGTCTGTATAAGGAAGAGCAAGTTGCTTCTTCTTTTTCTTTTCACCGAATTTTGTAAGAGGATACTCTTGAATTGCCCGGACCAAGGTCGATAAGGACGAGTGATTAAAATCAAAAAGGAATTCTAAGGGTCCACACTCTGAGCGAGGGAGAAGCCTCCATTGTTTGCTCATGCCAAGCGCAGTCTCTCTGTCTTTCCGCCTAACAATTCGTATGTTTGGTGTTTTTTTCATGGCATTTTTAATTCTATTTTTTTGTCTTTGCCGCTGGGTCACTATGGTTTTCGGCGCGGCGCCTATAGAAAACATCTAAATACTTATGTCTCTTCTATTTTAAATACTATAAGATTGCCTTCCGTTCGTTGTCCACATCGCTTAAATTCACTGTCATACAGGTCCTGTGTAAGACGATCATAAAATACATGTGAGCCATCATCTAACTTCACTCTGCGCAAGGAAGGCAAGGAAGAATGCTGTACTGTGGTTGTTCCAAAACTATGATGTGGACAGAATTCAGTTCCTGCATAGACGGGTTTCCGACATCTATGTGCCACCTTGTTTGTATAGGTAAGTTCCATACACTGCTCTGCCGCTGCCGCCTGCTCAACGATATGAAGCTTAATTTTGTCCTTGATGAGTTCGTTCCAAAGAAGTTTCTCTGGCTTGCCGACCTCCTCCGCGATTTCTTTCACGAGCTCTTTTGCCTTCGCCAGAAATATTGATTCCAAGCCTTCCCATAAGTCACGATTCACGGGATACGACATTTCGGTGAGTTCAGTACTGGTGGCGGAAAAATCAAATTTTACTCATAGAACTATAGTGTAGATGCCACATTGGGGACCCCTCCTGTGGACCCTTTTACATGCTCTGGCTGAAAAACTGGGTACACAAAAACCTGAACTACTCGCTACCGATGAAGCAAGAGAAATGGTGTTAATTTTGAGAGGGGTTGAACTGATCATGCCGTGCGAGAAATGTCGGCGGCATTATCATGAGTACCGGCTAAAGAATCCCTTTGAGGATTTTTCAAAGAAAAGAGGACAGGTTCTGCGTAAATTGGTTCGAGAATGGCTTTATGCGCTACATGAGGCGGTAAACGAGAGAAATGGCATCAAATCGCAGATTCTTTTGGAGAATCTTGAATCTATGTACAAACCTGTAAAGATTCAAGAGGCTTGGACTTCCTTGCATCGAGTCTTGGTTGAATCGGTGGTTGCAGGACTCGTGATCAGTGAAAATGTAAAATCCTTTGGTCGCCACCTCGGTTTACTCGTTACTGCAATTGCCTAAGCTAAGGACTGTAGACACACGTCATCGGTGGCTCATCTTTCATATTTTGCGGCAAAATTTTTTGCAGAATACCAAAGACATCCGCATCGCGCGCTCCGCACAGAGCAGCCAGATGATACCATCCATTAGCTATGGGCGCGACAATGAGAATACCGAGAGCAGTGCCCACGATCGTTTCGCAGCCCGTTGTCTGTCTCAGAACAATCAGCGCAACAAACAGGGCGAAGCTGATGAAAAACGCCGTGAGTGTCTGTGCCTTGCGATTTGCCACTTTTGCAGGATCGGCACCCTCTGTCGGGGGCTTATTGTAAAGTACCATGGCGTTCGTCATTAGGAAAACAAAAAAGAAGGTAATTTGCGCAGACCAGTGAGAAGGAGCGACGCCTATCATTCCACTGGCGCTTTGAATACTATCTGCCGACGGTACTAAATTACAATGTTTTGCAGCCTCAACACTAAACAGTGGATTTCCCTGAAAAAAGAACTCATGTAGCATATTTGCGACAAACACAACGAAGGGCACAAGAAGAATTTGCCCGAAAGAAAGCATCAAGAGTCCGAGATTCCCCAGACTCGCTGCCAAAAAGAGTATGATGCCAACTAAGACGAGCGGAAGCGACATGAATCCGCTGTAAAAAAGTCCTCTGATTTGTCTAACAAGAGTCATCTATCTTCTTGTTAAGAAGACACTTTTTGTGGGCAAACATAAATAGGTTTTTTTTCTGACGTGCGCTCTCTCAAGAGAGGGACACCGATCAGATTAATGGAGTCCTTTCCAAGAAGAAGCAGATTTTGCATGATAAGCAGACAGCCAAGAATACCGCCTGCAAGAAGTGAGAGGGTCGCTGGTCCGACGGTATCGCAGCCATTGTATAATCTGTAGGAGGTCATGGTGAGAAGAAAAAGAAAACTGGCAAATATAGCCAAGTAGTAACGTGCCGAATAGTCTGTACCCAGTTGTTCAAGTTCCTCCTTCAGTGTATAGAGGGAGGCAATCACATAGCTTGATGCCGTAGAAAGAAAGAAGATCGCGGGCGACGGAAAGGCAGATTTCAGGTCAGACGCCTTCAGCGTCGAGAATGTAGAAAGGCTGGGGCTCATGAAGCCTGATTTACATTTCGCATCAACGGGAACTAGTGTGGGTAACAAACGATTCTTGTCAAGAAATCCAAAGAGTCCTTGTAAAACGGCATTGAGCCCCGCAGTTTCCAAGAGTGTGGCAAAGAATACCGTCATTGAAAATGATTGCGTTGCAAGCGCTAAGATAGCTGAACCTATCAACAGAGAGTCGGGAAGCAACCGAAACTCTTCGTGAACGTTCGGCTTGATCGTATTACTCCAGAGATCGGTGATTGTCTTTGATGAAAAAAAGATTTTCGCCTTATCCTTAAAGGCACTTGTGTTTTTGGCATTTGTGTTTGTATTTGACATTGTGTCTCCTAACCGCACCTGCGAAATTTAGTAGCTCCAAGAAACTGTAAAGTGATTCTTTTTGGCGAACCACTCAATTGCCTTCTTAAAATCGTAGTGATCATCTTCTGTCCAGTCATACTCCTGAGCTCCATTTGGACCCATCTCATTACAGACATCAGCCCAGCCTGGAAATCGATCCAGAAAATTCTCCGCTGAGGTCATATATCCCTCATGCCCCTTGATATACAAATGAAAGACAGAGCCTCGCCGCTGCACCCACTTCCGATACTTATGAGGAACTTCAAAATCTGACGGCACATATGGCAGACGCTCGCAATTTGGTCCGTAGACAAAAGGCAAGCCCGTATGTTCATTAATTGAAAGATCAAGTGAAATTATAAGATCAAACCCCATTTTGTTCGTCTTAGCTGACAAGGCACCTTTATTTTCAATTTTATATTTCTTCTTAAAGGATCACCAACAAGTGTATCTAAATGGGTATTCCCTCCTTCTATAAACGATTATTAACAGTTCATAAAGGTCTTGTCACAAAAGAGCGTCCAGCGGTCGCGGCTTTATATCTTGATTTTAATTGTCTTATTTATTATTGCACAAGAAGACCTGGATTTTTGCCCTATGATGGTGCAAACCACGAGGTCTGGGAAAAGGCTCTCCTAGACGAAATTGTAAAATATGTCTCGCAACTTTGGAGAGAGGCGGGGCAGCCGCCAGAGGTTTTTCTTGCTGTTGATGGTGTTGTTCCTCTTGCAAAGATTAAACAACAGCGTCTTCGTCGTTTCAAGTCTGCATGGTTATCTGAGGAAGAGAGACGACTCGGAATTCGCGAGGGAATATCTTGGGATACCAATTGTATCACACCAGGGACTCTTTTCATGGAGCGCCTCGGTGTGAAGTTGAAGGAACTTTGTCAAAAGAGGGCGGGATGGTCTTCCAGTGGCGCGGATGAACCTGGCGAGGGTGAACAGAAGGCTATGGTCAAGCTTAGGCAAAAGCCAGCAGGATCGGCGGTTGCGATATATGGACTTGATGCAGATTTGATCCTACTTTCGCTACTGAACGGTCGCGCTCGCGATGTCTCTGTCTTTCTGATGCGTGAAGATACAGAGTTTGGCTTAACAGGCGAGTCGTATTCGTATTTATCGGTCGACATACTCGCGCGGTCTTTATGGAACGATTTTGAGGCACTGTCTTCAGATGGAAAAGCACATCGTATTCAAAACTACGTGGCAGGCATGAGTCTTCTTGGCAATGATTTTTTACCTCATAGCCTCTCCATAAAAGTGCGCGAAGATGGTCATGAAAAGTTGGCAAACGATCTTTTGGAACTTGAGCGGCTCGGATGTCAACTCTTAATTCAGCGAGATGGCTATCAAGAAGTGAGCCGTGAAACCCTATATTTTTTGTTTGAAAAATGGTCGAAGGAAGAAGAAAATCTTGTATGCCATTCAATAAAAAAGAAGTTTCAAATGAAAGGGCGAACTGCTCTTACAGACGCGGCGGCGGAGCTATCAGCACGCCCCCTAGAATGGTTAGTTGAACAGGAAGTCATCTCTATAAAAAAGGACGCAGATGGTAAAAACCAGTGGTCATTGCTGCCCTTATGGAAAGAGGTGTATCACGATAAATGGATGGCTACGCCAATTGACACCGCCTGTGCCTCTTATATTTATGGAATTCAATGGGTCTATGATTATTACACAGCCCAGAAGCCAGTTGATTTATTCTGGATGTATCTCTCTCTTTTGCCACCTCTCTGGTCTGATCTGTATGCGTTTCGCAATAAGGCGTGCGACTTTGCGATAAAAAACAGAGAACCATTAAAACCACAAGAGCAACTGGCACTTGTTCTACCTCTTTCAAGTTGGCTCTTACTTCGCGATAAGAAGCTCAGGGAACTTCCTCTCAAGTATCCCCAGTTCTGGTGTAAGGAATTTACATTCTTTTCTGTCGGGCGGCGTATGCTATGGGAGTGTGAAGCAAATATTCCATTCTTTCCTGTATCGCGGCTTTACACTTAAAAATGATTTCTATTCTCAAACAAATGGGAAACGCTCAGTCGCAAATTCATCCGACCTATCTCGGAATCTACACAAAATTAATACAAATTCAAAATGTTCATAAGCGGGCGGAGATGATTCAAACCTTGTTATCGGCACCCGAATATGTAAATGCCGCGAAACAGCTTGGTGTCTATGGCTCATTGGTACAGTATATTGCGAACGTACAAAATGGTCGCCAGCCTGGTCTTTTGCCTGGCGAGCGATCTCCCGTTCCTGTTGCGCAGCAAATGCAGATACAACAGCGCACAACGCTGGTTAATTATCAAGCGCAACCGTCAGATCCTTATGAACAACTGGCACAAACTGCCAATAACGATCGCGCACTTAATTACTTTCAAACGTGCCTACAAATTCTTGAATTGGAAGAAGAAGTTGCGCTTACAGAAGATGCTCTCAAGGTCGCCTACAAAAAGGCGGCGCTCAAGGCGCATCCTGACAAAAAGGGCGGATCCGAGAAGGCATTTGAACTCGTGACGAGGTCGTATGCCTATTTAACGGAGATTCTACGTCGTGTTCGTGGTGGTCGCGATCAACTTAAAAAGGTTGAATCACCGACTGCTCTTAAAGACACGCGTTTTAAGGAATCTGATGACTTTCAACATGTGAAACCTGTAAAATTCAACCCTGATAAGCTTGATATGAACGCATTCAACCAAATGTTCGAAAAAACACGCATGCCAGATCCCGATGATGAAGGCTACGGCGATTGGTTACGGACAGCAGAGGATGCTAAGAATAGCCCCACGTTCGGTGGAAAATTCAATCGTGATGTCTTTCATAAAATGTTTGAAGATGAAACGGCGAAAAAGGGGCGGCAAGGATCAAGTGCGCTCTCTATTGCCGCGCCACAATCCCTCATGCTGGCGCCCACCATGGGTGTTGAACTCGGTCGTGATAGACCCGACAGTTTCACAGCGGCTGCAAACGCCTCACTCAAATACACCGATTTGAAGGCAGCTTACACAACCGAATCCACCTTTTCGGGGCAGGTCAGCGATGTTCGTGTAGATCCGCGTGATTATGAGACATACGCAAACACTCGGAAGAGAGCTCCTGATCCGCTCAGAGATGAAGAAAGAGAAGCCATCGCCGCCGCCGAAAAGGCAATGGAGGAACGGGAAAAGCAGCGTGCCTATCGGGCGGCGAACGAGGGTATTGCTGCCAACGATTATTTTGAAAGAATGAAACAACTCGTCATAACTGATGGAGTGCCCATTGGTAAGACAAAAAGAAAATAAAGTCTATAGTAGAGTGAATGGAAAGTTCATACATTATCATTACAATCGTAGTTTTATTCGTAAGTGCCTTTTTTCTAGGCATATACGGGTACAAAGATGCAATGAGTGATAACATCTTTCGGGACAAGAATCTAATCAAGAAGAATACCGATCTCCCTGTTATTTGGCTGTACTACGATCACAGTGATGTGAATTCACGGTGGTGGTCCGATTTCGGTGCTCGATCTACACGAGCCATTAACGTACCCTTTCTGAATCTTTGCTATAAATCAATCACCGAGGCAAATCATGGGTCATATCGTGTAGAGGTCATCTCTGGACTCACAGATGCAGCACGGAGACTAGGCGGATGGTCAGTGATGCCGCAATTCCTACAGAATCCTCTTGCCCCCGTAGGTGAGGCGGAACTCAATTGGCTGCGTGCGGAATTCCTCAGTCGTTTTGGTGGTCTCTGGGTCAGCCCTTCCGTGATCAGCCTCAAGCCATTCCCAAAGTTGGAAATGGGACAACTCACGTTTTTTGGAACGGATCGCGATGAGACTTACGCGGGAACTGCTGGCACAGCCGTACCGAGTTTCCTCGTGATGGGTATTGCGGAATCGGGTGATTCTCGGCTCCAGGGCTGGGCGGCGGCTGCTCGTGAGCGCGTGGAAGCTGGAGGTGGTGGAAAGCAGATTCGTGGTGATGCTAAATGGGATTATTTGCGCTTTGCCACTGATAGCAACGTCGTCGTCTACAGCAACGCCGAACTCTCACGAAAGAAGAACGGAAAGCGCATTGAACTCGAGGACTTACTCGCGGCGGGCGGTGACGGGGACCTGACTTTTGATATCACCGATGATGCAGTTTATGCACCGATCCCGTGGGATGAGATTCAGCGTCGTAGCAACTTCGGTTGGTTTTTGAGAATGAATGAAGATCAGATTTTAGACAGTGACCTGGCTATCTCTGAGCTTTTCCGTGTCGTTAATTAAACTCCACGAGTACATCTTGTTGAGATCCACTCAAGTCTACGTGTAGATTTGAGCGAATTTGGTACAATGTGGTTTTCTTTCCATTGACTATCTTTTCCTGACTCTGAATTTCGAAAGGGTGAACAAGTGCAATGTGTCGTAGAATTGTAATACAACGATGCGCATCAAAATTCTCATGTAGAAATCGCTTGGCTTTACAGGGTATGTAATATGACTCAAGCTCAGGAAGCCATTCGTCGATTGTATCAAGTATCAGTTCGTCCTTTGAGAACCATCGATTTTGCTGCAGCCTGAGGTTTGTCAGAATGTGTTGAAACAGCTCAAATGGCGGATGTTTGCGAAATAGTTTGGGCATTGTCCGTCCCCTCTATGAAGTAAGCGGGCAACTTGTGTCCCAAGTCTTACGAAAGAGTGAAAGTAAATCTATGAAGTGCGTGCGCCCGTGAGTATAGTAGACCCAGCCTTGAATGATAAGTTCATACAATTCTTGCTCCTGCCGTGGAGGTAAGATTCCAATGCTTTTGGCACACCGCGAGAGATCTGTAAGAAAATCCTCATAACTTATACCTGAATTCCAGATTTCAAACAACAAGGTATATATGCGATCGTCGTCCTTGCGAAGAAAATACTTAATGAGATCACGTATACGCCCATCCGACTTTCCTGTAAAAATATGTTTAAAGTGATCATCAATGTCTTCCTTATTGCCGAGGGCTTTTATACAGTTCATGTACTGAAGTAATTGTCTCGGCGACAGACTCATCGTCATAAGATTTATATAAACGGGCTTGGAGAGTGGCTCTTTGAATTCCAGCCGTTTGCAGAAGATATCGTATAAATTTTGCATAGAAACAGTCTCCATTTCTACGTGGAGACAGCGTGATCGGAGAGGAGCAATAAGGTCGGAGACATGGCGGGAACAGAAGATGAAGCGGGTGGTATGTGCGTGCGTTTCCATTGGTCTTCTCAAGGCCTGTTGACTAACAATTGGAAGAGTATCGGCGTCATCGATAAAGATCCAGCGATAGATTCCCTCCCTGTTTGGAGAATGACGAACAAATTCTGCCAGACCTTCCCGGACTGTGTGAATACCACGATCCTTGTCGGATGAGAGACGATAGACCCACTCCTGATCATCGTGCTTGAATCCATTATTCTTTGCATATGTCTGAATAAATTGATTTGCCATGTGAGTTTTTCCGAAACCGAACGCTCCTGTAAGGAATATGTGGGGTGGCTCGGTGATAACGGAATTTAAAATTGTGTAGGATGATTCTTGCCCGATTAAAACTTCTTCCATTGTTTTTCTTTCTGTGCTTGGTGCTTAAACCCTTTTGAAACCAAGCATATAGATGTCAGTGGATTTATACGCAAGTCTGGGAGTTCAGCGCAACGCCGATAGGGATGAGATTATTAAGGCATACAAAAAGCTGGCTATGGTTCATCATCCTGATCGTGGCGGAAATCCTGAGGAATTCAAGAAGATTCAGATGGCACATGAGATTCTTACCGATGAAGATCGGCGCAGACAGTACGACATGACAGGGTCAGTGGAGGGTGATGGTGGACAGCAGGGGCATCCAGGTGGATTTCCCTTTGACATGGGTGGGATGGGGGGCATGGGAGGGCTAGGGGGTATCTTTGGCAGTATGTTCGGAGGTATGGGCGGCATGGGCGGCATGGGCGGTGGAGGTACGTCTCAGCAGAGACAGCGCAGACCAAAGGGACCCGCAAAGGTCATTGAAATTGCCTTATCCTTAGCAGATTTTTACAAAGGAAAGCATTTAAGAGTCAATTTTGATCGTCAAAAGTTTTGCGGGGGTTGTGCGGGTGAAGGTGGAACTTCATTCCGTCCCTGCGATGTTTGTCAGGGTAAGGGTATTACCACGCAGATGGCAATGATTGGACCAGGAATGGCTGTACAGATGCAGGGTCCGTGTCGGGAGTGCCAGGGGCGTGGTAAGAAAATCAACGATACTTGTAAGACTTGCCAAGGGAGAAAGTTTCAGAATCAAGATAAGACACTCGATGTAAATATTGAACCGGGTATGCCATTGGGAGAGACTCTGGTTTTTGCAAACGAGTGCTCGGACCACCATGATTTTGATACACCAGGAGACGTGCACTTCGTTCTACAAGCAGCCGACGAGACCTTGCCCTGGAAGCGGCAGGGAGATGACTTGTGTGCCACAGTGGTCATAAGTATTAAGGATAGTCTTTTGGGTGTTTCTAAAACACTCGAAGGACATCCTGGATTTCCTGGTGGGTATACGATTGGTTTGCCTGCTGGCACTCTTCATACGGAGGTCATACGGAAACAGGGTGACGGTATGCCGCGCAAGGGGCGCCCTGGCGCTAAGGGTGATGTACTCATTACTGTAAAGATAGATGCGTCGGCGAAGGATAAGGAAGTCTTAGAGAGAAATAAGGTGTTACTTCAGTCCATGTTTTCTTAGACGGCGCTTGTCTTAATAAGACGGCGCGAAGGCGCGGGCATTCTCAGCGAGCTTCCACTCAGGGTTCATGCCAGGGACAGAGACGTTTGACGGGAGGATGAGTCCGGGCGCTGACGTGGAACCAGGGTTCAAGGCAGGCATCGCGCCACCACGGTAACGGCGGCTGGAGGCGCGGCGGTTCTTGCGTGACGCCTTGCGGTTCTTGCGAGACGCCTTGCGATTCTTACGATCCTTGCGATTCTTACGATCCTTGCGATCCTTGCGAGACGCCTTGCGATTACGTCTAGAGCCGCGGCGCTTCCCGCCATCCTGCATACCCTTGATATCATTGAGAGCCTGGTTCAGAAGACCCACACGCGCTGACGCGGCGAGGCTCTCTGACAACAGCGGCTCACCGCCTACAATGCCGGGGTAAGGACCACCTACCAGGGCGGCACCACCGTGCTGGTTAGCGTGGTATCCCGCGAACTGCTGTCCCTGCTGTAAGCTCTGCTTGGTCATGTCGCCCATGGGATCGACACCGACAGGCGCAGGCGCTGAGCCACCTCTGTAGTTACGACGAGTATTGCGACGGTTGCGGCGCGTATTGCGACGAGTATTGCGGCGATTGCGTCTAGAAGCCATTCTTTCTAATTGGACGCACGAAAAAATGTTTACTTAGACTATAGAAATGGAAACCGACTGGATGAAACAGATCTCCAATGAGTCTATCTGCAATTTCTTCTATATCTTCTTTGTAGTCTATGCATTCTTTGCCGTATTATCCCTCGTCTCCTTTATCGGTGTCTTTACATTCATGAAGGTCCCCAAGGGTCTCTTAGTATCACAAGGCATTCAGGCGTTCATCTCTCTCGGCATCGCCACAACGCTGATGCTTTTCCTGTATCTGATCTGCGACCGTGCCCTTGGTCCTAAGCAGAAGGAGAAGAAAGAGTAAGTTCACTGAGTTCGTATGTTTTTGAATCCACCGTGTAAACGATCTTTCCTTTCTTTGCCTCCCGTTCTGCTAGTTGTTGGTTCTTAGGACTGCGTGGACCTAGAAAGACCAGCAAATGCGTGCATTCCTTCACGATTCGTGCATCGCGAAGAAATCCAGCCCTCCGACCGAGTTTCCGGTAATCTGCTTCAATAACCTGACACTCAACTTCGTTGCGTTCAGCCCAGATGCTCAGAAGAGCAGAGGATGTGCCTTCGGAACTTACGATCATTTTCTCTGGCATGCGTGTCCATTCGGATAGAAGAGGATGTAGGACATCTTCATATATACGATTCTGCGTAGCGGATTCTGTTTTTCCAAGTATTCCCAGATAAATGGGACTTTGTGTTTGAATTGTTTCGCCGAAGGGGTCCATACCTAAGTGTCTGGGATCATGGATATCAATTTTCGCAGGCTAGACTAGATGGGTGGTATCTTTTCGTCCGCTTCGGGGTCAGCTGAATACGCCACAAAAGGAAATATTGAAGCTGTAAAGCGAAACGTGAATGTAATAAAACACAATGTTAATAATATTAAAAAGCATAATTCTGGCTCTGTAAACCAGGGTGTTGGTAATAATCATGTTCATAACCGCAATAATAATAACAATAACAATAACAATAATAACAATAACAATAATCCTGGACCTGTAAATAATACACCCAAGGGATACACTGCACTTTCTAAAGGTTCAGCTGTCGCAAAGAACGCAAACAAGGCAGCGGCGGCGGCAAAACAACAGGCGGAGGCTGCTGGTGCTCCTCCTGCGGCTGCGGAAGTTGCGGCTGCCGCTGCGCAACAGGCTGCCGTTGAACCTGCAGTCCTTGCTGCACCTCCTGCTGCGCAAAAGGCTGCTGGTAATGCCGCAGCAAACGCTGCTGCGAATGCTGCCGCCGCAGGTGCTACCCCTGAGCAAACGCAGGCGGCAGCTTCTGAGGCAGCGAATGCAAGTCTCTTATTAAAGCCTGCTTCGCCTGAACCTTTGTTATCTCAAGAAAATAAGAGTATTGCGAAGGCAGCTGAAGAGGTACAAGGTGCCAGCACTGAAACTGGATCATACACTCCACCTGTTGTACCAGGTGCTGGCAATAACTCAAATATAGCTACAGCACAACTATCTCAAACTAATAACGCAAAAAGTGCACAAGCTCGCGCGAATGCGGCTGAACGCAAAGCTAATGCCGCTGCCCCTGCTGGGAATCTCTTCGCAGGATTGACAGTTGCGAAGGGCGGCAGAAAGAGACGCAACCATACCAGGTCACGTCGCAATCGTCGTAATACGAAAAAGAATCGTAAGTAATTTAAGCATCTTCGGCATCCGCACCGCGCATGGCAGCCGCCTTGATACCGCGCTTCTGGATCTTCCCTGAAACGACATAGATGGAATTCTCTGTCATTACAATGAAGTCCTCCTGAACCTTGTAGACCTTCTGGATGAGGCTGGTGAACTCGTCGCTGCTCTTCACAAGCATCTTCTCCTTGGTCTCCTGGTCCTCACCCATGAACGCCTTGTTCATATAGGTGTCCATGAAGTAATCGAGCATGATCGGCTTGTCCTCCTTGATAGAGAGACGCGCAGCATGCTGCAGGGTTGTTACGCCAGGTAACGGTTCAGCGGGAGCCGGAGTATTCGCAGAACTAGAGGCAGGGGCTGACATCTTCCAAGTCTGCCTGTTTCGGGGAAAACGCGTTTACCTTTTTTCCGCGGAACTTACTTCGTAGGAAGCGGACGCAGAATCTCCTTAGCGTGCGCCTTCAGAATTGTATTCATATATTCATATGCCTCATCTAGCTGTTTCTTCTCCCGCGCGCCCGTCACAATAATATCTCCAGTCTGAAAGGCAAGTACAGTAATCTTCTTACACTGTCCAATTGCATCTCCCTCACCCGTCCCCGAACACGGATCAGGGCAATTACAGATTCCCTTCGTGGCGTTCTTATCCGCACCTGTATTGTAATAATACTTCACATTCACACCCTGATGAATGAGCTTCTCAAAAGAGCTGAACAGCCTATACTTGTCTGACAGAATCGTATGTAGAACATCTCGATTAATATTAGCATTTACGTGATAGTCGCTGTTAATTAGCTGGAGCTTGAGTGTCTTGATGATGAGTGGATTTTCGCTGATCGGCTTCGGCAGCTTGGAAAGAATCGGCAACAACCATTCAAGAACAGAACGACCGAATTCCAGCCCTGTAATTCCCGTCATTTGAATTCCTCCGTTCGCAAACAACTTGATATTGACTTCCTTGAAAATCTCAGGGTTCTCCTCCCGCCGCTTCCGCACAACCAGTGTAGACTGATTGAAGAATGTCTTCTTTGCAACCTTCTTCTTTGTAAGCATGTCCTTCTGAGATGCACCGATTCTCTTATCCTTGTGTTCCATCTTCAGAATGCCCTCGTCGGGGTATCCAAACGGAATGAGAAGTTGTGACAACTGTTCAAATAGAACATCCAACTTGATAAGCCCACCAATGTTCCCTGTCGCTGTATTTGTTGAAATACGAAGAGGAGTGAATTGCACGTCGTGAGAATTCATTTTTATGCTTAAAGTGGGGTCCAGGATTCTTCCAATTTTTGAAGGAGCCCGTTCACCCAACCAAGGATATCCTCGATGAATTCATTTCGGCTTCTGACTCGTAATAGGTCACATTCTCCGAAGGCGAAAATATTTTTGATATCGTCAACACCGAGGACTCCCAGTGAATAGAATAAGAAAAGAAACTGGGCGATAAGCTCTGAATACATGGAATTCATCACGCGATTTTCAAGAAGAGTTCGTAAATCTCTGGTCGATCCATTCAGAGTGGTATCATAGAGTTCCTGCGATTCCTTTGATTTTGAGAGTTGTAGAAGAAAAAAACGAATATCTCCACGACGAAATACAATATCTACATTGGGAATACTGGCTACATACTCCTGAATTTGCTTGTCCTTCCAGGTAGGATAATTGATCGCCATGATTGGCTTAAGACGATCCTTGAATTGATCGGGCGAGGGAGTCTCAAAGGTGATGCGGAGAAATCTGTGTAGAATAGATGGATGGATTTTGGAGACTGAATTACAAAGAAAAAAGATGAGAATTTCTGAGGCGGGCTTATCAAGGAGCGGTCGCAAGGCTGTTTGTGCCTGCTCTGTCAGAGTCTCCGCCTCGTCGAAAATAATGATCTTCGGAAGTTTCGGTCCACCCAGCCCCTCAAAGATATTTGAAATCTGTGAACTGGCGAAAGGGTAGACTTTTGACCGCACCGATTCTAAACTACGTTCGTCACTGCTGTTTAAGAAAAGCGCGCGACCCGTGTAATGTTTACGTTTTCCATACATGGCTTCCACGAAGGCGTTTGCCGTCGTTGTTTTTCCTGAGCCTGGAGGACCTACAAATAAGAGATGCGAGAGTGTATCTGGAGATTTTACAAAGTTTTCTAGAAGTTTTGCCACCGATTGGTGTATTCCTTCAAATGCCATCTAAATAGGTAAGAACTGTGGTTTTAGATTCATATAAAGGAAACAGCCTAAACCTCGTAGTTACAGTAGCAAATAGAAATGCCGCCGAAGAAGTCAAAGAAGCAAACTGAAGTTGTCGTCGAAAAGCCTGTCGTGGTCGATGCTGCCATTATAGAGCCCCCCATAGAGCCTGTGGCTGAGGAGCCAGTTGCGGCGGCAACGGAGAAGAAGCGCGCAAAGAAGGCTCCCAAGATCGTTGCCACTGTAACGCCCGATGGTATCACAGGGAATTTCCAGGGAGATATGCGCCGTCCTCTTATTGTGCACTTGAAGGTCAATAGTTCAACTGTGAATTTCTCTAGTTTTCCGATTCAGTACGATCCTAATCCACCTGTGCAACCTGAGCCCTATGAGCCAGGATTTGATAATTATTTTTCAAACCAGAATGAGATCCTTTCTCTGCAAGCCAAGGCGGAAGAGATGGAGAAGAAGAATGAACCCAAGGCTGTGGTAAAGAACGAGGGAGAGGCTGAGCCGCTCCCGTGTTTTACAACATATGATCTTATGGTGCAATATCGTGACACCCAGTCTATTAATAAGCTACCCATGAAGTCTGAGGTCGCCTGTTTTTGGTGTGCACATACATTCACGAACCAGCCTTGTGTTTTGCCCGATCGAGAAGAGGCAGGGACATACCGCGTCTATGGTAATTTCTGCTGCCCTGAGTGTGCGGTTTCCTACTTACTTGAGGAGACGCTCGATTCGACGACACGTTGGGAGCGCATGGCTCTGCTGAATCGTATTTATGGTCCAGCGAGCAAGCATATGCGCATCTTTCCTGCTCCCTCTCGTTCCTCACTCAAGTTGTTCGGTGGTCCCATGACTATTGAGGCGTATAGAAAGACAATCTTGCAAGGTAAGGTGCGCATTGATATTCAAATGCCACCGATGGTCAGTATCTTGGGTTCACTTGATACGAAGCCCATTGATTTCTATGATTCGTCCCTCAAAAACACGGTTTCACCTCTTTTACAGGAAACTATTTCCAAGGCAGAAGAGGGTCTGCGACTGAAGCGCAGTAAGCCGCTGAAGGACAGGGAAAGTACCTTGGATTCAGTAATGAATATTCAAATTCGCCCAAATGGGCGTAAAAATTGAGCGACGGCGACAATTTTAAAAAGCTAGAATTATGTCTAGTGAACTTTTACACGAATTGTTTAGTGGTCTTGAGAAGACAGTGCATGAACGCCTGGCGATGGCAGAGGATGTACTTCATAAGAAGCAGGAATCTGAGCTGGCTGAGCTCGTGCGTGTACAGGGCTACAAGATTGATGCGCTCAGTCTTCAGCTGAACCGTATTTCGGAGCAACTCGCGCAGATGAAGACGCCTGCTGCTCTGCTGCCCTCGGCTATGACGACGATGATGACCGCGACTCCTGCACTCGCTCCTGCTCCTGCTCCTGCTCCTGCTCCTATAAAGAACATCATGATCAGTCCTCCTCAACTTCCTCTGCCTGAGCCTGAGGTAGTTGAGGAAGAGGTGGACGACGCCGAGGCTGAAGTTGAGGAGGAGGAAGTGGAGGAGGAGGAGGAAGAAGAGGGGGAAAGTGTCGAGCCGTTTACGTACAAGGGGAAGACTTACTACAAGGATAGTGAGAATCAGGTGTACCAGGTAGGCAGTGATGGAGAGCTGGATGACACTCCCATTGGTATGTGGAATGAGAAGACCAAGAGAATTACTCCTATTTAATAGATGGATTGCCTACCCGCATATACAGGATCAGCTATTTTCACAGCGCTTATTCTGCTTGATTTAATCAATAAAAAATGGACTCAGTTACCTGGACATATTTTATTCGGTTTTTTTATTGTTCTTCTGTTGATCTATATTTGTGAGAGCAGAGGACCTGCACTCGGCTGGATTTTACTCTCCATCCCTTTACTATTTATTTTGCTTGGTCTTCTTTTGGGTGCAATAAAGAAACCCGCGGTGGCTCCTGTAAAGCCTGGACCGAGCTCCGCTGCCGCTGATATGTGTGAATGCCCGTGCTGTACTGTAAATCCCTGTAAGTGTAAAAAACCTTGCCCAAAACCTACACCTCCCGGACCTTGCATCCCCAGGTCCGAGGCGGCAGGACCCTGTATAAAGCCCACCCTCCAAACCTAGGTAGAATGGAAGATTTATCAGGCTCCATTGTTGAGAATAATGCGCTCTTTGTTATCCCCAATCCGCAGAACAGAGTATATTTCCAGATTCCGAATGTAGATTATAATTATTGGATTCTTCTGCTGCTGACTTTTTTTCAGAGACTCAGCGTTTTCTTGTATTTCGCTCGCAAGTACACAATACGTATATTTAATGGAGTCTACAGAGGTATTACTGATGAAGAGTACGCCTTTCACCGTGGATCAAACACTGCCTTTAGTCTTCATAAGCTAAAGACTGAGTCGGCAGCGGCGGCGTCTCTTGAGTGGATTTACAGTGCGGATAAGAAGCAGTTTAAGCACGCCATTGCATCCCCAGAGGATGAGACTCATTATTTTCCGTATCTCTCAGCGGAGGTCTATCATGGAAATCTTCGGCTGTATGATATCTCGGAGTTTGTCTCAGAACTCAAGTGGACTGCATGTTCTGGTGCAGATAGACCTAGTGCCAAGCATATCCTGTCAGCCTGGTCACTAGAAACGGGTGTTGTGCTCGATCTTTCTCTTTCGCTGTCATTTCATGTAATTACTGAGAGTGGTGACGAGGAAATTATTTTGCTCAGTGAGTAAAAATTGAATATAAAGCTTGGCTAGCATACTAGTCTAGCCAAAATGAATCTTGATTCAGCCATACCTACTGGTGAGTGGACACTGTATTTCCATTCACCAAGAGAAAAGAAGTGGAGCCTCGACACGTATACGCCGATCACGACAGTGGCAACATGGAACGATATGTTCTCTGTGGTCAATGAACTCGGTGATGCGAAGTTGAAGGGCGGTATGTTCTTCTGGATGCGGGAAGGCATTCCACCCCTCTGGGAGAATCACCAAAATATCCGCGGTGGCAGTTACAGTCTACGCGGTTCCACCGAGACCGGTCTAGATATCTTCATGAAGTACAGCATCGGTGCCATGCTAGGGAATATCTCGGAGAATCCTGACGATACGATCCTCGGTGTAAGCATCTCGCCCAAGCTTGTGGATAAGGGTACGCAGTCTGGTGTAGGATTTTATGTGATCAAGATCTGGAATCAGGATTGCACGCGCTTCTCGGTTCCTGCAGGGATAAAATTACTGGATGCGAAACTTTCACATGCAGAAATTATGTACGTTCCTCACAATGAAAAGAAGATGTAGATTTATTGCTTATTCTTGATCGGCGCCAAGACCAACTTCACTTCGCCCAAATTCGCAACCGTGTACCGTAAAATCAGAGGGTAATCATTTTTTAGGTACAGTTCAATCGACGGACAGAGACTCGTGCACTTCGTAAAGAGCACAAGGTGCTTCAGCTGGAAAATACCCTGCACAATCTCCGTGGTATTCGTGGTCTTCTGAACCTTCATCGTGCTGTTGTTCTCACTGATGATCGTCTCCTGCTCGGCGAAATCGCCCACACACTTGAAAATCAAGTCGGATCCAGAGGATGTAACCTCTACATCCAACTTCTCGCCCAGTGCATTCATATCGCGGCAGATCTTCTGTAGATCCATGGAGGGCATGTGGATGATGCTCGTGAAATTCAGCGACGGGATCTGGATATCCTCCACATCCGTGTCGAACAACTTCAGGTAGTAGTTCGTTACAGTGGACTTCTCAGAGTTCTCCATGCGAATTCCGAGCTTGTTCGGATTGGACGCAGGGAGATAGAGTGTCAGGCTATCATTGTTGCCCATGGTCTTTATGAGCTTGAACAAGTAGATCATGTTGACTCCGAGGACATGCTTCACAGGGCAGAAGTAGTTCTCAAAGCGGTCGGAGTGCAGTCTTAGGTAGACTAGAACCGTGTGTGTTTCGTCAACCGCCATGACCTTGATGCCCTGGGGATCGAACTCCAGGTTAGCTTCAGTGAGGATCTCCTTGAGTGCCTCAATCAGTGTGCGAAAAGCGCCAGATTGAACTGTTTTAATTTCAAACAAATTTCCATTCGCGTTTGTCTTGCCTACCGTAGATGCCATGGAAATGAATAGGTGCTCTGCTTTAGATATTGAAGGCTTTTTAGACCTTTTCACGCTGTAACTTCTGCTTTAAGAGTTGAAGGTGTTTTCTGAAGTTTTGCACTGTAGCTTGTGTTACTGTCGTTGCTTTGCGTGTCACGTTCGGTCTAGAAGACGGTAGTGGAACATAAGCTGGAGGTCTGTAGCTTGAGTTTGAAACTTCGATGGGTGAATTAGGGGAATTATTCAGCAGCGGCTCATATCCACTTGTCTTACTATTTGAAACAGTATAGGGCTCCGCTTCATTCTCGTTTTCGACAACAGTTGAAAGTTCCTTTTTTTGTTTGAGCAAGGTTAAACGCTTGCGAGTTGCGTTTACGCGGCTGCGCACTGATTCCAAGAAGTTGGATGTATTCTCTTTTCTACGCATCATGGAGGCGAGCTTGGAAATTTCAGCGGCGGTGGCGGATCCAATTCGCTGTAACAGATTCTTAGCGCGAGCGCGATTGAGTCTCCATTGTTCAGTCGATTCAGTCTTTGCTCTTATCTTTGTAGGCTTTTGCGGGGGCGCTAAGGGTAGTGGCAGTGGAAGTTCTTCTTCCTTGGACTCCTCCTCCTTTGACTCCTCCTCTTTCGATTCCTCCCGTTCTCTTAGCTGCCGCTCATCCTCATCAGCTTCTGCTTCCTTGCGCTCAGTTTGTGACATGCGACGCGCTTTTGTCTGTTTTACAGGAGGGAGTGGTCTTGATTGGAATGAAGAGAGAAACTCGGCTTCCGCCTCAGGATTTCCCTGACGCCTTATACTTGCAAATTTAGTTATATTTGCTCCGCGGGGCTTTCCATACTGAGTTAAGAATTCCTTGGCTAGGTTTCTATTTTCTTTCCATGCAACTCCTTTCTCTCCCACCTTGCGTGTTTTAGGAGCAGTCACATTGATAGGGGCGGCTGATCTTCTCGTTTTAACTGCAAGAGGTATAATCGGCGCCGCTTTTGGCTCTTTGGGTGCCTTTTCTGTCTTTGGTTTCGGCATACGTGCCTGAAAATCATTCAAAAATGCCTTTGTGTTTTGACCTTTGCGCATCATACTGGCGTATGATACAATATTCGGTCCACTGGGTTTTCCAATGCGTGACAGAAAATCCTTAGCTCTTTTTCTGTTCTCTTGCCACGCTGATACCTTCCCTTTTGCGGCTGGAACTACAGATACAGCCACAGCCCGTGGTGCAGGTCTAGGTGCTGCGGCTACACGAGGTGATTCTGCTCCCTTTCTCGCCGCAAAATCTTCAATAAATTCGGCATTACTCTCGCCGCGCTTTCTTATGGACGCCAGCCGATTAATATTAACAGCCGACGGCTTTGCAATTGAAGTTAAATTACGCTTAGCCTCATCTCTGAGTGTTTCCCAGTTCTTCACTCCACCACGCTGCTTTCTCGTATTCGCCAGCATTCGGTGCGCAGCCACTGTTGCCAGTGGTACTAAGATAGCCCCATTTTGTACAAGATTACCCATCACACTCGGAACAAACCCTCCCTTCGTGGGAATGGCAGGTCTTGAAAAGGAGCTCGTCGCATGTAGAAGATCACTTCCTTCTCTGAATGACGGTTCATACGCATTTGGATTTGTATAGGACAAGGGTTGTCCTCCACCTATTTTTTGCATCCTTCCTATCTACCTTAGAAAGACTTTAAAAATTGAGGACAGGGAGGGGGTCATGAATAGTATACCCAAATGTCGACTGCCGAACAGTATAAGCGCCTTACTCACCGCGACCACATCCTCGAGCTCCCAGATACCTATATTGGTTCTGTGGAGACTCATGAGGAGTTCTGTTGGATCTATGATGCGGAAAAGAAGAAGATGGCATATCGAAAGTCGTCATTCAATCCTGGATTCTACAAGCTCTTTGATGAGATCCTTGTAAATGCCCGGGATGCCCTTGTACGTTCACAGACTGACACTGCTCGTCTTCCTGTCAAGACAATCAGTATCAAGGTGGGGACGAATACCGAGGGTGTCTTTGAAATCTCCGTTGAAAATGACGGCGATGGAATCCCAGTGAAGGAGCACGCCGAGTACAACGTATATGTTCCTGAACTGATCTTTGGTCATTTGCTCACTAGCGGCAACTACAACAAGGAGGAGGAGAAGATCGTCGGTGGAAAGAATGGCTATGGTGCCAAGCTCGCGAATATCTTCAGTAATAAGTTTATTGTAGAGACTCGTGATGTAACGCAGGGTATGCGTTACAAGCAAACGTGGACCGATCATATGTCTGTGTGTGGAAAGCCGTCCGTTCAGAAGGACAAGGCGTCTCGGGGCTTCGTGCGTATCACCTTTCAGCCTGATCTGACTCGCTTCGTTGGTCTTCAGCTGGAGGAGATGACGAAGATTCTTCACACGCGGGCAATTGAGTTGGCTGCTCTTGCCACGAAGGAGGTGAAGGTCTCGTGGAATGACGAGCTCATTTCCACAAACACCTTTGAGAAGTATGTACATCTCTTTACAAAGGATAGTGCCTCGGTCGCCTATGAGCGCTGCTCCGAACGCTGGGAGGTTGCAGCTGTTCTCGCCCGCAGCATCTATGAGGACGAGGAGAACCCCAATGAGAAGCATGTGAGTTTCGCCAACGGAATTCGGACTCGGAAGGGCGGCAAGCACGTGGAGACCGTTGTACGTCACATCCTGGGTGATTTCTGTGAACTCGCAAAGAAGAAGAAGGTGGATGTGAAGCCAGGTCAGATCAAGGACTGCGTTCTCTTCTTCATCAACTCAACCATTGTAAATCCTTCATTTGACTCTCAGACAAAGGATACACTCACGACGCCTGCGAACAAGTTTGGCTCACAGTTTAAGACTGGTGGCAAGCTCGTTGAAAGCCTCATGAAGATCGGCTTGCTGGAGGAGGCGCAGTCGATCCTTGAGTCAAAGGCGGCAAAGGATGCAAAGAAGACCGATGGATCTAAGAAGAAGACGATTCGGGGGCTTCCAAAGCTCGAGGATGCCCTCTGGGCTGGCACAGCACATTCGTCTGAGTGCACACTCATTCTTACTGAGGGAGATTCAGCTGCCACGAGTGCTATCACGGGTCTCAAGGTGGTTGGGAGAGAGAAGTGGGGCGTCTTTCCTCTTCGAGGCAAGTTGCTCAACGTCAAGGACATCAGTCAAGAGAAGTTTAACAAGAATGAGGAGCTGACAGCGATTAAGAAGATCCTCGGGCTTGAGCAGGGTCGCAAGTATAAGGATGTGAAGGCTCTTCGATATGGTCGTGTCATGGTTATGGCAGATCAGGATTTGGATGGATCGCACATCAAGGGGCTGCTTATGAATCTCTTTCACACGGAGTGGCCTGAGCTCATGTTGAGTGGATTTCTCTGCTCACTCGCGACGCCACTGCTGAAGGCGTCGAAGCGTTCAGAGGTGCGTGCCTTCTACAGCCAGGCGGAGTTTGAGGCATGGAAGGGTGGACTTGGAGAGGACGGCTTGAAGGGCTGGACTCTCAAGTATTACAAGGGTCTAGGCACGAGCACTCCAGCGGAGGCGCGCGAGTGGTTCGAGAATCTCCATGAGCTTAAGTATGTATGGGATGCCTCTACGGATGAGAACATTTCGCTCGCATTCAACAAGAAGCGGGCGGATGATCGTAAGAAGTGGCTCCAGGACTACAATCCGAAGCGAATGCTCACGCCTGGTCCCGATGGAAAGGTCGATTATTCGCGCTTCATCCACGATGAGCTTATTCACTTCAGTAATGCGGATAACTTGCGTTCGCTTCCTCACATTATGGACGGTCTCAAGCCGTCGCAGCGTAAGATTCTCTTTGGTTGTCTGAAGCGTGGGCTTCGACAGGAGGTTCGTGTTGCTCAGCTTGCAGGCTATGTCTCTGAGCATGCTGCGTATCACCATGGCGAGGCGTCACTGAATTCGACGATTACGGCAATGGGACAGAACTTCGTCGGTAGTAATAACATTCATTTGCTGACGCCTGTTGGGCAGTTTGGATCTCGCCTCATGGGTGGCTCAGATGCAGCCAGCCCCCGATACATCCACACGCACCTTGAGCCGATTGTGGATGTACTCTTCCGCAAGGAGGATAATGGAATCCTAAATTTCATTGATGATGATGGTCTTCTAGTAGAACCTGAGACCTATCTCCCTGTTCTGCCGATGCTCCTTGTAAATGGTTGTGTGGGAATTGGCACGGGATTCAGTACAGATATTCCGCCCTACAACCCTGACGAGATTGTGCGTCTCCTGCGCTCCAGGCTGGAGGGACAGATGAAGACGTTCGAGGGCGTTGATCTGACACCCTGGTGGTTCGGGTTCAAGGGACAGGTTGTTAAGCAGGACGAGACAACCTATCTGACCAAGGGCATTTACACCATGGATGATGAGAAGCGCACTGTAACAATTACCGAGCTTCCTGTTGGCGTCTGGACAAAGGACTACAAGGCGTTCCTGGATGAGATCTGCTCAGGCGAGGCGAAGGGATCTCTCTCTGATGATAAGAAGCCTGTACTGAAGGGCTTCGATGATCTGTACAATGATTTGGATGTCAAGTTCATCCTGTACATGGATCACGATTACTACGAGGATATCAAGGCAGATCGCGCTGAGTTCGTGAAGCGCTTCAAGCTTGCAAACAGCTGGAAGACGAGCAACATGAACTGCTTTGATACGAACATGAAGATTGTCAAGTATGACTCCCCGGGTGCTATCCTAGAATCGTTCTATGGACCGCGACTGATGTACTATGAGCGTCGCCGACTGATGGAGATGGCTCGCCTGGAGCGCCATATGCTGGAGTGCGATGCTCGGGCGCGCTTCCTTCGCTTCGTGCTGGATGGCACTATTGATCTCCGCCGCAAGGAGGATCATGAAATTGTAGAGATCATGAAGACATGTTCGCTTCCGCCGCTGAGTTCTCTGGAGACTCCAGACAACGTAGATGCGTATGAGTATTTGCTGCGACTCCGTATTGATCGGGTCAAGGCGTCGGCGATCCAGGAGGCGGAGGAGTCGCTCATGACTGCGCGTATCTCTTTCGAGAAGCTGCGTGACACTACCGCTTCCGCACTGTGGCTCTCAGACCTGGTCGATTTTGATAAGGTCTGGGCGAAGGCAAAGATCGAGCGGGTAGATTTCCTGTCGGGGGCTGGATCGACAACGGCGGAGAAGCAGAAGAAGCGCCGCTTCAAGGTTGCTGCTTAGATAAACTGGTTCAGCGGCAAGGACTTTGAACCTGCACTGCTGAGATTCATTTCACGGGCTAGAGGAACGGGCATATGACTTATGTCGTTAATGTAATAATGGTAATGATCAACGGCACTCAAGATGTGTGGCGCAGACCAATCGACAACTTTTTGATTCAGGTCTATCACCTGCCCAGGGACATCGGTCGGTAGGTTCTTGGCATACTGGTAATAGATAGCGCGCATGATAATTTTTAATTCGTCGACAGATTGATCATCGATAACATATCCCTTGGGTTGGCTCTTCTCATAGACCTTACGGCGAATGGCATTTTGGATGATCTGTATGTTCTTGCCACTGAAGAAACTTTCACTCAGGGCATTCGTCTCCCAGTTCCCTCGTAACATATCACTTTGAAAGTCTTTTTCGGATGTTTTTTCGTACTGGTATCCGGGAAACGTTTCAGGAACCGATGATTCTTTCTCACTAAAGACAACACGCCCATTTTGACCATGATTGAGCGTCCAATCTGGATTTGTTAACGGAAGTTCGAATGCTGGATCCTTATTCATCCTTCTACTTATTCGTCTTTCTAAATTATTTTCTTTCAATTTAATATACAAATGAGCCACGGACTGAAGCAGATCCCCAACGACGGACGTTTTTTCGTTCCAGTTTCTTCTCTGGCTTACACGGGTAGTATTAACGAGCTCAACAGAACAACAGGAACTCTGCAGACGGCTGCCTGGTTGCGCGCGGGCGGCACGGGCGGCGGCTTTCCTGGTGGTCCGGGTGGTGGCACCACCTATCTCTCGTCAGTAAATGGTCCGGGCGCTGGCAAGCTGCGTGACCTTGGTAAGACGTATGTCTCAGCTGGACGTACCTTCCGCAAGGTACAGTTGATCAATTACGGTGGTCAGGTAAACGGTAACTCAGCGACGAACGGCGTCGGCGGTGCGGCGGGCACGACCCCTGACTCTGATTTCCTCACGGGCTACATCGAGCTCGGATGGGAGGGCAATGGATTCCCTGCCCCTGTAACCCGCATGTAAAAACTTGGTTGTTTTGAAATCTTTTTTTTGATTTTTAAAAAGCATAAAAAAGATACTAAATAGATGGACTTCACGTTCTTACTTTACATCTTTCTGTCTTTTGTCATTGGAATCGGCGGTGCCTATGGACTCGTACAGATTGAACGTCCAGTAGCAGGAATTTTGTATCTTGTTGGTGTTATTGCAATCTTGATCTTTTTTGGTCTCCGGTGGTTTTCTGGTGATTCACTCAAGGTAGGTGCACCTACTGTTACTTCTTGGCCGCCTGCAATAAATCTTTGCCCCGATTTCCTCAGTATTTACGAGCGCACGGTAAACGGAACTAAGGAAAAGGTCTGCGTTGATTTGATCGGAGTTGCGACTCAGGGTGGCATCCAAAAGATGACTTCGCCCGAACAGGCACTCAAGGAGGAATATGTTTTTCACTTGTTCCATGAGCAGACAGGTCCTGCAAAACAGGCGTCTCTCTGCCAGCACTGCAAGGATAAGAAGGTCACGTGGGAGGGTATCTATGATGGTGTCACCTGTGTAGGCAGTGGACTCGCACCTGGTTCTTCTGGAAATGCAAACATGTGCTATGATGCCTCGGGGAATGTACAGATCACGTAAACGAGGGTTAAAGAAAAACGTGAGTCTTGATGAATAGATGTGGAGACCGACTCCTATTGAAAAAACAATATGTCTACATCCTGCTGTTGAGAAAACACTGGCAGAATGGATAGAAAAACCTACGCACCCTGCTGTTCTCTTGTATGGTGAGCCTGGTGTTGGAAAAACAACACTGGCGCATCGTGTTTATAGAGATGCCAAGTTGAAACCAATTGAGTTTAATGCGAGTCATACACGCAGCGGGACATCCTTTCGTAAGATTCTGTTGCCACTTCTAAATGAGGGTGGGGTCGTTCATATGATTGAGACCGGAAAGCGTGGTGGAATTGGTATTATTTTGGATGAGATTGATGGATTATCACAGGGTGAGAAGGGTGGTCTCAAAGAACTTCTCGATTTTTTGAGATCCTGGTCGCCCGAAAAAGAGACAACTCCGATCATTTTGATCAGTAACACCCTTGATTCAAGAAATCTGATTCAGATTTCCAAACTATGCATCACTATTGAAATGCGAGAAGCCGATAAGGATTGTGTAGAAAAATGGTTGGGGCGAGAACTCGGTGCAGAAAATCATTTACAAATGGTCCATGGTGATTTACGTGTTCTTCAGAGACAACTGATTGGGCTGGAGCAAGCCCAGGAAATTATCGAAGTTCCAGAAGGTATTCTCCCCATTTCCTGGTGGAGTCTTTGGAATGAATGGGATCCGTTTTTTGATTTGGATATCGATAGCCATGAGGCAAATCTGGCTGGGCTTGTCTTTGTAGAGAATCTAAATGATCGTATTTCTACTGTGAAGGGAAATACACATGAGAGTTGGAACATTTTTATGAGAATCTTCTCGGGATATAGTCGCAGTGATCGCGCCGATTTCTGGGCTTTCTTTCACCAGTGTTGGAATTTGCTGCCGCTCTCACAGCATATTAAGTTGAAAATTCCGAGTTTACTCTTAACTCAGACTGCAGGATTACCTGAGGGTTCGGAGGGTCTCGTCCCGAAAGTAGATTCTTTGCGTTATACACCTGTATTAACGAAGCAATCTGCTATGTTTAATTCCTGGAAGTTCTTGTGTGAAATCAGCGATCCAGCTGGAATTCCGATTCGCCTTGTACCGAGCTTGTGTCATATTGAGGCAGATAAGCCAGGACAGAAACCTGATAAGCAGCGGCGGCTGCGCAATATCGCGCTACAAAGTTTATTGCCGCAAGCTCCTTAAGAATTCTCGAGTAATTTCTTCAACTTACACTGTTCGCATACATTGAAGCTAGGCACAATGTTCCGAACATTCTCTCTCGGTCCGCTAGACTTGCGCGTTTTGTTCTTAGCATTCTTGATCTTCAGGAAATCTGAGACACTGAGCGTGGAACCCGCATAACGAATGGCAGCAAGACGCTGGGAATTGGCTACCCGAGGTGCCTTACCCAGAGCAAAGGTCAGATCATTGTGCGCCGTAGATTGCGCATTCTTCCAGGCGGCAGCGGCAGCCTCCTTCTCCGCCTTGCGCGTGGCATTTCTCTGCACCTTCATTTCCGTCTTCATCTTCTTTGCCAGCTCCTTCGCGGCGGACGCAGCTTCCTCCTTCAGCGCCTTGGCAGATTTCTTCGCTGCATTCTTCGCGAGCTTTGCCGTCAGCGCAGCAGCAGCCTTCTCGAGTTTAGCCGCACTCTTCGCCGCATTCTTCTCCGCCTTCAAAGTAGCCTTCTTGGCGTTCTTTTCAGCCTGCTTTCTCGCCACAGTCTCAGGTGAGTTCTTCGGTCTCGGCATTCTACTATTCACTTATAAATTTTCCATAGAAGTTCTCATGAATATTGTTTGGATGGATAACCTCTATATAAACACATCCATAAGGAGCAATTACTTATTCCTAACACAATATGTTTACACTCGCTTAATATGAGCATAGCAGCAAAAAAATACTGAATATCATTGTAATTTTCTTCTTTTGTGTTTTCGTAATGGATTCCCTTGTCCGTGGTAGATACCTTCGTTTCCGTAAAATATATACAGTCTGGAAAGACTTGTTTTGCATAGTCTATGAACTGTTTTTCATCAGACTGAATTAAGATAGTTTCTCTTCCAGTGTAGAGTTCTTGTATCTTATTGATGTATGAAGAATAGTCGACTCTTGATACCTCATCTTTTTTGTCAGTTCCTCTGTAATAGACTCCAAGAGTATTTGCAGGGTCAAGCCCATATTTTTCTAAGAGCATCTGTTTTTTATCTAGGATTCGCTGGGATGGAGAAAAGTATTTTTTAACAAAGGGTGTAATGTGAGAATAGTTTAGTGTAATATATTCTTTCATTTGATAGATTACATAAAAATCAATTACACCCTCATGTTCGATCTCTAGTTCTGAATTCGCAAAAAAATCCTTCGTGACATCGTCATTTTCATTTTGTTTATACAAAAAAAACTGATCTGATCCATCGAGGAAATCAGGTACTTTATTATAACATTAATAAAAATTCATAATCGAATATAATCTAAAGCTACAGTCTGCAAAAAATCCACATGTTTTACTAAATGGATTATTTGGTATTAGTGTATGGAATCCATCATCAGTACGTATCATCTGCGTGGACATTATACATTTGTCTTTAAGAGTGTGTATCTGTTAATTCATCAGGATGTAAAAGACGAATCATGGACAGGGGGGATGTGCGTCCAATACGATAGGCACGCCCCAAGATCTGCTTCTCCTCCTCGTGATTCATTGCGTGCAAAAGTATTACATGGGTCGCAGCTGTAATATTCAGTCCAGCACCTGCCATGATCGAATTCAAAAGGAGAACACGGGTGTCTCCCTTCTCAAATGACTTTAAGGTTGCGTTAATTACATCCTTATTTCCCTGTACCTGCTTCACCTTAATATTCGAAATTGAGAGCTCATTAGAGATTTGATGAAAGGGATTATCATAGCGACTGAAAACAAGAAATCGAGCACCAGCATTTTGATGTAGTGTCTCTGTGATCAGCCTGAGGAGCTGCTCAATCTTCTTCAATGGCTTATTCTCTTGTGAGATCGGTTCAACCACCGCAGGCATAGGTGTGGCGGAAAGCGCCTTCAGTTCAACGGGTGTGATCGGTGTTCTGCACAAGGGACAGGTGGTCAGGCGTGTGAGACTGGTCAACATGCAGCCGCCGCAGAAGACACGACTGCAACAATTGGTAAGAACAGCATTCTGTGGCTCGTCAAAACAAATCGGGCAGATTTCATTCTTGTAATTCTCAATCCGCTCCTTGAGAGTTCGAATTTGTTCCTCCAATCCGTCGATTTTTTGTTTAAGATTTTTCAGTGCATCTTCCTTCGCTCTGGCACTCGCGTATTCGATTGAACTCTTAAATTCATAGGTTTTCCGAAGACGATCCAGTTCCTTGATACGATTTTCTGTGACCGCTGTGATCAAGGTCGTTGAATCTTCTGACTTCACACCAAGGGTCTCGAGGGCGCCAACAAAGTCACCTGCATGGAGAAGCTGTCGAATTTCTGGTGAAATGGCATTAGCAAGAACACGCTGAACAACAGATGGCATACACATTATATTTTGTATAGTGAGACTGGGCAGTGAGATAGACTCGCGTACATACTCATCACGACAACGCAAGACAAGCCGACCTCTGTACTTGTGATTTGTAGTCAAGAAATAACGGAAAAAATTTGTGGAAATCATGTAATATCTCTGATACACATAATAAGAGGTGGGGCTAGACTGATTTTTCCAAATTCGAAGTTGTGCCATAAGCGTGGGGTCAAACTCATTGTTTGCTAGATAACTACTGAACATATTTTGTGTAAAATAATGTACATTGTTTGGAAACAACAGATTAGGCCAACTCGCTGATATAAACCAGGTGAATCGTGTTGTGGGAAGTGGCTTTGTCGATGATATATGAAGAGTATCAGCTTCATCATAGAATACACGCTTCCAAATTATACGCTGATATAGTGCTATTTCTTGAAAGGCACCATAGAGTGTATTACTTACAAGAACAACGTCTTTTTGCATCATCTTGTCCTTGGTCCATTTTTCTGTATTTAAATATGCCTTCGTTTTCACTCCATAATATGAGAGTGTAGTCTCATTCTGGATATATCCCTCCCACTGTTTAAAAAGCGTATGTGGCACAACAATCAGGCAGCCTGCGTTTGAGAGATCTGTCCCCATCGTGACTTCCTGGATAGCGTAGAGACTATTGCTGCTATTTTCTGTCAAAAAACTCGTCTTATGCAGGGTGTCTTCTTGTTTCAAATTTGATATATGACCAAGAACCATTAGACTCTTACCTACGCCAACCCCGTCGCCGAGGATGGCAAAGGAACTATACAGTTTCGCACCTGAAATATCCATGCCCTTATTCAAGACCTTTTCCTTTTCCTTCATAGAAAAAAGGACTGACTTTTGGTGGTTTCTCAGAGACGTTTTTACGTGCGTGGGCTGACTAACCTTATCGGATTCTGAAGTTAGCGAATGTTTATAGACATCATTTAAAATACTGAGGGACTGATGTGAGTTCGTGTGGTGACTCATCCTGCTAAATGCTTGAACTTTTATTTTAAGCACCTGAGCCCGCCAGCAAATAATTGAAAAAACAGGCGATTTTTGGAATATAGATAAATACATCACTATGTTTTTTATGAATATCAACAATAAATTGTCCATCTGCCTGTCGTTCCTTTGGATTCCATCGAACAGATCCAATATAGTGCCTCGGAACAATAAATTGTGCAGTGTCAATGCCTCCCCTCTGTATTACACCTCCTTTAAGAAAACGAACGCTATCTGAGCGATTTTGATCCCAGGTGTAAATGTAGTTTTGATCAAGGGTGGGCAGTAAGATCCAAAAAATATAATGCATCACATTATCGTCATCTAAGACATAAATAAATGCTTGGCTATTTTCATCAATTTCATCCAGTGCTCTATTAATTTGGGGATGACCACATACACCCTCTTCGTCATGTTTTATTTCAGTTATTTTTTCATGCCCCTCGTATTTAAATGTATAGTCTCTCCCTCTTGATGTATCATATACAATATACCATCGATCAACTTTAGCAAAGTTCATTGATTCATAGAGTCTATGGAGATTCTGTGGTCGCGAGCACGGGGTAATAATATATAGCATTATTCTATTGTGTAGAATATGATTTAGGCATCTGCAAAAAATTCACGCAGTGTTTTATCTTTAATAAATTCGTCAATGGTGAGTGTGGTTTTGTGGACCACGGGATTCGGCTTGCCTGCCTTACGCATTTCTTCCTCCTGCTCGCGCAATTTCTTCTTATCGAAGGTATTTTCTGAATGACTCATCACAAGCATAACCTTGCGAGGATCAAGTTGAACCATGGGATGACGGTAATCATCCAGAAATGATTTTTCCTCTGCAAATAGAACGTTTTCATCATACTTGTGTGCCCTTGCATAGGAGGATCGCCACGCCATCGTACCATTGGTGGCGTGCTTCTCATTGTAGGGACCGAGTTTGTAAATCACTTTAATATCTGTATAATACATGTAAATCTCAGTGGCGCCAGCAAGTTCAACGGTGGGGTTTCTTTTAAAAGCAGCAACAGCTGCCTCCACACGCTCAGGAACATAATAGTCATCGTCATCCATGGCTACAATAATTTCACCTGTGGCAACTTTATTTAGGAAATTGCGCTTCGCACCAATTGTCTTCTTCATGTCTGAGGAAATGTACCGAATGTTTGGAATATATTTTGCTGCGGTGTCAAAAAAGTCCTTTACTTTCTCTTGACCATCGTCAAGAATAATCCATTCCATGCGATCAAGCGGATAGGTTTGCTGTTTATAACATTGAATGAGATGCGGAATAAATCGGCGCCTGTTGTACGTGGGTGTAATTACCGAAACAAAGGGTTTATCGGATATTGTTTGTTTGGCAAGCGGTTTGACCATCTCTAGGTTTACATAGATCAGTATTTTTAGACCTAGGTAAATTTGACGACGTTGCCCTTGAGATTAAGCGTGATAAAATGGTAAAAGTATCTGTCATCACAGTTACCTGTAATCGGCGACGATTTATACCCAGGCTCATTAAAATTTACAGGGCGCAGTTGTACCCCTTAGATCAAATGGAGTGGATTATAGTCGACGATGGCGATACGAACCAAAAGGTGGCGGATCTATTTCTGTATTCAGGTCTATCCAATATTGTATATTTGCCTTATCGTCGTGGGATAGTCATGGGTGCCAAGTTGAATATTGCGAAGGCGCGGGCAAGAGGTGAAATCATAGTTATAATGGATGATGATGATTACTATCCACCTGAACGTATTCTTCTTGCTGTGCGTGCACTGGAAGAAAACCCTGATGTTTTGGTGGCAGGCTGCAGTAAAACGTATATGTATTACATGGATACCGATGAAATCTACTGTGCCGGTCCTTACCATGACTATCATGCCTTGAATTGTACTCTTGCGTTTCGTTCCTCCTATAAGGGTATGTATAATGATAATGAGCCGTGCGCAGTTGAAAGTTTCTTTCTAAATGATTTTACTGAGGATATGATACAACTCAATAGCAAAAAAACAATACTTCATGTAATTCATTCCACAAACACATTTAATGCTATACAGGGGCGTGATGAGGGGACTCTAGGTTTATTACGTAAAACGAAGCTAACCTTGGAAAATTTCATTCATGATGAAGAGATGAGAAAGGCTTTTATTGGGGCATATTAATTTCGCGAAATGTACAGCATGGTAATTGCAGTGGAGAAAGAGATAAAGAAACAGGCTGTTCTTCGTGCATTTATGTAGTCGACTCTGGGCTGAACTGTTCCAGTCGATTGACTCCTGCTAGAAGGTCTATACTGATTTACTCGATTGTCAATCACAATTTGTATGGGCTGTTCAGTGAGAGGTGGAGGAACATAGGGTCGTGCTGCAGGTCCTTGTACCAAAGTATGACAGATAGGACATTCTATGCGACCCTTATATCTGAAATATTGTACCCAGCAACTCACATGTGTATAGATCTTACAGTTACACGTGCCGTTAGGATATTTGCGTAAGATAAGAAGAATCACTTCATCATTTGGTTTTTGTATTTCTAGACAAAATAAACAGGGTTCCATTGTTGAGCAGCTCACTATTGCTAAGGTATTCAATCAAATTTTATTCAAGGTGTACACTTCTGAGACTCGGGAAGAAATCACCCTGGCGAACACGCAAGGTGCTTAGATTCGGTAAAATATGCTGACTTAGATTGCTAGCAATATTTTCTGTTAAGCTCGTTGTGGCTTCAGGAAGTGAGGGCAAGGTGCTCGGATCAAATGTCTTTCCAACGAGTTTGGCACACTCACTCATGAATGCGACCAGTTTTTTCCTGGCAGCTGCATCTTCCTGGTAATAAAATGGGAAGAGGAAAAAGGATCCCAGAGATGTCTCTGCCTTTGTCTGTGTGATAGGAAGCAGCGTATACAGTTTGGGGGCTGTGCCTAGACCAACGCGAACTAAATAATAAATTAAAACAAAGGGGGCAAAAATGAATCCATATATAAAAAACAGAACACGATATTTTACTTCGCGCCCAACAGCGTCATTGGCTGCGAGCATACCTCCTAAGAGACAGAGTGTCAGATAAAAGAAATATGAAACAAACATTGTTGTGTTTCCCCAGATATCAGAAAAAAGTTTCCCCGTGTCGAAAGTCTGGTCAGCCACGGCGTTTAGCGCCTTTAGCTGCTCATCAAGTGTCTTCTTATCGAGTTTGAGAGTAAGAGCACTGGGAGGCACCTTTGTGCCCTCGAGAATACCCTGTAAGTCCTTCTCAATTACCGTGAGTTTCGCTTGTATTTCTTCAACTGTTGTTTTTGTATCAGCAGTTTTATAGAATGATTGCTGAGTCTTATGATAAGTTAATAGATCGGTTATATTTTGCTGTGTCAGTAATTTATTTGCATCCCAGACTTGAATCTGCTCAGGAAACAGGGTTATAAATTTATCCAAAATAGAATATTGTTGTTGCTGATTGAAAACTGCTGTGGCACCCGTCGTTAAAATATTCTGGGCAGCGGCGAAATCTTTATCAATGTTTGCTGTTGTAGCCACCGCTTTTTCGGCTGAGCTAACGAGTGCATCGAGCTGTTTATTTGCATTCGATGTCATAACACCTGCGGAAATTCGTTGTGCCTTTACGTCTGCAAGGGCTTTTTGTAGATCATTTTGCGCCTTTGTATTTTTTTCTTGTTGCGCCTCAAGTGCCTTCTGTGCCTCAGGATTGTAGGTAGCTGAATATATTGCATTTGATATTGTGCTCATTTCTATCTAACCTATTTACTAAAAATAAATATACTCTGTAGATATGGCGAGAGCAACTCGGAAACAAAAGGATGACTGGGTTGTTGCGATTCCCTCGTACAAACGCCCCGAAACTTTGAGAGATAAAACTCTGAGTGTCCTCAAAGACTATGGAATACCTGCTGCTAAGATTCATGTCTTTGTTGCGAATAAAGAACAGGCTGATCTTTACCGGGAAACGTTGGAGGCTGGGACATATGGTAAGATCATCATTGGTATCGTGGGCATGGGTGCCATCAGAAATTTCATAAGTGACTATTTTCCCAAAAGTAAGAAAATCGTGAATATCGACGACGATATTAAAGGCTTTCTTGAGTTTGACGAGCGGGCGAAGCGTCATGAGAAGGAACTTGTGTCCCTAAAAGAGGTCATACGGCGGGGGTTTGCGGAGTGCGCTGCGCGCGGGGCGCGTCTCTGGGGGATCTATGCTGTACCCAATGGATTCTTTATGAAGGCAGCTGTTAGCACGGACCTCAAATACATTATTGGTAGTTTCTGGGGGTGCATCAATCCTGGGACAAAGGAGATCAAGATTACACTCGACGACAAGGAAGATTATCAGCGTAGTATTCTGTACTACAAGGCAGACGGCGCCGTTGTTCGTCTGAACAATGTGTCCGCGAAGTCGTCGTATTATAAAGAGGCGGGAGGTATGCAGGAGGAACGCACGAAGGAGCGTGTAGAGAAATCTGCGCGCTGGCTCGTGAAAGAGTATCCTGAGTATGCCACTCTGAATCCCAATAAAAAGAGTGGGTTCATGGAAGTCAAGCTCAAGGCGAATCCACACTTATAGCGCATATTTCAGTCCGCCCATACCACCCTCAATTACCAAAAAGTTAATGTTCTCCACATAAATGTTCAAGTCATATACATAGTTTGTATTGACCGGCAAAGGATGAACATCGACTTCAACCTGGAAATTCCGAATACGACTTGCGTTCACACTGCCGCTCGGCTGTGTCGTCGGGCTTCCCAAGGCAAAATTATAAATCGGCACAAGTTTGAGGGGTTTTCCAGTTAAACTCTTCCACGGCGTAATCTTTGTAAAATAATCCACGGGCTTTTCCTCTTGAATCTCATTTCCATCGCAAATGATGCGTATGGCTCGTATAATCTCTATTTGACCCTGGGGAATCAAAAGACCACTCGAATAGGCGCTTGTATTAATTGCACTCAGGTTCGGCGTGGGATTAAACGGCGGATTTGGGAAGTTCCACCAATTCGTGAGATTCGCAAAGTCATTTCTATACAAAAGACTGTCGCTGCGGCGCGGCACGAAAAGCAGCCGTGTAATTGGATTGTGCGTTTCCAGGTCAAGTATTTGCCGATTAAATAGACCAGGGAAGGGATAATTTGTCACCTGAGAAAACATATAGGACAGTGGCGTGGAAGCGAATACATGACGCTCTTCCTCCGTCAAATAAATATAGGTACTTTGGATGCGCGGATTTAAGAACCATCCATTGAGAGTAGGAACAGTTGACCCGATATCGGTGGCAAAGAAGCGCCACTGTCCACTTATATCACCCGATGTCACATAATCCGGCTGGTTATTCCGAATGAGAGACAGTGACTGAAGCATCTTATAGTCGGGAGCCACTCTGTAACCTGAAACATCCAGCAAGGTATATAGTGTGCGTATGGGATTCAAAGTAATCTGTACTTCACACTCATGATACTGAAGGGCTACGAGTGGAAGAGCAAGAGAATTGAAGTCAGAAAACCAGAAGGAGAGAGGTACGTGGATATCTTGTCCGAATATTGACGGACGATTCACCTGACCACCTGAAGGACTTGTGTTATCCTGAAACACTGTCGGATACCCTGTTCTACTAGTTCCTCCTGCATACATACCGCTCGCAGGTTCTATAAGTTCAGGTACATCACCCACAAGTTCCCGCCATTTATCAAACTTGTCCGTGTCGTAATCAGCCAGTGCCTTTGCCAATAAGTAATTTCCATCAAATTCCTGTATTTTTTGACCGCCTATGTAAAATGCGGCATTCTGAATGATGGCTGCACCTAGATAGCGTACCCATTGATACTGAATCTGCGTAGGGCGATTATAACTGGTTACCAAGTGCTTACTGAAAATATCCGGAATACGGAATGAAAAATACATATCGCTTAACAAATCGCCACTGCGTTGTATTTTGGCTCTCACTTTGATAGGTTGATCATAGAATAATTCATTCGGTCCATCCATGAGTGTCGTGATGGATTCTTGTGAAAAATGAGAATAACGCCGAAATGCCTTGTAGAAAAAGGTCATTTGAGGATTTCCACTCAAAATAACATTTTGGGCGCCGTAAGCGATTAAACCCAGGAGACCACCACCTGTCATTCTTCTCTTGCTGTGGAAAGAGCAAAAGAAGAAGTACAAAAAGAACGACACCCTGCCGTTTAAACCGAGTGTGTATAACTCGTCGTCCACCAGGTATCCGCCAGGTAAGGTGGCATATCCTGTGATGCAGCCATGACCTTCTTGCTCGGACCCGCGGTCACCTGGCTCTGAATTTCTGTGTATGATAACGCATAGCTAAAATACTTGAGTCCACCGAGGTTCCCGTTGAAGCTGCCCTGTACTGTGAATGTCTCGTGCTCACCCAGGGCAGCTGTCGTGGATCCGCGCACAATCATGCTGTTCTGGCTGAAAAGGATCAGGTCTTGGAAATTCTGGTAAGGGAGTGAGCCCTCAAAGTTCAGCTTCTTTGACAGATTGCCATTGATATAGATCTCCAAGGAATTCTTCCGCGCAACAATGGCACAGTGGAACCACTTCCGCACAGGAATATTCTCAACGTCACAATACGTATAAGGATTCTTGTAGGCATTCATGAAGACTCTCATTGTATTCGCATTCTTCTTGATGAAGACGCCAGGACCTAACAACGGGTAGGGCGTCGCATAGCCCTTATAGAATACAGTGGCAAGCGCATCGTCGCCCGTAAAGGTGGAAGGATTTACATATAAGTAGAAACTGTACGTGAATTCCATGCCTGTTCTCTCATTGTCTGAAAACGGGATGAGCTTAGCATCTGGGAATTTAGTGGTATCCTGGCGAATGACAACCTGCTTATCATCTGAGGATGCCGTATAGGGGAAAAGATCAACCACATGATTTCCAATGTTTAGGAACGAAACATACAGATATTCTACTGACAAAAATAAAAAATACACTAAGACGACGATAACCAGTGCCAGTAGGAACTGTGCTAAGAAACTTTCACCCATAAAAATGCTCGTTACTGATGAAGAGTCAGCTTCCATTCTCTAAGAAATACAGACTTTAAAATCAGCTTCCAACTTGTATTGTGCTCTTTGCGTAGGTTACATTTACCTGCGGTGTCTTGAGTGTAAGTGAGCCTGACACATTGAACATGTTCGCGAGCCAATTCATGAAGCCGCCGCCGCCCGCTGTCGTAGGACCGGACATATACATTCTGTAAATCTCATCCGGATTCAACGATCTCTGCACAAACGTTACATCACTGAGGAAGCCATCATAGCCACCGAAGTCGAGCAACTTCGCACTTACACCCTTAGGATCCACGCGGTAGAATGACGGCATGATGCAGCTGCGCGCGAGCTTGCCGTCCATGTAGACATCGCAGGTCTTTCCGTTGAGAATGACGGCGATGTGAACCCAGCGCTGTAAATCAACAGACGGCAGATCGCAGAGAGGATATGTCTCCAGGAGACCCTGATCCATCTGACCACCCGCAAAGAGCTGCTTTACATTCTCCGTGCTGAGATTCGTGTTCTGAGAGACACTCAGTCCGGGATCCACCGCGGGCTTGCCCGAGGGCGTAGGTGCCGCGGAATCACCTGGCGTCTTTGTATGTACACGCACGACTAAATTATTCTTGTGGATACCGAGACCAACCACAAGCGTTGAGAAGTTTGAACCGCGGATTTCCAGGATGTGCTTCCGCTGACCCGCCTTGTCCTTCCAGCCCGTGATGTAGGTCCAGAAACTGGCTGAATACTCGCCGCCTTCATAGGGGGGTGGGATATTGTAGAGTTGAGATGCCGTAGGCTGATTGGCAGGAATGGCAGAACCTACAACGACAGTTGACTGAACCGTCGGCATACCGTACAAATAATTGTACAAGTAATAGAGCGCCGTGATACCGAGGACAAGGATGATAAACCCAACAAAGTAGGATAATACAGAGCTCCCCCCCAGACCGGCTAGAACCGTTTGTTTCACAGAATTAAGAGTGCTCATACTTCTTCTGCTTGTAGTACTCCATTTTTTTTAGTCATATTGCGTGTCCCAGCTGTAAAGTGGCGATGCAGGACGAACCGTAATTGGTTTCATACAAGCACCATTCGGACACGGATTTAACTTTGTGATGAGATCCATATTCACACTAAATTGCGGTTCACCCTTGGTGTTCGTCACTTTCGCGTATTCGATTCCCACACGTTGTAAACTGAGTCTCTCTGGAAAGACACGGAAAAATGCGAATTGTCCGTTGAGTCGTGAGTCACCCAGGGTCGGTGCAGATCCTACAGACGCATGATCAAGAGAATACTGAGTGCGCTTTGAGAGAACAATATCATCATTGTAAAATACATCGAAACGCCGACCTTCGCGGCTGATCGTCACAGCCACCCATTTTTGAAACGGAAGTGGGGGGAGTGCGAAGGTTTCAATGGATGTCTGTTCAACCGTTTTGCCAGCAGGAATACCATACGTTCTTATAGCAAGTTGTGCAGATGCCTGACCCGGGCGGCTCGCATCCGGAGAGGATACGATCTCCATCTTTAGAACATTTGATACATTCAACAGATTATTGTATCCCTTGTGCTGACACTGGCTACAGTCTCTCATGACACACGGGCAAATATTGTAGCGATCACTGCTACACATGGGGTCACCGGGATTTGCACTGCACGTTGTTGCCTGACCCGTTTTCTGGAATGGAAGAACATTCACAAAAAATTGTATCGATCCTGTATTTCCTGTTAAAAACTGCTGTGCGGCTTCCGTGCTTGAAAGGGGCGAAGGTTTTGCCAGTTGAAAGGGTCCTTCCACTACAGTCCCACTTACAGTTGCCTTCGGGTTGAAGTAACCTTTGTAAAATAATATGAAAACGACTATGACTACGAGTATTGCGACGATCCAATACCACATTCTACCAATGACTCTGAATTTTAACTAGAAAAGGAGAGTCAGTAGTTATTTGCGATTCTATGTTGAGCACTGTGCCAAATCAGACGGCTTGAATTTTGACGCGTCAGGGAGTGCAGGGGGTGCAGCAGCAATCTCTCTAGCGAGAAGCGGTCGAGACCAATACGATACATCCAGGATCTTCACCGTTTGCTGAAATGCCTCGGGCGGTGGAAGAAACTGCGTCGCTATTTGTAGGGGTTTGCCCTTTAGTATGCGTGAGCCGATAAAACGCCCATTCATGTAGACTTCTAGCAGATTCGGCAAATAGACCGCTGTGACGCGGAACGGCTGACGTATCGGAACATTCAGAATGGTAGGCGCTGACTCAACAAAGGTCCCCGTGGAATCACTTGTTATTGCCGATACGACAAGGTCATTTGTATCCTTTTGTAAATACACGAGCAAGTTTGACTCAGAATAATTTGCTGGCAGTGTCTTTGCTGCATCGGGCGTGACGGTTGTTTTACCACGATAGAGAATCATACGCTCCATATTTGACAACGACAAGTCCTTATCGATGAAGACATCAAGCGATACGGTAAAGCCGCATGGTAAAATCTTATCGAATTTTGTTACGAGTGAGGATCCAGGTGGTTCTTCCTCCCAGGCAATCTGCGAATCTGCAACTCCCTTTGTTAACCTAATATAGCCACCATCACCCGCCGAGAATGAAAAAATCGGCGTGTAGGTGTAATGTACAATGATTAGTATAAGAAAAATAATAAATACCACTAAGGATACATAGAACAGGTAGGTAAATGCAGTTTTTGCCAAAGATGAGGTGTCCATGCCAGAAAATGACGGAAATGAAACGCTAGGAAAAAAACCTTTTCCATTTGTTGACGCCACCGTTGTTGACGGTGGGTGGTTTCGTAATAGATTTCCTAGAAATGGGTCCATCTTCTTACTCCTGCTCTTCTTTATCTTTCTTTTTACGAGTCTGCGAACGAGATTTCAAATAACCTTTCTCAGGATCAAAGGCGATGCGCTTATAATATTTGCGCGTATCTGAATCCTTACAATTGACTATTTTTTCTCTGAGATAGCAAACAAACGAAATACGTGTATAAGGTTTATCCGCGCCCTGCGTCCCTGTCGTAGGGTCATCAAGATGTACTCTCGGCAGCTTCTTATTGAACGCCTTATCTTCAGGTGTTTCATACATTGCCGTATTACAATGCCACTCATGGACGTCCATCGCCAAGAAATCTCCAGTGCGCACATTAAAGCCAACCCCATATTGCGGAAAGAGTGTAGAGCCACCGTGATACTTTCCACGTTCAATCACGCTGAGATTTCCGAACCCTTGGCGAAAATCACCAGCATCTTGGTGGAGCGCGGTGCGGAAATTACGATTGATTGTTACAGATGAAAAGGCAGTATCTCCAATCTGGTACATCGGCTTGGCGGACGCAACCTTGTGCTGCTGCTTGTAATTCTCAGGAATCAGCTCTTTGAACGCCTCATTGATCGATTCAATAAAAGGAATTCCATGCTTATAATATTTGAAGTACTTTTGTGTATAAGATGTTAAACGGCAGGGGAGACCCATAAAGGGTGTCTGTTCAAAATATCCAAGGACGCTGCTGAATACATTATTGTTGACGCGCATCTTACTGGGCTTCCCATTGATGATCTCGCGTGCAGACCATTTTGTGATATCGGTCGGTTTCCTCTTTTTCCAATAGGCACCCTTTACATCAATCGGTCCAGCCGCTGCGCCGCGGTTTCGAGATGGAGCTGCCGTGATGTAATATGCCTCCCAACCTCTTTCAATTAAATCTTTTGGTAGGACATTCTTTCGGAATTTCGCCAGAAGTTTCTCTTCGCCTGTCTCGGGGTCCTTGCCGTAAACGTCTACATCTTCATCGTAGACTTTGATTCCTTTATCATCAAAATAGGTACCTTCTCTGGCTTTGATTTGATCATTTGTCATAACCGGCTCAACGACGACTTTTCTTGTTGTTATTTTTATTGGCGCAGTGGTTTGTGAGGGAATTTGGAGTCCCTCTTTTATTTTTGCCTTTTTTTCGGAACTAAGCTCCATTCTACTAAGAGTCGCCCTTTGATACCCACCATATGCTGCCCGCTGCGACGGCGGCGACAGCGACTCCTAGTCCAAATCCGCGTAAGATAGCTTTCATGTCAGCCTCAGCGAAATCATCGGGCGTGATCACGGGGCTGCGACCCTGTGCGCCAAGGCGCGAATAGAAGGCAATTGACTCTGTCTCCGTCACCCTGGGCTTGCCAAGCTGTTTGTTCACAGCATTATGTAGATCCACCGTCCACTTGAAGAGATCTTCTCTGCGATCAAGAGAAGGCGAAATGGGGGTTTCCTGCAGAAACTTCGAATAGTGTTCTCTGCAGATAGGGCAAGGTATCAAAAACGCAAGTGCTTCAAAAAATTCTTTCGCGGCTTTTTTCTGTCCATATGAAGGCTTTTGGGGGTATCCAAGTGCCGAAATATGTATTGTGTGCCAAAAAAATGGACCCCAAACTGAGGGAGGGAACTGCATCTACTCAACGGTGTCAAAAAGGACTAAAGACAATGTACGAAGCCCTTATAAGAAGGATGTTTCACTTTACAAAAGGAGCATGTACAAATTGTGGTCAAATGGGGCATAGTTTTAAAGGTTGTCAAGCACCTGTTACAAGTTTTGGCACTGTTATTTTTCGAATAAATGATTTGTCATGGAATCAGGCTTCAGTTCTTACAGCCAATACTGGTTCTTACACAGGATTCGAAAACTACACCTCAAAACTGGAGGTACTCTTAATTCAGAGACGCGACAGTCTCGGATTTGTCGAGATTCTCCGTGGAAAGTACAATCCTATTGACATAGATTACATCAGAAAACAGATACAAGGAATGACTGATAGAGAGAGAGAACGACTCGTCACTGTTCCGTTCGATGAATTGTGGAGTGAACTTTGGGGCATTGATGCGCGCTCCTCATCGCACTATAGAAATGATAAAGAGATATCAAAACAGAAGTTGCAGTTACTTCGCGACGGTATTGATACAAGTGAAGGTAGATTCTCGTTTCAGAGTCTCATTGAACAGTGTACTGTTCATTGGGATACTCCCGAGTGGGGATTTCCCAAAGGACGTAGGGATCCTCATGAAAATGATCTTGCCTGTGCCTTGCGTGAAATGTCAGAAGAGACTGGAATTAAGCGGGAGAATGTGACTGTCATTCAGAATATCGAGCCACTTTGTGAGACATTTTATGGATCCAATCATGTACATTATTGCCATAAGTATTACACTGTCTTTGTTAAGAGTTCATTGAAGGTTGAATATGATGATACGAATCTACATATGAAGCGTGAAATCGGTAATCTCCAATGGTTTGGTCTGGATGAAGCCCTGCAAAAAATTCGCCCTGATAATATTGAGAAACGCGAAATTTTACGAAAGCTGACTACGCTTCTACGATCCTTTTGTCCCATTCTCCATGAGTAAAACAGGGCTGTTAAGTTTCTCTCAGGTAGATAGAGATGAGCCAAGAAGAGCAAATTCTGGTTGGAAAAACAAACGAAGAAATTTTGGATCTCTGGATGAGCGAGACCGACTTTGATCGACGGGATCAGATTCTCGCAGTACTCAAAGAGCGTAAATTATTTCCTGAGAATGAAACGAATCGGGTGGAGAATGAGGGGGCTCTATATCCTGATGTAGAGGATCCTCTTTTTATTCAAAAGTTGCTGCGAAAGCGTGAATTTGCGGAAAACAAGCAGCGGTCTATGGCGGAAATTCTGGAGGAGGGGGAGAATCTCTGCGATCCCAATAAGGAATTTGAAATCAGTCCCGTTCAGCGTTTCGTCAGTCGTTTCCTTGCACCTGAAACACCTTATAATTCGGCTCTTCTGTTTCACGGCGTGGGTGTAGGTAAGACATGTGCGGCGGTCAGCACAGCGGAGGCGTATCTAGAAAAATATCCGCGGAAACAGGTTATTATCATCGCCCCTCCCAATATTCAATCAGGATTTGAACGTACGATTTTTGACGTGAACTCCGTCAAATTTGGTGAGTCAGAAGATGAGGCGAATGAGGCGCGCGGCTGCACGGGCAGCACATATTTGCGTCTTTCTAATACAGAATATGTTCGTGAGAAGAATCTCGTGCAGGCTCGCGCCCAGCGTCTCATGCGAAAGCGGTATGCTATGTATGGATATTTGGAATTCTACAACTATGTAAATAAAATCATGGAGCGCGTACCCAAGGGTGTGCCTCCTGAACGTCGTGCTCAGATTGAGCTGCAAAATCTTCGCAGTATTTTCTCGGGGCGACTTATCATTATCGACGAGGCGCACAACTTGCGTGATATTTCCTCCGAGTCCGATGAAGATAATGTAGATGCTCCTGCTGGTGGCGATGAGGTCAAGGAATCCGAGGCTGGAAAGAAACTTACGCCTGTTCTTCGCCGAATTCTTGAGGTTGCGGAAGGGACTAAACTCATGTTGTTGACAGCAACGCCTATGTACAATTCGTACCGTGAAATTACGTTCTTATTTAATTTACTCTTGCGCAACGACAAGAAGGCGGAACTCAGTGATGCTGTCGTTTTTCGCGGTGGGGCACTTACTGAGATGGGTAAAAAACTTCTAGGCGACACAGCCTCAGCCTACATGTCCTTCATGCGCGGTGAAAATCCACTCTCATTTCCTGTGCGTCTACAACCTGAGGATCTTCCACGTGTAACTACGTGGTCAACGATTGCGCCGAATGGCGCTGCCATACCCGATGTCGAGAGAGAGCGCATGGTGCGCCTTCCTCTTATCAAGGCGGAGTTCACGGGCGATGCGCTCCGTTTCTATGATAACTTGTCTAGAAACACAATCGAGCAAAAGGGCATGGGAGTCAACTCCGTCGACTTGCTTGTTCAGGCGGGTAACTGGCTCTTTCCTGGTGAGGTCCGTGTGAGAGAAGAGGGATTTTCCAGCTGCTTCGATGAGAGCAGCCGCGGATCCCTGAAGACGTTCTCGGCGCGTAATGGACCGCCTGCATGGCTAAAAGAGGATCAGTTATCTGCCTATTCACCCAAGGCGGCACTGCTGCTGAAGAGACTGCGTACATCCAAGGGCGTCGCCTTTGTTTACAGTCGGTTTGTAAAATCTGGAGCACTGACCTTGGCGTTGGCGCTTGAGGCGAATGGATATACTCTGGCAGGTCGTGAACTTCCCTTCCTACAGGATGGAATTCAGACAGAGGGTGGGCGCCAATGTGCGCGCTGCCCTCTCAAAGAGAAGGAGCACCGAGGTGCTAGCCATCCGTTCATCGCAGCCAAGTATGTGATGCTCACGGGACGCAATGAGTATTCCCCCAATAATAAACAGTCTGTTGATCTGGCGCGTTCCGAGAAAAACCGGTTCGGTGAGGATGTTAAGGTTGTACTCGGTTCACAGGTCGCGGCAGAAGGTATTGACTTGCGCTTTATTCGCGACATCTATGTCTTTGATAGTTGGTTTCACTTGAATAAGCTTGAGCAGGTTCTCGGTCGTGGCATTCGTATGTGCAGTCATGCGCTTCTTCCACCTGAGGATCGTAACTGCACCATTCATTTGCTCGTGAATTCATTTCCTGAGTCAGCGAGAAAGGAGACAATGGACTTTTACATGTATCGTGTGGCGATGAGCAAGGCGGTTATCATGGGCACTCTCACGCGTTTCCTAAAAATGAATGCGCTTGATTGTAATCTGAATCGCCAAGCCATCTATATCGAGGGCTTGCCACCTCGTCGGCAGGTGGATTCACAGGGGAAGGAGAGACCTGCTGTGAATGTAAACGACATGCCCTACACCAGTGTATGCGATTGGATTGAAACGTGTGATTATAAGTGTGCGAAACCTGTGGAGGTGGACGAGATGTCTGCAGAGACCAGCACCTATGACGAATATTCAGCGCGTTACAGGGAATCGACGACGAAGGATCGTTTACGAGAGCTTTTCAAGCGGCAAGCCTTTTATACGTACGAGGATCTCAAGGAGGCATTTGCTGATCTTCCAGAAATTTCTCTGGTTACTCTCCTGTCTGGAATCATAGACAATCGCAGCTTCCAGATACAGACAGAAAACCACAAGGGCTATATTACCTTCAGAAATGGATTCTACTTGTTTCAACCTGATCGCTTGATGGACACTCGGTTGCCGATCGCTCTACGCGTTGCGACCTATCCTGTAAAACGTGACCAGTATACCCCACTTGCCTCAGCGGCGGCAACTGAGGAGGAAGAGGGTGAAGTGGCAGAAGAGGTTGCTCTTGAAGAAGAGGTAGACATACAAAAAACGCTGATCTTCTGGAATGAGGTCAACAAGTGGATTTCACGAATGCGTGGGGGTGCGAAGGACGGTGATGTGCCTACAACTGTTCTTTCACTCGTAACGGCGCGCTATACGAAGAATAAGAACGAGCTTCGTCGGATGAAGGAAATCCTCGAAATGATCACCTATTTCTATGTCTCAGTTTACACTTCACCTGAACTCCTTGAGCACTACAAGATGACCTTGTACAAATATATTTGGGACGAAGTGCTGACGAATCCTGAACAGGCGGCTGTCTTTGCAGAATTGGCTGACGATGTCGATCTCTTGCCCGTGTGGGAGGAGCAGGTGCTCGAATCTGATGGCACGATTGCCTTCCGCACATTGAATGCCGATACAGGCAAACTCGAATACTCCTGTAACGGACAACCCTGCAGTGAGGCAATCGTTCGTCTTCTTGAAGATCCTGAGAGAGACCCGTATCAAAATATCAAAGCCGACTCCACAAAGACGGGCGAAGTCTATGGCACGGTCAATTTCAAACGTGGCACCTTCGTTTTTAAGACAAATCGTCCTGTCTTACCTGGTAAGAAACCCGATGTTGGATCTGAGTGTGGCAACGTAAGTACTGTTTCTGCACACATCAAGCTCATTAAAGAAATTGGTGAGCTCGCGGCGCGCTACGTCCGTACAACGATGGGACTGCAGGCAGATATCTTGGAAGGATCGCGGACCTTTAAAAAGAATTCTAACAAAGTGTGTATGTTGACCGATTTGGCTCTGCGTATGCTCGATTCTATGGGCGCAAATGGTAAACGCTGGTTCTATAGACCTATTTCCACGCTTCGCACTGGACACCGTGGGCTATTACGTAAGTAAAAATTGACACCTAAATCCACCCTACAATTAGAAAGCAGAATGGAGACAATAGCACTATTTGAGGAAAAAATACCGATCACACCGAGAGATCTTTCAAGAGGCTCGGTCAAGATTGAGGGTCTTCTTTCTGATAAGTTATCGCAGAAATTGGAGGGGCGTTGTTCCTTACATGGATATGTAATTCCCGGAACAATAAAGCTCCTGTCACGCTCAGTCGGTTATATTGAGAAGGGTCGAAACACGGGTGATATTGTCTATCATATCCAGGCTGAAGGCAATGTTATTTACCCACCTGATGGAACCGTTCTCCAAGGTGAGATTTTGCGCAAGAATAAGATGGGCATGTTTGTAAATTATAAGGATGCGATCCATGTGATTCTGCCCCGTGATCTTCACATTGGAAACGAGGAGTTTGATAGTCTGCAGATTGGCGAAGTTGTGAAGGTGGAGATCAAGAAGTCCCGCTTTCAAGTCAATGATGAATATATTTTGAGCGTTGGTGTTTACCTGGGTAAGGTGATGACTGCTCCCGCTCAGGTCGCGGAAAGTGAAGAAAATAACGAAGACGAGCAAGAAGAAGAAAGCAAGGAATGAGTGCAACAGCCGCAGCATTAACAGAAACAGAATATGAAGAAAGAAAACAATTTTTTGAAGATGTAAAGAAGCTGGTCCTCAGCGAACAGGCAGAAATCTACAAAATTCTGGTCAAAGGAAATGACAAGTTTAGCGAGAACACCAACGGTACTCATTTTGATGCCAGTCTTATTTCCAAGGAATCCTTTGAAAAGATGAAAAAGTTTATGACATTTTGTCAAGCTAACAGAAAGGAGTTCGAAGAAAGAGACAAGCTGATGGAAGACAGCCGTTTAAACATCGGGAACATAAGTACTGTAGACTAAATGGACCCGGTTTACAAATGGATTTCCACAAACCCTCATAAACATCACTTGCCGACGTTCAACACGACGACAAATGATGATACGGAAAAGGAAACATGGGAAGGTTTCCAAAAGGCGCTTCTTCCGCTTCCAGGTGCTCTCTCCGGCATTCTGTATTGCACAGACCCTATGTACCGCGAATCCACCCCCAGTCTCCAGAAGCAAATCCTAATGGAGAAGATCTTGGAACTCCAGGAACGTGTGCCCCATGATCTGGTGGGGCGGCGCTGGTCACGAAAGAAGATCCTAGAGCTTCTTTCTGCAGAACTGGCGGAGAAGACGCCCGTCAGCGAGGTTGCTCTTGAAGAATCTCTGTGTGAACTCTTCGCAGTGCAAAAAATTCAGATTTCTCTCCAGACAAAAACAATCAAGTTTTTTCCATCTGACCTTCGTGTCTGGAAACGGGATCGTCCGGTCGTGGTCTTTGATTCCGAGAATCTCTGGGTCTACGAGAACCCCGAACTCAAAATGGGAAAGAATCTACACGACTGGATTGCAAAAAAGGAAGATGAAAAGTGGATCATTGCGTGGCCCGTAGCGGATGGAAAACTTGAGGAGCTTCGTGGAGCCCTGGACAAGATGAATCTTACACCACGCAGCTTGATGCCAGGTCAGAAAGTGAAGAAGGATGATTACGCCCGCACACTGGGTCGTGCGCAGTCAATTTCAATTCTTTGTTCACGGTCGCCCTAAAACTTGAAAGTGGCTCAAAGGGAAAACGCGATTCAAAAATAGAACTGAAGCTATGGAACTGTATCCGCCTGAACATAAGCTTCTTGAGACAATTGTACAAAACTGGGTTGATCACCCTCTACGTGAGTGCGAGGCGACCTTCGGGTCCAAGGACAAGGGAGGTCAAATTGATGGAACCGCTTTCTTGGCGGTTGCACAAAGACTACGGGCGAAGGGTTATACGGCACTCCCTCAGGAGGATCGCCTAACAGTGACCACGCCCGACAATAACCGTTTCACCTTGTCGGGCATGGGTGTCATACAGCAGTACTGTCGTGATAATCGCATGGCAGGTAAGCCGTATGTAGCCATTACGAAGGACCGTGCCTCAAATGATCCGCCGCTGGACCTGGATGACTATGATACAAGGATAAAGGTACGGAATGAGATTCCTCTTCCAACCTCTGTAATTAATGACGTACTTGCGTCATGGGCTCAGCAGAAGAAGGCTTTCCGCCTTATCAGGCGCTGGTCATTTGAGGGCGAGGGGTTCCAGTTTGACTTGTCCATTGTCTACAGCACCTTCAGGGATGCGAAGGGGAATTATAAGTGGGTACGCAACTTCCAGGATCAGAATATCCGCCAGGCGCCACCGACCTATGAGATTGAGGTGGAACTCAAGCGGACGCCTGAGAATTCAGATAAGATGAACGCACTGAAGTCACTTGTGAAGGGCGTGGGCGAAGTGCTCCGTGGTCTTCAGAAGAATTCCTTGCTCATCCGTCGTTCCATGAAGGATAAGGTACTCAATGCTTACAAGCTGTTGACGAAGGAGGAGCGTTTCCGTGGTGTGGCGCCTGTAACACTGGAACTCAAGAATATGCTTGAGAAGAAGGAAGACGGCGTACCGAGCCTCTATGACGGTTACAACGTGACGGATAAGGCAGATGGTCTTCGCGTACTCGGTTTCACAGATTCCAAGGGTGAGCTCTTTATGATTGACATGGCGCTGAATGTCTATCGTACGGGTCTCAAGCGGGAATCCTGTAAAGATTCTCTGCTCGACGGCGAATGGGTCACGGTTGGCAAGGACGGAAAGGGAGTGCAGCAGTTACTGTTCTTTGACATCTACATGTATGTCAAGGAGAAGGTTGATTCGTTACCGTTTGAGAAGACGGAGGTTGAACAGACCCGTCATAAGTTGCTGAATAAGTGGGTCACTTCATGGAACGATGGCACAGGTCCTGATCTTCTTGTCAAGGGACTGACTGCAAAGACACGCCTTCAGGTCTCCGCCAAGAAGTTCGAATTTGGCTCAACGGGGGATAAGAGCATTTTCCATAAGGCAGCGGTAGTACTCAAGAAGACATCAGCGGACGACTATGCCTATAACACGGATGGTCTGATCTTTACACCGAACGAAGCACCTCTGCCCGAACGTGCTGGCGTAGGATTCTTGGAGCAGTTCAAGTGGAAGCCTGCGCACGATAATACGATTGATTTCCTCGTGACGATCCAAAAGGAGGACGGCAAGGAGAAAGAGGATACGATTGTTAAGGAGGGAACAGGTGAGACCGTGACATTTAAGACCTTGCGCCTCTTTGTGGGCAGCAGTGCCGATCCTGCCTATAATAATCCTCGGGACACGGTGCTCTTTGAGCGCGAGCTGCCAAAGCCTCAAAGACCTGGTGCCAAGCGCGATTATAAGCCTGTGCTCTTCAATCCTAAGGAGTTCCCTGATACTCTTGCCAGTGTCTGCTATCGTGAACTCATTGAGGATCCCAGCACGAACCAGACATTTATTAGCACGGATCGTTCTATGGAGCCAATTCAGGATAAGAGTATTGTAGAAATGGCGTATGATCCGTCACAGCTGCCTGGCTGGCGGTGGCAACCGGTTCGTGTGCGTCACGATAAGACTGAGCGATTTCAGCGCGGTATTGTCGGGCGCACATTGAACAGTGACATGGTCGCTGAGAGTGTATGGAACAGTATACATGAACCCATCACGGAGACGATGATCAAGACAGGTTCGGAAGTGCCTTCTGCCGAGGAGTCGGCTGCGCTCCGTAAGTCGACGGAGGGACGTGAGGGTGTTGCACTTCGTTATGTAGAGAGGAAGGCGGCGGTGCAGGACCTTGCTCTGATTCGTGGACTACGTGACTTTCACAATCGATACATCAAGGAAGACTTGCTTCTAGAGAAGGGTCTCATGGGAAAGAACAAGACACTCGTTGATTTTGCTGTGGGTAAGGCGGCTGATGCACAGAAGTGGCGTCGCAATAATGTAGGCTTTGTCTTTGGTGTGGATATTGCAGGAGAGAGTATCCTAAATGCCGATGACGGCGCGTATCGTCGTTACTTAAATACTCTTGTAAATGCGCGGGGAGCAACAATTCCACCAATGATCTTTGCCATCGGCGACTCTGCCAAGTCAATTGCCTCAGGGGAGGCAGGTGCAACCGACGAGGAGCGCGATATCATGCGGGCTGTTTATGGGCAGTTGGAACCGACTGGTCCTGTTCCGCCTTATGTGACGAAGTTTGGTAAGGGAAAACTGAAGAATGGTGCTGACTGTGCAGCGATTATGTTTGCTCTCCACTATCTGTTTAAGGACGAGGCGTCCTTCAATGGACTTCTTGAGAACATTCGCGACAGCGTGAAGGTGGGTGGCTATTTCATCGGCTGCTGCTTCGATGGTGAGGCAGTGTTTGAGCTTCTGCGAAATGTGAAGAAGGGTGAGAAGAAGGTCGGTATGGAACGCGGTGCCAATATTTGGACTCTTGTAAAGCAGTATGACCAGGAGGAGATACCTGCAGGAGCGGCGGCGTTTGGTATGGCAGTTGATGTAGAATTCATCAGCATCGGTGCCTCTCACCGCGAGTACTTGGTCCCATTCTCTTTGCTGACGGAGAAGCTGGCAACAATTGGCTTGGAGCTGCTTAACGCAGCGGAGCTGAAGGAGCTGCGTCTACAGAATAGCACGAACATGTTTGAGGAATCCTACAAGATGGCGGCAGCAGCTGGTAAAAAGTATGAAATGTCCGAGGTTGTGAAGCAGTATTCATTCTTGAATCGCTGGTTTATCTTCAAGCGGAAGGGGTCGCAGGCTGTGCAAGGACCCACCACGCCCTTGTATGGTCCCTATACGCCCAAGACTCCCCTTTATGGAGAGGAGCAGCCGAAGCCGATTCCTGGTCCTGAGGCTGCAAATCAGCTGAAGCCGTTAGTTAATGAAGAAGCCCCTCCTCCTGTTCCGAAGCTCGCGGCTGTGCCTCCTGAGAAGGCAGTTGCTGTGGCTGCTGCGGCTGCTGCACCTGCAGGGGCTCCGCGGAACACATTTGAAATCAATGATCTCATCCAGTTCCACATTGACATCACGCCCGTTGATAAGTTGAAGCTGGGTGATAAGACAGCGGCTCGCTGGCTGTCGCCGATTGCGCCATTCCCTATCACAGACGACGGTGTAGAATATCCCAGTTTAGAACACTTCATTGGTGCGATGAAGTACAAGGTGGCAACCAATCAGCCAAACAAGGCGCCGCAGATCTTTGGCTCCGAGGGCTCCATCCACCAGGCGATGCTGCGAAAGAAGTTGTCCAAGGAAATTGGCGGTAAGATGCTGACCGAGGATGAGCTCTTTGACTTGTATAAGGAGGAGATGGAGGCGATTCGTGCTGCCACGAAGCCTGCCGGTTTCAAGGTACAGAAGGCGACCTACGATGAGGGCGCGTGGGCAGCGAATCGGCGTGATGTTCTGCTCGAGGGCTTGAAGCAGCGCTGGGAAAATGATGCGCGCTTCCGCCGCATTGTGGAGGCGGCGCGGAACCAGGGTAAGTATCTCCTGTACTACACGGGTGCCACGGGCACGAGCGATCTCGGTGGTGTGTATAGACCCAAGGATAAGAAAATCGAGGGCGATAATTTAATAGGAAAATTGATCATGGAACTTGCAGGTTTTCCCAGCGCTTAAAGTGAAAAATAGAAGGAACGCAGAATGCCTGAACCATGGATGACCTTATTACATACGAATGCACATCCTCGTGATTCTGAAATTCAGTTTGACGAGCCGACACACATCTATACTGTACAAGGAAGCAGCAAGGGAATTATCAGTTGTACAAAGTTTTTACACGAGTTTTTCGGACACTTTGATTCAAAGGGAACGATCAAGAAAATGATGGCGTCGCCGAAGTGGACAGAGAGCAAATGGTACAAGCCTGGTATCACTGCGAAAGAAATAGAGGAGCAGTGGAATGCGAATGGGCGCGAGGCGTCAGGTGCGGGAACAGCTATGCACTTGGCGATTGAGCAGTTTCTGAATGGCTCTGAACACGTCATTCTGCCGCATATAAAAGAGACTGCAGAGTGGCGGTATTTCATGAATTTCTGGCGGGAGCACGGGGCTGATCTGGAGCCTTACAGAACTGAGTGGGAGGTCTGGTCAGAGGATCACAAGCTCGCAGGTCAGATTGACATGGTCTACAGGAGAAAGAGTGATGGTAAGTTCCTCATCTATGACTGGAAGCGCAGCAAGGAAATCAAGACCGAGAATAAGTTTCAGACGGGGCTGCCGCCTTTGCAGCACCTCCCCGATTGCAATTACTGGCATTACACTTTGCAGCTGAACGTGTACCGCTGGTTCCTAGAGAATCTGTATGGTCTTGAAATTGAGGATATGTACTTGCTCGTTCTTCACCCTGACAACAAGAATTACAAGCGCATTCGTCTGAATCGTCTTGATGAAGAAGTGGAGGCGATGCTGGACTGCCGTCGGCGGGCTGTGCTGGAGGGGCTGAAGCAGACTGTTGTTCTTCCTCTCCCTGCGAAGGAGTGCTTAATGGAAGACGATGATGATGACGAGTAAATTTGATCCTTTTTATTGTTTATATAAACGTATCAAAATGTTACATGTAATTAATCCAGCGGCGCCATGCCCAGAGTATGATACTCTAGACCTGGCTGCCACCTATTCGTTCTCTCTTGATCCGTTCCAGAAGCATGCCATCTGTGCGATGGAGAAGTCACACAATGTGCTTGTGACGGCAAAGACAGGCTCAGGTAAGACTCTCGTTGGCGAGTATGCGATTGCTCGTGCTCTCAAGGCAGGCAAGCGTGTCTTCTACACTACACCCATTAAGTCGCTGTCCAATCAGAAGTTTCACGACTTGAAGGCGATGTTTCCTTCCGTGGGCATCTTGACAGGCGATATCAAGTTCCGTCCTGATGCACAGGTTGTCATCATGACGACGGAGATTCTCAAGAACATGCTGTACAAGCAAAACACGGCAACGGCATCTCTTGGACTCTCTGCGCTGGTGTCCATGGATAATCTCGGTGCCGTTGTCTTTGACGAGTGCCACTATATCAATGACAGAGAGCGAGGCAAGGTTTGGGAGGAATGCTTTATTCTTCTCGATCCCGCGGTGCAGCTTGTGCTTCTGTCAGCCACCATTGACAAGCCCGAGCTCTTTGCGCAGTGGCTCGGTGATATCAAGAAGGTACCCATTCATCTCATTAGCACACAGTACCGCATCGTTCCTCTCATTCATCAGGTTCTTGCAGGTGATACGAGCCGAGTGATCATGGACTCGCGCGATGTGTTTAATGGAGAAATCTACACGGGTTGGCTACAGTGGAGGGAAGGAAAGAAGAAGGAGCATAAGGATCATGAGAAGCTCGTGGCGAATCGCCGCGCGGGAGGTTACGAGGACCCAGTGGTCAAGAGCAGTGGCGGTCTCACCTCGTTCATTCATCAGATGAACACAACTGTGGAACTGCTGGAGAGAAAGGGTCTTCTGCCTTGTCTCTTCTTCATCTTCTCCCGAAAGGATTGTGAATCCTATGCGAAGCGAATCACGTCGACCCTTATTACATCATCTGATACGGCAGCGATTGATCATATCTGGAGATTTCATCTTCATCGGTACACAGAGCTTGAGACCCTGCCTCAGGCGCATACACTCAAGTCGCTTCTCTCGAAAGGTATCGCCTTTCACCACAGTGGTCTTCTACCTCTTCTGCGCGAGATTGTAGAGATTCTCTTTGGGAAAGGGCTCATCAAGCTTCTCTTTGCCACGGAGACATTTGCAGTAGGCATCAACATGCCGACAAAGACAGTTGTCTTCACCGATCTCCAAAAGTACAGTGATGAGTCTCGCGGTCTTCGTCTTCTGCGGACCGACGAATATATTCAGATGGCGGGACGAGCCGGTCGGCGAGGCAAGGACGTAGAAGGACATGTCTTCTATCTACCGTCGCGTGAGCCTATCTCTATGGCTGAGATGCGTGAGATGATGACAGGGCGCAAGAGCCCCATCGACAGTAAGATGGACTTTCATTATGAGTTTCTCTTAAAGACTGCGCTGAACCAGGGACTCAACTGGACACACATTATGGAGAACTCGTACTGGTCCCAGCAGCGCAAACTCGAACTCAAGGCGCTGCGACTTGAACTTGAGGGGCTGATTCATGATCAGCTGTTGCTAGGACTTGATCCAAAGTCAATTACTGATTGCCAAGAGCGAGAGTCACTTGAACAAACACTCAAGTCTTCGGTCAATGCTGCTAAGAAGAAGGCACAGCAGGCACTGGAATCATGGAAGAACACACACATGGGTCCCACGTGGGAACTGCTGTGGAAGCGTTGGGGATCTTATAAGGCACTGAGTGATAAGATACATCGTATGAATGAAACGATTGCCTACCTGGAAAATAATAAGGGGTCCGTCGAGGAAAAGCTGAACTTTCTCGAGCGAGCAGGATTTATCACAGCCGACCGAAAGCCGACCTTTATCGGTACTCTCGCTACAGAGGTAAATGAGGGACATTCACTCTTGCTTGCCAAGGCGTATGAAAAGAAGATTGGTTATTCGTTCACCAAGGAGGATCTCGTCTGTTTCCTGGCGGGGTTTCTCGGTGAGGCTGACAAGAATATGGAGTCCGTATCACTCTCTTCTATAGGGCTGACAAAGGAGGTAGAAGATGCACTGTATTATGTAGATGATACTGCACGCGAACTTATGGCACTTGAGCAAAAGTGTAAAACGTGGAGTCCTGACGAATATTGGTCTCTGAATAGCGGATGGATTGATGTCATGCGTCATTGGTACCTTGGCGAGGAGGCAGGCGTGATTTGTTCTCGATACGGACTGTATGAAGGAAACTTCATTCGGACTGTATTGAAGCTTGGTAATCTTGTAGAAGAGTGGGTGTCTATGGCAACGTATTGTGAGCATACTGAGGTACTCCAGCGCCTCGAGGGTCTCAAGGAGGAAATTGTGCGGGGCATAGCAAAGCCGCAGAGTCTATACTTACTACTTTAGAGCTTCCCAGCTATAAAAAGTGAAAATATGATAAAAATTATTATAACCAGGGTCATAGACATTAAAAGACATTTTATACTACATATTTTTTCTTCGTTGCGCGTGTGAGCTGGGTCTGCTGTGATTGTAGTTTGGAAGGGTGCAGACAAGACAAGACCCAAATGAAGAGAGCGTTTTCCACAAATAGGACAATCATAATCACTTTTTCCCTGCTGTACCCATTCGTTCCAACAGGGTGCGTGTACCTTGAATTTACATCCGCAACTTCTGAGCAGAGCAGAATCAACCAGCGGCAAGTCCTGTGTATGAATTTCTAAACAAACAAAGCAAGAAGGATCATCCTTATTAAGCTCGGCGAGCGAATTAGAGCTGTCAGACTGCTTCATTAAAAATTTTTGTGCGATATTTGCTTAAGTTATGGTATTTGTAGATCGACCCTATTTATAAGATTCTGTTAGCTACACAACTTGTAAGACTTAACACCATTCGCCGTTTCCAGTTTGGTTGCATCAGGTCACAATAGTACTTTAGCTGAGAGGTGTCGCCTACTTTTACAAGAAAGGTTTCAGATTGATCCTTCCTTGTCATTTGAAGTCCGTTGTCTCCTAAAGTTCCCACGCACCGCAGTTTCACGAAACGATTCCACGACGGTACCCAGACGATGATCTTCCAAAGATCAGCCACTGGGAGTATCTCGCGAACTTCACAGTCGACCGAACCCGATGGTGTCTGGGATATCTGCTTCATAAAGAAACAATCACGCTCAAAGGACTTAGATTGCTTGTTCCTCCGATTCAGATGGTATAGAAGAAGCCCAGAAGGATTGCCTAGGTAAAAGCTGGTTGTCAAAATCTCCTGTACATGACGTTGAGCAACCAGATCTGCATACCGACGAAGAGGAGATGTCGCATGTGTGTAATATCTCTTGAAATTGGAGTGAATTTTTGCAGTTGCGGTGGGCACGTAGGATGCAGCCGCAAATTCACCTGACTGCCTCTCCCTTAAAAGACCGCAGTTCTGCTGACGAAAGAGTTCAGCCACTTTCAAATTATAGAGAATCATACACTGTTCGACCCATTCATGGGAATCTTCCGAGGGCGCTCCTTTCAGAAAGGAGGCAATTTCCTGAACTTGTGCTCGGGGAAATCCTTCGATAATCTGAAATTCCTCATACGTGTAGACTTTGTCATTTCGTAGAGTGCATTCTTCAAAGCGGATTTCTTCCAGAGTCGATCCGTTCCAAATGGCTTTGAGTGATAGACCTTTACGATCTTCACCAGGAAGAAGCGAGCCGTAGTTTTCTGAAAGCCAACGCGGAAGCATGGGTGCTACAGCGACACCATCGTCATAGAGTGTTTGTGCCTGTCTCACAGCTATCCTGTCCAGCATTGAATTGGGTAAAACTAGGTCGGTAAGATTGGCGATTGTGATGGAGAATTCATAGGCACCGTCATCACGAGCACGGAGAGTAAGCACATCATCAATGTCCTTACAGCCATCAGGATCAATATTGAATGTGAACCCTTCAAGACGAGGTACTGTGAGTTGTCTAAGGGGTATTTCTGCAAACTTCTCTGTTTGTTTCTTCCATGGTGCGTACTGCATCTGAAGTGCCTCATACTCGGCTCTAGGATCACCTGAATTACCCAGAAGATGTAATAAATTCGCACGTGGATACGTCTCAGTTGGCGCCCATGAATCAAAGCAGACAACAGCGATTTTATTTACACCGTCTTTCGATGAGCAGCCGACGCGCATCGGTGGGTAGGAGGTATCATATGGATGAAAGAGGTAAATAGGTATATTTTTTGCTGTGTATCCGAAGAGGTACTTGCTCTGAATATGAAGTGTGCCAACAAGATGAGGCACTTCTGCGGCAACCTTGCGGGTTATGGTTCCTTCTGAATACTCTACCTGATCACCTGGAAGACAGCGAGCGGCTTTCTTTGCGCCCTCGAATTCATGTAGAACATTTCCAGTTTCTTCATCGAGAAGCTGGAAATGCTGATAGTCCTTTGTTAAAAGTAGCATTTTGAGTACTAGCTGCTAGTGTTAGCAGCGGATTCATTTTTACTTTCCTCAGTTGGTGATCCGATTGTTTTATACCCTTGTGATTGTAGCTTTTCTCTCTCTAGTTCTTCTTCCGCCTCTCTCATTAATCGTGTAAGAGTCTGTTGATTCTCTTCAAAATCGGGTCCGGGTACAGCTGATAAGCCGCTGGGTCTGATCTTAAGTGTTTTAAACTTCGTATCTAGTTTTGCGAGTTCTTCTTCTTCGATGGGGAATGCGATATCATATTTCTGGCGGTCTCCCTTCTTTTCACCGATTGTATCTTCAAGTTGAACATCGGCTTCATGTAAGTCTCCTAGAGTCTTTGAGATTGCCATTAATGTTTTTACCTTTGGGGCTGCAGGCTGCTGTTGTGTGGCGATTTTGAAGATGCGCTTTTTGGTTTGTGGTTGCGGAGCAGATGCTGGCTCTGGTGGGGGAGGTGGAGCTTCCTCCTTGGCTTCCTCCTCGTTCTCGTTTTCAAACTCAAAGAGAGGAGACTCATTTTGAGCCTGCTCAACTGGCTCTGCTGCGGGTGCTGGTGCTGGTGCTGGTGCTGGCTCTTGTTCTTTTACTTCTGCTATGGGTTTGGCTGAAGCAATTTTAAATACACGTGTCTTTTGTCTTTCCTGTTCAGGCGCCTGTTCTGGCTTTGGCTCGGGCGCTTGTACTGCTGAAGCGACCTTGAAGACACGCTGTGTCTTTACTGGTTCGGGAGCGGCTGCGGGTACGGTTACACGTGGCTGTATGGCAATATCCGAAGGCGGTTTGCCAGATATCTCCTCAAAAAAGAGCGGTTGCTCCTTTTGTTCCATCGCCCAATCCATACGCAATAGATTAAACCACGCGGAGGTATTCTCAGGTACAATGTACTGATCTTTCTCTTTTCCTAAGATAACAGCATCCTTCAGGGTCACAAGAGCCGAAACTTCCTTATCCATAAGTTCCTTTCTCTTCTCAGGGAAACGCAACAACTCATCAATAATGCGCAGAACAAAAAGCTGAACAGCATTTACCTTTCGTCCACCTAGATTCACTTCCCGTGGACTATGTAATAAACATTTTCCTTTCTTAACACGATCTGCCGACTGTCTCCAAACACAGCGCCCAGAACAATTCGCTTCCGCTCGTAAAATGCAGTCTATGCGCAATAAACTTGTAATTTCTTGCCTGTTGTATCCATCAGTATAGAACCAGCTCTGAATATCAGTTCCCAACAAAATAAAGAGACGCTTTCTCTTCTCAAACAGGGGTAAATCTTTTCTAAAGATGATCTTTTCAAGGCGCGTGCGCATGTCCTCCTCAGGTGATGAACTAATCCAGTTTCCAAAGGTGTAGCGCAAATGTTGGTATATTTCGTCCATGTCACGTTGTTCTGCCAAGAGTAGTTTCTCAGGCTGCTGGTTCTGATTATCTTCATCGAAGTAGATTCGCTTGTTTATTATCCATTCGCGTTCTGACTCGGATACAGTTGGCAATTCTGCAATTTCTGTCTCAGAACGCGGCTGCCCAACAGGTATGTAAATGCCATTTTTGAGTTGGAATGCCTTGAGTTGCCCTCCTTCTCCTGCGCTCGTCACCTTTCTTACAATCTGATAACCAGGATAATTGGGAAACTCCGTGGCAACGATGTTCTTGAAAAAGGCATAGACGTCGTCAGCGGGTGCAGGAGTAAAATCGTCCCAGTCCAGATGAATTTTCAGCCACATATACCGAAGATTGCCATCATCGACAATCGGAATACTTATGAGATTTCTATTCTTGGGCAAGCGCAAGGTAATCGCTACACTGTGATTGTAGGCATCCTTTACAATGCCAACAGGATATGCTTTCTTACCAAGCTTCGTGACCACTTGGTTCGGTGTTAATATAGCCTCACTACTTATTCCCTGCTGACTGGTAAACATCGCCTTACCACTCGTTGCGCAACGAATTCTGAATTCATTGACTCTCTTTCTGAGGATCGGTGCCCACTCTGCCTCTAAAGCCTGCTGGAAACGAATTTCAGACTTGTGTTCTTCTCTCTGTGCCGTCGTCGCGCTACTGTTTTCTACATAGAAGATCGGTTCCCAGATTCCTCTCCAATCATGTAATAAGATACCGATATCGCACTTATCATGTTTCTCAATGTCATAGCCATAAGGAGGGCTTCTGACCGTCACCTCATTCTTCTCCGAAATATCAAGCACCATGAAGACAATCCCGCGCGGCGTTAAGAGACTCTCGTCGGCAAGCAGTTGAGCAAAATGCCTGTATTCCTTGAGTTTCGTGTCCTGTTCCAGGTAATCCATGAAATTGTGGTAACTCTTGTAGATTCGCAAAATGTATTCTTCGTTATTTGGGCTCCAATCAACGGGAAGATTCGATGTCTTGGAAGATGCCCAGTCCTGCAAGTTAAGGTCCTCTGGTACTGGGTACTCCGCCTGATAAAACTCCAGCAATAGATTTCCATAATTCAAATGCACGAAGATTTGCGGTGTAATGACCTTCTTGAGCTCCGCTTTTACATCGTCGATTGTATTCACGTGAGGCATCATATAGGGAGCCAGCGCAGCCAAGAAGCTATCATTTTGATATCTTTGCTGATTCTCTACACCGATACGCAAGAATCCGCGCGAATTCGGCTTGAGTTCCATGCGATTGAAATCGCGAGAAACCATGTTACTGGGACTCTGGCTAAAAAAGGTATCCAAGACTGCAGGTAAGAGACCCACCTGCGGACCCTCGCGGTCATTCATTTCTAGAGGAAATTTCTCAGGACCAAGGATGTACTTTTTGTATGCACGACGAAGTGTGATTTCATAGTCCAAGAAAGGCTGGGCAACCTGTGCACTTACAATCGGAGCGGCAGCGGCTTGCGATTTCTTGATCGCCGTTTGAAAGGGGGCGAAAGGTTCAGCCGATGCCTTGATTGTTGTTTGAGGATCTACAAAACAGCACGGTAGAAACAGACCCTCTTCAGGATGTGACTTCTTTTTCAAGAAACCAATGTAAACGTGTTTCTTATTATCTGTTTTCGGTTTTACTGTCTTTATGAACACCGTCTCATTCTTCCCAGGAGCCTTTCTATTCTTTATTTCAAGACCGTGGCAGAAGGGGCAAGTGCGCGGTGGCTTTTCTCTGCCTTCATAATCAAAGGTGGAATTAAAATCCTCCTTGAATACGACAATGTAATCGCGTACGCAGAAGAGTTCACAGCAAATGTAATAATTCACGCGGAGAGTATCTGAGCCATAGACGAGGACATTTACATATTCACCTGCATCGGGTGCCTGGTCTTCAAAGGGCTCCTTTGTTCTAGGGTCATATCCGTGGCGCACGAACTTCTCATCTCCATACACTTCAATCATAGCATCATACTGCTCCTGAGACATGACGATAGGCTGCCTCGTGTCGTTCGCCTGACACATTGTGGCATACTGTTTTACGGAGGGATGGGTCTTCTTATAGTTGAAGAGCCGCGCATCGGCTTCTTGAAGTTTGCGTAAGAAGTAGTTCGCAAAGGTCTTCTTACGCTCGGATTCTTCCTCGGGCGACTCGTCTTGCACCGGTTGCCCGAACTTCTTTGTTGCAGGTGCCTGGATAACCTGTGATAATTCTTGTGCAGGGGCGACCTTTTCCTCTTCTACGCGTTCTTTGACTGTGGGGCTTGCAGGGGTGTCGTCCATAGATTCAGGCGCTTCAGGGGCGAAAGGATCGAACATAAGGTCCGCCGCCCAGTCTGGAACCGCAGAGGCAGTTGCCTCCTGTTCAGGCTCGGGTTCAGGCTCTTGCTCTTTTTGTGCCTCTTGACCCTGGATAACTGTTTCTGCAGCTCCAACAGATTCTAAGAGTGCCTCGGGGGCGTAGAGTTCTTCATTCTTTGAACTCAAGAGAAGTGAAAGAAGTGTAAGTACACGCTGGAAGACAAGAACTGAATCGATTCCATACATGTGGAAGGAATAGAAGGGGTGTTGGGCAAAAATCGCTACGTCAATTCCCTTGTTATACATACTTGTGTAGTCCTTGGCGTCTGTTGCCGTTGTGGCTGTCATTTCCGCGGATCTCTTAAACCAGGCATCTACACGTTTCTCCGCATCCTGTCTATTCAACTGAAACTGGTGTATGATATCGTCTACATAGGCTCTGGGATCGATGATTCCCTCTTGCAAACGACGACGAGCGAGTTGTGTAAGAAATACGTTAATGCGATCTTCCGTAGCGAAATTGCTGACGGCTTTATAGCGAATCATCAGTAGCGGCTGGTCACCAGGAAGAGGAGTGATTTCCTGAAAGAAGGGGCTCATGACGTGAAGACGCTTACGCAGATCTTCTCTCTTGATAGCTGGCTCATCGCGTGAAATACGAATACCGCAAATAACAGTCGCTTCGCCAATCTCAGGCGAACGATCGCGGAGATAGGTATCGGCGATTGTTTCACTGAGATGGGCAGGAAACTCAAGTAGATCTGAGCGCGGATCAAACTTTCTCAGCATCTTGGGCGGCTGTAAAATGTAGTCAGCGGTAGTGTCCTGGAAGAGACGTAGTGTACCATAGAAGGCGGGCGTCGATCCCTGTGTGCTGCGAATCATTGATTTAACGAGGAGGAAATCGTTATCTGGTGTAGGATTTCTTTCCTCAGCCCACTGAAACAGGAGCTTTGGATCAGAAATATCAGGTGTCTTTATTGCGCCCTTAATCTTGAGTTTTGTAACAGGTGTACCCTCCGCAGGAAGAAAGCGAAGAAAGGGACGGATCTGCGTTGCAGGAATTTCGTAGAAGAGATTCTCAAGAGTGCGGCGATCCTCTTCAGGAGGTTCCGCCCACACGAGGCGCAAATAACGAATTCCAGCAATCTTGATTTGAATAAGCTTTCGTTCCTTGTCCGCAAGGAGAATCTCATAAAGTTCCATGAGAAGATCGGTTTTTTCTGTGTAGGATCCATAGGCTTGTATCTCATCTTTTTGATCCTCTGTAAGTGCACCTCGGAGTTCAGCGGAAAGTGTGGGAAAATAAGGCTGAATGAAGCCATACCAGTCCATTTCAGACAGAGGGCGTGGCGACGTAATGAGACGATCTATATCCTTGTACAAGAACAAGTGAAAGGTAAACATCGGCTTTTCGCGTGTCTTAAGAATGACATCCTCAATAGTCATGCGAGAATGATCATTGAAGCCGAGGACCTTTCTCTGACCCGATGTAGATACAAAGCGCTGATCAATTCCTTGTGCAAGACGACGAAAGGGATTTGTAAGAATGAGTTTCTGGTTTGTGGACGTCCAGAGAAAATCAATCGGTACATATTCCGTATTGAGTTGGGTTTCATCATCGAGCGGGATCATAAGTAATTGATGATAAGGGTGAAACTGCGGCTGTCCCATTTTTGTAAAAATCATGGTCTTGATTTCCTGAACCGTTTGGAACGGATAGAAAGTGTCAAGTATAATCGGCTGACCAGGATCCGTCGGTGATGAAAATAATATTATTTTCAGACGCTTGTCCTCGAAAGGTTCTCGTAAGGATTTCAGATACTGCGGAGACTCGTTAAGAAAAACACTTAATGTTTTTTCAAGAGGTGTTTGGCTTTGAGTTTCGTCTCCCATCTACTACTGAAATGAAAACATTTTTCCAATGGATTGATCCGCTCCATCTTTCTGCGGATCATAACGCGGTTGATCTGTGATCTGTACACCACAGTAGGCGACAGGGTGGCTCTTGAAATCCTGGTAGTGATATACGCCTATTTTTTCAGCTTCTGTGAGAAGCCATCCAAAATTGTTCCAGAATTCAGGTTCATGACCAACTGACTTTGTAATCATATGTGCCATTTCGTGAAGAGCAACGAACATCATGACATTTTCGTCAACAAGAGTTTCATTAGCTCCCGACCTTTGCCGTAAGCACAGATGAACTGATTCGCCCTTATTTACACTGAAACTTGTGTGTTCTTCATCTGGTGTTGACTCAAGTAGTCTCTCAGGATCAGGTTTAAAATTTCTCATAAGTTGTATTACTTGCGCTTTATCTGGGAAGGTCGTTTCCAGATGCATGTAAAGTTTCTTCATGCTGATGCGAACCCGGGCAATTAAATCAGCTGCCTGTTGCTTATCAGGCATATCACGCACGCGATATGATTTTCCATCGATCTTACTCTGAACTGAGACTAGTGGATAGGAGCTACCGATTCCAAACTTACTCTGTAAACTTTGCATAGCACTTTGGAGCTCTGAAAACATTCTTTTTCTCTAGTAGAAGAAAAGAATGTCTGCGCTGCCTTTCAAATTACAGAAAAAATATAATAAATATGTTGAAAATCGGATTGAGAAGCTGACCAGACACGATGAAGTGCGTATTATGGAACTACTCGAAAGTATTCAATATGGCTTAGGATATTTTTTTGTTGGCTTTTTTCTTGGTGTGGGGACGGATATGTTATTTCCTGTCTTTGATCCTAAGAAGGATGAAGGGACGGTTTTCGTAGAAGTTATCTTACAGTGTATAACACTTATTGTCGTTGTGTTCTATTGTCGAAAAATTGTTAAACTTATGCCTTTTGTCTTTGCTTTCAATTCCAAGTATAGAGTCCATGAGTCAGATGAGTACCATGGTGAAATTATGATTGCAGTTATTTTAATTGGTGTACAGATTAATTTAATTAAGAAACTTGACTTTCTCAGTAAAAAAGTATATAAGTGGATGTGGAAGGAGGAGCGAACCTTGTCAAGCGAAAAATTGATGTGATTTGGGCAACTTAGAAACAGTATGTGAATAGTAAGAATGAGACTATTGATAGCTTCATTGTTAATATATCTGGGTTCTACGCAGTCGCTGAGTGCGAGTGCGAGTGCTTCTGCTTCTGCAAGTGCGAGTGCTTCTGCTTCTGCAAGTGCTACTTCTGTAATATCAGCCACTGCATTGACCTCTCTGACTCCATCAGGTTCAGCGAGCGCAACGAGTGCTTATTCAGCTGTAACAACCAGCACGCCACTTCCCTCTCTAAGTGGATCACCTAGTTCTTCCTCAAGTGCCACTATGTCAGCAGTGCCTTCTGCCTCTGCCTCAGTGACATCCTCATACACGGCGCTGCCTTCTGCCTCAACTATGCCTACAGTCTCTTCGCTTCCTTCTGCCTCGACTATGCCTTCAGCCTCGTCGCTGCCTTCTGCCTCAACTATGCCTACAGTCTCTTCGCTTCCTTCTGCCTCGTCACTGCCTTCTGCCTCGTCACTGCCTACAGCCTCAACTATGCCTTCAGCCTCGTCGCTGCCTTCTGCCTCAACTATGCCTACAGCCTCGTCACTGCCTTCAGCCTCAACTAAGCCTACAGTCTCAACTATGCCTTCTGCCTCAACTATGCCTTCTGCCTCGTCGCTTCCTTCAGCCTCAACTATGCCTACAGCCTCGTCGCTTCCTTCAGCCTCGTCACTGCCTTCTGCCTCGTCGCTGCCTACAGCCTCGTCGTTGCCTTCAGCCTCATCGCTTCCTTCAGCCTCAACTATGCCTACAGCCTCATCGCTTCCTTCTCTTTCGGGAAAGCCGTCTAGCTCAGCAGTGTCATCAGCCTCGACTCTACCATCTACTACAGCCTCTGCATCTACTACAGCCTCTGCGTCTACTACAGCCTCTGCGTCTACTACAGCCTCTGCATCAGCATCCTACACTTCACGCGTGTCGTATTCAGCCTCCCCATCATCGTCAGCAATGGTAAGTGTATCTTCTTCACCCTCAGCGACGACTACATATTCTAGCAAGGCAACTATCACTACAACTAGAAGTGGATCAAGCTCAGCAAGTGTGTCACCATCTGCGACGACATCAACGTCTCCTAGCTCATCAGCAGCTCCAATGATCGTAGCCGCTCCTGCAAATCCCGCAATTCCAGTGAATCCCGCGAATCCCGCAAATCTTTCCCAAGATACACTGATCAGTATTGGAGTCGGTGTTGGTCTTAGTTGTCTTGCAGTGACTATGGGTATTGCGTTCTACCTTTATAATCAACGAATTGCTGTGGTAAATGAGTTAAATAGCGACACAAAGCCCACAACAGTTACACTCCGTGTACTTTTCACAGAAAACCCTATGCGAGTCAAGGAACGAAAGAACAGTCTCACAAACAACCCAGATGAAGATGGACACATAGTATAAATATAAGCTACAACGTGGTCAAAACAAGGTAAATTATACCTTCTTCTTAACATGAAACGTCAGTTTTTTATCTCCTTAGACACTCAATCTCTAAATAATTACGCGATCTCTAAGCTGCGGCGGTTTACGTCAGGCTCGATCGTGCTCTGGTTGAACACGCTGACCGCAACCTGGGGGTTCGGCGGCTCTGAGCGCATCTGGTAGTTGGCGTTACGGAGGCTCTGTCCAACCGTGTTGACGCCAATCAGAGCACCCGCACTCAGGAAGTTCTTGCCCTTGAGGGAGCCCGTGCCCATCGGGTTCTGCTGCGCCCAGACAGAGTTCGGGTCCTTAGGAAGCAACTCACCAGGCGTCAGCTGGTCACGCGGGTAGCAGCCAGCAGGCGCATCCGCATTGCCAAACTTCGCCGGTCCCTCCATATCAGAGAGGTCAGCATAGCCCTCAGAGCCCGCGCCCGCAACAGCGGCGTTCGGGTTATTCAGATTCGCCGCCTTCTGAACGGCACCATTCGTGTCATTGGTAGCGTTCGCCTTCGTGTTGGAATTAGCCGAGAGAGTACCATTCGCGCCATCTACGAAAGAATCCCTCATCTCTCTGGCACCGAGCAGGCGACCAACATATGAAGGATTTAACAAATAAGCAGCACCCACAAATACAGCGAGCACTACAAGTGCCAAAACTAGTGTACGAATATCCACTGCAACAGAAGCCATCGTTGTTCCTGTATTAGTGAAAGACCATATTTTTTTTAATATCGCCCAATTTCATTTTGATCCTCGTCCTCAGAATCGGAGGACAACCCAGAAGAATCGTCTTCAGTGGGCGTGCCGTATTTTTGATAATATTTCTCGGTAAGTCTTTCTGCCCGAAGATTGGCTAGTGCTGCCCGAAGTCTTGCTTCTCTGATCCGCTTCTTCTCCGCTGAATGAGAAGAATTCTCATATTCAAGAGTCATTCTCGGGTCACTTAAATCGGCAGACATTGGGATATCATGTTCAACCAGACCCGTCTGAGCCTGAAGTTGGATGGTTCGGAGATCCTTAGACTCGGGTGCCGGAGAACTGCTGCGACTCGCAGCTAGATTCAAAAAATCAGAGGAAATGACTGGTTCACTTTCCTTTGCCGCCGATGTCCATACTAGACAAAACTCCCTTGACTTTACTATCATTTCCTTCGGTGTCCATTCCAATATATAGGCTTTGTCTGTAAGATCAACTGTCGGTGGCGTCCAAACGTGCTTCAGTCGGGGGACTATGTTTGTCGTACGCAGCGGTGTCGCAAAGTGCTTTGCTGTCTTATCTACAAAAACATCTAAGAACAAGCTAACCACAGCAGCGTCAAGAACCGGGGCTTTAAAAGGCACACCAGGAGACAAATGGCTCCTGGGAGAAACGGTAAAATAAGAACCGGATAAGTGAAAAACATAGGAGGATTCTTTCGCATTCCACACGGGATTTGCAACTTCCATCGCCATCGTATTCTACTTACAATTCTTTCATTTCCAGTAATAAGAATACGCCATGGAATACGACAAGCGAGAGTCTGTGACACAAAAATCAAAAAAGAAGCCAACCATGTGGGAAGGTGTCATAGAAAAATCAATTGTCTTATTAAATGATTCCGAGAACCAAAAACGAATTAAGCAGTTTGTGATTGATCCTGTACTCACTCATGTTATGAATCGCATGTTTCCTTATATTTTGCTCATTTGTGTACTGTTCACGTTACTATTGGTGGTTGCAATGTTAACCTTTGCGATTGTTTTTTTACAAATGCGGCAGTCCGGTGCGGTCGCTGGTGCGTCCGTCCTACATACCATGATTCCATCTGTAGAATAGTATGAATACGAACGACCTCGCGGTGTGGGTTAGAAACTGGGTACACTATGATAACCTCGCCCTTGGACTCAATCGTCAGACTCAAAATGCTCGTCATTTACGTGAGGATTTTGAGACAAAAATCATTGATCATTTGAGGGCAAACAAGATGGAGAATGCTGTCATACAGATCGCAGGTGGACGACTGGTTGTAAATGAAGAAAAACACTCACAGCCGCTCACGCTGCTGCGCATCGAGGAACTTCTTCATGCTTACTATACTGCAACAGGGGCACTCGATGAAAGTCAGAATATCATGAAGTTTATACGAAAGCAGCGTGGATTTGAGCTCACAAAGAAGCTAAAGAAGCAGGCAGGCGGGATCACTCCGCCACTACCTCCACCAGGTGCCTCACCCGCAGGACAGGGGCAGTTGCCGCTGGGTTAAAGAAATATGACACAAATCATATAGAGAACAACTTTTATTGTTGTCTATATGAACTTTAATTTTAGCAAGGTATTTGCGGAGAGAAGGTGGCGTAACTGGTTACATGAGCCTGTGTATTTCGAAAATCGTATTGTGGAGCGCTTTAAGGCATATCGTGTTTTCGTTATCACGGGTCTCATACCCTTTGTAAAAAGACATGGTTATTCATGGGTCAACGAAACGGAAATTCCTAATCATCTTGCCAACCTAATCTATCAGAAAAAAGAGTGGATCTTTCAAGATGAGGCTAGAAATGAAGACTATGATTATTATATTGTACGTCGCATCCCACAAGATGATTGGGATGAATTTTGGGAGCGCTGGGGTTATTTTGTAGATTTTTCAGAGGATAATCTACGAAATCGTTTTCAAGTTTGCCCCTTTGTCTGGAATCGCTTAGATCTCATGAACTCCCCTGCTACAGAGGATCTTGAATGGGAGCTTGGTGAAGAAGGACCCGAGGATGGTCTTATGCTCAACGATCTCACCTTTGTAAAAGATAAGCACAGTTTATATTGAAAAATTAATTTTGCCAAAGATAATTGTTTTGTCGAATTGAATATTGTCGCAAACGGTATTTAATATATTGCTCATACCGCGCCGCTGGTATCCAATTGATGGATTTGTAATGTACCAGTTGGATACTTTTTGTAGTTTATTCCAGTATCTATCAACACAATATAGTTTGTCTTTGTGTGGTTCTTTTAATAAATGTTCACAACCTTCATAAAAATTTTTCAATAAGGTATCGTAAAAATTACCATTGACAATATATGCCGCTGCAACAGATACATCATTTACTTTTTGAATATACTTACTATTTGTAGTTGAAAAATCCTGATAATACCCGCGACCTAAATTTAAGACATCCCATTCGTGAAAGTTCGTAAAAAAATGCTCAATTATCTTATCAATAAATTCCGTGTCATCAATAAAATTAAAATCATCTTCCAAAATTAAACAATTTTTCCAGTTATTTTTTTTTGCAATAGTAAGAGCTTGAATATGACTTAAGCTACAACCAACAGCGCCTCCTGCACTTGTGGAAAAAGCTGAAAATCTCATAATTTTATCAGATGGAATATCGAGTCTTTTAAATTCTTGCCTTATTTCTTCATCTCTATCTGGTCTGGTGTCCAAATTTATGTAAATAATTTTATCAATAAAATCAAAAAATCTAACCATTACTTATAATATAAGATAATAGATCTTTTAAGTTAAATGATTTAGTTATTGCTCCACTTATTACCGTTGAAAGGGAGAACACCGATGTTGTCTGCCTCTGAGCGGAACTTGTTCACCTTCTTCTCGACCTCAAGTGCAGCCGCAGTGAGCGGCTGCCCACTGCGCTTGGCAACGGTAGACTCGTCGTGTGTCGATTGAGCCGGCTTCGGTCCATAGCAGTTGACACCGAAGCGGAGCTCAGGATTGTCAAAGTATCCGCCATTGATTCCAGGGCGACCGCAGGCACCGCGTTCCTCTTCGGGACCCGCCTGGAGTTTCTGCCATGTGTCAGTCTGCGTCGGGAAAATGGCGTTCTGTCCCTTGACCCAACCGTAATTACACCAGTCAGCACCCTTGTCCCACGCCGCTTTGACCTGATCATACGTGGCGAGTTCAGCACCGAGCGCCTTGCACAGGGGCTGAGCATCATAGTACGTAAAGGTGTTCTTGCTCACAGAGAAGACCTCTGAACCGGGCGCACCCGTCGGCAATAACTTCTCCGCAATACTGGCAACCTTTGGCTCCTGGTCAGGCGGGGTTGACGGGTGTGTAACATCAGTGTGCTTTTCCTCACTCGGTGGAGGAGAGGTATGCATACCAAGAGCATCACGAACAGAGGTAAAGAAGGAATTCATACCATCTGTGATCTGCTGCTGGAAAAACATGAAGATGACAATGAAAATGAAAACAAGCACACCAAAGATAGCAAGTGACACGATCCAGCCTGTCTGTGCCGTATTTGCGGAGAATACTGGTGTGTTCTTCGGTACAATATTTGCTACAATATTTTCCGTTGTCGTGCCAACATTCTTAGCCGCATTATTTGCTACATTTGCAACGTTATTGACCACATTATTTGCGGCATTGGAAACGTTATTGAATGTATTATTAAGGACATTGTTGACTCTATTGTTGAGTCTCTGCACATTTTGATGTAAATTATTTATCATCTCTGCTCCGGGCACATTCAGCGGAACAAGACTATTCACAGGTGTATTTAATCTATTGTTGTTCATCTCTATCTACCTAACAATCGGAAAGGTATTTCAAAATGCTAGGCATTTGTTTTTGAATATGAGAATGAAAGGAAGGAATACTGACATCCCAGTGAACCCCGTCAGCGGCACTATTCGGGAACGCAATTCCAAATCCCCACATTCCAGGAGATTCTGAAATTGCGCCCGTCGTGCCATTATACGAAAGATTCATTTTGATGTTTGTTCGTATCTTGAATCCAGTAGCATAGATAACCCAATCTGCTTTTCGTGATGCCTTAATCACTTGTGCCGTATCGTTTACATGAGTCAGGCGTATAGTAGGATATCTTCCAGCATTTATCGCATCCGCGATATCTGCAGAGTCCTGTTTGATTCCGTCGTATTCACCATCGCGCGCATAGTAGAAGGGTTTTGTCGTATTATAGAAGGCTGTGGTTTGTACATCCATTTCATGTAGATTCCTCATAATCAGTGTCCCACTGTGTGATGTTCCAAACAAGAGAACCCGACTATTTTTATTTACATACATTTCAAGGCGGGACTTATCGAGCGCACACTCTAGCGGAATAGATGGAATCGGTAGCTGTAGCTGCTTTGGTTCTGATCCGTGTGCGAGGATTACAACGGGTGCTACATAATTTGATCCATCAGTAAGTGTAATAGACCATAATTTACCATCCGTGATTTTTTCCATCTTATCGACAAGTCCATGTACAACTTCACATTGGCTCATGAAGTCGCGCGTTAGATGACGAAGAAGAGAAATTGAATAAGCTAGAAGCGCAGGCTGACTGGGATCCAGCTCTTTCCAGGGGGAGGGAATCGATGCGCCTGAAACATCAAAGACAGCGAGTGTTTGATTCCAAACTGTGTTTGATCTGACGGCAGACCACCGTCGCTGTAGATCGCCACCATCGTGGTAGGGGTCTATAACGACAACGTCGCTAGGTTGAACCTGCTGGAATTTTTGTAGATTCCAAAGAAATAAGAGACCCGCTGCACCTGTGCCGACAACGAGTATCTTTGTCATTCTTTTATTTTAAGATGTATTAATCTTAGATAAAAGAGATTATTTACACTCCCTCCTCAGGTTCTGTCTTATTGCCACCACGAGAGGCAATCAGTTGACGCTGCTGGGGCGTCGTGCATACGCAGCCGCCATCGCAGGAGAACGAGGCGCCACAGCACTCGGGCTTGCACTGGTTATTCTTGAACATGAAGAGCGAATCAGGACCGGGAGCAAACTCGGCACCCATCAGCTTCTCATCGGGCGATGTGCTGCGCCAAGAGCTAACACTGTTTCCCGTGGAGAGCTTAACATTGTCGTAGGCACCCACGGACTGGTAGTTCGCACCCGTGGCAGCACCATTCTGTAAGAAATAGGACGTGAAGCCCTCGCTCGAGTATGACGTTCTCATAGCGACCATTAATAAGTTCGCCGCAAGCAAGATTACTAAACCTGTGATAAGGAATCCTAGACGCATGACTTCTTCTTAAGGTTTTGGTTTTTCGTTCAGATAACTGAGAATCATTTCCGTAGCCTCCACTATTTTATCGGAACCAACTTCTGTAAAATCACGAACGATACCGGAATGTGTTCCAGCGTGGACCCAAAAAACTCCAGAGTCCGTGATTAAATGAACGCCCTGCGCTGTCACTTTTTTTGTTATTGCGGGAGTCGGTGTATGCAACCAATCTCTATCACGCTTCCACCAGACACCATCCGTATGCCATTTATCTTGTGAGATTGTTTGATCAATAATGACTTGTCCTGTGTAAATACCGAGTACACGTGTCTTATCGCCTTTCATATTTATCCCAATCAAGTCACCAATTTGTATTGTGCTGATCGGTACTAGGCGCGAGTTCTTCACTACAAAACAATTGGGCGAAAAGAGAGGGTCAGTGGTTGATGGTATTTCCTCTATATGATTGTTTCCAAGAATATGTTGTACAAGTACATCCCAATCTGCATCGAGATCATCATTGCCTGGTGGGATTTCTTCCCAGTCCTTAAATAAAACTATATCATAGGTTGAAGAACTCTTCGCAAAAATCTCTCTTGATGTTGTACGAAGTGAGTAAAGACGTTCGCCCTCGTAGTACACTTTTTGCGCCTTCTCAGAGCGATTCACCGCGATCCACTTGCCATTTTCCCAGACTAAATGAGATCCACTTACAAGAACACCCTTATAACTAAACATTGGTATTTTGGGATCTCTGATTGTTAAAAGAACGCCTTCAACCACTCCTTTATGAGGTAAGAAATCACCCGCGCGAATCTGCGAAATCGGCTTTGTTACGCTATTCGCCATTAAGATTTCTGTATCGGGTGAAAAACAGAAGACTTCCGTTCCGCTCACTGCCACGCCAACAGATGCCAAGACTCCAATCACGGTTAAAATCATGGGAAGAAAGGGAGCCAGAACGAAAAATAATAGAATAAAAATGGCAATAATGACCCCCATGACAATCATGACAACCTTGATGACAAAACTCACTACGTTTTGCATTCCAACGACCGCGGAGATACCCATAAAGAGCTGAGAGATGGCGATCGCAAACACACGATTCATGGCACTGAGAAATTGTTGAAAGACAACACGGAAATTGCCGCCTATGAGAAGAAACCGACGATAAAATGGTTCAATGAGTTTTCCGAAGGAGCCTGTCGCATTTGAGAGGAGTGTTCGCATCATGTTTAGTGAATTTCCCAAGACACCGAGAACATCAGACTGATTCCCTAGAATAGCCGTGACAGGCGCGAGAAGCATGATAAGTACACTTTTCGCCATTTGGCGCGTGCAAAAATTCATGTTTTCAGTGGAAAAATCCGATGGCGATCCTTCAAATGAATTCGGCTTGAATAGGCTGCCCATAATCATGATTGGCAGTTCACAGCGTCGTGTATCCCAGTTTTCTTTGATATTTTGTATGTCGCCAGAAACTAGCATAAATGCTAAACCAGCTGTAAGACCAAGTGTTGTTACAAAAAGAGGTATTCCCTCCATATCCCTTTTCTTTCATATGATTTGTTCTGGCTGTCAACTACGCCTCAAGTACCTGTGCCCGTATGAGGGGATCATAGTCTTTCTCGGCTTCGGGTGAATGAAGCTCCATGTAATCACGGAAGAATAGACCATGTTCCGTTTCAAGAACAGCCGAAGGTGTTAAAATAAGTGATATGCATTCGAGAGGTTCCTTCATGTGTCGGATGGGATAGATGGAGCCTGCTCTGCACCACTTATCTTCAAACCATACAAGTAATCCTGCGCCTATGACTGTATTCTTTTCTAGTACACATACATCATCGATCACTTTGCGGACAATTCCTATTACGCGCCCAGTAGACACTTTGTCACCTAATTCAATCAGATGAATGGGCTTTACAGTACCGTCAGCCATCTTGATTCGCGTGTTTTTTGCCACAGAGTTACTGTACGAGATATTGTTGACTTCACCCGTTGATATGGTGCCATTAATGACATCTTCAATCCATGCCATGGTTGTCTGATCACCCTCTTCGGTTTCATCATAATCTAGAAACACGTAACCACCCAGCGGGATACGATGATCACTTGTGTTCAAACAAATGAGGGGTCTTTCATTTCCACCCGCCCATGGTGCAGCCTGTTTTGCATCAGGATGCTCCTCTGCCTTTACCCAATGAGTGCCATCTTGAACAAAATGATTGGTGGAAACAAGAATATTATTTAGTATGACCATAGGCTGACCATCGGCGTGAAATCGGAACAGAGAAGTGACTTTACCACCGCCCTCCAACGTGTCACCCATTTTTACCTCCGAGATCGGTATCTCGCCTTTGCCCTCTACATAAATCGGCGTGTCAGGATCGAAGCAGAAGGTATCAAGAAACTTGAATAAAAATGTATCTCCAAAATTAGTCATTGCCGTAATTCCTGAAATTGTCATAAACATCATGGCATTGAATGTTCCATACAGTCGTTTCATAAGTGAATTCATGCGCATGGCTGATACACGAATATGGTATGTAAGTTGCTTCATACGATCAGAAAAGTTCTGGAAAATGGTATTGATTCCACCTAGCAAGGTAGCGAACTGCACACGGATTGAATTAAGGGTGGATACAAAAATAGATATTGTGCCAATCATAGTTGCCAGAATCTGTAGGACCGGGGATAAGAGAGGTCCAGACTCTGCTGTAAATATATTCTTCATGCAGTAATTGAAATTTTCAGCCGTATTGTGCCCATAAAATGAGGCAAAGGGCATGACACCCATTTTACAGCGATTTTCGTTCCAATGTTCTTTAATTTCTTGAATATTTGAAGATGCCAGCATGAATGCCCAAATTCCAAGGAGGGCTAATAATATGAAAATAAATCCTAGCATGGCAATCGCCTCTCTGTTTAGAATGACAAAAATGATGATTTCCAAGATGAACGTCTTAGGATCATTATTTACTGTTGCATGAATTTAGACCGTACCCAGTTTCTATCTTCAGCAAAGACACGAGATGCCTGCGGAGCTGTTCTCATCGTGTATTTCGCGACGGCGTCCAACTTGTGGTAAACATCGAGAGCTGTGTAGACCTTGATCGCCTTTTTCAGGGATTCGTGGCGCTTGAACCAAGGGTCGTGATAGGAGTATCCGTAACGAGAGAGCTTGCCCTTTTCGAGCTTACCAATGCCCTTGCCTTCTCTGGGACCCTTACCAGGTAGACCTCTGTCCTTGATACAGGCAGACTTTACAACCATGTGTGTCATTTCGGGGTAAACACGATAGTGTGTGCCTGTCTTTCTTTTAACCGTATAGCCGCGACGTCTTATTCCTGTGGAGTAGCGACGTGTATATCCCTTGCGCCGAATCATGCCCTTGGGACAATTGGTCGTTCCCACAAGAACACAGCGGGCAGCCTGAAAGAGATTACCATTCTTGTAGGATGTACGCTTCTGATATCCGGGAGGACATCCGTGAAGGGCATTGAATGGTACTGACTTTTGATTTTTTCTTGTCTGCAAAGACATTCTACTTATTGATTGGGAATAATTTCCGCGCCTTCCAGAGTGTTCTTTTTGGGGAAAGAATTGATGAGTTCTTTTCTATAGGTAAAGGGGAACTCTACAAGATCACTATAAGCGGATGAAAGAAGATCGGCACGTTCTATTCCTGAAACCGTACTGAGATCAAGACCCAGAATATTCGCCTCGCTTCGACCCTCCAAGACATCTTTTATGGTTCTGTATAGATTGACTGACTCCTTCAAATAATCGTTGAGAACAGTTTGATCCTGTGCTTCCCATGTTACTTCATCAATGCGCTTCCCCTTCCATTCTAAGAGTTTCGCACGAAAGGCGTCCTTTTTTGCTTGTCTTTGCTGGAGAACCTCCTCGGGAACGGGTGTCACGTCCTCCTCAAAGTCGCTTTCTAAATCGCTCATCTATCTTCTTTATACAGCGGCTTTTATGCTGCCGCATAAAGAAGAAGTAATATTGAAAGACTTAAAAAAAGCCCCGCGCCAGTCTCTTGTATCTGGTCATCCAGGCTTTTTTCGCCGTAGTTCACAAACCCCGATTGAGATACGCGTTCAGGAGGGGGACTGTCATATTTTGTATCAGCCCCTGTCTGACTCTGTTGTTCCCGTGCCTTCTTCATAATACTGGCTGCACTATTCGGATCAGAGAGTGCCCTTGGGTCGCCAGCGTCGGGTGTTATTATAGGAATCGCCACGGTTGCGTTCATCTTATTTGAGTGCGGTATTTTTTACATCTTTTATTATGGATACTGGTAGACATGGAAAGAAGAAATATTACTCAAGCTGTTGCGGAAGCCGAAGCACGCGGTCTCGACTTTTCACCGAATGAGCGTGTCACCTATGTAAAAGCCATGGTTGTCAAGATTGAAGAACTTCAGCGGAATGGAATGAGTGCTGACGAAATCAAAAATGAGATTCCGGAATTCGTGGAGAAATACGAAAATCTCTTCAAGACTCTAACACAGCCTGGCGGCTACGATAAGCAGAATCTCAAGACTATGCTAGTACTCTTGGAGAAGATGGGTCAACCGCAGGGGCTGTCACAGCACCAGGCTTCTATCATTATCGGAAAGAAGCTCAGTGATAAGTACATTCATATTGATGATAGTCCGAATACCTCCAATAACTAAGGAGTATAGCCAAACTCCTTGTATTTATTGGTCATGGTCGTTAATAAGGTAGGAATACGAAACGAGCTACACCACTTTTGTGCCGTGTGAATATGTTTATTCCATGAAAATATGTTTATATTATTTTCAATGAGTTTAAAAGAATCCAGAATAATTTTGGTTTGATTCTCAGTAAATGTCTTCAGATGTGATTCCAAGTATACTTTCTCGTCCTCTGTCCAGGCGATCGTATCGCACGTCGGATATTCACCCCGTTCACGAATACTCGTTTCCATAGAAACGAGTACTTGTAGAACCTCAGGAATGCAACGCTTGAATCCACGACAGATGAGATAGCGCTCACTATTACATGGTCGACTCGTTGCCGGCTTATACAAGATCCAGTCCTTGAAACAGTACGTAATTTGCCGAATAAGAAAATGCGTCGGTTCGCCGAAAATGTCAAAGAGTTTCATCACGAAAAGCCCATCAGTTTGTAGACATTGAAGACCAATAAGTGAGGACGAAATAAGGAGAGGGTAGACATCCTTTTCTTGTGTAGAATAATCCTGGCTAAAATCAAATCCACCGTCGGCTGTGTAGAGATTTACCTTAGGGCTGCAGAGTTCAATAAATGATTCTTGATTCGGTGTCTTATATATGTCCCCTGTTCCGTCCTTTCCATAATGAATAATAATTTCAGGATGCTTTTGTAAAAATGTGTGAGCGCGTCTCCAACCAGGAATATTACTTCCGTTTGGTTTGAGGGTCATTCCATATGATTTTGTGACCTTTTTGCGATTTGTCTCGGCGCGATCCAGGAATGCCTCAATAAATCCACCTGGTCCTTCAGCCACGTGAGCTGAACGAAGCGACTGTTGAGTCTTTGGTATGCGATCAAAAAACTGAGAGATTTCGAGCATTTCAATCATCTTAAAATATGATCGGCTAAGGGGTTTCTGCAAGGCAAGCGACGGAGGAAAATGTGGAGCTTCGTTCGTGTAGACGAGTTCATAGGGATTACTCAGTTTTTTCACCTTTTCCCAGGTGTGATTTTCCTCATAGGGCGTGATCTTTTGCTTCAGGAGATTCAGATCCTCGTGCTCTCTTTCTTTCCATGTTGTCGTCCATGAGAGAGGTACTGCCTGTAAGGGTGCTGGTAATTGAAAAACAAGTCCTATCCAGGGCGGCTTTTCAGTTGTGAGTTCCATACCTTACCTTACTATTTCGCGTTTAGCCCATTTACGCCTCGTTATTTTTTCTACTCTGCCTCAATAATTTGTAGATCCATATCGGGTTCATCGATGAGTACCGATGGCGGAGGCATCGTCACATTCATCTTCAGCTGTGTTGAACTACAGGCATCCGCATCTGTCTCATAGATCTCGTTGTCAATTTGCTCATCAGTCGGCGCCTCTTCCTCATCCTCCTCTTCTTCTCCCTCCTTCAGTGATGGAAGACCCTCCATCAGGCGAACTAGAGCTGTCTCATCCAGTAGAATCTGCGCGAATGAGGTGCCTCCGCGGATCGGCTGACCCATCATAATGTTCGCGGAGACACCAGTGATAGGATCGATCTCACCAAACTGTGCCGCCTTCAGAAGAATCTTCTCTGTCTCCTCAAAGGACGCCTTTGCCAGCGGACCAATATCATTCTTGTTGATGCCGTAGCGGTCGGCGGACATGAGGCGACCCGTGCGCGTCATGACATCAACCAGGAGACCGATGTGACGATAGTTTACACCAGCCTCCTCGAAGAGATCTGTAATTTCATTCAGCAGCGTTGCACGCGTTGCCTCAATGCCCAGATTCTCGTGGATATCATGCGGGTGTGTCGAGAGGACACGACGACCATCCACCGCAGGGTGGTTCATGACCTCCAGGAAATTCGTACCATCTGTCTCCAGAACATACTGTGAGATCTGCTTGTACTCGCCATTCACCTCCTCAACATATTCTTCCTCCTTTCTGAAGTTCACTGTCTTAATTCCAGGGAGACCGCGAACAACGATGCTGTTCAGCAGGCGGTTCTGGAACTTCTTCAGATTGGCGAGATCATCCATCATGTCCTCCCCCGAGGGGTTCAGGCGGATTCTCATGATCAACTTTGTGCTATTGAAGTCCGAATAGACTGTGTTAATCTCCTTCTGGAAACGATTGTCGAGTACAAAGGCAATGTCGTCCATGGTAATATTCTTGTTAAACATGCGCTCTCTGTCAAGCTCGAGGCGGAGCATCCACTTGCTCCACTTCTCTGACTGCTCACCCTCCTCTTCAGTTGCATCACCCATCTCAAACATCTTGTAGAACTTAATGATATCGCGATCCTCATCGAGCACTGTGCTATCATCACGCGGATCATGGTAGATTGCCGCCTTTACCGTGATGTCACGCAGTAAGGTGAGCTCGAGATCCTGGGCAACCTCGCGCGCCTTATCTTTAATATTGCGGAACTCAGGCTTCAGGAAGATGGTCAGGGCAATCGCCTTCGGATTGTGCGTGACCTTGAGCAGTTCCTCCAAACGGGGAACACCTCGTGTCATGTTACTCTTGGCAGCTACACCAGCCAAGTGGAAGGTGTTGAGTGTCATCTGTGTGGATGGTTCACCAATGGACTGAGCCCCGATGATGCCGACAAGTTCACCAGGCTGCGCCCAGCTCTGCCAGTTCTTCATCACAAGCATCTCACATAAGGTATCGAACGCCAGCTTGCTGAAACGCTCCTTCAGAATGAGCTTGTGTGGTGCGCAGTGGAAACGGAGAAGCGCCTTCCAGATTCCGTGGTAAGTCTGTGTCCGTGCAAAGACACGCTCAATGCCCTCCAGAACATAGTTGGGTGTCAGATCCGTGCGATCCGTCGGCTTCATTCCGAACTTCACCTTCAAATTCAAGAGAAGGCGCTCAATATTCACCGGTGCAAACAAGTTCGTGTCCATCTTGCCACGAGCAACGCCCTCAACGAGCATCTTCCTGTCCTGGAGAAGCTTGCCAACGTAGTTCGCCATCATCTCAGGATCAGGGTTTACCGCGAGTCCCTCCGTGTAGACCTGGGACATATCCGCACCGTCCATACCAAACTCCCGTCTAATATCCATCTCAGTCATCTTCGCTAGTCCGATTGACACGGACTCAATCTTGGTGGCATTGACACCGTCCTCGCCATAGTGGAACTGTACAATATTGCCGCGCGCATCGCGAACCGTACCATCGTACTGCGTTGTCAAGTCTTCCATCGCCTTGATCAGTCGACGCTGGATGTAACCCGTTGTCGCCGTCTTGACGGCTGTATCAATGAGACCCTCACGACCAGACATCGCGTGGAAGAAGAACTCCTGCGGTGTCAGACCACGAATGAAGGACGACTCAACAAAACCACGCGCCTCGGCACCGTCGTCATACTTCTTGTAGTGAGGCAGCGTCCTATCCGTGAAGCCATACGGAATGCGCTTACCTTCAGGCGCCTGCTGTCCCACACACGCCATCATCTGTGCAATATTGATAGTCGAGCCCTTGGAGCCCGCCCGAACCATGGCTGTTAGACGATTCTCATCGGCAAGTGAAGATAGACCCGTCTTACCTGCCTCCTCCGTCGCTTTGTTCAGTGAGTTGAAGACCTTGTTCTCAAACTCCTCCTGATTTGACTTACCCGTGTTGTTTTCGAACAAGTCCAAGTGGATCTGCAGCATAATGTTTTCTACCTCCTTCTTACGCTTCTTGATGTCCTCCTCGATCTTCTCCTTTGTCTTCTCATCGGCTACCATGTCACTGATACCGACACTGAAGCCATCATAGACCAGGAACTGCTCAATCGTATTCTGGAGACAGTCAATCATATTGACCGTGTCCATGGGGCTGTAGTCATTAAAGGTGACGTGAATGATACCCTTGCTCGGCTTCGAGTAAATATCCTTGTCAAACTGACCCTGTGTAATATCACCCTCACGGATCTTTACAAAGTTCTCAGGGCGCTTGTCATCCTTGTATTGCTTGTTGCCCATTTCGAGGTTAATTGGCGGGATAATCTGGGAGAGAACCTGCTGACCCGTCCAACGTCCACCGACACCGCGCGACTTCGGGACCCGCCCCTCAAAGCGCTTGTTCCACATCATGAGATTCATGAATTCACGACGAGTCAGAGCAACAGAGGGGCGCGTGATGCGGAACGAACCCACGAGTGTATCCTGTACAATGCCAATGACAGGAATGCCAAGACGAGGGCTGACAATCTGCATCGGTACCGCCGCAATATCCATCAGTTCCGTGCTCGCCTCATAACTCTGCGGGATGTGGGCATTCATTTCATCACCGTCAAAATCGGCGTTATAAGGCGCAGTCACGGAAACGTTGAGGCGGAACGTGTTGAACGGGAGAACCTTCGCTCTGTGCGCCATCATGGACATGCGGTGAAGCGTCGGCTGACGGTTAAAGAGGATAATATCACCATCCATGATGTGGCGGTTGACCGTGTCACCGAAATGAAGAACAATCTCCTTACGATTGACGTGCTTCAGACTAATCATGCGACCGTCCTTGCGGACGAGTGTCTTCGCACCTGGATACGTGTCCGCACCATTCTGCACAAACTTGTACATCTGCTCGCGGTTGAAGCGCGTAACCTTATCAGGGATGGTCAGATTCATGGCAATCTTCATCGGGACACCGAGCTCAGAGATACTCAGATTGGGATCGGGCGTAATAACTGAGCGCGCGGAGAATTCAACTCGCTTACCCTGGATATTGTAACGAATACGTCCCTCCTTAGAACCCAAACGCTGCTGAATGCTCTTTAGAGGGCGACCACTGCGCTGTGCAGACGGCGCAACACCCGGAATCTGGTTGTCCACGAGGGTCGCAACGTGGTACTGTAGAACATTCGTGTACTCATCAATGATGTTCTTATTCGCATTTGCATCAATCTTCTGCTTCAAGGTGATGTTAGTCTTAATAATATCAAATAGCTTGTGCGTTAAATCATCCTCAGAACGCTGGTTGTTATCCTGTACAACACTCGGGCGCACCTGAGGCGGGGGAATGGAGAGAACTGTGCAGATCATCCAGTCGGGGCGGCACCAGTAGCGAGAGAGACCCATAAAGTCTACGTCTTCATCCGTAATGCGTCTGAAGAGACGGAGAACATACTCCACCTCGAGGATCTGCCGTGTCTTCTCATTTGCCTTCTCCTTGCCATTCGGTCCAGCGGCAGTTACCGCACCCTGTCCCCCAACATTGTCCCACTCGGCAACGATGCGAGCAATACCATCCCGCACAAACTTACGCGGTTTTCTGGCGCCACAACCATCCTCAGTCTCTTGACCGCAGCGCGTCATATTTGAGCACTTGTTCAGTACCTCTCTCCAACGCGCCTCACCGCGGCGCTTTAAGAGATTGCTATGAAGTTCCTTGTCAATGAGGAGCTTACTGCACTGAATACACACGCAGCTCAGGACATTTAAAATAATCGGAAAGAACTGAATGTAATAGACGGGGCGAGCCAGACGATAGTGACCAAAATGACCCGGGCAGTTGTGATTTGTCTGACCACAGGAGCGGCAAGTTTTGCCGTTATCTATGACACCCATGCGCGGATCAAAGAGACCACCGATTTTAGGCTCACTCCCATCATAGGTCACCTGGGTCACGACCTCCACGACGGAGCGTCGCTCTATTTCTTCAGGACTGAAAATCCCAAACTGAATTCCAACAATAGGTTCAATTTCGGAGTTTGGACGTACTAATCCGCCAGGCATTTATATCTACCTTCTTACTATCTTTCTAAGTAGGCGCCATTTCCTCAATTTTTGAGATCCTCTTCCATCATTTCCTTCACAAGATCAGAGAATGATGTAGAAGATGACCATCCTAAGACAGTCCGTGCCTTTTCTACATTGGCAAGAAGAGTTTGGACCTCAGCAGGGCGGAAAAACTCGGGGTTAATCTGAACACGCAACGTATCACCGTCATAGCCCTTCTCATCAATACCGGTAGAAACCCAGGTGAGATGATGCCCAGGAAAGGCAGTCGAATAGGCAAGTTCCATAAATTCACGTACTGTGTGCTGTTCTCCAGTCCCTAAGACAAAATCGTCGGGTTTTTCCTGCTGCATAATCCGCCACATTCCCTCCACATAATCACGCGCGTGCCCCCAGTCACGCTTCGCATCCAAATTACCTATTTCAATGATTTCCTTGCGACCGTGGTACAGATCTGAGATAGCAAGAGTAATCTTCCGTGTAACGAAGTCCTTTCCTCTCCGCGGGGACTCATGATTGAATAGAATACCATTTACAGCAAATAGGTTATAACTTTCACGATAATTCCTGACAATCCAATACGCGTAAAGCTTCGCCACACTATAGGGAGATCTGGGGTAGAAGGGTGTGCTTTCGTTCTGTGGAGTCTCGGCGACCTTCCCATAAAGTTCACTCGTGCTCGCTTGATAGAATCGTATCTTTTCAAGCCCGCGTTGGGCTCGCATCCACTCCAGAATGTACAACGGAGCCAAGGCATCTACTTGAGCTGTATATTCTGGCATGGAAAAGGACTGATGTACATGGCTCTGTGCAGCAAGATTATAGATTTCAAACTTCTCGTATTTTTCAGAATCCCATATGGAGGTAAGTGTATTACGCAAACTCGCGGAATCCGTCATGTCACCTGTGTGAATCTTCACTTGCGGCAAAATATGCTCAATTCTGGCTAAATTTTGGTGGTTCGATGAGCGGCGGCTGAAACCGTGGACAAGATATCCCTTCTCAATCAGCTGTTCTGCAAGGTACGATCCATCCTGTCCTGTGATTCCTGTAACAAATGCTAGACGCGCCATTACTAGGTATGGATTTGAGGACGACTTTAGATTGTACCCGTTTTGAAGACACCAATTCGTTCGTTTGAATTATCAAAGGAATCGTAGCATATCTTGACATTCACCTTAGACAAATTAAGATGAGAAGCGAAACAATAGACACTGCTTTCTAGGAGATGAATCTCATCGGCATTTTCTAAGAGAAGCTTGTAGTCTAAGAGCGGCTTATTCACAACGACCTCGGCTCTATGATAAAATGGACTCGATGGTTCATAATGATTCTTGTTCAAATCGAGAATAAGAACCTCGGGTCTCTGCTTGAATAGACTTTCCCAGATCGGCAACGTCTTATTCTGAGATTGTTGATGAACAATAAAATACTTGAGAGGACGAATCTCACCATAAAGTGTTACTGCTGCCTGTGTCGTCGGTACATAAAAATATTCTGAACGAACAGATCGTGGGATTTTCAGGTCATCATAAAAACAGAAGGGAAATTCATAAATGCGCGGCTGGGCACTGTGGTAGCCGCAGGCGTAGACCGTCATGCCAAGATTCGATTCGATATGTGGTTTAGCTACAGCCTGGAACGGCTGCAGAACATAGTCGTCGACAATAGGATATATCTTAATTGTGGGATCATCGGCATACATTTGTTCGACGTTTTTCACGTATTTTTCCTTACAGACCACGACAACCTCATCATAGCAGGTGGCAAGATACCGGACCGCGCCACACATCCAGAACATATCGCCCAGTCCGAGATGTCCATAGAAGAACGCCTTCTTCTTTGCATATCCCTTTTGCTCTCTGAGCGTCGAAGAGAGTAGGTGGTTGATCTTTGCCTTTACACGAAACCTACGATCATTCTCCTTCAAAATTTCGCTGCAAATTTGCCCAGCTCGGATCTCACCGACATCCTTTCCATGAAATCCTTCCTGTAAATTCCAGATTATGAGATTAATCTCCTTCAAAATTCTATAATGCCAGGGGAAACGATCAATGTAAGACTGTAAGTCTTTGAGCAGAGTATCGCGCTCTAAAAGACAGTCCGCTCTGCGTTGATCTTGAATTTTGTCACACTTGATATCTAAAATTGTAAGCTTATCAAGAGCCTCACCTACAGAAACAGGTAATGTAACTGACATACTTATCTAAATGAATAATTCTTTAGTAGTTTAGATGGCGCAGTTTAGAGAAATTGAAGATGATATTTCTCGAGATTATATGATTCCTGATGGAGGAAGAGTTATAAAATTCAAATCTGATAAGGCGCAAATTGTCATTGCCGATACGAATAAGTTTGGTCCCATGCTCTTCATGGATGGTGTTCTTCAGTTGGCTACATCTGACGAATACATTTATCATGAAATGCTGGTGCACCCCGTCATGTCAACAGTTGAGGCGCCCAAAAATATTTGTATTCTTGGCGGGGCAGATGGTTGTGCAATACGTGAAGTGTTGCGTTATTCATCTGTAGAGCATGTAGACCTTGTCGATTGGGATACTAAACTTATCGAATATCTTAAAGTAAATGCTCGTATGTGGCATCAGGGATCTTTATATGACCCTCGTATTCATATTCATAATTTAAATGTCACTGATTTTGCGAGTTCATTAAAGTATGATGTAGTGATTGTCGATCTATTTGATCCAGAGTACAAGGATTTTAATCCAAATGAGTTATGGACATCTCTTTTTCCAAAGTTGAAGGCGTTTCGCGAGGGTGGAGCATCCATTGTGATTAATGGGGGTGGAGTTCTTCCATGGAAATTCGACACATTTGAGAAATTAGTAACCAGCGCATCGGACATTTCTTCAAATATACTGATTTCCTACAAAGTCTTCGTGCCGTCGTTTTCAGAAGAATGGGCGTTTGTTCTTTTGTCCGATAAGATACCCAATATTGCTGAGGACATGTATTTTCGTTTTTGCTCAAATACTACATTTAGAAAGGCGTGCTCGTGGGAAAAACCGTATGGGGGCATATGATTTTAGATTAAGCCCGCCCGCCCAGCAAGAACAACAGTAGGTGGTTTGTAATCTGGGTAACACCCTTGCCACCGCTTTCCCTGTTTCATGGGAACTATTAGGATCTCTGAGCCTAGTCTCTTTTTTAGGAGAAACGTGTCCATAAAAGACGGAAACCATATTGATATCTTTGTCCACTCGACATCCGGATTCTGTATCTCGTTGACCTTAATATACTTCTTATGATAGCAGACATACTGGTGTTTCTTATTAAACAGCCGCGGAACACACAGATAGATGCGGTTATAGCTGTCGGGCGGTACGTAGAAGTCCATCTCAGTTATCTGAAGAGGATAATTATTTATGTCTTTAGAATATGGGTCTATGGTTTATAATAATAAAACAGCCGGGCTCCGTGGATATTATTATGCTGGTGTTTGACGCCGAAAATTGAGTCGATGCACCCGTGTGAGTTTGGCAGGAAAATGTCTTACTATCGTCTTGAGCTTCAGCCTACCGAGCAGGGTGCCCAGTATTACAAGAATGAGATGCGATCAAATGATAATGCAGGTTACGATCTCTTTGTTTCAGTGGCAGCTTCAACAGGCTATGACAAGCCGGTCATTCTTCTCGATCTGGGTGCACGGGCACGCATGATTCGCTGCGATGGGAATACTGAGGAGGAGGTGCATTATTGGCTGGCACCGCGCTCATCGATCTGGAAGTCGGGTGTCATGATGGCGAACAGTATGGGTATCATCGATCGCACCTACCGCGGCGTTCTTATGGGCTCGGTGACTCCTGTCAATAATTCGATGCCTATTGCACATCTTGGGGAAGGTATTCGTCTCTTTCAGATCCTGGCACCTGATATGGGCTGGATTAAGGAGATTCGGATCGTTGAGTCGCTGCCTGAGACAGTGCGGGGTGAGGGCGGATTCGGCTCTACTGGCAAGTAGAGACGTTTGCGTAAGCTCGGCTCTACTGGCAAGTAGAGACGTCTGCGTAAGCTCGGCTCTACTGGCAAGTAGAGACGTTTGCGTAAGCTCGGCTCTACTGGCAAGTAGAGACATCTGCGTAAGCTCGGCTCTACTGGCAAGTAGAGACGTCTGCGTAAGCTCGGCTCTACTGGCAAGTGAAAATTGAATTTTACCTTTCCTTTTTTTGTATGTACAAACAATATGTCTACCGCAATTCCAAATGAGTTTCTCTGCCCCATTAGTCTTACAATCATGAAGGACCCTGTGATTGGACCCGATGGACATACCTATGAGCTCACTGCTATTTCCGAGTGGCTTCAGCAGCACGACGTTTCTCCTATTACGCGTCAGCAGATGAGTGTAAATCGTCTTCGCCCGAACATTGCTCTGCGAAAGATGATTGAGGATTGGCTGGTTCTACACCCACAGATCAGTGGTAACTCGGTGCCCGCACCACTCTTCAAGGATGTTCCACTCTCTATCAAGGCGAAAAAGAATAATGGCTTTCTGCATCTCCAGGTCGCGGCAACTGGTCATGCTGTACCACAACCTATCGTCTTTATTGCCATTGTAGATAATTCAGGTTCCATGGGCGAGGAGGCATCTGGGGGTGAGGGAGGTGAGTCTTTCGGTTTCACCCGCATGGATCTTGTAAAGCATACCATTAACACCATGGCAGCAATTCTCGCTCCACAGGATCAGTTGTCAATTGTCACCTTCAGCACGAGTGCAGAGACAGTTTTGCCGCCTACCTTTGTAGACGACGCCGGACGTGCAAAGATCCAGAAGGCACTTGAGGGCATACATCCTGATAGTCAAACAAATATCTATGATGGTATTCGCATGGCTGCAACAATTGCAAATCATTCTGATCTTGCCGGTCGCAATATTGTGGCAGCACTTCTCACAGATGGCTTCCCCAACGTAAATCCTCCACGGGGAATCTTGGAGACACTCAAGCTGATGCCCAAGCAGCCCAGCTGGTCACTCCATACCTTTGGTTTCGGCTACAAACTGGATAGTCGTCTTCTGGCGGAGCTTGCTATCTGGGGAAATGGTCTCTTTGGCTTCATTCCTGATTGCTCGATGGTCGGCACAGTCTTCATCAACTTCATCGCGAATATGCTAACCACTGCCTCACTCGGTGCAACGATCTTCATCGACGGACGGCGACTCTCCTTCACTGGTCTTATCCGCCATGGGCAGACGCATGACGCGGTTGTTAAGTATTCGGACTATATTGACGAGATAAAGCAGGTTTCTTTGGATGGTGAGACCTATGTAAACATCGAGGAGGGTGCAAACGACGAGTTTGCCATTGCGCGCAAGGACTACCTCGATGTCCTCAATGATATGATTGACACAGCATCTTCTAACGCCCTCGGCGCTTTCAGGAGTAAGTATGAGAACACGACGGATGAGCGCGTAAAGGCTTTCCTTATCGATACAGACCCGAGGCTGAGTTCCGAGGGGCAGGTCTCTATGTCGACGAAGTTCTGGGCAAGGTGGGGTGAGCACTATCTGCGCTCCTACTACAGGGCGCAGCAGCTCCAGCAGTCGCTGAATTTCAAGGATGCGGGTCTCCAGATTTATGGCGGCGATCTCTTCCGTGCTATTCAGACAGAGGCTGACACGGCATTCTGTACACTTCCTGCACCAAAGCCGTCAGCTGTTCCTCGGATAGCAGCGGTGCGGGCGGCTGTATATAATTCGCCCGCGACGATGGTGAGTTTCCATAATGCCAGTGGTGGTTGCTTCGCTGGTACTTGTCATGTAAAGATGGCATCTGGTCGCTCGAAGGCGATCAAGGATATTCAGCCTGGTGATGGCGTCTGGACGCCCTTGGGACCTGCGACAGTGACCGCTCTGGTGACATGCGGTTCTAAGATGCGGGCGCAGCCGATGGTTCAGCTCGGTGGTCTCTGTATTACGCCCTGGCATCCGATCATTCATCCCACCCTGACGAATAAGACATGGGTCTTTCCTGCCGATCTGACTCCTCTGCAGGATCGTTTGATTGATACGGTCTACAATCTAGTCCTTGACAGTGGACACGTTATAGATGTAGAGGGTTATGAGTGCGTCACCCTGGGGCACGGCTTCCAGGCGCCGATTGTCAAGCACGAGTTCTTCGGAACGCAGGCTGTCATTAGCGATTTGAAGAAGCTGCCTGGCTGGTCTGTCGGTCGCCCGACTTTCAAGAACCTCGTGACAATGCGTGATGATGCCACAGGTCTCATCGTGGGCTGGGTAGATAAGCCATGAATTGAATAGATTAAAAAGAAACTATAATAGATGACAGCTATAGCCACAAGAAAAATGGGTGGAAATAGATCACAAAGATCAAGAACAAGAAAACAGTTTTTATATAATCCTAAGAATCCTAAACTATCCTTCAATGTCTACATTGATAAAAATCCTCGTGATACCATTCCTATCCATTATAAAACAGTCCAGGATGTAGAAAATACAATTCAAAAACTGGAAAAACTATACAAGTCACATAAATATACACACCGACGAATCTGGTCTGTTGGTATGATTATGAAAGTTCGTTTAGAAGTTCTAAGAGACAAAAAGCCAGAGGAGTATGCATTAGCAAAACGATATTTTGAATTTCTTGGTGAGAGAACAAAAATGAATACAGACGATCGATATCGAAGCGTTTTCAAAAAATGAATTCTTTTTTCGCTGTAAGGTAGCAAACATGAGCCTTGAACTCTATGTAGGACCGATGTGGGCTGGTAAGTCATCAACCGTCCTAGGTACTCTGCGCCGATACAGGAGCATCGGTTGGAATATTCTTGTCTTGACTGCGGCAGCAGATACTCGCTATGGAACTGAGATGATTGTAAGTCATGACCAGGACACATATCCTGCGCGATCTGTACAGAAGCTTACACCTCTTTGTTCTGAGCCTGAGTACACAGCTGCTCAGCTCATTGTCATTGAGGAGGCGCAGTTCTTTCCTGACCTCTACGAGTTCGTTGTAGGTGCAGTTGAGAAAGATACCAAACATGTAATCTGTGTTGGTCTTGATGGAGACAGTGACCGAAAGCCATTTGGTGATCTGCTTCGACTGGTGCCGCTCTGTGACAAGTTGACAAAGCTCACGGCACTCTGCTCTGAGTGTAAGGATGGTACAGCGGGGCTCTTCTCCTTCTATAAAAATTTGAAGTCTAAGCAGGTTGCTGTGGGCGCCGCTGATCACTATGAACCACTCTGCAGAAAACATTTCATCGCAAAAACTGCAGCCAAAGAAAAGAATGAATGATGCTCGACAGTGCCCTTGGTGTAAACGGTGGTGCCTGAAAGACAACGCCTGTTCTTATATCTTTGCCTGTGGTCTCGATGATAAAAACAAATTCCACAAGGGTCTCGGTTGTGGTCGCTCTTGGTGCTGGGACTGTGGTCTGAAATACTGTACCTTATATTATAATCCCGAAACGGGTCAGCAACAACCCGATGCTAAAGATCACCATAATGCTCTCTGCTGCCGACAGGAGCCCGGATTCAAGGAGGAAGAATATTGTAAGGGGGGTCACAGTGGACATTGCGGTCGGCGATGGCAATAATAAAATACAGTTGTATAAATGCTAATTCCGCTGGGATTTCATTGTAATGTAACATTTTTATCACAAGAGCTAAATATAAAAAAGGAAACAGGGTTATTTGAATGGCTAGAAAATCAAAAATTACAATATATAACAGATATTGAAATAATATAAAAGAAAGAATTGATACAAGTATAATAAAAAATGTCGACCATTATGTTTATGTATTACATGAACTTGTATATACTTATCATTATCCAGTTGAAGAATACAAGATTATTTTTGAACGAAGAGCAAAGCGTTTTCTAGATACAGTTAAAAATTCAAATGAACTTCTTTTTGTCAGAATAAATCGCTACAAGACATTTACAACAGAAAATGAAATAAATGATTTTTGTACGGCTATTCATTCAATAAATCCAGATGTAAAAATCACTTTTTTATTGATTAATACGGTGGATTCCTATGAGAATTGTAATAGGCTGGATGAAAAAAAGATTCAGACGATTACATTTTTAGAAAGATTTTTTCTTTATACAGATTGTGTTCATGATAAAAACGATGAATATTTACATCATAATTATCTCATTCGAAAATTATTTCGTGAATATCTGTTGGAGGCAGGTTATTTTGTAGATGAAACTTATGTTGAACATTTTATAGAAAATAGTTTAGCACGCGATAGAGAATAGTCAGCGGTTATGTAAAATTGATTATTTCCTTATTTCTGTTGATTCGCATGTCGTCGGCTCTGAAAAGTTTCGCCGTTGCGATTTGTCTAGGCGGACTCGCATGGTTCTCCACACGAATCTACGCAACGTATTGTGTTCCCGCAGGTTTGACCGGATTTCTACGAAGTCTCCTAACCATGGATAGTTCTCCATGCCAGGCTATCTTTGCTCTCATCTCACACTCGCATACCTTGTATGCAAGTATGATCGCTGCAATTCTATTTGGATTCGTCTCACTCATGACAGAAGGCATTCGTTTGATTATTGGGCGCCCTGTTTCAGAATGTCGGCTCCCCAATAAAAACATGTAATCTATATGTAAATGAAAAAGAGCTCTATTCTCCGATTTACGAAGAAATGCCTAAAACTCGGATACAAGGAAAAAATCTGCCGAGAGGCGTGGGTCTTTGGAAGAACACTTACCTCGGAACTGCAAGACTTATATGACACTTGTTTCAAAGGTGAAAAAACGTTTCGAATGCCATCTTCTAACAAGTCAACGCGCAAATTAAAATATTCAAAACTGCCGAAAAAAATCACCAAGAAAATGCTACTGGAGGCGGCAGGTCCCCGCTTTGTTTAAAACTCAGAGAACTTATTTTTTGTCTCCAAGATATAAGGCAAGGTGTAAACTGTCAAAAGTGAGATACCCGCGTAGACTTCACCGCCAGCTTCCTTCAAAGACATTGCAATCAGTGCCGAAGCAATCATCATTGCTGCGTCACTCAAGAGAATCTTGATCCCTCCACGTGAATAACGCTTGAAAACGTCGATCATCCGGTTGTGAGACTGCGGAATGGGCTTAATAATTACCAAGTAGAAAAAGATATCATGTACAAGCTGTATACCGACCAGGAAGGCTAGGAAGTACCAGAGATTAAATCCATAACTCGCGGGCACAAAGTGCGTATAGGCGTAGCGAGCGAGGAAAAACCCAATGGCAATAACGAGAACATCAGAAATGACCGCGTTCAAGCCGAAGCGTTCATACCACTGATTAATCGGTTCACCCAGTATATCGGGGAGATACTTTGTCAAAAAAATGACTACGACATCCACGATCAAGATTGCGAGTAAAATATACCACCAGTCAATTGTTTCCTCAGGATTTGTAATATCACCCAGCTGCATTCTAGAATTGCCTGTGAAAATCTATCGCTAGAATAAGAATGAATACACCGCCCAGAGCAGCCCAGAGATCAGCAGCAGGTCCCCCTCAGCCACCCACAAATCTAATGAGAAGTTTTACTCTACAAACGGTGCGAAGAACCCTCGATAATGGTCATAACATAAACGAACGGGATGCCGACCAGGGATCGACACTACTCATGGAAGCAGTTGCAAGAGGCAAGGAGGATGTTGTAGAATTTCTGCTTGATAATGGTGCTGATGTAAATATACAAGATAACGACGGTGTCACAGCACTGGGTTATTATAAGGACGCCATCTATAAGGATGGTAATCTTGAAAAAATTGTTCAAATGATCCTTGAAGCCGGTGCCATGTTTTTACCCGATAGCAAAGGACAGATGATCTATCAAAAGACAGAAGATTTATATGATGAATTACAAAGTGAGCAAGACTACCTGTCGTGGGATAATAGACGTCCCAGCATTTCATTTACGAGCCCGCCGACAACGCCCAGTAGACAAGCCCTCTCCACAGAGGAAGTAGAACGGCGGCGCCTTGCACAAGAAGAGGCAACTCAACGTTGGCAAGCAAAAGTCAAGGCAGAAGACAATGCAATTGCCTCGTGGCGCGCTTCCGTTGGTCTGCCTCCGTCAGAACCGGAAGTTATGAGAGAACACCCTCCTACACTGCGTCGTGTTAGGAACATTCGCGATCTAATGCGTCTGTACGTTGCTCGATATGTTAGAGAGATAAAAGTAGGAACTATGACAGCCACCCAAAACAAGGATAGCATTATTTACATTGATATACGCATGCCAGTCTATGAATTGAAAAAGCAAATACAATATTTTTTCCAGTATGATTTTCAATATGATATAGTGTATCCAGGTTTTCATCTTGCGGGAAAAAAGGTCATGAACGATGAGCGTATCCTAAGTGATTATGGTCTTCGCAATGGTAGTCGACTCATTATTGTGCCTAAAATTCAGACTGGATATCGTATTGGCGGTACGAGGCGCTCAAAGCGGCGCTCAAAGCGGCGTTCAAAGAAGACAAGGCGCAATTAATTTTCATATAATTAATTAGTAGTTAATGGAAGAAGCTAATAAGTTCCCCCCAAGTATTTACAGGAAAAATTTACATTAGAAAACATTCGTAAAGCACTAGATGAGGGATTTAATGTAGATAGTTATTTTGAGTTTTGGAATAAATTAACATTTCTAATGCAGGCTGTAAAAAGAGGTAAAAAAGATATCGTTGCCTATTTACTTGAAAATGGCGCAGATGTAAATAAGACGGACATGAGCGGTGATACGGCGTTATCATATTATATATATCGCCTCGGTAATGATAGTTTAACTAATCTTGAAGAAATTGTACATATGCTTCTAGAAGCTGGTGCGTTGTTTTTAGCTGATTATAAAGGTGAAATGATGAATGTTAAATCTGAAAGGGAATACAAAGTCTGGTTGAAACAACAGGATTTAGATGTCGCGGAAATGATAAAATTACAAACCTCTGATCGTACGAGAGCCCCAGATCATTGGACAATTAATGAAGCTACGGGGCAATATTTGGATCATAATGCCTATGATTATAAAACAAAATTGGAGATATGGTCGCCTCACGATAAAGGTATCTTTGGTAAAAGAATGAAAGAAATTGATGATGCAGATATAGCGTGGTGAGCTTCAGTAGGTCTACCTCCATCTGAGAAACTACCAGTGAGAGAATTGTACAGTCGCACGCGGCAAGCCAAAAATATTTACGAATTAATCATGATATATTATAATAAAAATATTATAGAAATCCTATTAGGCACAATATCAGCATCCTCACAAAATTACGGCAAATTTCGTATTGATACAAGAATAACCGTGGCGCAGTTAAAAAAGCAAATAAGACAAGTCTTAAAAATATATTTTAAGTTTGATTTGGTGTATCTTGGATTTCATATTCAAGGAAAAAAAACATTGGAGGATGAGCGTGATATATCTGACTATGGAATTCGCAACGGATCAAAAATAATTTTGTCTCCAATAAGAGAAACTCAAGTTTCTCAATCTGGTAGACGAGGGGGTCGTCGAACGAGGATACGAGGCAATAAGAAACTACGCAATAAGACGCGGTCAAAGAGAAATTAAAGTTACTCCTTCAAATTAAACACAATCTCTACACAATTGGTCGGCTTGTTCTCCTCAATTGAGATGATATCGCGCGCCCAGAGACCAATGAGCGGGCTCTCTCCACGATAATCACCACCGCCACGTCCATTTCCTTCGCAGGTAAGCAAGGGCAAAGGATGAAGTCCAAGGGCGCCCTTGCGCACATCAATATTTTTACGTTTATCAACGAATTGCATCTTTGTATGATTTACAATATAAGGATACTCCGTTGTGTCATAGAGGTACTCGGGCTGAATCTTCTCTTCATCTCTACATAGATTGTAAAGATTTGGTCCCTCAGGCTCTTGATCCGCATAATCGCCCGCCCAAACGACGCGAGTCTTATGATATTTTTGATCGGGTGCTAAGAGGAACTCAAATGCCTGTACAAAATTGTTTTGTAAGTAACTATGCTCCATAAGCTTGAGCCCGTTTCTATACTCATGGGCGTGGATCCACGCTATGATTTTGCCTCTGTCGTTCAAAAGAATCGGATGGTAATACTGTCCCATTTTTTTGTACGTAGATTTTTATAGTGGAACTCTTAGCTTGTCACCAGGAACAATTGGCTTGAAATATGTAGTATAATGTTTTATAACATAATCAACCGACTTACCCTTAGCCTTTGGATATAAAAACACTTCGTATGCATCTTGAGACATATTGCTAGATATTATTGCCACTACGTTGTCATCTTCCATAAATCCATTAAACATAGTATCATATTTTTTCGTAGTTCTATTGGGTAAATTTACAAACTCATGGGTTTTATCCTTGTAAACAAGAACAACCTTTTTTCCAGAAGCTAATTCTTGCCAAAATTCTTCAAGTTCTGGATTCTTTCCCCATACCGAATCTGGATCAGCCCACATATCTAAGGTTCTTCTTGAAATCTTTCGTGTCTTCTTCTTATCTTTTACCATTCCTACATAAGGTAAATTTTTTTATTGTATTATTTATACGATGGGATACGACGCCGCCATCTGGATACCGCACTGACCCGAAGGGTTGAACTTCGCGCCACGAGCGAGCATGATGTAGCCCTTGTCACCCCAATCAGCGCCCCACGAGTTCTTCACGAGATAATAATCCTTGCCAGAGGTGGAATCCGTGCCATATCCGACCGCGAGAACACCGTGGTCGAGCTGCGTGCCGCACGCCGAGTCCATCACGCCGCCCGTGTAGAACTGGAAGACTGACTGATCCGCCTCAACCGCGACGGAAACAGGTTGCTGAGCAATCGCCGTCATGAGCGCTGTCTCAGAGTTGACCGGTACGTCCGCATATCCAGAGAGAGTCGCCGCCACCAGCTTGCCGTTCGCTGCACACGCATTCGGTCCCGTGGCTGTATAAGGATACGCAGCCTCCGTGGTGATTCCCTTGTTCTTGATAATGAACTCGAAGGCGTAGTCCATGAGACCACCGTTGCAGCCCTGGTTACCCTCAGGCACAGAGCAATCAATGAGCTGCTGCTCAGAAAGGCTGACAAGGGTGCCATTCTTAAGGAACCAGGCGCTCTCCGTAGAGCCCGTCGTAGAGAAGGACCAGCAGGAGCCGCACTGCTCCTGATTCTTCACAGCCGTCACGGCACCCTTCGTTGTCCAATCAACGCTCACAGGGAGCGCACTCTCATTCAGATCATAGCGAACCCGAAGACCACTGCGAACATTTCTCTTCATCGGCTTGAAGGTGCCAAAGTAGCGCGTGCCGAACTCATCCGCCGTGAGATCGGCGAACTTGTTCACACCCATCGTCCAGCTATGACCAGCCGCGTTATGAGCGGTGATCTTCTCCAGATTCTGATAATACACAGACTCACGATAGTCGCGTTCAGTGGGTGTATAGATCTTGCTATTCTCAAGAGACCACTGACTGAAAGAGGGAAATGAGCTAGAATCAGTCTTATTGGGAGGGTCTATCGCAAGAAGAGCAACGGCAAAAAGCTTGAACATTTCGTATAGTATGGAATTAGAATTTCTATTTAGATTTATTTTTACGCGTTTTCCGCGGTTCAGAACAATCTTTCGCGCGCCCGATAAGAGCGCAGGCAATCCGCTTACCTGCATGACCGGTTGTTAAAGAGTCTTCCTCTGTCCCTTTACCCAGATCATCCTCATCTGCATGTACAATCAGCGTCCGCCCAAGAAGTTCCGTCACCGATACACCTTGTAGTTTAAATATGTAGACATGATTCGTTTTACCTACGTTGCCGAGATCACCCGTGTGCCGTTCACCCTTCGATCCAGGTGGTCCACCATGTTGTTTCGGCGACCCCTTATTAAAATGCGAGCAGGCACCCATACAGCCTTCATCGCGCATGTCACCATTTGTATGAATATGGAATCCATGTTCACCCGCGGGAAGTTTTGTAAATTCTGCCTTGATGAGGAGCCCACCCTTGGAATCTTCGAAGGTGGCATTTCCTTCCACTGGACCGGTAAAAACAGCGACGCCTTTCATTCTACTTTGGTAAATGATTTCTCACAGCATTTATTCTCTGAACTAGTTTTTTTAGATCGGGTTCAACGTCATTGAATGTAGATATTTTTATCTTTTCAAAAACAGTATTTGTTTCTTCGAGGAACATTTCTTTTGTCCATCCTGTTGACTCCATTGTTTTTTTAATAAATGGTCCAAGTGTATCTGAGACAACACCTTTGTAAATTGTTTTTGCACGCCATTGCTTATCTTTTTCATCTATTTCTTTTTCTGTTTTTGCTCTACCCATATGAAATCCGCGCCGAGGGATCTCTATCCATGAAGCTGGCACACTACATTTTTCTGAAATTTCTTTCATTTTATTCTGAAATTCATCTCGTGTAAAGAATGCTTTCATCATATTGCACGTGGAACAACAAGGTAGAACATTCTCATATGAATATTCTCTTTTTAAATTATCAATACGATCTAATCCGTTTCCAGCGTGACATTTAAAACCACATAAATAACACGGTTTATAGATAAGCTCTTCATATTGTTCTTTTGTAATTATATAAGCTATTTGTCTCTTTTCTTCACTATTACGTTTTACATAAATATAAGGCACTGGTGATTTATGTACATATTCTTTCCATTTACCATAAAAAGCATCTCTTTCTTTATCTATAAGTGTTTGTTGCTGAAATTGTGTAATAAGTTTCGCTTTCTCAATAAAAAACACAGGGTGTAAAATATGTTTCATACGATTACACACTTTACACACAGAAACACAATTTTCTTTTGAATATCCTTTTGAATTATCAATACGATCAATACCATTTACTTCTTCTTCATTTACATATGTACAATAGAAACAGCATTTTTGTATGAGTTCAAAAAAGTCTTCCTTTGTAAGGGTATTCTCTTTTTCACGGCGTTCAACTGACTTTTTCTTGAAAGTTTCCCAGTGTACATCAAGATTACGTTTTGCTTCAGCTTGGTAATTACGTATACGATTCTTACGTTTTTCATCGGCTCTTTTCTGAATTTCTCGGCATTGTGGACATATTTGACTTGGTTTTCCATGAGCTGTATTAAATGGCTCATATGATTTTGAACAATGCGAACAAGGTACTTGTGAGGTAGACATTCTACCTAAATTTCACAAATAACTTTTAGACTTTCACCCAGCCGGGAGATTATTCAGCAGTAAAGAATATAAAAACTAAACACAACTGTGTATGCGTTTAGTTGGAGTAGGCGAGCATGCCTTCCGTTTGTTTGCTATTTGCACCCAAACCCTACCAACTCTCCTCTGGACTGTAAAAACAAACAGTACAAAATCCTCTGGTAGACCACATTTCTGTGTGGACGGACTCTATCTTAGACCTTTCGGTCCACCAACATTGAGTCTCTGAACTGCATCCATAGTCTTGTGACATTAGGACTTGGCTGCGGATTGTCCCTATTCATAACCTTCTTACCCTACCCACGAGTTTCCCCTTGGTGCCACTGGACTGATCTTTCGATTCCAAGGCGGTAGTTATGACCTAGCAGGAGTTTCCCGCAATTTGATGGTGTTGCCCTAGTCTGTATCTCGCTATACAGACCATGTTTTTGGACTAGCACTTCTTTTTTTGAAGTACTCTTAGCAGCCAATCATTTTATAGAATCAATGACACGATTAGTATCATCAATTGCTATAAGATAAACCACCCATGCCAGACATGATGCGGAGAACGTTGTAGTTCGTCGCATAGACGTAGACGGAGGACGTCGTGACCGTGCCGACCGCGTTGTTGGAGACCGTGAGGAGCAGGGTCGTGTTATCAATGCGGGACAGGTTGCACGTGCCGCTGGGCTGGTGCTGCTCCGGCTGGAGGGCGAAGGAGTAGACGTTGATGCCGACGGCGGGGATGTTCGTGTGGTGCTGGTAGGGCTGGACCTCGTTGAAGTAGCGTCCCTCGCGCACCTGGAACCGGTCGTGACCGTTGAGCTGGAGGAGCGCCGTAACGACGGGGTTCTTGCCCGCCATGCCCTCAACGCGCGTGACGGAGTAGCCAGACTCCAGGACTGAGCGGTCCCACCAGTCGGAGAAGTTGAACGGCTGCTGACCCTTCCACGGGTTGATCGTGGCGTCGGCGCAGTCCGTGTAGGAGTCGCGCTGGACAACCCAGATGAGCTCCTTGCAGGGGTGGTTGAAGTTCAGCTTCAGCTTGTTGGAGCTGGACGTGATGGACTCCTGACCCGTGAACTGGAGAACGTCGATCAGGTACTCGTGGGAGACCTGAGCGAACTTGCGGCGCTCATCCGTGTCGAGGTAGATGTAGTCGACGTAGAGGGACGCGGCGACGAGGTTGGCGTTGTTGACACGGTCGCGGATCGTGTGCGTGTTGGAGAGCTGGGGCGTCGTCTCCCAGCAGAGGTTCTTCAGGTCGTTGAAGATGAGGTTGATGCGGACCTCGTGGTACTGGAGGGCGATGAGCGGGAGCGCCAGACCAGGGTTGCGGCAGAACCAGAACTGAAGAGGGATGTACAGCGTGTACTCCGGGGCGCACTTGCCGACCTCGTTGGACGTGTTGGGCTCGCCCGCGGCGCAGTCATCGTCGCAGTCCTCGCCACCCTGCGTGATGAGGTTCGTCAGCTGCGGGACGTTGCCAACCATCTTGGCGTAACCAGCCTGCTTGCCCGCCTCCTGCGTGAGCTCATTCCAGATGTGCAGCCACTGTCCGTAGTGCTTGTCGATGCGCTGCCCGCCGATCTGGAGCTCGACCTCCTTGACGAGGTTGTGACCGACCCAGTTGAGCCAGCGGAACTGGGCGCCAGAGCCGTCCGTGGAGGAGAGCGTGACCTTGGGGAGCGTCGCCTGGAGGTACATGCGGTAGATCAAGTCGCCGTTGCGCTGGATCGTGCACGTGACCGTCTTGCCGAAGCCAGGAGACCCGTTGAAGGGGTTCTCAATCGCCTCCATGGCGAAGTTCGTGTGACGGCGGTAAACCACCTTGAAGAACGTAATCTGCGGATTACCCGTTAGGTAAACATCCTGAGCGCCATAGGCTACGAGCTGCATAAGACCACCACCTGTCATTTTGTTCTATACCCTTCTCTTAGAAAAAAATTTGGCGGCGAGGCGGAAAAAGTGAAATTTTAAAAACGGTCAACCGGGAGCTTCTCTTTTTCTACGTAGAAAGAGGCAAACCTAAACCCTCAAAAAGACTCCTTATACAGATGAATAGCCAAGATCCCTTCTTCAAGATCCGCCCCACAAAGCGGAGCAACCCTGAAGCTAGAACTACACTTGATAGCATCCATAGAAGCCACCTAGAAAAACTGATTGATGAAAATAGATCTATTGAATCTATACGTTCAGATCTACAAGAACTTGCCAGACAGCATGATACTAGCACGAATGATATTGAAAAAGTAAAATATGAGCGTGAAATGAGAGATATTCAAGAGAAACTCAAGGAGCTTACAGGTGAAAAGAATGTCTTTGAATATTTTTTGGAGACTGGTCCTATCTTGTACGAATATTACGATATTCAAGATAAGATTAATCGCGGCATTGAAGTGAAGCAGATGAAACAAGGTAAATCCCAACCTGGAAGTATCTGGGCTGCTCTCGAAAATGCTGCAGAAAAAACGGAAACAGAACAAGGCGTTGTCAGCAAGAGTGGCTCAGAAACCTTGAAACGTAGCACCTTGCTCAACAAGTACTTGCAGAAGATTGACCCTGAACACGCGAAGGAAACTGCTGTTCTGAATCAACTCCAAGATACCTATGGAAAATGTGATGAGTGTAATTGTGAAATGATTTTTAGTACAAATGAGGCTGTGTTTTCCTGCCCTGAGTGTGGTTTTCAAGAATTTATTCTTATTGACTCAGATAAGCCCTCTTACAAGGATCCGCCGCGCGAAATTTCGTACTATGCTTACAAGCGTATTAATCACTTTAACGAGTGGTTAGCACAATTTCAAGCCAAGGAAAGCACTGAGATTCCGAAGGAGGTCTATGATTCCATTATTGCGGAACTTAAGAAGGAGCGCATTAATGACTTATCGTCACTAAATCGGTCAAAGATTCGTGAGATTCTAAAAAAGCTAAAGATGAACAAGTATTATGAGCATACGCCGCATATCACAAATCGGCTGAATGGGCAGAATGCTCCTGTAATGACTCGTGAGACAGAGGAGAAGCTGCGTCATATGTTTATTGAGATTCAGCCCTCGTTCCAGAAGCATTGCCCCAAGGACCGCAGCAACTTTTTATCGTATTCTTATGTCTTATATAAGTTTTGCGAACTGTTGGATCTCGATGAGTACCTTCATTGTTTTCCTTTGCTCAAGAATAAGGACAAATTGTATGCACAGGACAAGATTTGGCAAAATATCTGTATTGATTTGAAGTGGCAGTTTATTCGGTCGATCTAGAGCCACTCACTTATATCGGTCGTTGTTTTCAACTTTCGCATTTCCTCTCTTGTAAACCAACCGAACCCAAGGTGTTCGTCCTCCTTGAGTTTGGGTGGATCAGCGCGCATCACAGTGCCCGTCCAATATGTAGATTTCCCGTATATGCGCGGTTCAGTATTATCTATCACGTATTGTTCATGTTCAAGATAACCGGACTCTTCTTTGACTTCGCGCTGGGCTGTCTCCAGCAAATCCACGTCAAAAGGTTCCACGTGTCCCTTTGTAAAACTCCAACGAAATGAAAACTTATTCTGAACCAAGAGGTATCTGTCCTTATAATTCAGAATAATACCAGCTCTTTCTGTCTCCTGCGATGAAACTGAGATTGAGCCAATGAGCAAGAGGATTGTCGTCAGAAAATTCATTTCGCTCTACTGTAATGTTTTTTATTTCTTAGGCGCCGCCTGGTTTTACGTTGACGCCTCGTGCGCCCCCCGCCCATTCTTGATTTTTGGGCGTCCAAAGCCATTATAAAATTTATCATTATATCTCTTTTCTTCTTCGCTAGATCGGCTGCCGTTTCTCCATTGCCATCTCTGAGTGTAAGATTTACACCCGCATCTAAAAGAGCAACGGCAGTATCAGATTGTCCCGCCTTACAAGCCCAATGAAGTGGCGTCGCAAGTGGTTCCCAGGGATCTGTTTCCAGAGTTAGTGCATCTTTTTCTGCACCTACATCGAGAAGAAGTTTGAGCGTACCCACGAGTCCTTGAGATGCAGCCCAATGTAGGGGAGTTGAGCCTCTGGTATTTCGCATATTGACATCGGCACCCTTACGAATATAAGAAACTGACAGTATTCTATTCTTGTTAGCGAGTGCCACGATAAGTGGTGTGTTTCCATCCATTGAACGTTTATTTATATCAACGCCAGGAATACTCAATAAACTGAGTAATATTTCGTCAGGGACAAAGAGTAAAAGAGCAAATGAACAGAGAACATTTGTGATAGATTCTGCAATATCGACTTCCCAGGGTCTCGGAACAAGTGGGGCTGTATTTAATTCACGTATAGCATCGAGCGGCGCCACCGAACTTTGTATAAATCCACTGATACGATCAAGGGCGTATGTATTAAATTCCTCCACATGTTTAATCTTTCGTAGACCACTCTTTCTGGCGGCATGTTGTGCAGGACTCATGAATGCCGCTGTACCAGCAATAAATCCTTCCTCGCCAATAGCCCGTGTTAACCCCAAGTCAAGTAAATGAACAGAGACAATTATATTTTGGTGCATGCGAACAAAAATATTATGCGGTTTCAAATCTAAGTGAAGGATTCCCAGCTGTTTATGAAAAAACTGATGAACATAAAAATCGAGAGATTGCTCAATAAAATTACCCTCCTCAGGGGTAAGAAATCTCTCTTTTAAAATGTTATGAAGATTTTCACCCGAGAACAATTCTTCTATAATGTAGCCTGTATCGCCGCGAATCATTGATCCAAAATAGTAGGGGGTCAGAGGGGTTAGGGAATACAGTGGGTGCGAACTGATGATTTCAAGATATTTCACTTCAGTGCCGAATGACCATTTTGTAAACGGATCTTCATGAAATTCAATATCTTTACGAAGATATGTTCTTCCTCCATAAACAACTTTAAAGGTCTCGCCAAATCCGCCGCTACCAACTCTGCGCAGTTCTGAGGTAGGAATATCGACGATGGCGGTAATTTCCGAGGCTGTCAAGCGCGGTGGCAGAGCTTCAGGAACAGGTAGAAGGGCAGGTATTACCCTATTTTCTTTCACCGAGAGTCTCAAAGGTGGGGGAGCTACTGGAGACTGAATGCCTCCTAGCGGAAAAGCTTTCGTAATCGCTTTTCTTACAGCAAGCGGAACGTCACGACGAGCAAGTTCTGTCCATCTGATAGCATTATTTCCACGCAGGCGTTTTAACATATCCGCAATTACATTCTCGGTCGCAACGGAGGCAGCAGCGAGTGCATCCGCTATCAGTGCCTCACGTTCAAACTGATCCTCGGGTAGACGATCAAAAGTTAAAATTGCAGCACGAACTGCCTTTGAAACTTCGTCATTTAAGAATCCGAGAAGATGATGTGCAATCTCTGCGCTCACTTTTTCTGCTTTATTTACAAGAATGACTCTTGTATTTTCAGCTGACGCCATTTACTTGTAGATGATAATTAAAAGCGCATTGGGAATAAGGGTCCAGGATCACCTCCTGTCATTTCTGTGATCTCGCGTCTCACGGTCCTTGGGTACATAAATCTGTAATAAAAATAATCCTCTTCCGTCGGTACATGTGTCGATGCCAGTTGTACCATCGTACCAGGACTCGTGAAGCCCTCCTTTATAAGAAGAGATGCACCAAGGATAAGGGCAAGTGCAACAAGAACATAGGTAAATGTGAGCATTTGATTGTATCTACAAGTTACAATCAAAATGCGTTTGATACTAGGTGTTTACAAGCCCCGAGGGAATCCTACGAGATTTGCACCAATACCGAAGCCCGCGCCCTGGCGCGCCGTCACGCCGATGGACGGGGAGACCAGGTCAAGAACCGCGAAAACCGCGGCGGCAACGAGCGCCAGCGTGGCGATCTCGTCAACCGGCAGCGTCTTCCGGGGGATAAAAAGCGCGGCGCCCGCTACAACGAGACCCTCAATCAGGTATTTGATCGCACGGTTGATAACTTCTGCAACGTCCATATTTAGTCTATATTCAGTAAAAAGAAAATTTAATGCGGAATCTAAAGATAAAGGATTTACAACTGTAAAGAAGAATGGCAGCTGAGCGTGAAGATTTCTTAACTGAGGATCCGGAGATTCCGAGCCAGCGCTGGGCTCTTCTGAGTTTCCTGAGTCCTGAGAAAGTATTAAGCCGGAAGGATACATTTTTTTTCACAGTTTTTCTAAAGCAGTATGAATTCCAGATGCGCACACAGAGTCTGGAGAAGTTCCTCGTCGGCAATATCAAGAAGTTCAATGATGAGCTCGAGAAGCAGGCGATTACTCTTGAGAAGGCTGATCTGAGTGGTGCGGCTGTTCTCTGCCGTGGGGCGCAGATGCGCGTTGATGGTACACTCAAGGATCTCCAGGACTTTGTCAAGGAGAATCAGAAAGATCTCATCCAGTCCAAGCTGAACGACGAGTATGATGATTTCCTTTTTAAGAACAAGACCAAGCTCGAGGACGAGTTCTATGCCCAAAATAACTTTCAGACTACGGTACGTGGTCTCAAGATCCGCGGCGCCTATAGTGATAAGAAGGAGGCTGAGATGCGCGCGAAGAAGTTGCAGCGCACAGATCCTGTCCACAATATCTATGTGGCTGAGGTGGGTAAGTGGCTCCCGTGGGATCCCAGCCCTCACGAGGTTACTGAGCAGGAGTATGCCGAGGATCAGCTGAATACTCTTATGAAGAAGTACAAGGAGAACGAGGAGGCGCGCGAGGCGTTCCAAAAGGAGCAGCGCGAGTCCCGCCGCCCCGAAAAGAAGCAGGTCTTCTCCGATGATGGTGTGCCCGAGAACGTCGGTGTAACGATGAAGGTCGATAATTCGATAACGGGTGCAGCAAAGGAGGATGCGGTACCTTCTCTTGGAACGGGCACGTCCGCCTTCGCGGGAATGTTCTCCTCATCCGGTCCTGCTGATCTCGCCATTGAGAGAAAGCTCCAGACGCAGAACAAGGAATAAATATATAAATATCTCAAATGATTTTTAATCATGTAGTACATGTTTAAAAAAGATTAGAATCGCACAGCCGCTACTGAACAAAGATAGGAATACACTTGTTTTGCTGGCAGAACTGACCCTCAGGGCAGCTCACACCCGCGCAATCCAGGTCACGGAATCCCTCATACGGAAAGACAGCCGGAAAGAGCGTCTTTAAGAGAGGAACGATAATTAAAACAGCCAGGAGCACAATGACCAACATTACTAAACCATAAGGACGAACCATTCTATACAGACTCAAGGAAAAACAGGCAAACCAGTGTCTCTCGGAAGAAGAACTGTGCGATTCTCTTCGCAATAACCATTAAAGCATTTTTCCGCGGGCTGATTGCGGCACGATGGCATATCAACACCACACCGCTCGCCCACAAAAGCCTCATTGATTCTGAAAATACGATCGCAGCCGATGAGGACGCACGCAATCAATAATATAATAAGACTTTGTATAATCACTTTCTGCATCTATCTACTGCTGTCCGGGAAATTTCTTCACGCTGATAGCAGGTCCCTTCAATTTGCGTGCGGCATTCGGATCATACTCATTAATGCCCTCCTCGTCCTTCTCCTTGAAGTGCGCAGCCGAGTGCGCCCAGAACTCAGGGGCACCAATGCGGAAATCTGAGTGCATCTCAGCCTTGTACCAGAAAATACAATCCTCCATCTTATTGCTCTGGCTGGTGTTGTCAATAACAAGGCACTCATAATTCTGTGTGCACTGGTCCATAATCTGACAGAAGAACTCAAACGAGGGAAATGCGGAGCCATAGTTGTCAAAAATACGCTTTCTGTTGGTAAAATATGGTTCGCGCAAAATAAAGACATAGTCGACGTTGGTACGAAGAGCTGGCTGGATGCCGAGCGGATACTGCATCGTAATGAGGAAAAACACCTTGAGCCAACGACCGTTCATGAAAAGATAACGAATATTCTTATCGTGCGTCCAACTGTCGTCGTACATACAGTCGTCCAAAATCATAAAAGATCTGGGATCGATACGTGATGTCATCTGACCCTGTTGTTGTTCCTTCATGATTCGCGCCATCATCATCTTTTGTCTCTTTACGAAATTTGATAAGATAATGGGGCTATACTCACCATGAATGAACAGCGGCGGAATCATTTTACCGTAGAAAGAGTTTGACTCTTCCGTACCACTGATAACTGTTCCAAGAGGCATATTCTGGTGATTGTAGAGCAGATCACGTACTAGAGTTGACTTACCTGTGCGGCGGCGACCGATGAAAATGGCAACAGCGTCCTGGGGAATCTTCTTCATATCGAACTTCCGTAAGGAGACATTCATAGATGCTGAGGCAGCCATCGTGTTTGTTACCGTATGCGAATAGAAAAAAAGTGCGGCATACACGAGTTTCGCTTTTCACACGATAATCAAGAATAGGGGAATGCTAACTGGTGGAATTCAAATCCCTCATCCCAAGTTTTTCTTAAAAGAAAGACCCCTGAGACTTGATTCATTCAGAGAACTCCACCGCCTCCATCCCGGGCTACTTCATTTATATGATCTCTCCGGATTGCTTCAGGGAAAGGGAGATATTCATATGGATCAGCGCTTCCGAATTCGTAGTGCTTCTGGACTTTCCCGAAGTGGAGCCATGAATCTGACCGTAGAGAAAAATGGAAAAGAGTCTGGAGTGGAAATTCACGATATTTCTGGATTTATGAAAGTGACTCACCTTTTGGATCCGATTTCGTGGCTGAGAGGAAGATATGGAGTGGAGGATGTGAGTGGCGCCATCTCTTTTTTCAAGGAAGTGCCAAATGAGAAAATCAGAAACAAGTTGAACAATCACATGAACCAGGCATACGTAGAAGCGGTGGCTTCTTACTGCCTCTCCAAGTTACGTGAAGGTGATATTAGCCCGCATTTTCACTATTTTTACGGAGCCTTTCGGGGAATTTCAGACACATATTCTTACAATATTTCGGATGTCTTTGCAAGTTATCGCCATTGCCGCTGGTTTTGGAATCACCAACTATCTGGCATTTTTGAATTGAGTGTTGACAACGAGGAATCCTTGGAACAGGAGGTCCTCGAAGCTATTTTTGAACCACCCTCCACTCTTCATTCAGAAACTGATTCATCTTCAGATGATGAAACGGAAGAGTTAGAGAGTCTCGATGAAGCTGGTGGCGCCGCCGCCGTAGAACTGGAATCTCTGAGTACAACCTCAATGGAGAATGTCTCATATAAAGAAAATAAGGATCCCACGGATGACGATGACGATGAAAGTTCGGAAGAGGATAACGAAGAAACCGATGACGAGGACGAGGATAACTCAGATAATGAGTCCCTCAATGTTCTCGCAAAAATCCATGATTTTCCTGTCATGCTTCTATTTACAGAGTCCAGCGAAGGAACAATGGATAGCCTAGTCGATAATTTCGACGAAGTCGGTGCCAAGCCCGGGACCAAGAAATGGGACGAAATCTGGCTCTCGTGGCTTTTTCAAATCATCTCTGCACTCTGTGTTGTTCAAGCCATGTTCGGTTTCTCACACAATGATTTACATACCAATAACATTGTATGGGTAAAGACTGATATCAAGTTTCTCGTCTACCGTGCTCGCGATGGAACCACATGGAAAGTGCCAACACACGGTAAGATATTCCGCATAATCGATTTTGGTCGTGCCATTTTCTGGATTAATAAGAAACTCTTCTGCAGCGACGATTTCAGCGAAGGAAATGATGCCGCTGACCAGTACAATTTCGGACCCTTAAAGACAGACGACTTCAGTCCCGAGATACACCCCAACCCGTCCTTTGACTTATGTAGATTGGCTGTGAGTCTCTTTGAGGGTTTATTCCCGGTTGAACCGCTGATTAAGAAGGGAGCAATGATCTTGAGCGCAGAGCCTGGTCTCAAGGTCAAGGAAACGGAGTCCGATTTGTACAATTTGCTGTGGTCCTGGATGATTGATGAAGATGGGCGCAATGTAATGATGGAGCCGAATGGTAAGGAGAGATATCCTGACTTTGATTTGTATAAGGTAATCGCGGCGAAGGTGCACGAGGCGATTCCTTCTGACCAGATTACTCGCCCCATTTTTGATCGTTTCCGTGTATCCAAGTCTAGCGTGGGCAAGGCGAAGGTGTACAATCTGTTTTGCTAAAACAAATCGCTATTTGAAACTGCTGTCTTCTTTTCAATTTCTTTCAGAACAGCGCCCCAGAGAGAATCAGGTTCATAGTCGGCGGTTTCAAAGGGGAGTTTCCTCTTTCTCAGGATCGCGCGGAACCAATGAATTGCATACACATCTGCAGGAACTAGATCCGACTTACAAAATGCCTTCTGACCATATTTGGCTGGAAAACATTTTTGCTCTTCTTCAAAGGCTTCCTTGACATCCCACCAATTCAATGGGAGAAACGCCTTCGCAGGAAGAACATATTTTTCAAGATTGAGTTCCACCAGAGCTTTTCTGTACAAATTCATAAAGTCGAAGGGACTTTTCAGAGTCGTGGTATCGGGAACATGGTCCAACATCCAGGTGGTCAGTTCCGAACCAGGACCGGGCACTTGTACATAACCGATATCAGGGATTTCAGGCGTTTTTTGCTTGTAGGCGCCCTTTTGAATTGTACGTTCACTGCTGAAGGCGTACTTTGCTGCGAGCACCTTTTTCGGAATCGGCTTAATAAGTGTCATATCAAGATCAATCCAGCTGCCGCCTTTTTTGTGAAGCATTGTGAACCGAAAGAGATCGCTGAAGGGAAGAAATTCATACGCCTTATTTCGCCCTTCGAACTTGAACTGCTTGGCGCGATCTAAGATTGTATTACCATCGACAACTTTGATTCCATAGCGAATGGATGGAGGAATCTGTTTCTTGATCTCTTCAATCGGATTATAGGTATACAAGATCACAGGATGCCCGTGGGCGATAAAAGACGCCAATGAGAGTTTCTCAAGGGGACCCAGAGGTGGTCCAGTCCAGAGAACTTGTAGTTCAGCATTGGTAAGTTTTTTGTGTTTTCTTGTTTGCCTGGGGGGCATCTCTAGTGTAGACCTAGAACTTCGGGACACCTACCTGTAATTCAGGCTCCGCTGCGCCTCCTGTAAAAGTCGGTACAGTAAATGACGGCATTCCATTGACAATGTCAGTAACCGATTCGGGGCTGAACTGGAAAATCAGCGAGGTAAAGATGCTGCCGATTAAGAAATCACGAACAACGCCCTTCGCCTTTGGCAGTTCCTTTTCACGCATATATTCAGCAATACTCCCTAAAATCGCTATAAAAACACCACCGAGCGCTATTGCTATCCAAAATTGTGGGTTCATCCGGGAACAATCTCTGCGAGCAAGAGGGAAAAAAGATTTAAAGGAACTACGCCAGATTCTCAAAGTCGTCCATGGGCATATCCTCCTGGGCAGGCTTTTCGAGATCCTCAAAATCATCCATTGCGCCAGCTGGCTCTAGAATGTCAATGGCTGACACGGAAGCTAGCTCTGATTCTTCCTTGTATTCCGTCATCTTAATCGCATTTCTCTCAGGATTTTCCGAATCAAACACAGTGTCGTGATCGGTAAATTTTACACTTTGTTCGGTATCAACGACAATGACTTGCGGTGCAGCAGCTTCAGGTTCAGACTCTGTCATCGTGGAAACAAGAGGCTCAGGCGTTGTAATGGCGCCTGAGAGATCTTCAAGTTGAACGGGGGGCTCCTGCTTTTCAACCACCAATCCACTCGTCTCTTCGGCGGGTATCGCAGTTACCGTCTCTACCTCAGCCTCAGCCTCAGGCTCCTCTCCCTTCTCCTTTTCTTCCTTTTCGTCCTTGTCATCGCCATCATCCGTCAAATACTCCTTCAAAATGTTCTTCACAGGCAACATTCCACGGATTGACTGCAAGATTGCCTGGTGAATGAGTTGTTCAACCTGCCGTAGATTCTTCTGACGATCTACCGAAGTTGCCTGTTCAGAAAACAGGTAGGCATTTGACCACAGGCTGCGCGCACACTCCGACAGCGTCCTATGTAAGAAATGATCCACCTTGGGGATAGTGATCTGGAGTTTCTTGTTCTTGCTATTGATACGAATGGCAGACAAAACCTTCGTGTGCGCAACAAAAACAGCCGTTAAGAGTTCCTCCAGATAATCGCACTTGGTATTTGTCTGAATCGCCTCCGTTTCTCTCAAAACCTTGTCAGTATTCCACTCGGGAATATCCTTCAACAAATTCTGAAATGTCCAGAGAACTCTCTTAAGATCCTTCTCCTTCTCCTTGGCTTCTTCAAGCAAACTCAGAAAGTAAGTAAGAAGCGCAGGAATCAAGAATACACAGAATTGCTGCGTATATTCGCTTTTTGCTGTACTATATACATCAATTCCTTCCTGGATATCCATATCTGTCTGATGAAAAAGGCTTTCTTATATTGTCCTTTCTGAACGCAATAAACAAACGAGCCACGCAACCTGCGTCCACAGAGAATACCCTGCCAAAGAACGCCGTAGACTTTCTCTTACCGCCTGATGTTTCGGATACAATTGGACCAGTCGCTTCATGTAGATCATGGGATCGCCACCTGCACGCTTATACTCATCAACCGCCTCTAGCGACAGAACATCTGCTGGCAAATCAACAGGTTGCCAAAGACCTAGTTCCCGCGCCTTTCCTTCAATCATGGTCCGCCTGAACGAAGACTCATTGGGAAGCGTCTTAATAACACAGCGTGATAGAATAGGCGACGAGAGCTTCCAGATATCGCGCACTTCTAAGACACATTGTACATCCTGTGATCGCGTATCAAGAATACGACGAAGAAATGCCTGGGATTCCTGAGTTAAATCGTCGGCACCCTCGATCCAAATGCACGTTTTTTCCTGTGATCTGACCTGACTGTGTAGGATTTCGCGTCCCTCGCGCAGGCTGCGATCATTGCGGACATTCCAGCGAAAGAGACGCCAGCTGCGTTGTTTTGCTTCTTGTTGTATCCACTGTGTTTTACCTGTACCAGGAGGTCCATGTAAAATCCAGGCTGGGCGGATCTGTGTAGCCATTGTTTAGTTTATAGCTCAGAGTCTTTAACCATCTAATTGGCTAAACCGAGTGCCTGTAAGTCGAGCTCGGCGTTCTTGCGCAGAGACTGGTTGAGAGGATTGTCCTCAACTGACGCCACGAACGCCCGATCATTACGCGTGCTTGCAACATCCAGTTTGAGAGGAACGCGGTACTTGACGCGCCCAAGGTCACCTGCGCCAGGCGGCAAACCAACCAAGTCTTGGGCAGCCAAGGCTCTGTCATTGATGATGTCCGCATCCAATTTCTTGTATGTAACACCATTCTTCTCGCCCGTGAAAATCCCAACGTTGCCGTTGCCCGCGATCGGCTTGCGTCCCTTCGCGATCTGTTCCTTGTTCGGGTTCGTGCGCATGTTGTAGGCGGCGTCGTGGCTCGTAAAGTCCTTATTCACAGAGTTGCCACCGCCGAAATACTCGGACTTCGCCGACAGCTGTGACTTCTGCGTCGGCTTGGCAATGTCATCGGGATCATAGACCTTCAGCTTCATGGGTGCATCCGCAGAGCCAGCGGCACCCATATAGCCCCACTCAATCGTGGTCTCCTTCACTGTCGTGCGCGCGACGTCGCTGGGGTCCCAGACCGTGATTGACGGGGCACCGTTTGCATACCCCGTCGCTGTTCCAGACTGGCGGATGTTACCCACCGTCTCTCCGCGGCGGGTAGGGCGAGCGTCGTCCTCGTAGTGGACCGCCACCTGACCCGTATCAGCAGGTGATAAGTTCAAGCCCATGGTTCTCTCCGACGTCGATGAGCGCTCGTTGGGGCGCATCTCAATGGACGACTTACCATAGTCGGCTTCAGCGGCATCAGGGTTATTTGTGTAATACTCATTCATATTCGCGTTACGGAACCCTGCGCCCCCATACTGCTGCGCCATCGGGGTTCTATAGGCACCCGTGACGTACGACTCATTATAGTCCTGTGCCTGTGCCGGTCCAATGAACTCCGACGTCGTCTCGGGACGCGTTACGTGCTTCATGGTCTGGATGGGGCGCGACGTCTCTCTCTGCGACTCTTCAGAGAAGGCACCAATGAAACGCTCACCTGAATCATCAATGTAGAACGTGTCAGGGCGATACTTTCTGATTTCACCCGGGTTTTCAGGGCTCGACGTAATGAAGCGCTGCCCAGGTACCACGGGTGTCTTATAGGTCAGCTTAGGATTATCAGCTACGCGCAACTTGTCCGTGGTCGGCATCGCCTTTCTCATGATTTCATTCACCTCTATTTGCTGAAAACCGCCCTTTCCTGTGACACCATACTCTTCACCAAGGGCAGAACCAACACGAGTCGGCTCAAAAGGGCGCTCGCCCGCGCGATTTCTCGGTGAATTGATGCGGTCCTTGAGGAAATCCGCGCTCGCCTCCAGACCATAGGGATTTCCGAAGGGCGTCTGCGCCGTGTTGAACATGGTTTCAACCTCCTTTTTCTTGATTTGGTCAATGCCCGATCCGGTAAAACTATCGAGCAAGGAGCTGTTTGTGTTGGCAGCAACATTCTGCTTGACGCGTCCTCCGAAAAAAGGCACCATGTTGTTATGCTTGAATTCACTGGAAGGCATGCGCTGTCCCGTAAGTGGGCTCACAACAAAATCGGCACCGCCGTCATAAAACGGCTCCTGTTCAATACCAGGCGGATTTGCGGCAACCGTCGCGCGCACAGCCTCGAGGCTTTCAGGGGCAGGTGATATATCATTGAAATTCACTCTGGGAGCAACGGGAGGTTTCTCTGTCGCATAGCCAAAAGCATTTCCATGCGGACCAGGGACCGGCTCACTCGGGTAGACCTGTCCACTCGGCAGTTTGTACATCTGGTCAAGATCAGGAGCAAAGCCACGCGCCGCGCCGCCCGTCGGGCGATTATTTGTAAATCCTTCATTTACTTTCGGTTGTGTCGCCCCTGGTATATGTGCCACGGGGGAGCCATCCTTTTTTGAGGGTTCACTTAGTTTGGCAACTCCATAGCCAATACCTATGAGACCAAGCAGAGCAGCGACTTCCATACTACCGTGAAGATTGATTTTTAAAAAAATCAATCTGAGCGGGGTTCCTTAGAAACTATCTAATGTGTTTTGCAGCGCTCCTTATCCAAATCACGGGACGGAATGAAGAAGTCAAACGGCGTCTCATAGGAGACCTGCGGCTGATGGGGAAGCGGCACCCAGCGATTCCAGCCCGTCGTCCGTAGTGTACACGGAGGGTTCACGAGTTTCTGGAATGACATAGGAAAGCTCTCATCTGGCGGCGATTCATAGAACGTCTGATTCATCTTGTTCTTCTCAGGATTGTACAAATCACCATCGCACTTGATGCGGCTGCCGAAACGATTAATGTTCTTCAAATCGCTTTCAACGTCCGTCCGCCACTGTCCTGATACCCAGCTGGCGCCACTCCCTTGAATTCTCGTTGTTACATCTACCGGGAAGGATGTAGGACAATTTATATTTGGAGGCGTTAAATAATAGCGAGCAGCATAGCTCGTGATACGCATATCATCGGCGTGATGAAAATCATCCCAGCGAGGGCGTGTAAGATTTGTTTGTTTAATCTGGACCGTAGTCATGCTTCTACTAGATCTAATATTTATGCGGCTGGGCACATGATTCCCGCTGTAAAGGGAGCGGCGCAGACACGGCAGGATACGCCCAGGGTTGAATTGTAGGTAGATGTTTCGGCTCAACCTTAATCACTACATGATTTTTCGGGTTCTTGCGCTCAATTACCTGTCCCTGGAGCAACCGAGGTCCCACGGGAGGCTGATGTTGTCTTTGGGGGGACCACGTGTTAGGGCGCGTGATACCGAACAAGTCGGACTCCACGTCTACCATGTTTCCACTTGGCAAGGATACCTCATTTCCACCATAGAGACCGAGGATTACACGAGCAGGATTTGGTGACACATAGGCAAAGGGGGTTTGGTTATAGCGTTGAGGATTTTCCTCCTTTTCAAAGGGATGCTGTAAGACAGCGCCGTAATCAACCATTCTAATGGCTACTTACGAAAATTATGTACAGATATCTTAGCAATTTACATCGCGAAGGTAGGCTCTTGACGGAATGCCGCCGCGGATCCAGCCATTGGCAGCGACTTCGGGTACTAAGTGCGAGGGCTTCTGGATATTGTCCTTGATGCTCTGGATGAGCGGCGTGAACTGACCATCGAAAGTCTCCTCTGAGATTGTACCGCACTCCTTGCCCTGGCGAACCATCTCTGAGTGCATGAGAAGGCTCTCAACGTCGGGGTTACCGCGCCCAGTGCCCATGTAGGGAACCGTAAGGAAGGGGCGCGCCTGTGACCGTACGATACAGCGGTTATTCTTGAACTCGGGCTGGTTTCGTAAGACTGAATCAGCGTCAATCTGCTTATTATTCAATCCGAAACCCTCGCGCGGGTAGATGAGGTGCTGCTCCACGGAGAGAGGATTTACCTTCGCCGCGTCGGGAACAAGATTTCTGATGGTGTAGTCACCAGGACCGACAGACTGCTTAAAATATTGATCAATTCCACAGAGATCATCCCTGGAATGTGTAAGACGATTGACTTGCATCTCTGACTATCTACCCTAAATAATGTTTTATAAAAATAGGAATGGCAAAGGAAAAGTTGGCGAATCGTTTTTGCAAATGTATAAAAAGTGTTCGTAGATATGTAAAACTACGACCGGGACAGCGGGGAACCTCCGCTAAAGAGTCAGCTGCGATCGGCATTTGCGTCAAATCGGTGCTCCAAACTCGGGGGCGCACTCTACGCAGTTTCGCGTGTAGAAACGGAAAATTGAAGACACAAAAACTTCGCAGATAAATAGAAATGCCTCGGAATTCAACGTCAACTATGAGGAAGACATCGCACGTTGTTTCTCCTCTTGCACCCCCTATGCCACCTGCATATGTATCTGCCTCAAACAGCCCGACCTTGGCTAGTGTACTTGGTCACAGTGTAGCCTCAGGTGTTGGATCAGGCGTCGGCTTTAGCCTTGGTAGTGCCTTTGCAAGAAATTTGTTCGGACTGGGTGCTAATCCGAGCCCAAGTGCAACTGCGGCTGTAAATGAGTATACGCAATGCCTTGAGGCAAATAAGCTCAATGGAAATATGGCGACCTGCTACCATCTGTCCGACCAGTACAAAGCCTGTATGGTTCGCACAAACTTCAATGACTATGAGTGTAAGAGAGATATGTAGAAAGTAAGTCTATGATATACAAACGGGATATAATCCATTTTGTATATGATTTTTTCTATCTCTAGTTATTCAGCCAAGGCAGCACCGCACCGTCTGTACCAGGGTAGCACGCCTCTCTCCCTCCCTCCTTGCATGTCTTCCCAGGAATCTTATACAACCAGTCCTGGAAGGACCCACGATCATTCGGCACACTTGTGCTGGGCATGGTGATAAATTCACGCTGGCTTTGCGTCTTTCCAAAGACATCCGTGGGATCGCTGGACCACTGAACGCGAAAAAAGGAATCCAGTGAACCCTGTACATCAGGATCACCAATGTACTTGGCAGGAGGCTTCGTGGGATTGTACTTGATCTCATCGATGAGTACATTCATGAACGGATTGCGCGCCGTTGGTACAGTTTCCACTGGCGTCGGTTCTAGACGACCCGTCGGCTCAAATCCCTCATGTACTTTTTTATCTTGTGAAGTCTCTGTTGGCTTTGCACAGGAGGGCAAGGTGTAGAGGGTCCAGATTGCTGGTATAAGATATAAGGTCGCGACCAGAAGACCAAGGGGTAAAACGTAGGGTTGTGAAAGACCAATAGCAAGAACGGATGACACGAGAAAAAAGAAGAGGTAAACAGCGGCAACTTCATTTGTAATATCACTTGCGCAACGGCTATCGAAATTTTCAGTCCATCTACGCAGCCAGGCAGATCCAGCTAAGACACGTGGATTTTCCCAGAAGTAGGGGTCGCATAAGGGTACTTTATCACTCATCCGAGCTTCTCTAACGGGTTTATGGAAATCTTATTTGCCTCCACGCTGCTTCTTCTTCTCTTCCAACTTCTTTCGGAGGCGCGCCTGGACAACAGAGAGACGGTTCTCGCCATCCCGCCCAGCCGCTCTCGCCGCATCTCTGTCTTCGAAGCCAAACATACCACGGAATGTCTCCATAAGCCCAACCATCTCAGGATTCTCTGTAAATTCCTTCATGAGTTCCTCGGCTTCCCTCGCCATATCTTGTGGCCGTAGTTCGCCACGCTGTACCTTCTCTTGTAGACGCTTTGCGATTTTCTTCATGGCATTCTGCATGATTTCGGGTCTCTCGGTGTAAATCTTGCTTAGTAATTCAAAGGCGCGCGTAGGACTGTCACCCGCAGCTGCCATGTCCTCGGGGCTCATTCCAAAATCTTCGGGCTTGAATTCCTTCACGAGCTCCTCAGCCAACTTCGCGAGCTGCCCCTTGAGCAGACGCTCAGGTACCTTGGGCAAGCCACCCGAGGTAAACATTCCCATTATCTTCTCTGAGATTGACTTGAAGTCAACACCATTCAGCTTATCCTTCCAGCCGTTTAACATTTCCTCAGCCCACTTGGCGTCAAAGGCGCCTGATCCAACCTGGCAGCAGAAACAGAGCAAGGTCAAATACTGGTTGATCGCCTTCTGTGTTGTCAATGACATATCTCTCCAAATTGAGTCGGGGATAGTAACACCAGGGAGAACGGTGCCAGGGCACGCCTCGGGATCGCGAGCAGGCTTTCCTGCCGTGGGAAGAACTTCTGCCTTGAATTTGGCGAGTTTTACTTCGTTCCGAAGCAACTTTGCGAATGTTATTTGATCCCCACGCTCGGGAAACGCCTCCTTGAGTTCATCACAAAATTCATCGTATTTTGTGAAAAAAACAGAATCTAAATTGCCTGCCATTTTTATATCTACTGGGTCGCCGTGAAAGTTTACCGCCTACTTTACGCCTTTGCTGCAGCCGCAATGGGTGGCGGCAGTCCCTTCGCCTTTGCACACAGAATACAGAGGACTTTCAGGTACTTCCAAATGGTTGTACGATTCGTATCGGGCATCGTGTCCCAATGTTTCTGGAAAATGACGAGTGCCGAGGACATCTCATTAAACTGACCGTTGATCTTATCCTTTGCATAAGCAACAATAGCATCGTCGTTTTCCTGCTCAATAAACTCATGTGCCTCTCTATATACGTGCTCGTAGAAGAGATCTAAAATAAGTTTGGGATTGATTTTTTTTGCGCCCTGGATTGCCTCCAGACCAAGCTTAATGTCACGCTCCTCAGGGTATGACTCGGTCAACTCCTCAAAGAACCGAATAATTTGTACGCAAAATGCACCAAGGGCAGTGGACATATTTCTAAATTGTATAGTTTGAAACTCGTTTAAACGCACCGCCAGCACTCAAATTTTACATGCGCGGTACATTACCAGGCATACCCTTCTCCCTCTCACGCTTGTAATCCTCCATTTGATTATCGAACTGCTGCTCCTTTCGGCTCTTCTGTTTGACATCAGCCATGGAAGGTGGGGCAGCCTGGGATGGACCTGCCATTCCATTTAAGAAAGAGAAAGCACCGGGTATTGTTGAACCACCATTTCCTTGTGTACTCGTGTCAGCGTCCTGGAAGCTGTAGCCGAAACCACGTGCAAAGGATGAATGTTCCATGGTATTCCAGCCTTCCGGTTCTGCCTCACCCTGAGGAACAGGTGCACTTCTGCTGGAACTTGCACCGGACGATCTCAATTTCATCTCAGACAACCAATTCATTACGTCGCCATCCGTTCTGGGTTGCTGCTCCCCCGAAATCACAATGGTCGGGACCTTCTTCAACCAAGCCGGAAGCGGTCCAGTCCGCTTATCGGAATCCACGCAAAAAAAGCTAAATGAATCCCTCCAAGGCGTTTGCGCAAGTTCCTTCATGAACGCCTTGGACCATTCGCACCGGTTGCTGTAATAACAAATATTAGCTTGCTGTCTCTGGCTCATTGTTTTTTCCTCAGAACCTAGTTATGCTAAAGTTCCGCACTTGCTTTAAAAATTGAGTATAAACCAACTCAACTATAGAATAGACAGAACTGACATGGCAGAAAAGAGTGTATTCAATGAACTAAAAAATGTAGATCCCTTAACGGTTACCTTCCAATTGCAGCCGGCTCACGTAAGCTATGCGAACACGCTTCGTCGGGCTGTTCTTACTGAGGTAGAAACTGTGGGGTTTCGTTCGGACATTAAGGAGGACGGTTCTACGAGCGATGTGACCATTGAAAAAAACACCACGCCTATGACAAATGAGATGCTGGCAGATCGTATCGGACTTCTGCCCATCTGGGTTGAAAATCCTCTTACCTGGGACCCCGAAGACTACATCTTTCGTATTGCTGTTGAGAGTGATAAAGACACTCCCCGCGACGTGGTGGCTGCCGATTTTGAGGTTTTGCAGCGCGATAAAGATGACCCAGGTGTCACCTCACACGTTGGCAATTCTCAGTTCTTTCAGCCCAACTCAATTACCAGGGATACTAGCCTTATTGCGATTCTGAAGGGCAAGCAGCCGAACCAGGCTCCACAGGCGATTGAGCTGACGGCGCGCGCCACCATGGGTACTGGGCGCCAGCATGTACGTTTTAATCCTGTAAGCCAGTGTTCTTACAAGTACACAATTGATAAGGATTCCGAGAAACAGAAGATGGTCTTTGAGAAGTGGCTAACGACGACGAAGAAGGTGGATCCGAAGTCGCTTGAGAAGGAGACAGATCGGCGGGACAAGCTCATGCGGGAGTTCAATACGATGGAAGTCGAGCGCTGCTTCTTAGTCAATGAAAAGAATGAGCCGTACAGCTTTGACTTCACTGTGGAGTCGAAGGGTACTCTGCCGGTTAAGTACATCATTGGACGTGCCCTGGAGAAGATCCAGCAGAAGTGCATGCTGTATGCGTCGGTAGATCGCGGTGATCTCCCTGAAAACATGCGCATTCAGCCCGCTGATGCGCGCATGAAGGGCTTTGATATCACTATTCAGCACGAGGATCACACGCTGGGCAACCTACTTCAGACATGGATGGATGAGAACATGATTGATAAGGAGGAGATTACCTATGTAGGTTACAAGTTGCCTCACCCGCTGCGCGATGAGATGGTCTTTCGCATTGGTGTAGAGGATGGACAGGAAATTACGGCACGTGCCATGTTTGCGAGGGCAGCTCGGGCGTGCGCAACAATGTTTGGCAAGTGGAAGGAGGACTGGGCGGCTGCTTCGAGTGGACTTGGCGCTCCTGTAAAGGCGGCGACCGCGCCAGCAAAGAGCAAGGCAATGAAGCTTGCAGCTGCACCTGCCCCCACTGTTGCCGAGCCCATCCTCACAGCTGCCCCAGCTGCACCCGCAAAGAAGCGTGGTGCTTTCTGGGGAAAACCGCTCCCAGAGTAGAGATGAATCTACGGATATATTGTATAAATCTTAAAAGTCGTACAGATCGCTGGGAACGTTTTTTTCAGCAACCTGGATTCCAAGAACTCATACAAAAATACCCCTGGGAGCGCTTTGATGCGATTGATGGAAAAACCATCGACATTGAGAAGGACACGCGAGTTTCCCTCAGAACACGTCGCAATATTTTGTATAAGACACGTCGTGACCATGAGGATCTTGACTCAGCGGGGGGAGTCGGCTGCTACCTCAGTCACTACACAGTATGGACAAAGATTCTTGCACAGTCTGAGGAATATGGTCTCGTCTTTGAAGATGATGCACTGATACCCGAGGGTTTTGTAGACAAGTTGGAGGCGGCGTTTCTTGAATATAAGGCTCTCGATGATAAGGATCGTCCTGATGTATGGAATTTATCTGTACCCTTCAATCGTACAATGATGGATGCCGTCAACAATACAGTTGCCTTTAATTTTGGTGACTGGAATTATAGTGTAAATGCGCCGAATACTGCGAACATTTATACGAAGAAGGCGACGAAAATCTTGATTGAGAATGCCTTTCCCATCGACGGTCATGTAGATTTCTTCATGTTCCGTTGTGCACAACTTGGATTCATTCGATACGCGCAGTACCAGAAACTGTGGGTGCGGCAAGTCTCCATCAAGAAAAAGGGCGTCGTTGATTCAAATATTCAAGAGACAAAATGCGATGTTTGTAATATTCCTACAGACGCCAATTCGCGTGGATATTTTATTTTGAGCGGACAAAACAAAGTATCCCTTGCGGTTATATTCATTGGATTTGGTGTACTTTATGCCATGAAACGGATTATCTAATCGACCTCCTCAACCGGCGGACCGTTCATTCCAGGCGCATTCCCCTCAGCCTCACCAGGCTTGTACACACGATCGGGCTGCGGTACACCCTCGGGCATCTTATCCGTCGTCGCCGCGTACATCTTCATCATAATCGGGCGGATCTCATCCTCCGCCTTCTTCATCTCGTCCTTGTAGACCTGTGCAGTCTCTTCTGCATGGCTCTCCAACCACGTCAAGTACTTCTGTGCAATGTCCTCACCCTTCTTCGCATCGTCACCCAAGACCGTCTTCGCCTTCTCCTCCCGCAGAGAGTTGCGCGCATTGTACAGATAAGACTCCAACTCATTGCGAGCCTCAATCGTCGCCATACGCGCCTTATCCTCATCGGCAAACTTTTCAGCCTCCTGTACCATCCGCTCAACCTGGTCCTTGGAGAGACGACCCTTATCATTCGTGATCGTGATCTTGTTTGACTTGCCCGTGCTCTTCTCTGAGGCAGATACATTCAGGATTCCGTTCGCATCAAGATCATAGGCGATCTCAATCTGCGGGACTCCACGCGGCATCGGCGGGATACCCTCCAGACGGAAGGTGCCAAGCAGATTGTTGTCCTTCGTGAAATTGCGCTCACCCTCATAGATCTTAATATCAACCGCGGGCTGGTTGTCAGCATACGTGCTAAACGTCTGCGTCTTCTTGGTAGGAATCGTCGTGTTACGCTTAATGAGCGTCGTCATGATTCCACCCGCTGTCTCGATACCCAGGGAAAGCGGCGTCACGTCCAGCAGAAGAAGCTCACTCGTCTTGTCCACTGTGTCACCCTTCGTCAGAATGTGCGCCTGGACGGCGGCACCATAGGCAACAGCCTCATCAGGGTGCACGCTGTCATTCAGCTTCTTACCATTGAAGTAAGATGTGAGAAGATCACGAACCTTCGGGATGCGTGAGGATCCGCCTACCATCACAATCTCATGGACCTGGTCCTTTGACATCTTCGCATCGCGGAGAACCTGCTCGACCGGCGCGAGGCACTTCTGGAAGAGAGAGTCACAGAGGCTCTCAAACTTCGCGCGAGTGAACGGGAGGCTGAAGTCCTTCCCCTCCATCAAGCCGTCCACCTCCACCGTCGACTGTGTAGATGCTGAGAGAGTGCGCTTCGCCTTCTCGCACGCCGTGCGCAGACGACGGAGGGCACGCTGGTTCGTCGTAAGATCAAGCTTCGTCTTCTTCTTAAACTCGGCAACGCAGTAATCTACCATGAGATTGTCGAAATCCTCGCCACCCAAGTGCGTATCACCCGCCGTCGCCTTTACCTCGAAGACACCATCGTCAATGGAAAGAAGGCTGACATCGAACGTGCCACCGCCCAGGTCAAAGATAAGCACATTCTGCTCTCCCTGCCCCTTCTTTCTATCAAGACCATAGGCAATCGCCGCCGCCGTCGGCTCGTTAATGATGCGCAGCACATTCAGACCGGCAATGACACCCGCATCCTTGGTCGCCTGGCGCTGTGAGTCATTAAAGTAGGCAGGAACCGTGATTACCGCGTCACGCACCGTCTCACCAAGGTACGCCTCGGCAGTCTGCTTCATCTTCTGAAGAACCGCCGCGCTGATTTCCTCGGGCTGGAAACGCTTCCGCTCACCCTTGTAATCAACCTCGATCTCAGGCTTCTCCGCCTTTCCTTCCAGCACCTTAAACGCCCAGTGCTTCATATCATTCTGCACCGCCGCGTCGCGGAAACGACGACCCAGAAGGCGCTTCGCATCAAAAACTGTGTTTGTGGGATTTGTCGCTGCCTGCCCCTTGGCTGAGTCACCAACAAGGCGCTCATCCTCAGTATAGGCTACATAGGAAGGGGTCGTACGATTCCCCTGATCGTTAGCGATAATCTCCACACGATCATTCTGCCAGACTCCAACACAACTGTAGGTGGTACCCAGATCAATTCCAATAGCGTAAGGCATCCTATTCTACATGTTGTATGGTGTATGCTTTTAAATTGGCATTAAAAAATTGAAAACGAGTGGTTTGTTTTTATAGCTATGGAGATGCTATCGCAACCGAATCAATATAATACACCTTGTCGTGTTGTATATATTGACGAAAATAATATAAGGAACCCTGCAGGCAATTTCGGTGATTTGCAGCAAGCGTATCTCTTTGTTAAGAGTGTTGCAGGAGATTCGCCTTGGGCTCTTATGCCCTGGAATGAGGTAATTGAAAAATTGCTTGAATATCATATTTGTGATGGTTCTGGTGTAGATGTGTCTACTTGTGATAATTTAGTTTATGCTATTTATTATGAGTGTGATTAAGCGGCAACAATCCGAGGCTCAGTCATCATACGCTTCTGTTCCAGCAGCGTCATCTTATTAACGAGATAAATGGCATCCTTCTGCTTGACCGTGAGTGTCTGCGGCTTCAGATGCTCCAGATAGTGCGCATGGAGACGGAAGACACAGGGGCTGACATTCTTCGGAAGCTCCGTCAACTTTTTCGTGTGCGCCTTGTGGACATCTACATAGCCCGCATAGACAGCGAGAGTGAGTGCACGGAAGCGCTGCTCAAAGTTCCAGAATGTCGTGCGCTCCTCTGGATAGTACTTGAGGTACTCCAGCACCTTACCCTCGGAACGCAGTCGCAGCCAACGATCCAGAGGAAGTGCCTCAGAGCCACGGAGCGAGCGAATAGCGAGATACTTCGAGTTCCGCGTGCGCCAACGATTACCATTTGCATCCTTGAAGGTCAGACCCTGCCAGAAATGACCCATGGTATTCAGCTGCATGGTAACGAATGACTGGTAGTCCGCAACCGTGTTGAATCCATTCATAGGATACTGCGGGATCGCAAGAGCTGCAAGCTCAGGCTCAGCGCAGGAGTCAGAGATATCCTCAATAACCGTGCGACCATCCTTCGTGACATAACCAGCATGCACAAGGTAGACCCGCGGCTTCTCTACACGATTCACTACACGGTGCTCAGGGTGCTGGAGCACGAAACTCGCAAAGTAACTGTGAACATTCTTTACATCCCTAAATGCATATCGCACGGTCAGAGCCAGCTGCGACATAGACACCTTGCTCTCAGCAAGCGCCTCTTCAAACAGCTGTGCAAATGAGCGCTGGCTGTAGAAATTGCCGCCCGCGCCAATCTGTGAGCGCGTCGCCAGAATCGGCTCAGGCTGTGTTACAGTCGTCTCATCGAAAGCGGGCTGGAAGAAATTCATCATCGTGCCGTCAAGAAAGTCCTGCACAAGCGGCAGATCTGAACCAATAGGCGGCTGCTCATCCTCCTTCGCCTTCGTCGGTGAAACGCAGACGGGGAGGTTCGCCTCCGTGTCCCAAATTGTGCTACGCATCCACTGAACAAGTGGGCTCTTCATGTCGGTACTCTTCTTCTCATAGCGAATGACGCGATAGCGACCTGTTCCAACGACCCGAAAGTTTCCTCCCTCCTCCGAGGTCAGAAACGCCTCGAGAGCAGCCCAGGTAGGATACTTCGCGATAAGAGTATTCTGAAAATCAACGGTAAACATTCTAAACTCAAGTATACCTATTTGTACCGGATTCGCGATTCAATTTTTAATGATAAAGGACAGTAGATGGAAAGTGAGGAACAAAAAAACGAAATTCTTGAAGATGAGTTCATTGAACAAGAGCCTCCAGCTGCATCTGCGCCTGTAAATGCTAACCCCGTCCAGGAGGTTCTTGAAGAAGAGGAGGGTATTGAACTCGGCGATACGATCATGATTGAGGGTGGTCGTCTTGACAGAACACGTGGTAGAATTTATTACATGGACGATAGTCTGATACGCATACTCCCGGATGGAGTCTCTGACAGTCTGAAAGACATTCCTCTCATTGATGAAAATCCCGATCCCGAACTTGGAATCGAAGGAATTGTCATTCTCAGAAAAGCACCTCGTCATTCGTTTGTTCACCTTATGGATATTCGTCCCGAGCAGATTGTTACGACATTCTCTGCCACAGGTGAACCTGGACCTAAGTTCACGGTCGTCTCAGTGGATGATGAGAAAGACGCAGTTCTCTTGGTTGATGAAACTGACGCAACTGTGGAACCAATCGATCCTTTCATTGGTATTAAACGCGACATGGGATTTGCAGTTATGCGTGTTAATGAACCGTCGAAACCGGTAAATATTGTTGCGAATGCTGCAAATTCAGCCGAAGCTGAACCAGAGCAGGAGCAGGAGCCACTATTTGAATTCTTGGATGAAGAGATCGAGGTCCCCCAGGTCGTAGAAATCACGGAAATTCCCACCTTTCTCAGAAATTTCCCCGATGCGCAACAAAAAACCGATATGCTCCAGGATCTTCTCAAGTCTCTGGACCCCGCCTCTCAGAAAAATCCTCGCAAAGTTCGCGACGCGAGAATTCTTACTGAGGTCCTTTTTCACCTGCGCAATTCTCTTGTAAACTACACCCGAGCTGGAGACGCTAAGAAAGAACCCAGAGAAACCAGTTTTAAGACGCTGGCTGATCTTCTCAAAAAATCCAAGTTTCCTCTTGCACGCCCCGTTGTACAAACACAGCGGGTTCTGACACTGGATCACAGTGCCGAACATTTTACCAGTCTGGCTAAAAAGCAGAACTCGAGTGATGCCACGGATCTTGCCGACCCCCAGATTCAGATTCGCTATCTGGATGACGTGGTGAAAGCGGAGATAAATTATGTAGAGAATCAGCTCGGAAATCCGACAGACAAGGATCATGCACCTGAGAATCTTGGTGCTGGAGGCGGCGGGCTTCCGCGCTGGTATGTCGGCTGGCAGGGATTCTTCGATGCCTATTTACAGACTCTGCCACCCTCAGGCGACGCCAAAGAAACGGTGACACACGACAACGATGTATTCCGCTCGGAAGTCCCTGTGATTGATGTGAAGGAAAGTCAATTATCGGGTCTCCCTCCTCTCAAGGACGCGGTTGAAGGTAAGATGGCAGAAGCCATTATTGATAAAGATTATCTCGGTAAGGTGTCTTTCAGTGACCTGCGTGCCCTCGGTCCCTCTTATCAGCGCTATGGCGAAAAGGGCATCGTCGGTGTCTCAGAGAACAGTGACGAAATCAATGTTGTCAATTATCTCTTATTTCCCTTGACCTATACTCGAGAATTCGGAAGCACGCGCTCAGGAAAGTTGGCGATGGACATGGCGCAATCTATGACAGTCCCTGAAACCAAGGCTAAAATCATATTTGAACATGGACCGATTGGTGAAGTGCCGACCCCTGGCTCGATCCTCGTCATTAAGCCCGATGGATCCTCTCTCGGTAATGTGTCTGTTGCTGATTGGCTGGATGGGCAGCCTGTATATGGTGCAGGCATGGGTGATATGATTCCTATGCTACGTTCATTTGGACTCACAGAACGTGAGTTCACTGTGGATCAAATGGAAATACTCAATAAGAAGATTACACAATATCGCGCGGCAGTCAAGCAATTCCTCAGTGGCGAACGTGAGATTGCTGCGAAGGTGGCAGCCGACCAAACTGTACAAGTAGACCAACTTCTACAGAAAGATGTGATTCAGCTCTTTTTTGATCGGATCGCGAACGAGGTTGTTCTGAACGATGCGCTTATCCAGTTCGGACAGCGTTTCCCCTTTTACAAGGAAAGTGATATAGCCTGTTTCTCAGCCCTCTACAAGTCTTACCAAGATCTTCTTCTTACTGTGATCGCTGGTCTCCCCGAGCCGATCGTGCGTGAGCGGAATCGTGTGGTGAAGGATCAGTTTTTAGACGCGCTGAAAGCTGCGATTGCCCTCCAGAAAAAGAAGAAGGAGGCGGGTGAGCCTCCGAAGCCGAATCCCTGCCCCCATGTCGCCTCCCTTGATGCTGTCCGAAAAATCCGCGGTGATCGCGCAGCTGAAAAGCAGAAGCTCATGATCAAGATTCTCAATGACTTCCGCGGTGAGAAGAAAGATCATTGGATTTGGTGCATTGCCTGCAATCAACATTTAATCTGCGAACACGAGTTTCTTCTTCTGCAAGAATACTTACATCCCAGAGAAAAAGATGTCATCCACAAGGAAATTCTTCTTGCCTTCAGCGACGGACAATCAGGCGGCAAATATGTATGTAGAAACTGTGGCGAGGGCATTTCAAATGTAGATTATGACACGCATTTGGAATATGACGATGAAGGACGCCCTATGTCGGGTCGTGCCGTCTTAGAGGACAAGGATGCAAAGCGGCAGGAGGAGATTGATCAGATGCTTGGTGATCCTGCCGTCAAGGAAGATGAAGAGGAATTAAACATTGAATCTGAGGACAAGAAACTCATCTATTTTACACTGAAGGAGCTCGCGGATCTAGTTGGTATATTCCCTGACGGCGATTCTTATCATAAGATGATCAATCGTGTACACGCCGAGGTCATGAGTAAGCCGAGCCGAAAGCAGTACGTTGAAATTCAGAAGGCACAAGCAAAGTTACGCAAGGGAACACAGATTGACTATGATGTCTACATCAATCGCTTCATGGTCGGTTGTGCGGCTGCAGTTCTTCTGATTGACGTGCAGACTCATGTACCCGATTACACGCGCCGCTATACACTACAGGGATGCAAAAATCCTGATTTTAAGGGCTATCCCATGGACAAACCCGAAAATAAGACGGGAATTGAATATCTGAGCTGCGCGGTTGCTTCCGTGAGCCGCAACAAGGCGCCCTGGAACTTGACCGGTTTCCAGAGCATTCGGTCCGATGTTGAAAGACAAAAGGGCATTGCGCGTTACATCGAGGCGATTGTCAAGGACCTGGCAACAAAGACAGATGTGCAGAAGGAAATTGTAGACAAGAAACAGTATTTACAGGAGACGTTTGGCGCGGAGGCAGCAGAAGGCAGACCCAGAGATATCATACCCGATGGTTTTACACCAATGCAGCTCGTTGTTCCGAAGGCGGCGGCAGCCTCTGAACCAGTCGTCGCGGCGGCAGCAAATGGTTCGGCGGGCGCTACCGCGTGGATCCTTGAAGGGCATAAGTTGGCACGTGAACACGGTATCCTGGTACCTGGATCGCCCATGATCGAGACAACCTGCTGCTACGATACCTTGACGGCTCCTGGTAAATTCTGGAAGGCACATTCGATGCCTGGGCTCAAGGAGAAGGAGCCACCGAAGGGAACACGGGGTAGCATACTGCGTGTCCCCATGGTACCACGTGAACTTGTTACCTATTACCCGAAGGCTGATGAGTCGGTTATGTACAGATTGTTTATTCGTGTCTGCTTCAAGGGTGATCGCATGGGTCTTCCTCATGAAATGGGCTATAATCTGACCTGCCCGCATTGCGGGTTCGTTTTCCCCGAAGATTCTCGTCTACCTCCTGATGATAAGGAGCAAAAACAGGTGGCTGAGCAGAATGCCCTGCAGCAGCAGGGGATTGTGATTAATAAGGAATCATTCGATGAACTCCTCGATGCGGTGCACAAACGCTACAAGTTTACAGTCGATACAACAAAGAAGCGACCTGTTGTAGGTGTGGACTTTGTAGAATCCTTCCTTGCTATTAAGCCTCTGCCGATCGATGATTTCGCTGAGGTTGTACTCGGTACGGTGGTGGCGCTCAGAGAACTGGAAAAGAAAGATAAAGCCACTGCCACCGAGTATGCCAATGCCTACGGACCCTTATCAAACAAGGTAGTTCTCCTCGAGGCGGTGCTACAGCGTCGGCTCGGTCAGGAGCGGTTTGATCTTCTTCAAAGGATCATGACCATGAATCCGAGACAGCTCGGCGAAACGGTTCGGTCCTATTTTCTCATTCCGTTCCAGCGCATAGTCTCCAATTTAACCTTAGACTCCTTGAAGTCTATACAAAGCTCCTATGAGCTGAGCCCAGAGACGATCAAGGACGCGTCAAGTCTTATTGAGGCACACATCGAAGTCACCAAGAGATTTATTGGTAAGGTGAAACCAAAGACTTTTGCCTTTGCGAAGTTGGTCGAGGCTGTGCAGAAACTCAAGGCTGTTCTTCCTCTTCTCATGCGGTCGCTTCGGGTTAACACGGTGCCAGGTGGAAAGGTGGGATTCCCCTATCTTGTAAAGATTCTGTTGTATGGTGTTTTTGCGGAACTCCTCGATCCGAACCATGTCCCTGACGCCTTTGAGAATGAGGTTATGTCACCAGGCTCAATGCTCGAGTCCGAGTCGCAGGTTGTTCTCCAGTTCTTCGCCGCACTCCTAACGAAGATCCGAACGGAGGGTCTTGACTTCTCTTCCGAACAGATTAAGCAAATGATTGAGGACAACGCTGAACAGGAGAAGACGACTATCATTAAGAAGTTGGATGCCATGAGCCGCGAGAGAAAACAGGTAGAACTTCTGAATAAGAAACTCGGATTAGGTGATTGGGCTGTGGGTGGCACCAAGAAGATCCGCGAGTATGACGCCGATCAGTACATGAAGGAGAAGGAACAGCGTGCTGTTGCCGCGGCAGCAGCAGAGGCAAACAATGCAGTGGACGTTGTGCAAGAAAGAGAGGATGACGCCTAAATGCGCAGAAAATTTACATGCATAGTGTAAGAAGGATGAAAGTTCTACTCCTTTCAGGATTAGTTTATTTAACAGGAATCGCCGTCGTACTCTTTTTACGACCGCGGCTCATGTTTACAGAAAATGGTGTATGGAAAGAATTCGGGATCGGTCGCGATACGAATTCTTACACGTGGTTCCCTTTCTGGCTATTTTGTATTACCTGGGCGTTTTTCTCCTATTTTGCTGTCGTTCTCTTGATGCCTGTACAAATGGATCCAGTCCAAATTGATCCTCCTCCGGCTTTTGTCCGAAACAAGAAGATCAAATATGTTGAGAAAGTCAAACCTGGCTATTATATGTTAAATACGGAGGGAAGTGGAATAGAAGGTGTTCCGAAATATATTTACTTGGGCACGGAGGCACCTGGGCAGGACTGAGCAAATCCTGCACTATAGGTTTGACCATAGATCCCACCCCATAAGATGTAGAAGGCATAACTCAGAACCATTTTCATGGTAGTATCTCCCTCCTGTTTCAATACGTCCGTGGGCTGTTCAGGTAGAACAGCGGCGACAAACGTCCGAAGAACAGGAAGCATCCAGGAAATGAAGCCGAAAATGAGAACAAAGATTGGATTAAAGATGGACGCCAGAGCTATTTGCCCAAAGACAACTGTTCCGCACGAAATATACTGTGTAAGTGAATTCAGAGCCAGTGAGAAAATGTAGGAGAAGAGAGGTATAATTGCGAAAAGAACAACAAAGAAATAGTTCTTGGAGAACTCAGGATACATCATAAAATAAATGGGAAGCACCATGGCGACTGCGAGTCCATGAACAAAACTGAATGTAACACGAACAATTGTATCTACGCTTGCTGCCATCTATAGGAATAGGGGATCTTTCTTGACCGCGAATCGCGAGCTAAGAATCTTAAAAACAGAGAATAACATAGAGAAATGGGAGAACCAGCGGCAAAAGTTGTACAAGTCAATACATCGGCACTGTCTCAACCAGCGCCTGCAGAGGCGCCTGAAGCGGCACCCGAGAAGAAGAAGCGTGTCTTCAAAATTGCGAGTGTGGCAGCGGAAGCTGTTCCAGAAGAAAAAGAAGAAAAGGAACAGGTCAAAGTGAAATCGGCGCGGAAGGTAAAGGTCGTGTCGGAACGTAATCCTGAATTGCATTCACAAAAAGATGAAATTATTGATTTTTACCGAAAGCGTGGAAAGGCAAAAACATTTAAACAATATTCCTACACTCCCGAGGGCAATCTGATTATAACTGCTGAAGAACCACCGCGAACTATCGCGCTTCGTAAATTCCGTGCCCTGACACCCGAGGAACAGCAACAAATTAGTGAAGAGCGCGGTCGAGCCATTGTTGCAGCCGAGGAAGCCTTCGACAAGTCGCGTGAACTTTTGCGTGAAGCCTATGTAAAATATAAGGACGGCGGCAGCGCTGCTGACGTGGTTCGTATAAACAAGGCGGTCAAGGAAGCCGAGGTGGCGAGAAACAAGGCTATGTACCCAGAACGCTACCTCGTTACGAATGAGAATCCTGAAATACGGTCTGTACTTACTGAGCAAAAGTACGAGGCTCGTAAACTCGGTCACCACGTTTTCATCGTAAAATATTCGCCTCTTGCCAAGAAAGATATGTTTGGACACTATGTGAGCGCCGAGGAATCAAAGCAGGACGGCGGTGACTCCACCGAGGCTGAAATTACCATTCTTTCCACTCTCATTGATAGCCCCGAAGATAAGGATCTCGGATATCTACACCCTGCCTATATGAAGGACTTCACCTACGGTGGTCTTACATACGCGTTCCCACTACAGGCGTTCGAAGTAACGCGCTTGAAGGGACTCAAGCAGGATAGTCTGGTCGATGAAATTATGAAAACGCGTTCGTCGCGCACAGTCAAAAACATCGCCGCGCGTAATTCAACGCCTGCACAGAATGCTTATGAACTCTGGACAGCCATTCTAAAAGCTTACTATCAGCAGCACCAAGACCTCGGTAAACAACTGGCGGAGACAGGCGATAATCTCTTTCGCCTAGCCGAGACGTCACCCTCAACCAGTCAGTATCTCAAGGCTCTTTTTACTCTGCGCGCCTCACTGCGTGAGTCTGCACCTTCAGATGTAGATGTAGAAGCCCCTGTAAGTACGGGGGGTGTCATTACAGAAGAACAACAGCGTATGGCGAAGTTGGCTGCCATTTTGCGTGCGAAGAAAAATTGAATATGAATGTATTCGCTGCTTGACTGTAACCATACAAGGCATCATGCTCAAACTCCTTGCATTTATCTTTGCGGGGCTGGCTCTTGCTCAGAACACTGGAGGTGGTCAGGTTCCGAAAACAGCCCCACTTATCTTGACAGTTCACAATTATACTCTTGGATACATGTGGCTGAGGCTACCCCTCTAAATACTGTATTGAACAAGATCAACGAGTCCAGGCTTACCCGTACTGTCCCTATGCAGTAATCGCCATACCTTCCTGAATCGGATACGGCTTGATCGTGCCCTCATTTTTGTCGCAATCCACCTCGTTACTCTTATATTTGTAACATATGCCATTCGGATCCTTGTAGATGTTCTGTTCAACATTCGAAGGATGCGGGTACTTCTGTATCACCGTGGGCTTCTGCTTCCAAAAAAGGAGCCCAGCTATGCCAATGACAACACCCGCAATAAAAGGATACAATTCGAAGTGTTTGAACATGCTTTATCTCTACAGTTCATAGAGAGAATGATTTGGGACTTCTTAAAAACAAAGAAATTTAATATGTTTTTTAGTTTTTTGATCGGACTAGGCTTAATGGCACTTTTACGCCCCGCCTGCAAAGGAGATGAGTGTATTTTACTCAAGGCTCCTCCGGCGCACGAGGTCAAGGAAAGCACGTACCAGATTGGTAAGAAATGCTACAAGTTTGAAACCTATACAGTGGACTGTCCGCAGAAGGGCGCGATTGAAGCCTTCACAGTTCAGCGATTTTAGTGCGGATAGAAAAAGGACTCTGATTCGCATTCTTTTCTAGAAGAAACGAATGAGTAGCAGTGGAACACTTTTATCTGATTTGGAGCAAAAGGGCTCTCCGGGTGATGATGATTTGGTGAAGCAGATTTTCAAGGACATGAACCAGCCCGCTTCTTCGACAGGAGGTGCCCCTCCCATGGTAAATTCGCCGAATCCAAATACGTATGCCCCAATAGCAATGGACCCGAATCCCGCTACAAGCCATGTAATTGGGAGAGATCATCCGACGCCCGCTGACTTTGCTGCTGCCATGCACGGTGTGCGAGACAATACTGGTGGAATGCCGAACATGATGGCGCCGCCTCAGGGACAGTTCGCGCCCCAGGCTGGCAATCAGTGGATGCCGCAGCAGCAAATGGCGCCGATGCCGATGCAGGAGAAGCGCAATATCTATTCTCGTGTTGCTGAGGAGGTAAAGACACCTATCCTCGTCACCTTGCTTGTCTTTCTCTTTAGCATTCCTGTGGTCAATGTCCTCTTTTCTCATTACATTCCTAGCCTCGTAAAGCCAACGGGTGATCTCACTACGGTGGGTGTCCTCGCAAAGTCCGTTCTAGCAGGTGCAACCTTCTGGATTCTACAGAGAGTCGTGGCTCCTCTCATTTCTTTATGATTGGTAGGATGAATTCAACAGAGCTGACTGTTTCAATAGCAAATTTGATACTATTCCTGTATATCATATATGCTATCTTTTACGTGCCGTTTAGCGGCTCGCTCGTTTCGGGTGCCGTTGGTCTGATCTCCTTCGGCTTGCTCGGCTCCTATGAAGCGGCGGTTGCACTCACCATTTTAGCTGGCATCTTTTTTGCTCTTTTGACGAAACGTAAGGCACCTGAGGGATTTGTCGACAGCCCTGGTGTCATCTCTGAGCGTATCAGTGCAACTAAGAAGAAACAGGAGCCCGGTGGTGTCTTCGCCAGCACCTTCGTGGAGGGCTTTGAGTCACAGGATGCATCTGGGTCCGCGGTTCATGTAGATACAGCCGCCTCTTCACCTGCCTCAAATCCGGCACCAGCGACAGCCACAGCGCCCGTGACGATGACGATGCCCGGTGTTGATGTGCCTAGTGCCACGTCGACAGCGTCGACGGCGCCGCAGCCCGCGGCGGGCTCCATCAGCTCAGGCTTCAGATCTGGTGGTTCAGAGCCTGAGGGTCTGTTCAAGCTCGGTGCCATTCCCGAGGATGCGAAGGGCGGCTTCCACATTGACCAGGGTACGACGGTGATGAATGCACTCAACGCGCTTAAGCCCGATCAGATTCAGCAGATGTCTGCGGACACCCAGAAACTGATTGATACGCAGAAGAGTTTGATGAGCATGCTTTCCACAGTTAAGCCGATGATGCAGGATGGTAAGCAGATGATGGATACGTTTCAGCAAATGTTTGGCTCTGGCACTGGAGGCGCGCTCCAAGCAAAACTCATGTAATAAGTAGATATAGATGGTGAATAGAGTAAAAAGTACATATTCCTTGTCTGGAATGCCACTTTTTATTGTGATCTTGCTGCTGGGCTTTGCTCTCGGATTCATCGCGGTTCATTTACATACTTCGTCTATGATGGCGCCTCAGCAAATGCAGTCGCCGCAACCTATAGATATCAATGTAACAACCAGCGGCGGTGATGATCGCTACAGCCGCCCACCCAGACCACAGCGTCTCTGGGACAACGGTCCTGAATACCCCCCGCGCGGTGGTTTGCTACCCCCAGATGGAGGTAGATTGATCAATATTCCTACGCAGGGACTCCCCGAATCCTATCAGCAAATGGGTGTGCTCAAGAAGGATTCGGGTGATCTCGTTCCCCTCTATGGACGTCGTGTAGGTAGCCGCTCAGACCGTTTCAATTATTACACGCGCACCGACAGTTACAACCCCGTTCCTCTTCCAATTAATTACAAACGCCGCGACTGCCAAGATTCAGTTGGCTGTGAGGAAGTATTTAACGGTGACCGAGTTGTTCTTTCACCCACAGGCGAAAAGGCTACGGCTACGCTATATCAGTTCGATGGACCGACGTATATCCCTTCCATTATATAGATATGTCCTTGTGTCCATCCACAGGAATCCGCGACTTTCCCATTCAAAACAATGTAAAAGTCGACGCAGCTTTGCTGCTAGCGGTTCAAGAATCTTACCTAATTTCGGTCCAGTGGGCGCAGAGGTCCGATGCCCCGAAAGTCACCCCTGCTGGGTTTATGGACGAGGGTGTCCAGCATTCAGCAGCAACAAATCAAAGTACACTCCGTCTCCAGGGTAATTCCTATACACTACAGTCGGTTCAACTCTGTAAGCCACAGCACACTGGTTTTGTCCGCGACATCGATAAACCTCTGATACAGGCTGAACTTATCCTGTGTTTTTCAGGCAAGGGTAGTGGAGCTGAGAAGTATGTCTTTTTCTGTGTGCCTATTCTGAATAAACCGACAACGAGCCCGAATGTATATCTAACGGCTGCCAACAACGGTAGATTACCTGGTGGTCCTATCAGCGTCGGGTCCATCATGCCCGAAAATCAGGGATTTCTCTGCTATTCCACTTGCTTAAATCAGGTGGAATCAGGTCAATCTGTCGCTATACAGGCTCGTGTCTTTGTCTTTTATGAAGGGATTTTCTTCAAAATAGGAGCGACTACAACGGGACTCCAGCTGCCTGATAATATCACGCCGACAACCATGGCGGTTCCTTTCACACTCCAGAATGATATTGATTTCAAGAATTTTCTCCGATCCTCTGACTTGAAAACGGGGAAGGGAGACGCAGCTCTGAATCAGCGCACGGACGCGGTGAGTGCCTACAAATGTACACCTCTGAATCCCGACACACAGATCAAGGATGGAAAGATCATCGTCGATACACAAAAGGGTGAGCTGTTATCACAAGTTCTGCAGGAACGCACGACGGACCTTGCAGCCGAGGCACCTCAGGGTGGTCTAACACCTGGTGATATTCAGAAGATCATCGCCATCGCCTTCGGGATCGGCTTCGGTCTCTTGATCCTGTCCTTATTGGCATACTTTGTCTCCATCTACTCAACGGGCGAAGGCAGCTTCCCCGAAGGTGATGTAATTTCTATACCAGAGTGGATGAGTAACCTTGGTCCTAGTATCGCAATTGCTGTGATCGGTTTCATCGTTGGCGCCATTGTCATTGGACTTATTAAAAAATAAGAGGTCGCAATAGGGAAGAATGATCAAACTAACAAAGGAAACAATGCTCATCGGAATTGCCGTTCTGGTGGCGATCCTTTACTTGCTGAGGACCTATGTCTTTACAGCAAAGAAGGAGGGTTTTGCACCCGCACCGCCAGAGCTGGACACTGATCTCAAAATACAGGCGTGTCCGCCTGGAACAAACTCGTACCAATCTAAGAACGGTGATACAGATTGCTGCCAGGGAGACTATATAGATTTCAAGTGCATGGGTGAAACAGTCTGTACCTTGTCTCCGAAGCATGATGGACTGCCTGCTTGCTTGGATGCGCTCAAGAAAACACTACGGGAGAAAGCGATGGCACAGTGCCCAGTCTCCATGCAGAATTACTACGAAAATCCTGCCGTCTCTGGCAGCCTAGCTGGCTGTACTGCGGGTCCCCGATCACCTGATGGGACGGTGCCCTTGACATCCACGCAGGAGAAGTGCCAGATCTATCCCACGGATGCTCTCAATAGCCGAAAGAAGGACAGCTGCTACAACCAGAAACTGCTCGAAGCCGTAGTCTGTCCAGCTTTCCCTAATTTGAAAACGTCCAAAGCCATCGGACAATGGAATGAGGAGCACCCTGTGTATTTTTATTGTCAAATTCAAAACACCTTTGGGGCGACGGACTTCTGTGTAGAAGACAAATCTCTCAAGACTTTCTGGGATAATGTATGGTCCCCGTGGAGAAATCAAATTGACCAGAATTCAACCTGGCTAAAACCCATTTTCTGCTCGGTCTACAAGCAATTGCGCGTCGATAAAACAATAAGCGACGACCAATTGAAAAATATTAAGATCGCATAATCTAACCTCTCAGATTCGTGTCCGCCAGACCCTGCTGCAAATAATATTCAGACGCCTCCTCGGGTAAGGGTGAAATAGTCTTGATAACATTCTTCTCGTTGATTGTGTTATCAACCGGCTCAAAGTGATTTGACCCATCGTCATCCGAGGGTAGGAAGCTGTGCTCGTCGTGAGGAGGTAGCTGCGGGAGCGGGTGAGTCTCGTGCTCACTCATCGGCGGAGCAGGTGCCGTTTGCTCCTCGTATGAGGGCTCCTTGGCATTCTGATCTGTGCGAGATGACATTTTTACGCTCAGGATAGAGCGATTTCTCTGAACATAGGTGAGGAGCGCAGCGAGGAAGACAAGAACACCCGCCTGCGGTCCGAGGCTTACCGCCGCAAGAACAAGCAAGAGAAGCATCAGCGTACCGACGGTGCCATTGAAAAGACCGAGAATTTGCTGTGGTAAAAAGGGTAAAAGTATAGCCCACGCAACTGCAAGAAGCGATACCATATTTTGAGGCGTAACCGTAGCCATTTCTATTTTGACCCCACAAAATTGATTTTCATCTTGTACCGATTATCTTGTACAAATATGGATCTTAGAAACCTAGACCGAGTCTTGACAGCACATGGATATGCTATCAAGAAGACGAGTTTAACACCGCGGACAGCACAGAAGTTGCGAAAAGAACTGACGGTGGCGCCGATTGTTGCACCGAAATTTGCCATGGCAGCGCAGACACCCTTTGCAGTCTACACGGAGTCGCCTTCCCGGTTCTATGTTCCGAGGGCGTGGGCGGCAGAGGTATTCGGTGCTCCACAGGCTGAGGCAGTTCCCGAAGGAGAACCACTTTCAGAGAAGGCTGCTAACTTCGTGGGAAAACCCTATGATTACCAGGTTAGCATTATTCAGACCTTCGTTGATAAGGGAGCGAATGGACTGATCTGTGTTCCCTGCGGACGGGGGAAAACCTTCATGGCTCTGGCAATCGCTGCCCGCCTAAAACGCCGCTTCTTGATCGTGGTGGACAAGGAGTTTCTTATGAACCAATGGCGCGGCGAAATTACGGCTCTTCTCCCTGGGCTCAAAGTTGGAATTCTTCAGGCGGATACAAACCAAACGAACACGGAAATTATTAAACAAAAAGAACCAACGATTCCTGAATTGAAAAAACTTGCAAAGGAGGCGGGTCTGAAGGTTGGAGGAACAAAGGAAGAATTACTGAAACGGTTGGCGGAAGCAAACGTAAAGGTTGTACCGGAAGCGGAAGAAGTTACATACGACTGTACAATTTGCATGATTCAGACTCTTGTTCAGAGAGAATTCCCAGAAGATACTTTCCGGAGTTATGGGTTCGCCATCTTTGATGAATGTCACCATCTTGGAGCCGCCCATTTCTCGCGGGCTCTCTTAAAAGTTCAAACGAAATACATGCTTGGACTCTCCGCCACTCCGAAGCGGGACGATGGCTTGACCAAAGTCTTTGAATGGTTTCTGGGAAAGCCAGTCTACTGGGAAAAGAGCCGGGAACCCGATGAAACTGTGATCGTTCGTTGTGAACAATTTACATCGGATGATGCGGCTTATACCGAAGTGCCGACTGATTATCGTGGTGAGATGATTATGGGTCGGCTCCTGACACGTGTCGTTGAATGTGCGGAACGAACACAGAAGATTGCACAAATCATCAAAGAAATTTGTGCAGATCCGAATCGACGTGTCTTGATCTTATCAGAGCGTATCGGTCATTTGAAAAGTATCGAGGACTTACTGGGTACATCAGGCTTGACGATGAGCTATTATGTGGGAGGCATGAAGGAAGAAATGAGAGAGGAGGGAGCCAAGTCGGCTCGTGTCTTGCTTGCATCGTATGCGATGGCATCAGAGGCGATGAATATTAAGACCCTGAACGCGGTAATTTTAGCCTCACCGCGCAAAAAGGTGGAACAGAGTACAGGGCGCATTCTGAGAACGCGTATTGCGGATCGTGTCGTTGCACCTCTCATTGTCGACATCGTGGATGTACATGGTGTTTATCAGGGCATGTGGAAGAAACGACTTGCGTATTACAAGAAGTGTGCCTACAAGATAGTCTTTGGTGCACAACTCGAAGTCATGGATTCATCAAGTGGCTCAGAGGCTGAGGCTGAAGGTGGTGGATGCCTCCTTGTTGATGACGATTAAATATTCCCGCTGATTAATTTTTTTACATGCATGTAGTATGGCGGGCTATGTTTTTTGTCTAACAACAGGAACAGGTGAAATTAAATATATATTTTATGAGATAGCACTTGCTCTGACAAAAGCTCGTGAATATAATTTGATCCTTGTCCGGCATCGTGTAAATGATGATGGAGCTGTTAGAACAATGACGATATTTAATCCACTTTCTGAGTAATGGAGACGGTGGCTGTACTGATCTTAAACTATAAACGACCGACAAACATAACAGACCATATTTTACCGACTTTACTGAGCAATCCACTGGTCTCAACCATTGTAATTGCGCACGGTCTACAAGAGACTGTTTTTGGTGCGGACCCTTTAACGGATGGAGGGATTCACAGAGATGGAAAAATCGTACACGTCGGCGATTTTCAGGAAAATCAGAAGGTAGGCTGTTTTCGTAGATGGACACTCATTGCAAAATTACATGAACGGGGGCTTTTACAGGAACGATATATTCATTCGCAAGATGATGATTTGGTCTTTGATTCGGATGCCTTGTCTATTCTTTTACACACTTACAAAGAGGGTAAAGGAACCTTGATTAGCGGAGTACCTGGGCGTACCTATGTCGGCGGAAGGTATCACTTTGATGATTGTAGAAGGTACTGTCCAATCGTGCTGGGACGATCTATTTTTACAGAAGTTGAGGTGATTTGCGCGGCTTTGCCTTCTGCTAGCATACCGATGGAAATCTTAAAACAGGATGATATTTGTTTATCGTTTCTTTTGTTGAATCGGCATTATTCTGTGAACTGTGTATTTACAGAACTTCCTGCGCCCTTCGCCTTATCTGAAAATAAGAGAGCGCACTGGGAAAAACGGAATGCGGCTGTTCGATTTTGTTTGGAAGCCCTTAGCGTCTAGAGCGACGTGTCTTTCTGCCGCCTGCCTGCAGATTTGCGACCTTCTTCTTCTCGGTCACCAGCTCAGAATAAGCGGTGTCGACGGCGCTCTTTGTTGCGTTGTTGACTGCCGCATCGTCGCGGGCATCAGGGTAGTCGTTCGAGAGCGCGACGAATTCCTTCGCGGCAGCCTCCATTGTCTTTGTCAGTTTGGACGCGCGCCGTATCCAGTCCTTTGCGTTTACCATCTGCTATGGCTCAATATTTTGCGCAAGGTCTCCAATCGCAACAATTGGCAGGGTAGGTTGAAACTTTCGGTGCGGACTTGAATGTCCTGTAATCACGATGCTTCGGATAGAGTTCCTCCTTATAGCTCACCATGTAATGATCATCAGGCAAGTAATTAGGATACAAGGCAGGAAAGAGCTGCTAATAATAGGCTGCGGAATTCCCAGGTGGTGACTGCCACAGGCTCACAAGCGCCTTCGTCTTCTTCGGATTCAGATGTTCCTTACCGTACCACTTCATCTGTATGATTTGACACGGTCAGGCATTTCAATCAAATTTACCGCATTTAAAATTTGAATGTGTTTCCCCCTTCCCATTTGTCTATGTAAAATGGAACAAGGTATACTTCTTCAAGAGTCTCATAAGATTGGCAACCACGTCGGTAAGGCGAAGACGATCACAGCCACCCTTAACTCTCTTCACCCCACAGAAAAGCCCTATCAGATGTTTCTGAGTGGTCCTCTCAATACAAAGATTTCCATCAAAGATGAGGAACTCGAGGCAGCAAAGGATGCCCAGAACAAGGTCGGCATCCGAATGTATGTGCACAGTCCCTACATTATCAACCTCTGCCAGGAGCCTGGTACGAAGGAGGATTATGGCGTTGTTTGTCTCATGAAGAATCTCCAGTATGCAAGCAGAATCGGTCTCAGGGGCGTTGTCGTTCATGTGGGCAAGTCGACAAAAACACCACTTCCGCTTGCCCTCGAGTATATGCGTACAAATCTTACAACCGCCCTCGCAGCAGCAACGGAATCATGTCCCATTCTTCTGGAAACACCCGCAGGGCAAGGCACAGAGACTCTGACAACGCATGCGGACTTTGTCGCCTTCGTCCAGTCATTCAATACACCGAAGCTCCGAATTTGTGTAGACACCTGCCATGTGTTCGCATCGGGTCAGAATCCCCTTGACTATATTCAGAAGACCTATACAGCAGATCCTACTCTTATCAAACTCGTCCATTTTAATGACTCAGAGACACCCTGTGGATCGTGCGTCGATCGTCATGCCTTCATCGGCACAGGTAAAATCGGCTATGCAGCCCTCAAGGAAATCGCGGATTATTGTCGGGATCGCACTATTTCCATGGTTGTGGAGTAAAAATTGAAATTCATCCAGATTTTTATGTTGTCATACAATGACAATTGAATTTGATCAAACTGCGCTTGAAAACTGGATTGCGCTCTGTACACAGGAACGTATCATGCGCGAGCGCGGCGCATCCGCCGATGAACTTCTTCTCATGCGCACACGAGTTATTCTAGAAATGACACAGCTTCTGCCAACTCTGAGCGAAGAGGAAAAGGCTGTCCTAGCCCTCGTTCTACTCTCATCAGAGAATAATGAGGCTATAGTAACACCTACAAATGAAGTATCGGATCCAATCGAGATTGGGGGCTAGCAAAATTGATGCTTTCACCTACGGGAATCCGTCTAAAAAATGAATAAGATTGATGATGAACTAGTTCTTTTACGCAGTCGCATTGCTGAGCTTGAGGAAAAGAAAAAGAAAGAAGAGGATTCTAAGCAAAATCCAATTATGAAACTGGAGACTGTCATCGACGAAAAAAGGAAGATTAGATGCCCTGGTCCTGGTGCTCATCGTGATCGCTTTAATCACTATCATCAATTGACAAATGAACTCTCTTATCTTGAACCAATTATCTATGCCCTCAAGGATATTCAGGGACGCCTGGCAGCACTTGAAAACGTCAATAAGAACTCTGGTAATGTTTAAAGACTACTATAGTACTACAGATAATTGAGGACTAAATGCGAAGGTATAGATAATTTAAAGATATTTTTCATTCCTTAAATAAATATGCTCCCTGTAGATCATGTTCTATATATTAATTTAAATCAAAGAGTAGATAAATTTATTTATGTCTTAGGTGAGTGCAAACGAGTGGGAATCCCCCCTGAGAAAATGACACGCATTGAAGGTATTTATATTCCTGATCTTGGCATGCTGGGCTGTTCTTTATCACATTGCAAGGCGCTTGAACTTGCTTTAACGCACCCTGAATGGACATGGACACTTATTGTTGAAGATGATGTACAATTTAATGATGCACCTTGGAACGAAGTTAAGGAAGCCCTAGAAAATACGAATCCTGATGTTCTTATGCTCGCCAGAGGTGCTGCGCAAGCCGTCACGCCTCCCCACCGCAGTTCTTCAAATCTTTACAAGGTCATCACAGCATGTGGTTCCGTGGCGTATATTGTTCATAAAAACTATATTCCAACACTTTTAAAAAATATACGCCAATCAATTGAAGAATTTACAAAACCAGGTGGAAATAAATATGATCATCCACTTGATGTCTACTGGTATTCTATTCAAAAAAAAGATAATTGGTACGCTTTTTTGATTTCCGTGGCATGGTTTAATCAGTCATTTAAAAGTGATATACGTTGATTGTTTCAAAATGCCTCCAGCCATGCTGAACGTTCTTCGATGGGCATCTTGATTTCGTCCATATATTTGTTTGCTTCGTCGATCTTGAGGGCAGTTGTGATATCTAGCCTCGAGATTGCCGCCATTTTGTCCTGGAGCGACTCCTTTATGGGCTCTAAGGTTGTATCAAAACCGACGAGCACATTGGCAAGTCGAGTCAAATGACCCTGGGCGCACATGCCCACAGAATCCTTACATTCCTCAAAGAGGCGCCTTACCAGTTCATCGCGTGTCTCATCCTCATAGGTCTTGATCTTTGCCCACAGAGCCCGAAGAGCAACTCTGTAGGCATAATCATCAGGCACAATCACTTCGCGCACATTCCCCCAGTACTTCATATCATTATAGAGTGGCTCGACCTCTGCCCACGGGTACTTGTTCCACGATGTCAGAATTTCATCGAGAGTCTGTTGCTTTTTCGTAATGTTAACCTTGGATAGTTCATCCATTCTTTCATTTGTTTGCTGACTTATAATTGAGGTATGTACATTCTGGCTATCGTTTACAAAATATGCCAAGGCTGTCTTTTCCTTGGCGAGTGCCTTCGTCTCCTCTTGCAGCTGCCAGATATCTGCCAAGTCATAAAGACGATTCTTAGCCTCTAGCATGCCTCCATGTGAATCAATCTGTTGGTAAATATCAAACATGGTCATCCGACCTGAGGCAAGACCACGCTCAAACTTTCGCTTGAGTGTTTCATAAATAATATTTTCAAAATCTTTACACAGCCCCCAATATACTTGCAACCAGCGGCGATCTACAAGTTCATTAAAATCTGCACTGCGCGAGGCACGAGTATAGCCAAACTCCTTAACAGCTGGCACACTAGACTCTGCAAAGTTACCAATTCGCTCAACCAGACTGTGTTCTGAGGCACCATTCTGCCAATGAGAGATCATATCATTCATGAACTTGGTCTTATTATTCTTCTGCCGCATTTTATTGTAACATGTGTACCAATCAGGCAAGCGTTTACTAAATCAATTTTACTGCGATGCTATCTCTGTGCGCACCTTCATTAAGAGAACTCCTGTGCGATTTCGACCGCAACCATTTGGTCCTGTCCCCCAATATGAATCACTGCGATTCTTTTCAAGGAGATGCAAACCTGTTGTTTTGACAAGAAGCTCCTTGAGTTCAGTATTTTGTATAAATTTTGCGCGAAGTCCAGAGAGCATAATATCCTCTTTCACCTCTTCCCAGTCTCTGCGAAAATGCTCCGACCGTGTTTGCCCGAGTCTCTTAGCGCCAACTGCCGTTTTTGCAGCACGAACTCGCTCTTGTAAAACGGGATCACCAGGGAATTTCTGCGCCTGGAAATAATGCTCTACCGAGCGCCAGGTCTTACCGTCTATGGTAAAATCTGTTAGATGAAAATTGCTAAGTTCTGCATGAGTTTCTGATTTGGATGAGAATTCAAGCGCCATTTTATTGCTTTCTTGCAGGGTATCAGTGTCAATTTTAATGTGCGTACCAAATAGAATGTCAAATAATCCAAATAAACCAAAGCTTACACTTTGGAATCGTGTAAAATCATTGAATCCGTTTACACGCAAGAATAATCCTTCCGGTAATGCACCGCAGCCGAGTCTCTGGAATCGCGTGAGATCAATGAATCCCTTTACACGTAAAAATAAGGGACTCCCGAATAATAATCCTACAAATCCCAATCGTAAAAATAACAATTCTTCAAACGTGAGCACCAATGATCCGACAAATCTAAATAATAGTAACAACTATCCCAGTAATCCGAATCTTACAAACAACAATCTTTCCATGGTGAATGTGAATGAGCCTAGAAATGTAAATAACTCAGTCGGTGCTCGTCGTGGTGCTCATTACGGTGGTCGTCGGTGCAGCCGTAAGTCGACTCGTCGTTCTAGGAAGGCGCAACCACGTCGTCGTCGGTAATAAATTTGGAAATGTAAACTGAAACCACTGCGTCTTTTTTTCCAGTTGCACTTCTTCAATAATTTGTTGAAGACGTGTTTCAATCTCAATGCTTTCGTAGAAGGTCATTACCCATTCCTCCTCATAATATATGTGGAAGGCTGGTAAACGCTCAACATACTGACAGTCTTCCGAGATTCCAGAATGAAAATCACGAAGAACAAATTCTATATGATTTCTCTTACAATAGTTTCGTACATGATCATACAATTCTTCTCGAATCGGTTTTCCCCACATATATAGACCATTAACGGAAAACCTATGGCAGTGCGAATTGAGATTACGCTGTTTTCTTTTTTCTTCATTTCTTGATTCAATAAATGGATTTACTTGTCCTTGCATGTTATTTGATGTAAACACTCTAATGAGTCTTCGTATCAAATTTACTAAGTCACTATTTCTTCATCTGTTGACAGGCGTTCTCTGTGCAAGGGCGTAAATGTTGTTTGCCTTAGTATAACGTATTTTCTAGCGCAAAGTGCGGAAACAAGTACACAGCCACAGCAAAGAAAAATAATACCAGCGGTGGCGGCAGCTAAGACTGTATCTGTAACATCCATTGTCTAAGAATACATGTCTTACGTTTAGATTAATCTTTGCGGCGCTTTCCGCCCGTTTTCAGGCAAGCAGGATTCCATGACTTCGCCTCATAAGGAATCTGCAACTGGACCGGGGCACCCACGCTATCAAGCCAGGTGCTGGGCTTGTTGTCATAGCCCGCAGTCGGCGCATAGTAGGCAAGATTATCAACGCCCAATCCATTTGCACCGCCGCGTCCAACGAACGTCTTCAGTCCCCGCAGTCCCTTCAAGGAATATGTCTTGAGTCCCTTCAAGCCCTTCATAGGAAACTTCTTCAGTCCCCGCAGTCCCTTCAAGGAATATCTCTTCAAATTCTTCAGTGTAGGTACATACTTCTTGAGCCCCTTAATCTTTCTCGTAAGGCTCTTGAAGCCGAAGCCACCGCGTCTAGCACCTCCCATGTGCTTATTCAGAGAGTTCGCCGTGGTGGACGCAGACTCACACGGGATTCTCTGTACAGGGGGGATGCCGCCCGCCCACGGTGCGGCAGCTCCAGGCTGCGGTTCTGAGAGATCAAATGAATACCGACCACCGGACTGATTCGCTACAAGCTCCTCATCAATCAGCGTGTTGTTATTCGCCAGGTTGCCCGTACCCTTGATCTGCTCCGTCCCATCATTGTTGAAGCCACCGCCACGAACGCGGCGACGACCGCCGCTCAAACCAGGTAGACCCTTCGGTGAGAAGGATGAGATCCAGCCACTCGGCGGCGCCGCATGGCAGTCGCCCGTGGGCGTATTTATCTGTCCGTAGTTGCTCACGCCAGGAAGAGTCTGCCCCGTGTAAGCCCAGCCACCACCAGACTTTCGGCTACGACGGTTGTATTTTCTTGTGTTGAGCTTTACCATTTTCTATCTAGATATAAGAAAGAAAATCGTACTTGTAAGTATGGATATAGACAGTTTTGATCTCTTTGGAGAAGAATTTGACTGTAGTATTTGTCAAGAATCTATAAAGGAAGGCGAACGCACAATGATTATCCAGAAATGTAGACATGGATTTCATCAAAAATGTCTAGATCCATGGTTAACAACGCGCGATTCATGCCCAAACTGTCGGGGTATAGTTCGCCTAGAAGAAACAATTTCTGAACTTGACCGTGTTTTGGTGACATGGATGCTCAGTGATTGGATTCTTCGCACGTATTCTACCAAGGAGCGTTTTTACGCAAAGAAGGCAGCTCTGCGAAGCTTTATACAGGGATTTACTTGGAAAGGTGTGCGTCCGTTTCCCATTGAAATGACGAGCCTCGCTTCGTTAAAACGCTTGAAGGCGCAGCTGCAAGCCAAACAGCGTGTATTACAAGAAGAACCTACTCTTCAATTCCGAGCCATCCGCCGGAACGCGAGGTTACGTGAGATTTCTGAACAGGTGGCGGTGCGACTTCATCAGTTTTCATCTGCGGCACCGACGTTGACTGTGGGGCAATCTTAAAGAGAGCCGCCTTATGAATGAGAACTTTCTCGGCGGGCACGCCAGTAATTTCATAACACTCGAATTCTTCATTCCATTCCACAAAGACTGGGAGTGATGGATTCTTCTTAATTGTATCACGCACCTCCGCACTCAACTGATTCGACTGAATCGCACCTTCACCAATATGTACCTTGTCATAACTGAAGAGATCATAAGTATCAGGAAGTCCCTGTATATTTTTGGCGATGGCAACAAGGGTCTTAGATGTTTCCTTTATGTTTGTGGCAGTCGCAGGCTGGAATGATTGTTGCTGTTGTTTTACAGCGATAGGTGCGGCACCATGTAGACGCAAAAAGAAACGCCGCCGCCGCGCTACCTCAGCTATAAAATCTATACTCCAAAATTCGTCCTTTTGTACCAGATCAATCAGAGCCGACAGGGGATAGAGTTTTGCGAGAGATAACTTGACTCCAGAAATACGTTCATCACGAACACACAGAGTATGAAAAAAGGTATGGAGTTGAGCGTAGCGCTTGCTGAATGGGAGATCAACGAATGACTTTCCTCGCCAGGAAAGACAGTCCTCTAGTACCAGCGATCCGCCATCCAGTGTTCCAATGAAAATCGTGCCCTGAAAGAGTGAAGAATCGACACGTAGGCGCAGAAAAACACCCTGATCTTGACGCCCATTGATGAACATGACGGGCTGTTGGGGGAAAAAACAGATATATCCAGGCTCAGTTCTACCTTCATTGGCAATCAATGTCATCTTTTCCGTTGAAAAAAACGATTCTGACTTATCAATCTGAAGAGAATGACGGATAGAACCGCTGGGCGCGCTTCTCTCCAAGACTCGTTTTGCCGTGTCTAGGAGAGCAGGTGGAACCCGTTTCGGTTGATGAGATAAGGGCTGTCTATGTGCCATCTTCTATATTATCTTGTGTGTTGGGTTTAGGTTAGAAAGCGGAATAATTCGGATTTTCGCCAGCATCATTAGCAAAGATACCGCCATCGACAAACTCACCACCGTTCTGTGCAAAATCAGGTGAGAAGGTCTGAATCGCCTGCGGAGTCGTGGATCCAGGGAGACCCGCGACACCCGAGGCGCGAGCGATTGTGACATTATCAGCCGTCGGCGCAGGACCGAAGAAGCGCTCAGGATGACGTAAATCTTCCTTCATGTTGCTGCTACCATAAGTCTCATCATAAGGGTCCTTATCTACAGGACCCGGGAGCCGCTCAACTGATTCCGCCCGTGAAGGCGGCATCTGATTCGGCGCGTTAGGACCTTGCCTCCCCAGGTCCGAGGGTGCAGGACCACCAGGGCTGACCACCCTCTCGGGCTCAGCTGAAACCTGCTGAACTACGGGAGGCGCGGCAGCAGGCACAGCAGCATAGGGCATGGTAAAGCGCTCTTTCTCAAATATGTAATATTGGGCAAATAAATAACCGACAAATAAAAGAACTGTAATTCCAACGGCGAAGAGAGTTTTGTTGAACATTCTCTATCTGACCATCACTGGGAAAAAGGTTAAAGGAAATATACTCTCTTAGGTAGATGAACGCGGATTCACTAATTACTTTTATTTTAGAACAAACAGCAAAGAAATCGTGGACTTCGGAGACTGTGCTGAGAGTTGGGGTAGACGTTGCGATGAAGGTCAACCAAATAAAGGAACTCAAGGGCGCTGAAAAGAAGAAGCTTGTTGTGGAAGTTATCCAGAAGGCGATGCATAAGTGCGAAGATGCTGAGAAGGCTGGGAAGACAGAGATAGCCGAAATCACGGAGAAGTGGGCGGCACTTCAGAAGATCGCGAATGATGTGCTGCCGGTATCTCTTGATCTGGTCGTTTCGGCGGCGCGCGGCACGTTCGATTTCAAGAAGATAAGCCCGAGAACATGGGTGGAGTATCTGTGCTGCTGTGTGACGGCGGCAACGGGTGTACTGGCTGCGGAAAATGTGATCCCTAAGAATGTGGCTGCTTCCGTTGATGCGGCGGCAAAGGTGGCGGAGCAGAAGATGATTGTAATGGTTGATCTCTCAGGGGCACGGGAGGTCGTCGTTTTGACTGATCTGTCCGGGGCGCCGGTTGATCTTTCCGGTGTGAAGGTGTCTTTGCCTTCTGAACATGTAGAGGACTGGGCTGCAGCGGCTGCTGCGGTTGCGGTAGCTTCTGATGAGACAGCACCCATCCTGGAATCACCAGCTGTCCCCGAGCCTGTAGATGACAAGAAAGAGGATACTCTTCAATTGTAAAATACGTTTTTGGTGTATAGAATTCATTAGCAATAAGAAGTATTTCTTGAGTCTCGTCACGAGACTGAAGAAAGGCTCCCTGCCATTCCCGCCATCCATTTGCCCGTTCAATTAAAAATCCTATGAAATCACCCCCGTCGTAAATAAAGAGTTTATCCTGAAATTGTATTGAACTTGTATCTGTCGGCACCCACGTTCGTTTTAATAAAGTTCCCTCCATGTCCCTGGGTTTAAAACTTGAATGGAGTTTAAGCGAGGATCGCGGTATAAGGGAAAGAATGGCATCTAAATTTACTGGACTGCTTTTGACCAGCAATGGAAGTGTAAAGCAAATAAAGATTCCAAGCACCTCAGTGACGATCCAAGATATTCAGAAGCTCATGAAGAAGAAGGACCTACCTGAGCAGTTTGGTACATATAAGTACAAGTCAAAGTGTATCTATTTGTTTGGGTACCAGCAAGGTAAGGCAGGCACAGAGAATAAGCATGAACTTCCTCCACCGCACGATTCACTTCTCTTATTCGGTGACATTGTTCTCTTGTATGCTGAAAAGGGATCCTTTGCCAGCCCGCTTCCCTTCAAGCCCGAGGACTACGAGGTGTTCTACAATGATGCTTACGGCGGCTTTGAGTCGCTTGATGACGATGATGCCAGTGACGAAGAGGACGAGGACGAGGAAGAGGAAGAGGAAGCTGAAGAGGCAGAACCCGAGGAAACCGAGGCTGCCGCGGGCAAGGAAAAGGTAATAGATGCGGCAGAGGATGAAGAGGAGGAAGAAGAGGAGGAGGATGAAGAGGAGGAAGACGAGGAAGAAGCGGGTGAGGCTGAAGCTGAGGCTGAGGGGGAGGAAGGCGAAGCAGAGGCGGAGGATCCCAACCCCGCTAAGACACGTTCAAAGAAGAAGAAGGCAGCCGAAGCACAGAATACCATGCTCTTTGGGCAGCACAAGGGAATGTCTTCGCAGCACTACTTTGATGGTCTTCGAAAGATTGAGATGCATCTGGACAGAAAGGAAGCTGCCGCGGAGGTGCCGATCCGAAAGAAGATGCTTGAGAAGCTCGTCACCTACTTCAAGAAGCGCCTCACAAAGGACATCGTAACCAAACTTGAACAAATTGTCTATGAATCTCTACTTGATGAGGTAAAGAAGCTCAATATTGTACCTGACTGGAAGAATCCTCAGTTCCGGAACCAGTATATGCGGAAGCTGAGACACATTTGTTTGAATCTCCATCCCGATACATATATTCAGAACAAGAGTCTCTACGATCGTCTTCAGAAGAAGGAGTTTACGCTAGAGGAGATCATAAATCTGAATGAAACTGAACTCTTCCCTGAACGCAATAAGGAACTTGCGGAAAAGATGTTCCAGAGGGAGCAGCGACTGATGGAAGGCAACAAGTCAGCCGCGACCGATCAGTTCCATTGCCCGCGCTGCCACAAGAGACAGTGTACATACTATGAACTCCAGACACGCTCTGCGGATGAACCGATGACTGTCTTTATTCAGTGTGTCAATTGCAGAAAGCGCTGGACACAATAAGATAAAGGAATACCCCCGACAGCAAAAGAAAAAATGGAAACTAATTAAGAAGGCACTCGACCATGTCAACTTTATATGATCGTCGTCTCCTCGTTCTTTTATTAAAAAATTATAGCCATGGACGTCGTTCCTTCACGGAAGGCTGTCGGGTTTCAAAAATGCTTATAACTAATAGGGAAAGGTGGTATGAAGAGACCACACACATACATAAAAACATTGAAACGAAATCGGCGAAGCCACTCCAACTCCACCTTGACTCGCAGATCCACGTACCCGTGTAACCGCGATTTTTTCAAATGTGTAAATGATAAGTGGTTACACAGTGTGAAAATACCGTCTTACTTATCGGCGTTCGGAATCAGTGAAGAAGTTGAGAAGGGTGTCGAGTCACAGCTTTTTCAAATCAGACGCGAATCTACTGATCCGACGATACGAGCTCTATCGGATTCCGCGGTCAAGAGGGATAAGAGTGTAGAAACCATTAAAAAAATCCTACAAAATATTCACTGTATTCGCGAGACAAAGGACGTGGGCGCCACACTTGGACAACTTTGTCTTTATAAAATCGGTAATTTTTTTAGTCTTGAATGTCGCTACTATTATGGCAATAATGGAAAATTTACCTTGTATCTTGATCGGGGTTCCATTGGTCTTCCAAATCGTAAGTACTACACACAGTCCGCGCCATTTCATCATTATAAGGAATTTCTTGAAAAAGTTGGTCGTTACTTTGACATTGATCAGTTGTCCGAGATTGTGAATGTCGAGCATGACATTGCGCCATTTATTCTAACTGCAAAGCCTGGTGAGGAAGAACTGTATGTCAAGGGCAGCACTCTCGAGCAGAGATATCCAGCGATTCCGTGGTCCTCCTTTTTTGAATTATATGGGTTTGCGAATTGGAAGGATGCGCACCTTGTCATATCTTCCGATGAATGGCTTTCAGTGGTGAATAAGGCATTCAAGCGATTGAGCCTGGATATGTGGAAACTCATTCTTTCATCAGAAATTATTCTACATTTCATCCCCTATCTACCTAGCCCGCTGGACACCTACTACTTTGAGTTTTATCGTAAGGAGCTTCGTGGTCAGATGACAAAGCTTCCTCGGCGTTACGCGGCACTTGAAATCCTAACGACATGGGCAACACCATTTATGTCCAAGGCGTACGTTCACCGTTTCGTAAAACCGAGCCTGAAAACGGCAGCTGTAGCCTTTGCGGAAGAAATTCGCGCGGCTGCCTGTAAGCGCATGGAGACTGTGGAGTGGCTACAACCAGCCACGAGGAAGAAGGCAGCGGAAAAAATTGCCGCGATGCGGCTCTCCATTGCTTACCCTGATCAGTTCGGTGCCCTGAAAGCACCCAAACTCAGCCATGAAAATCTGGTAGAGAATTTGATTACCATGGGTACATGGCGTTCGCACTATGAGCTTGGTCGCCTTGGTGAGGGGCGTGATAAGCAAAAGGACTGGGACGATCCCGTGTACGCCGTGAATGGTTACTATTATTCAGAGGCGAATGAACTTGTGATACCGTCCGGTTCTTTGCTCGAGCCATTTTTCAGTGAAACGAAGCCGCTCGGATGGAATTACGGTGCGGTCGGTGCCATCATTGGACACGAGATGACACATGCTTTTGATGAGGAGGGCTGTGAATACGATGAGGATGGTCAGAAAAAGAAGTGGTGGACCGCAGCAGATACCCGCCACTACAAGAAAATCACAAGTCATCTTGTAAAGCTCTTTAATAACCGCACCTTGATGCACCACCACGTTGACGGTCGGTTGACGCTCAGTGAAAATATTGCTGATCTCGGTGGTCTGGCAATCGCCTTGGATGCGCTGAATGTGCGTCTCCAGGGAGAGACTATGGAGGCAAAAAAAGCAGCCTATAAGCAATTCTTTACAGGGTACGCTGTGTCGTGGCGTATTAAGGAACGCCCCAAGAAGCAATTACAAGGACTTTTTATGGATAAGCATGCACCGACGCCCCTGCGTGTGAATCTGGTAGTGAATCAGTTCCAGGAGTGGTATGACGCCTTTGATATTTTCGGTGGAACTATGTTTTTACCTGTGGAGAAGCGCGTGCGAATTTTCTGACGATAAAATAAAGATGCCATATGAACCAAAAGTAAAAACGCCTGTCTTGTAAAAAGAGGCGCTGAGAGTGCGGCTAAGGCAGTATCGGTTGCTAATGCTCCTAAATCTGAAGCGAATCTAAAAGAAAAGGAGCTCAAAAAACTATTAAAAAAATTAAGAGAAATAGACGATTTAAATAAACAAAATAAATCCAGCCTAACTCCTGAACAGAGAACTAAACTCAATTCAAGACAAAAACTACAAGACAATTTACAAAAATTACAGAATAGCAAGGGTGGTACGCGCAAACTCAGAAGATAGCCAAATCACTTAGCCGCCAATACTCAAACGAGCCATCGGGCATGGGTCGCTTGATAATAAACGGTAGACGACGCTGCTCCAACTCGAGGCGAGCGATCTCTAAGACACTGGTCACATGTTCGGGCACTGTCACAAATGCCCGCGCGCCCTGTGCCAGCTGATTCGTGCGAAAGCCAAGGACCTTCGTCTTTTCAAATTGCGTCAAGAAAGGCTGACTCTGGTGATAGGGATCACTTGCAGCCGCCGCCGAAACTGGCGCAGTCTTGAGTGGAAGCTTACTTGCCACCGTTTCCGTGTAATCCAAAATACACTCAGGGTGATGCTTGTATAGAAGGGACATGGAATCCTGTGCCTGGCGCCCTGCCTCGGTCTGCTTATCACTCGCAACAGCCTCTGTCTGCTCAAGCGCCTCCAGGACATCCTCTACATCAAGCCCATCTTCTGCGAGATTTACGTCTTCTTCGTAGTCTGCCATTTATCTGGTAGAATGATAGAAAAAGTAAAACTCAATTTTTACCGCTGGCGGCAACTTAAAATTGAATTGTCAAAGTTAGCCATATATGTACGCAACGATGGAACCCGTTATTAAGGAATCTTCTGATATTCGTCTTTACGCGACATTTGATGATATGTCGCTGAGTGATAATCTCCTGCGGGGGATTTATGGTCATGGTTTTGAGAAGCCCTCTCAGATCCAGCAGAAGGGCATTGTGCCCGTCAAGGAGGGCAGAGATATACTCGCGCAGGCGCAGTCAGGTACTGGAAAGACTGGAACTTTCTGTATCGGTGCCCTATCTCGTATGGATCCTTCTCTGAAGGTTCCTCAGGTGTTAGTTATGGTGCCTACTCGCGAGCTTGCTCAGCAAATTGAGACCGTTGCCAAGGCGCTCGGTCTGCATCTTGGTATCTCAGTCTACTGCGCCGTTGGTGGTACTGAGCTACATCATGATCTTCGTGCCCTTGCTGGTGGTGCCCAGTTCATCATTGGCACGCCTGGTCGTATTTATGATCTCATGAACCGCAAGTCGTACAATGGCTCCGCGCCTGCCCTGCCGCGCACAAATATTCGTGTTCTCATTATGGATGAGGCGGATCAGATGCTGGAGAACAAGTTCAGGGAGCAGGTCATGTGCATCCTCGAGCTCGGTTTTCCCAAGGAGACGCAGGTTGCGCTTTTCAGTGCAACGATGCCGCCTGAGGTGATTGAGGTCGCGAACAAGCTTCTACAGAATCCTGTACGCATTCTTGTACCACCCGAGGAGGTGACGCTGGATGGTATCAAGCAGTACAGTGTGCCTCTCCAGAAGGAGGAGTGGAAGTTCGATGCGCTGTGCGACATCTATTCGCAGCTGAATATCAACCAGGCAATCATCTATTGCAACAAGCGGCAGCGGGTAGAGTGGCTAGCCGACAAGATGCTCTCACAGCAGTTTCCGGTCTCCTTTATCCATGGTGAGATGGAGGTCGGTGAGCGCAAGCGGAGAATGGCGGAGTTCCGTAGTGGCTCCTGCCGTGTTCTAATCAGCACGGATCTTCTTGCTCGTGGTATTGATGTACAGCAGGTTTCGCTTGTCATCAACTTTGAGCTCCCGAGCCAGAAGGAGAACTATATCCATCGCATTGGTCGCAGCGGTCGCTTCGGTCGCAAGGGCGTGGCAATCAATCTCCTCGGTCCGGACGAGATGGCGGCGATGAAGGAGATCGAGTCGCACTATGCAACAAAAATCGAGGAACTTCCTGAGGACCTCGGCAAGATTCCCCTATAATTCATAACCAATAAATCGTATATGTATGCCTAAATAAATAAACTATAAAGTTAAATGGAAGAAACCGATCGTCTTATCCTAAATGACCTTGTTCAAGCATATAAAATTCAATACGGGGAGGATAATTGGTCTACTAATCTTACGCGTAATCTTCGCCCATCACCTAATCAGGAAATTGCAGATAGATATGATGTCTCAAAAAAACGTGTTATTCGTATAAAACATGAATTGTGGAAATTGGGTGTTATGCTGCGAGAATTAGAAACTTGAAGCCGCTCTAGACATATAAATCATCCCAATCATTATGCACAACAATTTGAATTGTTGGAATTCGAATACGTAATTCATCCACTCTTTTTATTTCCCTTTGTTTGTTTGCGATCTCGTCGAGGCGATTGTACTCTTCTTGAGTCATTCCACCTGAATGCTCCATGTGAATCTCTGGGAGACAGTTCGTTAATTCCAGAAAGCGTTTTCCAAACCATTCTTTTGCTTTTACAAGAGGATTTGTAATCTCAATTCGAAGAGGACCCGCAAATCGCCGAACAAATCCAGTCTCAATAATAAGAGTACAAATATAGGTAAAATCCTTATAAATAAGGGAGGCATCATGTAAACAATTCGGATATTGTTTGACGAGCCGCACCATTTCATCAACAATCTCAGGGAGAATTCTCTTTATACTTTTTTCTCTGTAGTATTGCTTTGATATATCATCATGTCGCAAAAGTCTTGCCATATGATCATATATATAACAATAGCATTTATTACACATGGCAGTACAAGGTAAAAAAGGACGACGACTTTCAAATTTACGGCATAGAATCCACACTGCTTGTGCGTGTGCGGCTACGCCTTACCTCTGTAGATGTCTCAGCATTGGGATTTCCAAAGCCTTCATCCAGAATACGAATATCATGTCTACAAACGGGGCAACGCACATTCTGCTGAAACCAGACATCAATGCAATTTGTGTGAAACCAGTGCTCACAATAATTAATGAGGCGAGCTGCTTGATTCACTTCAATTGTTTCTTGACAGATGGCACAGACTTCAGTGGGATCGTTAGGCGTTCCAATTTGTGTTGCAGCACCAATTTGTTGCTCTGTTGGTCTTACAACGACCGGTTCCATGAAATTTCGCGGTACTCTGGGAAGAGAGGGTCGTAGAAGAATCTGGTAAATAGAATTTTCTACTGCATTTACATCAGCAAAGCCGGATAAGAGAGCACTTAACATATTTGTCGTGGCGGGGAATTCAAGAGTATTCCGCGTGGTTGTTCTTGCTGGGATAGCCGGCGGAACCGCTGTCGCAGATACGGGAACAGCTGAGGTGGCGGGAACATAAGAAGAAGACGCAGTATATTGAGTAGGAACTCCAGATGCAACCCTCACAGGCACTGGCGCAGCAGCAGGAGCAGCATGAGCAGAAACAGGAGCAGAAACAGGAGCAGAAACAGGAACAGAACCACCGTAGCTATTCAGCGCATTATTATAAAGATCAAAACGACGTTGTGTCCTTGCAGAAATATAAGCCAAAACGTCTCTTACCGAGTGAAACGCGTCGGGCTCATAGAGAAGAGCAGGAAAATAATTATGCAGGTCGTCTAAGAGACCGACACCGTAGTACGACTCGTAGGAATTATTACGCCAAGCCATTTTTACACTCCTCCCTCCAAGCGAGGAAAGATTCAAATTTTAAAGGCGCTCGCATAAGTAAATCTATGGAAGATTCGAACGAACACAGAGGAATTGTCGGACTCGCAAATATTGGGAATACCTGCTATTTGAACTCTGTTGTACAAGCTCTTCGCAACTGTGTAGAACTTACGTCCTTTTTCATTCAAGGTCGTCAAGAGGAATTTTACAAGAACAAGGATCAAGGCAAGGCAAGTATTGCTATGACGCGGTCCTATGTTGAGCTGATTAAAATGATGTGGGGAGGGAAAAAGCCTGCCTTTGTGAGACCAGATGGCTTTTTCCAGGATATGTGTAAGGCAGTTGAGAATACCGGTTTTGATCAATTTCAGATGCGCATGGCACACGATAGTCACGAGTTTCTGATGTTTCTCTTAGACTCCTTCCACGAAAGCATTGCTGAGGAAGTCAATATTACTATTCAGCGTGGTCCTCCCACGAATGAGGCGGAAGAAGCTGTTCAGAAGGCACTTGAGGCATGGAAACAGCAGTTTCAGAAGTCCTATTCGCCGCTCATTGACCTCTTATTTGGACTCTATCACCGTGAAATGTGCTGCCAAGGATGCCAGAAAAGATCCTCATCCTGGGAGATGTTCAATTGTCTCAAGATTGCTCCACCACTTCAACCTGGATCAGATGGAAATCCGCCAACTATCAAGGAACTTCTACAAAAAGAAATGGAGGATGAGACAATTACAGATTACGCCTGCGATCACTGCAAACCGACGAGGACAACAGCAATTAGAAAGACAAGACTCTGGAAACTTCCCCGCTGTCTCTTTGTTGTAGTCAAGCGTTTTACACCCGATGGTCGGAAGGTGCAGGGACCTATCTCAGCGAATCACACGGATGATGTACAGTTCGGTGAGTTTTTCTCCGCGTTTAGCCCGGAGCCCAGTCGCCAAGTAAACTACAGACTCTATGCTACAGTTGATCATCATGGTAGTACAGGTGGTGGACACTATACTTCACAAGCACAGAGCCCACTAAATCAGCAATGGTATGGCTACGACGACGAGTCCACACATATCATACAACAACCATCCATTGGCTCAAGTAGCTATATTCTTTTCTACAGAATTGTATAAAAACTGGTCCTTGATATCTACTCACTATCTTCATCATTTACAGTGCGCAAAACACTCTTTGGAAATTGCTTTAGACAAGATCCAGCAATCCGATTTGCCATTTCTTCCCGTACCTTATTGCCATGCTTTTCAGGATCCAGGGCAAGCTGAAGGCAGTGGATTTTCTCTGAAATATAGTGATTTGGCAGTTCAAGAGCTCGCTGAAATGTGAGCCCTCTTTCCGTTGTTATCCAGGTCTTATACCGATTCGTGATTTCTGTTAGTAATTCCTCTTTCTCTCCTTGCGTTGCAAGACAGAGAAAGGCAATTGATAGAGATTCATTACTGACCATTTTCGTAATTATTCAGGTCGCATGCAAGTAATCAATTTTTTGCAAGTTTTAGAATGCTGTGTGCACAGATGTTTGTCCTCTGAATGCGCAGCCTTCCTAGAACACTGCCTACCATTCGCCTGAATTGCTTCACAAATGTAATAAATCATTTGACCCTGTCTTTTCTTTCCTTGCATCCATTCTTTCGACGAGGTCTCAAAGAATGTATGCGTAAACTCAGTGGTATCGTACATTTTCACCGTGAGATTTTAGCAGTGATGAATTCAAATTTTGCGTGTCTTTTTTCTCGTACCGCCCTGCTTTTCAGCTTCAAAATTATTAACCCATCCCATTTCTTTATTAATTATATCTCTTGCTTCTGAATATTCTTTGAATCGTTTTGTAGCCGCTTTTTTTGTGTTGTTATTAGGTTTATTTGACCATTTATCTGGATGATTTTTTTGCGCAATCTTCAGGAATTTTTTTCTTATTGTGTCTTTTCCTTTGTCACCTAATTTTTTTAGATCTTCTTTTGTCATTTCATATAAGGCAAATGCGGCTTTTATTTTCCCGTCAACAGTTGATTCTCTTGAAGCAGCTGCGCCGCGTCCAGAAGCAGCGCCCTGTCCAGAGGCAGCAGCTGCACCAAAAGCTTTTCTAGAGGCAAAAACGGGCGGCGCGCGACCAAATAGGAGTCCATTATTCGAAGACTCATCGCTTGAAGACTCATTTGAACTGTTTCCCTTTTTCCCCTTCTTCCGCGTATTTTCATTATTTGAGGACTCTGAACTAAGTCCTTGAAGCTTACGCATTAATTTTTTTGTTTCTTTTTCAGAAGCCATCTCTATTAATAATCAACAAATCCTTCCACGCGCCCATCCTCTACAAAAACAGTCTTAATGCGCCCGAGCATTCCATCTACTCCGCTGCAGATACGGAAATGCACGTGCTGCTCCAATCTACCCTTGATCGGCACCGTGTAAGGCTGCGGCGGGCGTACCTTCAGAGTAGCAACGCCCGATTCGTCCGCAATCGTCACACCCGCGTTCTCATACTTCAGATATGCCTGCTTCCAGTTATTGATGTTCTTCATTTTCTCAGCACCGGGCTCCGCCGCCCAGTACAGTACCTTAGATCCGGGAGGAACCTGGACCTGAACCTCCATGGTCGCACCCTGGGGTATGTGCGTATCAAGAACAGTGCAGGGCATGACAGTCTCACCCAAGAACGGTAGATACGTATCACGATTAAACATAATACAGAGAGCTGAGATACCCACTAGAATATAGATAGTGCGCGTGAGCATTGACCGCTTGCCAATGAGCATTTCTACAGGGTTTACACCGACCGCGCCGACGGCGAGCCAATTGAGTGCACCCACAATAATTAGAAGCATGGCGATTTTGTACGCAAACTTCTGATAATACATAAAATACGGATCCGTCTGCATCTACTGAATACTTGGAAATTTGATGCGCCGCCGCCCCTTCAGCCGAGTGCAAATGAAATTCATCTTTCTGTCAGGTTTTGCGGGATCAGGTAAGGATACTGTGGCAGATGAACTCGTAACCATGGGTTATATGAAATATGCCTTTGCTCAACCAATTAAGGAGACCGTATCAAAGATCTTATCTATTCCTATTGAATGGTGTTCAGATCAAGAGAAGAAGGCGACTTATAAGACGAGCAGTGGCATCAAACTGCGCGAATATATTATTGATGTAGCGGAGAAAGAGCGAAAGAAGGATCCTGAGTTGTGGGCAAAAAAAATAGTCCAGCAAATCAAGTATTCAACTGCGAAGAATATTGTCATTTCAGACTGGCGTCATTTACCTGAACTCTTTTGTATACAAAAGTCATTTCCTGGAGCCGAAATTGTTTGTGTGCGAATCAAGCGGAACGAGCAGTATATTTCTCCTGTGCCCGATCTTACCGAATACAGTCTTCTCGGATTTCCGTTCCAATTCATCATTGAAAATATCACAGGTGACTTACAATATTTAAAAGACCAGATAAAATCTATTACCTAAGAAATGCCAAAAGCGTGTATGATGGATCGCTGGGGAAAGGGGACCTGTGTACCGAATCCGGACAAAACAGCGAATACCAGAGAAACAGAAGACAAATTGAAAAAACTTATGGCAGAGCGCGATCGTTTGGATGAAATGTTATATGTACGCAACGACAATCTCACAGTTGTTAAGCATGGGTCTGGAAAGACTCTTGAAAGCAAGTAGCCAGTTATACATCCATGTCCCATGCGTGACAATCAGTACCGTTCCATCGGGGTACTTTTTTGTTATTTCATCTGTAAGTGTCTTCTGATACTCATATGATCGATCAACGGGATCAAAGAATGGATTGACTACAGCCACCCCATCAGTATTCCAAGCAGGTGGACAGTCTGCACAGACAAGATCACGTTCGAGACGTTGATCACACGAATTCATTCCCTGTGGCTGCTCGATAACGCGATCATCTACAATAACTGGTAAATCACGAGATGCTGGATAGGCACCGAGGAGAGTAGCGCGCGTACGCCGAAGAGGAGAACAATAGATTGCGTCGAACTTGTACTTTGCGAGTTCTTCTTGAACTGCTGCTGCCTGTAGTATGCCAGTCTCAGTTAACTGCGCATCAATGTAAATCGGATGAGTCCATTGCTCGTGACCAATTTTGTAGAAATCTACATTGTGTGTGCCTTGTGCATGACGTATTAGAACAAAGGTGGTGGGCATTATATTTTACTGCGCCATGAGTGCAAGGCAGAATTCAAATTTACCTAGTAGAAACAAATGTTGGCACGCTTCGTTTTGGTGGCTTCTTTCCTTGGTTCTGCTGTAGCCGAATATGGCTGCTCCTCATTTTCACAACTTACTCACACAACATCAGGATGTCCTGCGAATCAAGGAAATCCCGATTGCTCGTTTATCCAGGCAAACGCACAGCAATTCTGTGCCACGACCGCAAGCAGCTGGGAGATTATTAATGGACCGGCATGTAATTTGCGGGGAGCGGGATATGGCTGTATATATGCCGCTGGACTCTACTCTACGACAGACCAGTTCTGCTGCCCACTTATCGTTACAGGAGGAGGAGCGGCAACCACGACTGCAACCGCAAGCTTGAGCGCATCTGCAAGTGCATCTGCGACTGCAGCGGTCTCTGTGACTGCAGCTGGCTCTGTGACAGTAACGGGTTCTGCAACTGCGGCGGTCTCTTCGACTGCGGCGGTCTCTGCAACTGCAGCTGGCTCCGCAACAGTAACAGGTTCTGCAACTGCAGCGGGTTCTGCAACTTCAGCTGGCTCTGCGACAGTAACGGGTTCTGCAACTGCAGCGGGCTCTGCAACAGTAACAGGTTCTGCGACAGTAACGAACTCTGGGCTTTTCACACTTACAACAACCACAACTGTAACTCCGAGCGCGCGGGGCTCAGCAAGTGTAACGAGCTCAGCAAGTGCAACAGGTTCACCCAGTGTAACAGTCTCACATTCTGCTCTGTCCACTATCTCTGCCACTGCCTCGAAATCACCCGCTCTTCTTACAAATTATTCAACGACCAATTCAACAAATCTAACAATTACCAATATGAATTCCGATAAAACCCTCAGTCCTGAAGAAAAGATCGGTATGGGTATCGGTATCAGTATTGCTATTGTGATGTTACTGGGTTGCTGCTATTATGTTTGTATATGCGGTCGCAGAACAAAGGAGCCTGAAAAGATCGAACGTCGTCCTTCGCAGGTTGAACGTCGCCCCTCGCAGGTTGAACGGCGCCCCTCGCAGGTTGAACGCAGACCTTCTCGGCGTGGATCCCAGGTAGAAATTAGACAACCCATGTCACCCAAAGCCGAGTCAAAAGTATAAGGCGTAAGTAGATGTCTCAAAGCGCAGAAAAACCCCACATGAACCTCGCCGAATATAAGCTAAAATTCTTACATTCCTATTTTTTTGTTCTGGTCATTTCTTACTTATTGAGCATTTTCCTCGTGTATCCTAAATACGGTCTTCTTTCCATTGCTTTTCAACTGACAGCACTGAACTTCTTTGTCTATGGAATTCATCGTCTCACCCACAACATGCCAAGCATGCTCGTGAATTATCACATGTATTCCCACCACAATAAGAAGCTTGGAATCCCTCGACCGCTTGAGCTCTTCTGTGAGTTTCTTTGTGATCTATCCTGGTTTGCTCTCCTAGCACTGGCACAATACATACTCAAGGTTGATGTTTTGAGTAAGACACTCATCCTATTCATTGGACTCTGGTACTCATCTGTACATGCTCTGAATCTTTCGCTCGGCGACTCCAAGGAACATAAAATACATCATACAGAGTCAGACTATAACTACGGACCACCCTACATTGATATTCTGTTCGGAACTCTGAAGACAGAGGAAAATAGCGACGAAAATGATAAAATCAAAAACGGCGTTATTATATTTTTCCTTCTCAAACTATTTCAAACTCAGACGAAACTTCTTTCCTGAGATCTCATTCTGTAGAAATAAGACAAAAATCTTGAGAAGAGCCAACACCACACCTGTCGACAAAATAAAGTGTTCATATTTTGCCGTCTTTCCACAGTTGGCTACAGGTTCAAATATTGCGCATACTGCCTGGCTAAACGAGGGTAAAATATCACCGTTTATACTCTCATAACCAGAGAAAATACACCCCTGCACCTGATTACAAAGTTCTAACAAAATGAAAATTCCTATAGTTACCAAGAGAAGCGTATAGGGATTCGTTGAAAAAAGAATAGCGTATGAATATACAGCCACCATTAAAAGATGCACAATGAAGAAACTAAGTGACAAGAGGCGTAGCCCAACAGGCTTTTTCTCCATTTGATTTACAGTATTTTGTATGACCTGTCCGAGTGATGGATAAATGATAACAGTACTCATCTACTCTTATCAGTTAAAAATATATGGTCAAAGAAAGGAATGTACACAAGAACAAACGTGGTCTATTTGTTTTTGGTCCTAAGTGTCCTTACGCTATTTATGTCAAACCAAGTTCAAAACACATATGGCGATGTAATCCCGAAAAGTCAATTTGAGATCCTAAATGCTTTAGCACTTTTTATACTCATCATTACTCTTCTTCCTGTAACGCGTAATTATATCTTGCATGCTTAATGGTCGGAGACATAAATGAGTGGCGGAAGAACATAGAGCTTATCGTAGCCGCGGGCAATCATAGCCGCGTGAAACGGAACATGCTCGCACATTACGGGGAAATTGTAGCCAGAGCAGCTTCGGTAGAAGAGTTCCTTGTCAAATAGATAGACTCCCAAGCTGACTCCCTGAATATGTGTGGTGGGCTTCTCTTTTAACTTCTTTACATAAACATGATCAGGATTCTCCTTCATAATGCGCAAGTTCAAAGCATGCAGATCTTCCGTCGGTACTGCACTATACCGCAAACCACGTATACAGCTGCTCTTGTAAACACCGATTCCGCCGAAGGCAGATAAGACAGGTATTGGCTGTGTATCGAAGGGAATCTGTTGCATCACACTACGATACTTGAGATCAAAGATATCTTCACCCATCAACTCAGCACCAAATGGATGTTGTATATCCCGATAGGCATATGCATCATAGTATTTCGCAGTATAGCATGAGAGTCCATTAGCGAAGAAGGCATGTGCCCCACTCGGAAATGATTTACAAATATGCACAAGGCAATCGACCGGAAAAACTGTATTGATGTCCGGATCAATAAAGATGGTAAGATCATCTGCTCCAGTACCCATTCCTGAAGACTCCATCCACTCCATAAGTTTGTTCCGCGCCGCAGAAATGGCTTCCATCCGGCAAGGTGTATTATCATACGCGCGAGCATACCCTTGTTCCAAGAGGACGGCTTTTGAAAGGTCTTCAGACTTCACGTGAATACGAGAATCTTGAGATGCCCAGGTTTCAAGAAGTTCCTTGGTATCATCTGAACTATTGTTTTCATAAATGAAGACTTGTAATTCAGGAAGAGATTGAAAAATCGAATTCATAAGTTGTTTGAAAAGTGGAAAGGATCTTTCCAAATTACGCGTGACAGATCCACAAAAAAGAGTCATAGTGCTTCTTTTTTATGGTTTTATTGGTTTAGACCTTTCATTTATACATACAAATGCGCGATGCTCTGATCAATCGGCTTCTTCTTCTTGAGGAAGAGATCCACGTGCTCCTTCTTTAGAACGAAGGGCAGATTGAAGTTGGGAATATGGAACGGCAGCTCCTTCGTGTTAAACATACGGAGCATGTTCACCTTTTGAGTAATCTGCTCAATGCAGCGCTTCAGCTGGCGGACACCCTTCTCCTCGCCCGCATGCTCCCGAATGACATGCTCAAGGATCTCCTTGCTGATGCCCACCTTCTCATTGAGATTCACCTCCTTGAGTGCCGTCGGGAGAAGGAAGTTCTCGGTGATCGCTAGCTTCTCCTTGGAATTGTAGCCTTCAAGCTCAATGACCGTCATGCGGTCAAGTAGCACCCTGTCAATCTTGGAGAGATCATTCGCACTAAAGACGAACATGACCTTGCTCAGATCAATGGGCACACCCGAAAGGTACTTATCCTCAAAATCCTCATTCTGGACAGGGTCTGTCAGATGAATCAGAAGATTCTGGACCTCCTCGCCCTTCGCCGTCGCACTAATCTTGTCAAGCTCATCAAACATGAGAACCATGCTCATGCTCTTGGCAGCAACAACGCTATTGACAATCTTACCACAGTGGCTGCTCTCATAAACGAGCTGGTGACCAGTGTAGGTCGTAGCATCGGAATCACCGCCAAGGCTGATGAACTGGAAGGGCCACCCGAGCGCCTTGGCAATTCCATTCTTAATCAGACTTGTCTTACCAATGCCCGGCGGACCACTGAGAAGGAGCGAGAGACCCCGACCACCAGGATTCGCAATCTTTGTAGCAATGAACTGGAGGATCTGCATCTTCGCCTCCTCCTGCCCATAAATGGCTTCCTCCAGATAACGCCGAGCCTTCTGCATGAAAGCCCCGCAGGTTTCCTGACCATCCTCCACCTTGATCGGGATGTCCTTATACATGCCGAAGGGAATACTGGTCAGCTTCTCCAACCAGTTCCGCAGCTTGAAGTACTCCCCACTGCTACCATCCAGAGTCTGGAGACTCTGGTACTTGCTGAGAACCATCGCCTGCGTATCTGCCGGAAGCTTCATGGAGAGAATCTTAAACATCAAGGACTCCTCGGGCGTCGTCGGCTTACGCTCTAGTGTCTCGATGATACGACTCTGCTTCTCTGCAGATAGACCCTTGAACTGATCAATCTGATCGTCAATTGTGTTCTCCTCATGCGGCTTGCTGATGAGCTTGACGAACTTACGAACCTCCTTTGACTCCTTCTTCATATTATGGCGCTTCGGGACCATGCGGTCAGCAAAATCATCCCCGAATCCCCCAATGCTGATCTTGAATTCGTTCATCTGCATATCCTCATCCTCCTCATCATCATACTCCTCATCCTCGCTGTCCTCCTCAGCCTCACTAGACTCCTCCTCAGCCTCGGTCTCCTCTTCCTCTTCCTCCTCAGACTCCTCTTCCTCGCTCTCTTCCACGACCTTCTTCTTCCGCTGAACCAACTTGTTCTTCTTCCGCGGCTTCACCTCCTCTTCCTCTTCCTCCTCTTCCTCCTCGTCCTCACTCTCTTCAACGACCTTCTTTGACTTCTTGGGAGCAAACTTCTTCTGGAGTGACTTACGATTCCGCACGGCACGCTTCTTTGCCTTTTCGCGAATCTTCTTGGCAACAGCGGTATCCTCCTCGGAGGGCGTCTCCGTCTCAGAAACAAACTCAGACTCCGACTCATCTGATACAATCAGACCACGGATGTTACCCTTGCTGTCTACACTGTCGTCGTCGTCCTGCGGAGCATTCCGCTTCAGAGTCTGTTTAGTAGGTTGCCTGCGACCGGAAGACTTATCGTTCGCGTCGCTGGAATCCTTCTTGGCATTATTGCCGCCGCCACTGCGAGTTTTTGCCATTCTAATCTTCTTATCTGATTTCATTTAATCAACAATTCCGTGAATATCCACCTCGCGGGGGCAGGCTCAATTTTTACGAACGACGCGTGCCCCGGCGCCCGCCCTTGCGATTACGACGCGTTGCACGACGACCTCCACGGCGGTTCTTGCGCGTGAGGCGACGTCCGAGGTTGCCAACGGCGGCATTCATCTCACCCGTCACACCACGACCCAGACGCTCAACACCATTGATGCCCTTGCCAACAACACCCTTCGCGGCATTCGTGACCGCACCTACTGACTTCTTTCCCGCACGCAGGATGTGCGCAATCGGTGAAAACAATCCTGAAAAAACACGGAATCCACGACGAGTTTCACGAGCCATTCTAGTGTACTTTTAGATTTAAATTACAAGAATATCGTAAATATCCATTAAGAGGAAACGGGACTTTGAGGAGAGACTCGGGTAGGTCTTATCTCTCAAATGAATGAGCGTATACAAGAGATCATGATTATCCGAAAAGATCTTCTTGCGAATCGTGGCAAAGAACTGAGAAGAGGGCGACTTTAGAACCCTAGACATACGCAGCATACAATCTACATATTCCTCGGTAAGCGCACGCTTCTCTTCATTTCTGCCATATTTATCGATCAGCTCAAAGAGTGTCTTGAAGATCATTGTGAGGCTCTCAGCCGGAAGGATTTCAAGAGCAGTTAGCTCAGCAAGAAATTGACTATACCCATGCCTATACTTCTTCTCCAGTGTTTCCTTCTCAAATGATTCCTTTGTATCTGAGGTCTTAGTTGAATCAATATCTTCAAAGATTTCCATGTAGTTACGAAGAAGGATTTCCATCTCCACAAAGATGATTGTATACTTCTTTCCGATCTCGGAAAGGAGCTGTGCATATAGGGGGCAGTAAATCTCCTCCGCTGCCGCCTTTGAGAAGACCATCATCATGAAATCACGTACGAACTCACCTACCTTCTCATTCTTGTCATCGCCCAGAATCTGAAAGAGGAACTCGCGGATTTCATTGTACGTCGACTGCCCGAACTTGTTTAGCTTCAAGCGAATAATGCGATTGAGGATCTTCTCTTCAATGTCAGCAGTCGAGTTCTTGAACCGACTCTGATAGCGAACAGGAGGAAGACGAGGCGGCGGCGGCATTGACGGATCGAGGGGCTGCTGGTTTGCGTTTCTGTGATACTGATTATTTGTAGGAGGACCTCGGTAACGATTGTCAGAAGGACCCTGCTGCCTGCGAAACTTATTGTGATATGCACCACCACCGTGCATAGAGCCAGGAGCTACATACGCATTACCCATGTTATTACCCATGTTATTTCCCATAGTATTACCACCTGCATGACCGCCTGCATGACCGCCTGCATGACCGCCCGGTCCATACCCCTTACGCCAATCCGGAACAAGTACTGAATTCAAATCAAGAATCCCCTTCAAATTCCGGATCTTCTCTTGAAGACTGGGTTGTGCTGTTCTTGCCTTGCTCCTTAAGCCAAGAACAGCAGTTACCAGCGAGACCTCCGAAGAACTCATATGTAAAGTATCAGACATTTTTTTTAAGTTGATACTCGTATCCAACTACCCGCCGCGTTTCAAATTTTGTTTTCATTTGCCCTTCCTATATAAACATCATGAGCACAATGACGACGCTTCTTAAAGATTCAAGAGCAGAGGATCTTATTGAGATTCTTGAATTTCAGACCGAGTGCGGAAAACGACAGTTCATACATGATCTTTCTAAACCGCTTTCGTACGATCTCAATATATTGAAGAGAAAACAACAGGCTCTTCAGGCTGAGCGATCCCATCCCACACAGGCGGCGGTCTTTGAACTTGTAAAACAGGCGGAAGGAACACTCAAGGGTGTTCTGGACCCTTCGTCGCTTGATAAGGAATCGGTAGAGCAGATATTATTTTCAGGCTGGAAGCCGCTTGCTGTGCTTAATACAATTCCCTTCTGTATTTTCTTCGTCAGTATGTGGAAACAGTATATAATGCCTGTGCTCGCAATTTGTATGCCGTTTATCTTCTTCTTTGGACCCTATATTACCATGCGCTATGTTTACAAGTTTGACATGTCATTTGACATGTATCTTAAAATTTTCTTTCAAGCTCTAGGTGTAAATGCGAAAATGGACATGAAACAAATTATACAGATACTTGTGAGCTTTATTTCAATAGGACAGTCAATGTATCAGCCGGTGCAAAATGCCTTTCATATTCGGAAGATAGACGGTGATCTACAAGAGAAGGGGCGAGCGGTTCTTCAGGTGAAACATGCACTCGACACCTTGTATCCTGGTCAACCTGAAAAGAATCCTCTTTCTGATCTTGATGAGAAAGATATCTTGCGGTCCTTTGCTGAGTGCTGGGATCTACCCTTTCGTCTTCGGGTCGCCTTTCAGAATATTGGCGAAAAGGAGGTTCTATTTCGTCTCGCCAGCTGCAAGTCACTGCGTTTAGTGTCTTGGAATAAGAAGGGGGCGGTTCTTTTCAAGGAAGCAAGAAATCCGTTCCAGCTTGACTCGGTGCCGTTTTCTGTTTACATGAAAACTGGTAAGCAACATTGTATCTTGACAGGACCGAATGGAGGAGGTAAATCATCTTTCATGCGGAGCTTACTCTTAAATATCTTGATGGCGCAAAAGTTCGGTCTCTTCTTTGGCGACGCTGATTCCAGAGCCTCTCTAGATCCTTTCGAATGGATTGCGAGTGGTCTGCGCCTAGAGGATACACCAGGTCTCTTGTCCTTGTTTGAGAGAGAGGTCCAGTATGCCGCGGACGCACTAAGGAAGGGTGGTCGCGGATTTCTCATCTTTGATGAGTTGTTTCACAGCACGAATCCCCCAGATGGAGAGAGAACGGCTGATCTTTTTTTGACTTCACTCTGGACAAAGAAGAATCTTACAAGCATGATCAGTACACATGTATTTTCTCTTGCTGAGGCGGCACCAAGTCATGTGCTCAGACTTTGTGTTCCAGCCGAAAAGAGGGAAGACGGCTCGCTTCATTTCGACTATAAGATCCGTCAGGGAATTTGTAAAGTGAGCAGTGTCGATTTAGTCTTTGAAAAATGCGGATTCCCTCGTTCCCGGAAAACCTAAGAGGAAAGGAGAATGGCTACCATAAGTGACACGCTGACGATGGGAATCGTACTCGCGGTTGTCCTCGGCTCACTCTTTTTCTACCTGTATACACGCCTGCTTCAGGTCGAAAAGAGAATTAGCCTCACGGAGAATATTTTGCTGGATTTGAAGATGGCGACAGAGAATACTCTAATGATGATGGGTTCGGCACCTTCTGCTCATATGTTTGCTGAGCAGCAGGAAGATCAGACTGAACATGTAGAGGCTGTCTCTGAGGCGCAGCCTCTGCAGGAGCAGGAGGTGGAGGAAATTAAGGAAGAGGATTTCTATAAGTCGGTTTTGCAGAATGCTCCTGTTGAGCCTACGGTCCCTGTACCTGCCACAAAGATGGAGGCTAACTATGAGGCGCTCACGAAGAAGGAGCTTCAGGAAATTCTGAAGCAGCGTGGATTTGTACTTCCGAAGGGTGCTGGGCGTAAGGAGATGCTTGATGTGCTCAAGAAGGCGCAGGCGGCTGCTTCTGCGCCTGCTCCTGCTCCTACGCCTGCACCCGCGCCTGAGCCCGGAAGTGAGTCATCTCTCTCCGTAATGGAGGGTGCCGAACTCGTTGAGTAATATTCTGTGAATAGTGTAAATGGACAGCAAGTTCTTCCGCAAAACAACAGATCCGAATTATTACGCGAACACACAGTATGCGGAGCCGAGAATTCAACCTGCAAACCGTATCTCACTTCCGACACAGGATATTCGTTTTCCAGGATACGCCTCCACTGCTGAAGATGGGCGCATGATCACGGACTATAGACCCCGCTGCAGCCAAAATGTGCCTACAGGAGCGCAGTATGCGACAAAGAACTGGATGGTACATGAGGCGGATTCTATCATTGAGGTCTCACGAAAGAGACAAGCCACCTATACGGGTGCAATCTATGGGATAGATACCTCAGTTGTTCCACGAGCGGAGGTTGCAGTTAAGTGTGTACCGATGGGCTGTGAGTACTCGGAGTCAGTGGCTGGTGGTATTGGTGTTGAGCGTATGGACAAGGCACCCGAGCTCTTTGGTACCTTTAGTTTCCCAACGATGGTGCTCCCACCCGCAGCGAAAACGGCTCTGACCGCACATTATGAAGGCGGACGTAATACGGTGAGAGGACAAGCCTACCGTCCTCTCGGTAACGGTCCAGTTTGGAGCCCAGTCTAAATAGGCAACTCTCTACAGAACAGATGCCTGAACTAACAATCCTATCATTTGATATTGGAATCAAGAATCTTGCATGGTGCCTGATGAAGCGCAATACAGATTTGAGTGGATCTCAATATCAAATTCTCGGTTGGGAAAATGTAAATATTCTGACGGATGGTGCAGCCACCCCTACCAAAGTCACATGTCACAAGTGTTCAGCGAAGGCTACTCACTCCGCGAACGAGACTTTGTCATGTGGGCGCCATTGCCCTGCAGAATTTCCCGCCTTTCGCGATCTCAGTGGAAATGCTCTTAAAAAGATTCCTGCCATGAAGGAACTGAAGGTTCTGTTTGCGCAACGTGGTCTCGCCACCCCGAAATCGAAGGAGGATGCTCTAAAGAAGCTCTCCGCGATTTTCTCAATGCCCGTCGAAGTTAAGAAGGTCAAGAAAGCCGTCGACAATGAACTTTCTGTTTTACATGACGGAATACGCAAGATGATCTTGGAAAGAAAGGCACTCTTTGCGCAGGCGGGAGCGATTCACTTGGAGAATCAGCCTGTCCTTAAAAATCCGACCATGAAATCTGTACAGATTCTTCTTTTTGCTACCTTGCGTGATTTGCTACAAACTCCAACACAGCCGCCGCCCAATCTGCGTCTTATCCACGCAGGTGTTAAGGTCAAGGGTGTACAAGCAGGCGATGCAGGCTATAAGGAACGTAAGCAGGGATCTGAGGCAGCCGCCAAGCAGCTTCTTGCAGGGACCACGGTGAAGGATGCGGCGACCTGGAAGACATTTCTTGAGAAACATACAAAGCAAAACGACTTAACGGACGCATTTTGTATGTGTATAAATGCCTTAACATAAAAGCAAATCGGATTTAAAATAGGGATCTAGCGGAGCACTAGAGCTGACGTCCAAAAAACATAAATGAGTAATTTCGAAGGTGTTCACTACGGGAAGGTTTCTCGCCTCCAGGAGATCAATAACATTGGTTGGAAATGAACTATAGAGTGGGCTCCGATATCCTTTTTTTTCTAAAAAAACGGATATCTGAAATAAACTTGACACATTCATAAAAAACACAACGTAACTACCATTCTGTGCAAAATCATAGGGACTTAAAATTACTTCCAAGGCGCTGAGATGTTCAGCCCGTATATTTACCTGAAACAGTTCTTCAATAACTTCCCGAAATGCTGTCTGGACAGATGTCTCGCTACCACGCCGTTTTCCTCCGAAACCACTCCAGGCTCCTAAGGACGGATTCCATCCGCTGAGAAATTTTGTATCATGTTGAAATAAGATCCCAGCTGCGCTAAAACTCATCAGCCTTCTTTATCGGAAGAGTTTAGAAAATGCCAAAAGCCGCAATACAAATTTCCGGGGAATTTCGTTGCCTCCATCTCATGAAAGAGTCTTTTGAAAAGAATATTCTGCAGGATTTACAAAAGAGAGGTTATACCGTGGACATTTTTGCCCATTGCTGGAAACGCGATCATACGTCCCTGGGCACATATCCATTTGAAGGACGTGGGGATTGGCACAAGACGATGGCGGTATTTTCAAACCAGGACGGTGTAAATCTTTTCAAACCGACGTCCTATCTATTTCAAGAACCAGATGAGGTCACTGTTTTGAAAGGAAAAAACAGATTCGTCCATATGTACTACTCGATTTTCATGGCGAATCATTTGCGAAAGTTACACGAAACAAAACCCGGCTGCACCTACGACCTCGTAATTCGCTACAGAACAGACTGTATTGTGGATGAGCCACTTTTAAAAGACCTACCAACACAAAGCTCTTTTCTCTTCATCCCCAGATCAACAACCACCTACAACTGTGATGGACCTTGGAATGATGGCGATGATAAGCATGTATGTGATTGGCTCGCATACGGTACGCCCGATTGTATGAATACGTATTGTGATACCTTTGTCACTTGGGTTAGTGAGAATGAGACGCCCGAAGGTGAAGCATGTCTTGCTGTGCATTTATCGCGCAAGAATCAAAAAATTATTCGCTCCGACTTGTCCTTTTTCATTATTGAAGGCAATGGACAAATACGAGGAAAACTACGTAATGCGTAATGTTGGTATTTAAAAGAACTTTGAAAAACGAAGAAGAGAAGCATGGCGGGTCGTAGCGTAACGATTCAGGAAATGGAGGATGTTTCACGGACGTTCGGCGGTCCGGATTTCAACCTAAGCAGCGATGTAGGTAATGTAATAGATATAACGGACAACTCCGACGTACTCGGTTTAAATATGTTGGCAAATCAGTCCAAGATTTCAATTGGTGCCCGCGAGGGCTCTACAAATGGCGGCGGCTCCTCATCCTACAATCCGCCGCAGCAGATCCAGGTACCTATGGAGAGTGCGCCGATGTCCGAGATTGAACTGGCTCCTCTGGAGAATCTGGATACAATTACACTCGATGTAGGTGGCGTTGGTTCCGGACCTGCTGTACAGATCAACAAGGACCAGGGTCTCTACAGTAACGCACAGTCAGCCTCAGGTCCCTCTGTAAATCTGACACCCGCACAGGTCTACCGCAACCCTGAAGAGGAGAAGAAGGAGAAGATTGAGTATCTGAACAAGCTTCAGCGCTTGGAGCAGAAGGGATTTCCCGTATCAAAGCGTTTTACTATGGACAACAATCTGGATGAGATCAAGCAGGAGTACAATCGCCTCGTTGATGCGCGTAACCTGGAGAGCTCTCTTCGCTTCCAGCGCCAGGCGCTCATGGGTATTGTCACGGGTATGGAGTGGATGAATAATCGCTTTGATCCGTTTGATCTCAACCTGGAGGGCTGGTCTGAGTCCGTGCATGAGAATGTAGAGGATTTCGATGAGATTTTTGAGGAGCTCTATGACAAGTATAAGGATCGTGGAAAGATGCCAGCTGAGGCGCGTCTTGTCATGGCGCTCGCTGGCTCAGGTTTCATGTGCCACGTGAGCAACACGTTCATGCGCCAGCGTCTTGGACAGGGCATGGACAATGTTCTGAAGAATAACCCCGAGCTTGCACGCCAGTTCGCTGCCGCGGCTGCTTCAGAGGCGGGTCCGGGCTTCGGTAATTTCATGGGCATGGCGATGGGTGCACCGCCGCAGCAGGCTCCTTCAGGACTCGCGCCGCCTGCTATGCAACAGCAGCAGCCGACGGGCGCCTTCTTTGGTAGCTCCAGACAGCAGGGTGGCGCGACCCCGCAGCCGCTCTCCCCGCAAAATATGGCTGCGGCTGAGCCACCGCGCACTGCTCGTCGTGAGATGAAGGGACCAAGCGGCGTTGATGATATTCTGAAGACATTTGAGGAGGTGCGGCGCGCAGAGGCGGTAGGGAACTTTGAGCCGCCGCCGATGAGCATGGGTCTCCCGCCTGCCATGAACCAGCCTGCAGTACAGATCGCGGCAGAGATGGAAAGTGTGCAGAGTGGTGATATCGGCAGCACGACGGAGTCCACCCGCGGTGGTGGGCGCGGGCGTCGTCGTAGACAGCCTGTCGGTAATACATTGGCGATAAATGTGTAAGATAAGTAGGATGAGCATAAATAATTCAGTAGACGTACAAAAAGGTCCAATTGCTGTCTTCACATTTGGACGTTTTCAACCCCCGACAACAGGTCACCAAGTTCTTCTTGATGCTGTATCAAGAATAGCTAAAGAGAATGATGGTGACGGATACATTTTTGTTTCAAGTAAACTAAATAGCGCTGGACATAGAAATGTACAAGCAATTACACGAAACATGAAGAAATCGGGAAATTTTAAATCAACTGGTAATAATGAGAATCCACTCACAGTTGATGTAAAAATGATCTATTTGAATAAAATGTACCCAAGCGAAGGACGAGACATTCGTTTTATTAATACAACGAAGTTAGGCTGTAGAACCGTTCCTTCCGTGTTTCAAAAACTGTTTGATGCTGGATATACAAAAGTCATTATGGTGGTTGGAAGTGATCGTGTTGAAAGTTTTAGCACATCGTTTAAACGAAATAATGATTCGGTTACAGTTGTCTCTGCGGATGAACGAAATCTTGAGAATGAGACATCGAATGATCCAACGAAAATGTCAGGTACAAAAATGCGAAAGGCGGCGCTCAGAGGAGATGTTGACTTTTTCAAGAAAGGTGTGAAGATAGGTTCGATGACGGATGAGGATGTAATTGATCTAATGAATCTGGTTCGTGCTGGGCTTGGTTTTCCTCCCTTCACAGGAAAGGGCGGAAAACGAAGAAATACCAGAAAGCGTGTTTAAGAATTTATCCTTTGCAGGTTCTGCTTGTAGATAATTTCTGCTGTAAATCCATCCTTCTTCTTATCTTGGTAAGATTCCTTTTCCTTCGGAGCAAATCGAGCCTGCTTCTCCATGAGCTTCCTCAGTATATCCTGTTCCTCAGGTGATAAGCCAATTTGACCCTCCTTTGGTACGTCAGCCTGCGGGACAGGAGTTCCTAGATAAAATGCGCTGTTTTCATTCAAGAGCACAGTCATAATAAGAATAACAAAGATGGTCATGATAAATGCAACAATAATGTTGCGCGTGGCGACAAACAGGACGGTAAAGATGAGGGCACGACGAACCCATGGCTGCTGAAAGAACTTTTCCTGTTCCTTTGATACTTCCATACCGAGGAATCGTCCACCCAAATTCAAGAGCAACATCATCAGCCCAATGAAATACGGATTTGTGTTGATGCCCATGATGAGCCCTTCAAGTGGATTTAAGGGTGCTGCGGCGGCTGCAGCAAGAACCGGAGGCACAGAAGCCATTACTCTACCCAGGTTTGAGTTAGTTTATGGAGATCTTCAAAATAGAAGAAGACAGCCATGCCCACCATGGAGGCTACATAGGGGCTCCAGGAGGCGGCGAGGAAAAAGGCTAAGACAAGTGCCAGACGCCACATGGGATATGTGTACAGTTTTACAAGACCCATGCTGTAGGGTGTCTCGAAGATAGCACCTTCAAAGATATTCCAAATGAAGAAGATCGCCGTAACGGCAATACAGAGGATTTTATCTAATTTTTGATACTCCATTTCGGTTCTTCTACTATGAGGAAACAGAGGTATTTTGTACACTTCCAGTTGTCTTGTTTGAGTTGTCCTGGATAGCCTGTGTAGACACGTTTTCCTCTTCAATCAGTGTCGGATTCTCACCTAGAACGCGCTCGATGAACCACTTGTGTTCATTCGGTACGACGCGAATATCGGCATTGAAGCCCTCAGCAACCTTGCTGTGTCCGGCACCAATCAGAAGACCAGCGAAAAGCGCGAAGACGAAGCCAATCGCCCAGCCGTATTTTTGTACGACGAGGAAGGTGGATCCCACGAGTATGAGGCGACCAAGAGTGGTATCGGCGAACTTGGCTACCTTAGGGAGCAGCTTGCTTACAAAGACAATTCCAAAGATGATGATCGCAAAGAGCAGAATTTCGAAAGGTGAACCGTATTTCTCTAGCAGTTCCATGAGGTTTTGTTGAAATCCACCTGTTTGGACGACCATTGTTTCTTCTGCTCCTGGCGCTCAAAACATTTTGCCAGAAAGAGCAGGGAGGTCCGGAGGACTATGGAATTTTGTACACTTGAAGATGCATTTCCAGATTTCAAAACAAAGTCGACCGCAAGGAGTGAAGAGAAGAAAAAGGCAAAGCGGTGCAAAGGACCGGCTCAGACGTATCTAACAGCGCAGGATAATACGGACCCGGATCGCCCTGCGCAGATTAAGATGCCTGAGGTGCCACCGGTCAATGAGAAGACGGGGCTCAGAGAACATACTCCGGTAGACGCTCCGCAGGCAGAGCCGTTTCTGGATGTTGGGAGTGAGTACGATCAACTTCTTTCCTCCTTGTCTTCTGGGAATGGCACCGTGGCAGGTCCGACAAAGTTGGCGAAGGGGAAACCGCCGGCTTTCTTTGGTGCTGGGGAGGATGATGATACTACGGAGGGATTTGCGACGTTCACCGATGTAATTGGTGATGATCCGGGGTACAAGTTGAGCCCGGATTTTACACAGACCTTTGCGACAAAGGGTGCCGCGAAAGCTGGTGGCTTGCCGACGACCGCAGGTCTACCGACGGCTGATGTAAATACCAACATCAACTGGAAGCCAATGACGAGTGGTGGTGCGAAGACAGCGTTTTACTCGAAAGTAGTAACACGTCCTTCTGCGCCAACGCCTGTCAGCCCCTCATCTGATGATAGTCGTGACCTACTGAAGAAAATGGACAAGATTTTCGCACGCTTAGATGACCTGGAAAATAGGAAGAGTGAGAACGCCCAGACAGAGGTTGTTCTGTTTGTGATGAGTGGTCTCTTTATCTTATTTTCCATGGATCTCCTGGTGCGTAAGGCGGGAACTGTGCGGCTAGTACGTTAGAGTGAATACCGATAAATAAACGCAATTCGATTGCTTTTATTTAGAGGTTTTACTTATTTATTTAATGGCGATTGCGACGGGACGCCTTGCGATTCTTGCGGCTAGACTTGCGGCTGGACTTACGATTCTTGCGAGACACTTTGCGAGACGCCTTGCGCCCACCTGAATAAATATTACTAGATCCAGGCGGCGAGCGGCGGACAAACTGCTCGCCAAACGCGGCAGCCGCACGCGCCTTGTTGTTCGCTGATATTACCGGTGATGCAGCAGCGGCATTTCCAAATTTAGCATTAGCTACTGGCTTTACCAGGTTTGTTGCACCAGGCGCATACTCAAGATTCACACCGACCTTCGCCGCCTCCGCAACAACATCCGCCGTGACGACACCAGGCTGCGCCGCCTTCATGGCAGCCTGGAGCTCGGCAACCGCGCGCCCCGTGAGCTTACCCTGGTTCTTGAGTGCCATTGAGTCGAGGAGGAGCTGCTTGATCATGTCAGCCTGCTCACGTCCAGATAAACGGTACATGGCTCTTGAAACCGCGCCCGCACCCTTGCCTGCTGTGTTGCGCACAGCACGCGCGGCGCGCCCTGTTACATTTCTTACACGGCTGCCGAAAGCACGGAGACCTGTGGCGACACGGGTACCGAATCTGCCGATGGCACCGCGAGTACGATTGACGTTTCTATTGAACTGGGACTTGCCGTTAGCATTTCTGAGCGTGAAGTAATTGAATTTAGGGAAGGGGATCGGCACCGGCCACGGTATAGGAGGGTACGGTGGTCCAAGCAATCTCTTCAACTTATCTGCCGCCGCCTGTACAGCTGCATACGCAGCCGCGCAACGAACCGAGCGGTTCACGCCGGTCGGGCTACCCTTGATGCAACGTCTCGCTGTTCTCGCAGCAGCCTCGAGTTCGCTTCCCGCAAGGGAAACAGCATCGGCGGTAACAGTACCAATCTTCTTAGCAGCCTCCGCAGCTGCCTGTCCAACTCTGATCGCACCCGCCAGAACTTTCGCGCCCGCGATACCCAAGCCAGCCTTGCCAGCCGCCGCCGCCTCACCAAGACCTAACAGTGTAGCCTCGAGGGCTGACTGAACCGTCTTCTTGCCTGAAGCAACAGTATTGCTAAAGGCAGTAGACGGCTTGGAGCGGTCAAGAACTGTGTCTAACTTCGCAACAATCTGCGCCTCACAGGGGGTGCATCCAAGGCTTAGATTTGTCGCACCAGGAGCATACGCCATGGCATTAATGTTTCTCTTCAAGCGAGCCTCTTCTTGTTCTCTGGCATACTTGTTTTCCTCATAAATCTTCTTTGCCTCAGCTACACGTGCATTCGCCGCCGCCTTAGCATTCTTGTTTTTCTGAGACATATTAAAAGAAGTTGTCACTTGCGGAGGCGAAGTGTTAATAAACGAGTTTTCCGCCACTTCCTTTCCAGCAAGTTCCAGGGCGCTGTTCCAGTTTCCTGTAGCTGGCGTGTTTGACATTTTATTCTGATTAGAACCAAGATTTTCTACAAATGTGTTGTTGCCAAAAAGACCAACCGGAGATACGAACGCATTTGCGTTCGTTTTTTCCTTAGCACGCTCGTCTCTTTTTTTGTTATTTTCAAGGCGACGTGCATTTCTTACTTTAGCTTTTTCAAGTAAATTCGAATCAACCGCTGAAAAGGGATTGTTACCAAGTCCATTGTTTGCAAGTAGAGCTTTGCGCGCCGCATTCCGCCTTTGTATCTCAGCATGAAGCTTTTCCCTCTTTCTTGCCTGGGCTCGCGCTAATCCAGGCGTTGTGTTATGCCTGCGTCTATTTCTACGTGATGTAGATACAAACGAGGGTAATAGGACCTGACTCTGTTGAACCGGAGGTGGTTGAACCGGAACTGGTTGAACCGGAACTGGTTGAACCGGAACTGGTTGAACCGGAACTGGTTGACCTAATTGAAAAAGAGAACGACCCTGATTCATGTTCCAAATGTTCGGTTCCTCTCTTGCCGCCTTTCGTTTTGCAGCAAGTAAATTGTTTCGATTCACAGGTAAAGGAACCTTAGCCGCAGCACGTACTCTATTGTTAGCACCAGGTGCTGCAGGCTGTGGTGTCGGAGGAAAATTATTATGCTCTTGCATATTTATTTCATCCTGTGCCTTCTGTACCCAATTTGGATGATTTCGCAGAAGTTCGCGCTGCAGTTGATTAACTCTTGCTCTTTCAAGATTATTATTCAATGATTCGACTCTTCTCCGTGACGCATTTCTATATGCAGGATTATTAGAATAAGCTGCTAGTGGTGTTGGTTGTTGTCCTAAGAACGATCGCAAATAATCCATTTATAATTGTAAAGATTTAAAGCCCCCTATACTAGGTAAGCCTCGGCGACCCCCTTCCTGGCTGATATTGGCTTCAACCATACCATTATTATTTAGTCCTTTCACACTGGTAGTATTTGAATTTTCTTCCTCCTGATTTTCAACTTCCTTTTCAGGCTCAGGACCGCGCATCTTCTTCAAAAGTCTCTCATACAGTTTCAAATGTATCTTCTTTGTAAATTCCCGTGTATCTTCACATTCCTTTTTGGTCAATAAAACAGAATCCTTGAAACAGGAAGCATTTACAAGATTCTTGAAGAAATCCGCAACCTTTTCCATCCATTCTAGACCGAATGTCTCTTGCAAAAGATCCTCTGTAAGTTCAATAGCGTCCATAAATTTCTTTTCATTTTCACTGTAATTGCCATTTTGCCATTCAACATATGTATCTTCATCAAAGGGGCGTATTTCAAACGTAATACCGTCAATGTGAATTTTTACATCTTTGGAATCGTGAGTTGACGTGCCTGGAAGTTCTTCTTCAAAATTATTATTTCTATTTTCGTTTTCATTTTCTTCTACCTCCTCGCTATTTTCGTTATTTTCATTCTCGTCTTCATCCTCATCTTCTTCTTCATCCTCATCTTCTTCTTCATCCTCATCTTCTTCTTCATCCTCATCTTCTTCTTCATCCTCGTTCTCTTCTTTCTTTTCTTCCTCCTCGTTCTCTTCTTTCTTCTCTTCCTCCTCGTTCTCTTCTTTCTTCTCTTCCTCTTCCTCCTCCTCGTCTACCAAACCCTTATTGGTTTGCTTATTTCTCCACCCTACACTCTTCTTAATTTTTTGAAAAATGCTGGTTTTCTTCAAACCTTCTGCTACGCCACCATTCCCATTTTCATTTTCATCATTATTTGCACCGCCCTTAATAGCCTGTATGGTAGCTCCTTCACCGCCGCTGAGCAAGGTAGCATCAGGATTGAAGCCGCCACCCTGCACAGGCATAATTCTAGCACTTTCACCACCATGGAGTAAACTTACACTTGGATTGAAATTCGGAGGTGCCTGATCTCCCATCTATTTAGAGGACACCTAAGCAAATAGTACGTTTTTCCTCTATACTAGATGACCGAGGTCCTCAGCCCCAACCAAGAAAATATGATTCGTTTTGATCCTGATCCGCAAACTCGCCGTAGAAAGATTCATTGTAAGCAGGAACTTATTGTACAAAGTCTCCAACGTTTTTATGCCCAGCGCACGGATATTACCGAGATTCTCCCTATTCTCCTAGGCACATCTGCCCTCTCCCTCCGTCTTATTGACTGGTTCGTCACCAATTATGCGAAGACACACAACACGGCATATATCTTTGAGGGACAGGAGTTCCTCGTCTACACAAATTATAAGAGCCAGCTGAAGGCGTACAGTAAGAAGCTTTTTGACCCCTTTTGTCGCCGCGAGCGTATCTACTTCCAGGTTCCAGGACAGCCCTCTTTTCTTACCACCGTTGGAAAACTGAACTTCTTCCGGTGGGCACTCGAGAAGGGAGTTCTGGATTATCTCCGCCTCAATGCCGCAACCGTAGAGGCTGAAATGAACTCCCAGATGCGCGAGAACGCGAAGATTCGTAAGACAACACCGACAAATACGACGAGCACCGCCACGACACAGCAGTCTACGGCAACTGCGTCAACGCAGCGCTCCACCACGCGCCGACGCATTGTAAATAAAGAGCAGGTGTCTGCGAAACAGATGCAGAAACATGATCTACAGATTGTGATGAGCTTTGACTAGCTTAGCGACAGCCACTGCGTTAGCGTTTGCGATAATTTGTAGCAGGATTATCAAAGGCTGGCTTCAGCTCCTCGTAGGCTCTCAAAGTTGTAAGGTTCTTCTTCTCAATCACGGTCTGCGGAACCCATTGACTCTGAAACTCCCGTGTTAGAATTCGCTTGGATTCAGCGATTCCACGGTCTTCCTTTTCTTCAAAGACAGCTGCCCGAAATTCCCGTATGGCATTCCGAGAATCATGGGCAGGAGAATAGTTTTCAAAATAGGGATTCTGTGCGAATCCGTCCGACCCCGCCTTCAAGGTAGCATTCTGACGATACGGTCCACTGGCGCTGTTCCGACTCGGCACAGGATTCATGTCAAGATGAGCAGGTTCGCCCTTCTTATCCGGGCGATTCAGATCCATATACGGTGCATCAGTCTGCCAGTGCTCAAACTGTCGAGCATTTACAGCATCTCGCGTTGATACTTCTCGCCGTGAGCGTAGAACCATTTGTGGCATAGGAACTGCGGGCTCGTACTCCAAGGGGAACGGCTGCATCTATCTAAACTATCTTGAACACTCTTTTTTAAGAAATGCCCCCCACTCAACGAAAGTTGATCCCCTACATAATAAGTATAAAGGAGACAGAGAAACTTACTGTTTACAAAGTATCACTCTTCTTAACCACTGGTGGCAGATCACTTTGGGAACTCTCATCGAACGAAAATCCAGAGCAGACTCTCACCGACAACGATTTCGTGGTGGACAGAATCTATCCAAAGGACAAGTTGATATTTGCAAAAATAAATTCACAAAAGACAAATCTCGCGGCGTTCTACACGTGGGAAGAGACCAAAAAGGAAGACTGCTGGAGAACCTTTCATGTGTGTCTCGATGTGGAGTCACGTAGATCTTGGTTTCGCTCAGAGTATCTAGAGACCCCATTTGAAGGGACTCCTCTGACTCCCTCTTCTCTTATCACTGACATTCTGAGTCTTAAGGAATAGCACCAATACTATATATAAAGGATGAGTTCTACCCGCAATAAGACAGTAAAAAGAACTCAGGATGACATCAGCGGAAACGCGATTTTCACCCCGCTCATGAATTTTTTACAAAAGGAAACGGACTCCGCCTTTAAGAGACCCTGGCACCGCCTTGAGCGTGGTCTTCGGATGAATCGTCTTCGTCTCTTCAGTGAAGAGGAGGCAAAGCGTCAGCATTTGTCCGAGCAGGAGAAGAATAATCTCTTTATTCTCTTAAATAAGAGCTTGGAGAAGAAGCTACTGAATAGCAAGACGGCAGTTGTGTATGATATGGAGGAGGAGAAGATCAAGGAAATTAAGGGTCTCGTTACACACAGAAATAGCGCTGGAGAGACTCTCTTTCAGCTTCTTGACCGCAAAAATGCTGTTACCTTCAGACGCCGACCGGCAGGCACTGAGGCAACGACTTCGTCGGAAAAAGAATCTAAACTCTAATACTATCCTAGAATAGGGAACCCTCAAAACTTGAACCGAAAACATGTTCAGCGACTATCATGAAATGTTCAAACCGGTATGTGAGTTTGTAAGAACATCTACAGATATTTTACCATATGGAGATCATCCTACTCTCTTCACAAATTGTTTCACGGATTCCTATATGCTCCTGCATCAGAATCTAGATGAATCAGAATTGAGTGAACAAAAGAAACGCAAAGCCGAAAAACTCTGTGAATTTGTACATAATGCCTATGAGCAGTTTTTGGAAAAAGCTATTAATCCCGAATGGTCAAAAAAGACCGCGGAAGAGAGAGAAGCGCATATTAAAAGTCTATGTGCAAGACCACAGATTGAGCAGAGAACAGATGCCTGGTATGCGCAGGCAGCAACAGTACTTACTGCTAGTGAATTCTCTACCTTATTTGGTTCGGCGCGCGGGAGAGCATCACTTGTTCAGACAAAGGCGAATCCTCCACCACCTTCTCCACCGCGTCCTCTCGCACATAGATCTGAGGAAATTGGACCGCTAACCTGGGGTGTTCGTTTTGAGCCGGTAGTGAAGCAGATTCTGGTCAAAAAGTGGGGATGCGAGATCAAGGAAATGGGGAGACTTATTCATGCTACTGATTCATTTCTGGCTGCGAGTCCCGATGGCTTAATTGTAAAGTGTCCTCACAAAGAGAAGGTTTGTCGCCTTGTTGAAATCAAGTGTCCGTACACGAGAAAGGTGGGCGGCGATATTCCCTTTGAATACTGGGTTCAGATGCAGATTCAAATGGAAGTTGCGGAGATTGATGAGTGTGAATATGTGGAATGTGAACTTGTCTCCAAGAGACCTGGACAGCCACTTGTTGATCTGAGTGGTTGTAAGATGACAGGAAACCTCTACCTGTGGGAGAAGGACGGTGCTCTTGTTTATGAATATGATCAGATTGAAAAGGAGGGATGGACACTTGTGGAGACCATTCCATGGGGACTTCACAAGTTTCATAATAAGGTCGTTCGCCGCGATCGAGCATGGTATGACTCTACGCATATTTGGCGCCAGGCATTCTGGACCGATGTTCAAAGAGTAAAAGAGGGTCTTGATCTTCTTGAGCCGGTTGCACCTATGACGCCGAAGGTAAAGGTCAATGTCTGTAAGATTCAGGATGATGCTGATTAGAGCAACGGGCATTTCAAACCGGAAGTTTATATCCGTAGTTTACGCCGAGTTTGGCGTCCACCTTGTAATCCACGAACTGCTGATAGACCAGTTCCAGCAGGTCTTTTAATACTATCTAATTTCTTTTCAAGGTCGGCAATCTTCTTTTCAAGTTCAGCAACAATCGGGGGCAATACATCTTTTATAATTTCATTATATGCTAGTGTTGCCCCTACACCGGCTGGACTTTGTTTTGGTCTCGTTTCATGTAGTTTAAACGTCGCCAAGGCAGTAGACATTTTCTATATACTCTAGACATTTTAGTATGAGTTTAACATATTCGTTGTTTTAAATACTTGAATTCAGCGTCTGCGGCTTGTAAAACGTCATCAAGAGTTCCTTGAACGGCATCGAGCACGTATCAGGATATGCATGCTTGTAATTGTTTGTCATCTGCTTGTAATTACCCACCATTTCAACCCGTGATTGAAATGATGTTTCATAGCAGCAGCCTGACTTGATTGCACTGTACTTTGCGGTCGCCTCCGGCAACCAATCATTGAGTGCATTATACGCGGCACGCGGCTTATCAAGCGCTGCCGCCGCATACTGTTCCTGGAATCCCTCAGGAAGACGCAGTGGTAGTTTTTTCGCAAACTGCGGCTCGTGGGGCATAAGTTGAGAGGGCACTAAGAAAAGTACCAAAAAAAGTGTAAGAATTATGAGGAGAGGTGCCAACTTCATCTTCTTTGACTGCGTTTTCTTTTTCAACTAGTGACAAGCTAAGCGGTTGCATACAGGGTCACAACCTAAACGGTTGCATACAGGGTCACAACCTAAGCGGTTGCATACCGGAGAGTCCAATTGCGCGCCTCCTGCTCGTATTGTGCCCTATTAGTCTTGTACAAGTTGGCAATTTCCGGAACAAGCGGATCATCCGGATTCGGATCAGTCATCAAACTACCAATACTCAACAGCACCTTGCTAATTGTAAGTGCAGGTGACCACTGACTCTTCAAGATATCAAGGCAAATAAGCCCAGCAGCATTTACATTCGGGTGGTAGATCTTCGTAGTAAACTGTACATGAGGAGGCTTGAAAGGATAATCAATAGGGAACTGAATCTTGAGCTTGAAGAAACCACCCGAATAGGGCGAATCGGCGGGACCATAGATGACTCCCTCCCAGCGAAAGATATCTGTCTCTATTTCCGGTCCAGCACTGCAATTGGAAGGCGGATCCTTCTTGAGATCGGCGAGTTCCTTTAGAATACGTTTGGCAGACATGATATAGTTTATTGACACATGTTTTTATTGCGCCCTTTGTCAATTTTTCGCCACCCAAGTAGAATGAACACGCTTCCCATTGTATCAGAGTTCCTCGGTGCCTTTCTGCTTATCCTCAGTATCCTGGCAACAGGCAATGCCTTTGTTATCGGTGCAACTCTTGCGGTCATCATTTTGTTGATCGGAGGAGTCAGTGGTGCGCATGTAAATCCGGCAGTCTCTGTTGCCATGTATCTTAAGGGTGCTCTTTCTCTCACCGAACTGGCGGCTTATTCAGCCGCTCAGATAGTGGGGGGAGCTTCGGCGCTCTACGCTTACAAATCCTTCGCGTAAGGTAGTGCGTATTTTAAGTTCTGAAGGTTTATGTTCATTTTTTTGTTTTCTATGAACTGGTGGTTTGAGTAAATCATCAATACATGATTCACAATATCCTACTTTTGTAAGCTCATTGCAACCATCAGTCATACATGAGAATACGAGAGGAATACGAATTCTGAGTTCTACCCTCTGCATAACTACTATATAGTTAAGAATAGCGCATATAGAGCGCGGCAAAAAGACAAACTAAGATTGCAGCAGCAGGTGCTGCTACTTCGTTGCCCTGAGCAAAACCTTCCGTGGTATCCAAAGGCTTTCCACAGTCCTTGTCCCGATGATTCGCAATTACCGAACCATCTGAACAAAAACTCTTATTTTTAAATTCATTATTATAATCGTCCTGTGAAATCCATGAATCGAGGACCCACTTTGTTTGCTGAGGTCGTCCAGACGATCGGTCAATGTCACCTCGATCTACAATCCATACATCTCCTTCCGAAGAAGAAAGAGCACCCTTATGATCACCGACAGGCAGGGTCACCTTTTTGCAACGAGCGTAGCCCGTTCCGAGAATGGTATTTACAACCGGCATGGGATTAAGCGCTGACTCAGCATCTTCCATTATACCAGGCGCAAGACCACGTAAGCCCGGGAGCCCAGCGCTCTGTAAAGCCTTTTTTGTCGCCTTACCCAAGGAATCGCCAGTAGGAATTCCATTTACATAGGTCCACATCTCAGCGCCATTTGAGCATGAAGCCCCCGTCTTTGTAAAATAATTAACACCCATCGGAAAAAGCGGCATCCCTTGCGTCAGCGATGAACTTGATTCGCCGAAGCCAATCATATCCGAGTAATACGCTGCACCCTTCACGGCATTAATAACAGAATCTAACGAATCGCCCTTGTGGACACCAATATTTCCAGGTACGGGTAGTTCCCCACTGTAATCATATGAGGGTCCCATAAGATCTACATCCGTCCCCACCGATGAGCTCGGTAGAACAGATGTTCTTGTTTCATTTCCTAATTTTGTTGGATCTGTAGCCATTCTATTAAACCTAAAGTTATTTCTACAAATTGAATCAATGGTAAACCTCGCGGTTGCAATTCCTACATGGCGTCGGTGGTCGTTTCTTGAAAAGGCTCTCGGTCCTTATCTTGAAAATGATCTTATTCAAAAGGTAGTTGTCTGTGATGAAACAGGTGAGGATGTTGCCGCGATCAAGGCGAGTCGTTTTGCAAATCATACAAAGCTGATTCTTCATGTAAATGATAATAAACTTGGTATGTACCATAATAAGCGGAAGTGCCTCGAAGTTGCCGCCGCGGCAGGTGCCGAGTGGGTTTCCGTGATTGACTCCGATAATCTGTTTTCCGACGATTTCTTTGAAACCCTGGTTGATGCTATACAGAAAGAAAATAATATAAAGACTGTCTTTGCCGCCACTGATATCATACATTTACACAAGAAGACAGGCACATCTATGGTTCACACGAAACAATTTGCGGGCTACAAGATTACAAAGAAGAACTGGAACCAAATTCTACAGATGCCCAAATGGAACTTTCTCCTAAACGACGGAAATTGGACGGCTCACAAGGATGTGCTGTCTTGTTTTAATCCTTGTGCAGATGAAGAGCAAATACGTGCCACAGATTCACTTCTTCTTGCGAAAGAAATGATTTTGGGGGGCTTCACGTATTATGTTGTTCCAGGACTTAAGTACATTCACACTGTACACGATGACAGTGAATGGATAAAGACAGAAGAGATTTCACTTAAACTTTTGAGGACAACGAAATGGCACATAGAAAATTGAAGGAAAGATCCAACAATCTAAACGGTATAAATGAGCGCACTCTTCGCTGCTCTGGATCCCGTGAATGAAAAGAAGACATACACGGACAAGGAGATGGAGTGGTTTTCGGCGTCAAGAGAGACCTCTCCTAAGGATGAAGTGAGATGCCCTGTGTGTGAATCTACCTATGAAGAATGGTTTGTAGAGGATACTTCCGTTTGCAAAAAGTGCGGTGAAGTTCTTGAAACCGAAATAGATCAAAGTGCAGAATATAGGTTCTTTTCAGCTGAAGATCGTAGCGGAAATGACCCTTGTCGTGTTGGTGCGCCCACTGACATTCGCTTCCCCTCCTCCAATCTCGGTACAATTATCTTACTTAAATCACAAGGAGGAAATGCCTCAAATGCACGAGCAATGAATCGTATTCGCAGATATCATACCTGGAATATGATCCCCTATAAGGAGCGCTCTCTTCTTCAGGTCTTTGAACAATTTGCTCTTGCCTCGGTAAATAATGGCATCAACGGAAAGGCAATTGACACTGCCAAACAACTTTATATTCAGCTCGTTGAGCACTGTGACAGGCGTGGTATGTCGAGAAACTGCGTCGTTGCCAGCTCGGTCTATGCCGCACTTAAGATTGTGGGCGAACCGCGGAAACCGAAAGAAATCGCCGACATGTTCCATTTGACAACAGCACAATTTACGAAGGCATACAAGTACTTCCAGGAGGTTCTCGCCATGGCGAAGCAGCGTGGGCAGATCTCAGATGAACTTGCTCCGGCATCAGCACCGAGTACACGAGCATCAAATTATATCACACATCCATTGAGCAAGCTTCCGATTTCACGTTCACAGTACACAGAGATTCAAGCACAGGCTATTCTTGTGGCGAACAGAGCTGAGGAACTTCTGGTCAGCCCTGAAAATATGCCGCCTTCGCTCGCTGCAGGCACGATTGCCTTTGTTCTTCAGCGCACAGGATACGAGGATATTCCGCTCGAGCGGATTGCCTCAGTTTGTAATGTCAGTGAAGGTACCCTACAAAAGTGTCTGAAGCGGCTAGAGGTTGCCAAAGATTCTTTATGGACTCCTAAGTAGAGAATGGGAGGTTTCGCTTCCAAACCAACTACAATACCCACACGTGAAGAAATGCTAAAGGTGACAAGCGATGGAAAATATTTCATTGAGCACGCATTTTTTTACATGGCGGGTCAAATGAATATGAAAGATATGCTCATTATGGCACAACCAGGTAAGTGTAGTGAAATGATTTTCTTGACAGCAAAGGCACTTCAAACCTCGTTCAAAAAGTACAAAATTAATCCTGTAAGAGGCGACGATGGATTCGTCTATTTCCAAAAAATAGATGATATCAAGGGAAGATGCAAGGGTGAAATACGCGATGATTCGACAACGTACCTGGTCTGTGTAACAATTGCCATGTTTTATATTCGGATTTTTCAGATTTATGGGGCGCTTTCTTTAACAATCTTGGATGTAGATCCGCTCTATTACCAGCAGCTTGGTGGGGCTTACCAAGGCGCAATCCAAGAAGGCGGTCGCCTCCGTGTCGACGATGTACTCCCTGTTTCATTTGAAATTCTCCGCAGATATCTCTCTCCTACTGCCACAGATCAGTATTACAAGTTCGACGGAACTACCTATGCGATTTATTTCGATAAAAACGTAGATGCATTTAATGATGTTGCGAAACTTACAATGGAACTCCCCAGAAAGGCAGGACAACGGAAGAATCCTAGACTCGAATTTAATTTACGAATTGTCGAACGTGAGAGAACATACGTCTTCTTTTTTTCTAAATTCAAGGGTCTCAGAGAAAATCCTGATCAACAGTCGATTACACTCTCCAAGGGCTCAGGTATCGAATCTGAGTACAAATGGAACGGATTGACAATACCAAAAGCAATAGAGAAGAAGGTGATTGACGTAATAAAATCATCAGGTGGCTTGGCAACAGAAGATTCCGAACTTGAAGAGAAGGGCGAAGATAAATTGACAGCCGACGAAAAGAAGCGTGTCTTACTATTGGGTGAAAAGAGGGTCTCACCATCCCTTCAGACAGCCGATCTCTGGTCTATGTTCACTGACAGAAAGTACACGAAGGCACACTGTGTTGCGAGAGCCATCCAGCTCGTATCAAGCCAGGCATTAGAAAAGACTGTGCCACCGGCGATTTACAGCAGTATCTGTAAAGAAAAGTTCATGGCTAGTTCAGGTACACTGCCTGGACTGGGTCAACCAATTCTCAAGGAAAAGGGTCTCTTTGTTCTTCACCAGCTCTTCTATGATAAATTACAGCAGATTACACCAATTGTATCCATTGAGACACAACCGAAGTATGTCGCCCTCAATAATCTCATGGCGCAAGTGTTCTTGAATCCTGAAGGTACAAAGATGGATTCAATTACAGATCGCTCTTCCAAAGACTACTGTGATCCGAAAGAGAGAAAGGGTAGACTTGTACTTGTACAAGATAAAGTTACTATTGGAAAGCTGAGAGAGCAGGTACGTGAGATGCTTCTCTTACAAATAAGTCACACCGCCGAAGTTGTCAAACTACTGAAGGAACTCTTTGTTCTTGAAAAAGGTGTACCTGTCACCTTGAATCCGAATATTGTTAAGGGAGGTCTACCTACAGTCAACGCAATTGCTGATAAGGCTCGCGATCTGCTCTTCAACTATTACAAGATGTGTGAAGCGAGATATCAGGTGGGCATCCGCGCCATTGCAGCGGCGCCTGGTACAGCTTTCGTTTAAATACAATTGTGTTTTACAAAAGTAAACGTCAATCGTATTTGTCTAAGCGAAGCGCTTCTTATCCGAATCGGACATGGCACGCCAACGCTTGCCGAGCTCCTTGCCAACATCACCGAACGCCATCTTCGGGTTCTCATTCATTACATTCTTGCGCTCGGCTTTTACGAACTTCATGTATCCGGAGAGTGCTCTGCGCGTTCCCTTGCGCTCCACTTCTTTGCGCTCCTTCTTCGCCTTACGCGTACCCGCGCGACCCTTGTACTTTGACTTCTCCGCATCTGTCAATTTGCGCCAGCGCTCACCCACCATCTTCCCCACCTTGCCAATGTCACTCTTCAGGCTGGGATTTTCCGCGACAATTTTCTTGCGCTCTTCCATTGAAAATGCAATAAAAGGATTCATCATTCTACATTGTATATATTTAAAAAGTAAGCGCTGGCTGAACATCTAGGAATCGCATCGGCTGAGCATTAAAAATATAGTAGGTAAATCGCGCATCGGTCCTCCATTTCCATTCATCGTGCGGAATTCCAGAATCCATGAGTACAATATCATACTTACACGCATCAACGACAGTTTCCAGAGCTACAACCGATTTCTTACCAGAAATCCACGCCACTTCTCCAATTGGCTTGCCACTCGGGACACTTGTATGAAAAGTATCAGTAATTCCTACATAGGTACCATCACATTCATAGATGTCAGTATGCTTCACGTTGAAACTAGTATTCCAGCACGGAGAACCAAGAGGCAGATGCCCCGATCCAACCTTATGAACGCGACGATTTGCGATATGTTCTACAGATCGCCAGCAATACGTTGATGTCCAGATATGAGGAAGTCCAACCAGAGGATACCCCTCCTTTTGAAAGAGATGAACGAGTCGTCCTATCTTGCTGGTTTCATAAAAGAGAGCCGTCAATAGACGAGAACCAATTCCCTTCTTTCTCTCAGAGGTAGCCACACAGAAAAAATCAACGAGTCCTGCCTCTTCGCGAATAACTTTATCTACAAATCCAAGAGTTCCAAGTGGACGTGAAAAGACAACTCCTGTGCCCTGAACCATTACCCCTATCCAGCCCTCCTTCAAATACTCCTGAAGCTGCTCGGGACTAAGAGAAACACGCGCACCTGGATAGGTCTGATAATGCGTCTTAAGAAGAAAACAGATCATTTCGCAGTGCTCAGCTTTCACAAGAGTATAAGAGAAATTGGGTTGAACTGGATGTTCTTTTCGAATTACATAGGGATTGCCCTCGACGGCAACTAAACTTTCAAAAAAATGCGACCAATGTGGTCCTGGTGACTGCTTCCAGAAGGACATAATTCTAAATTTGATTCGCTAAAACTCCTAAAGTTCCTCAAGTATGGAGACAAAGGTAGAGAAATGCCAACATGAGGGTTGTAAAAAGAAGCTAGGTCTCCTTGGTTTCACTTGTAAATGCGAGAAGAACTTTTGCGGAACTCATAGAATAGCAGAAGTACATAAGTGTACTTTTGATTATTATCAGCAGCAAAAGAAGGATCTTCTTAAATATATGAGTACAAAGATCTCGGCAGAAAAGGTGGGGGTCATTTAACAAAATAAAACTGAAAAATGTAAAAATTGAGCCGCGGCAGCCGGCAAACGGGAGGTAGAACGATATGTCCCAGTCTGCTGTACCTATCACGCTTCGTCTTCTCCGCAAGGGCTCCAAGAACAAGATGGATGACGACGTAATCACCATCTTCTGCGAGTCAGATGATTACGACAATGAGTACCAGAACTACCGCCTGCGTTATCTGGATGGTGGCTCTGAGGACCGCATCCGCCATGAGACTTACCTCACGGACGAGCAGCTCGATTCTTACCTCTCTTCTCTCTTCTCACTGATTGGCGAGGACACCGAGCCGTTTCAGAGCATTCAGGTGCTTGCCCCTGGGTTTCCCAGTGTTCTCTTTGATGCCGATCGTGTCTACACTGTGAAGGACCACCTGCTTACCCTACTCCCTCTTCTTACGAATGTGTACCGTGTTTACTAATTAGCTAAATACATAGATACAAGTGTGGGCGACCACTTTCCCATAAGTTTTGTTTCTTTTTGATTAAACCACGCGAGATCATCCTTTTCTCGGCGATCGGATTTGAAACGGGCAAACGCATCTGGGTGCTCCTTGATCCACGCGAATTCATCGAGCGCCTTTTGTAGTTCTGCAGGCGGCACGAATCCTCGGAACACGTGGTACTGGAAAAACGTATTTTCGGGGTAATCGGGCTCCCTGCTTTGTAAGACTAGACCCGTATGCTGAAGCGATACTATTTTTGATACTTTTGCCTCTTCATCAACTTCTCGCCGACAGTTCTCCTCGAGAAGTTTTATGATAGATCCGCGGCTCTTACCTACGTCTTTTCCTTCCATCTGTCCCTTCGGTGGCTCCCACGACTTGTTTTCGTTCTCGCCTCCTGTCCTCTTAACAACAAGGAAACGAGTCTTATCAAAGCGCGCCCCTGCTGCATGTAAAAAACATGCACTGCGCAAATAGACTCTCCACCCTTCTGTAGGATGTTCTACATAAAAGTATCGTTTATGAGGAGCATGTTCCAACTTTGCCGACCCTCGTATGAGTCCAGGTTGGAATACATTCAGGATATCTCCAGGCATGAAGAGATCTCTTCTAATTAAAGCGTGTCTTTTTAGATTGTCTAGGGGTGCGTAAACATCAAAAGATAGGCATATTCGAAGCCGATCGGTGTCAGATCAATGTTATTGTCATATTTCCAGCCTGCTACTTGTGCTGTCTTCACGATTTCCTTGATATCGGGCATCTGTAGGCGATGCCGCTGCCGACGCACCTTCCCATCCTTGAAACGGAAGGTCTCTCGAAATTCCGCTGAGGGATCCTCGAGATCAAAATGCGCCTCATATTCAAACTTATTAAAGGTCACCTTGCTCTTGGTCACGCGCTCCTTGGAGTATTTCTGGAGAGAAAATGCCATCCACGGTGCGGCAGATTCTAGCATCGGGTCAAACTTGTGTTTGTTCACCACTTCAATGGCAAGTTTTCCACCAGGTTTTACCCAGAGGTACAGGTTTCTGAATGCCGCCTCCATGTCCTTCAGGTAGTAAACCGTGAAATAGAACATCGTTGCGTGTGTGATTTCGGCGCCGCCCAAGGCACTCGGGTTCAAGACATCTGCCTCTTTAAGATCAATCCGTTTGCGCTGTTCATCGGTAATCATGGCGGAAGGTATTGTCACTGTCCGTGCCCGCTCAATCATGGCGTGCGATTTATCAATACCAATGATACGACCCGCATTCATCTTCGCCAGCGCCGCGGCAGCAATACCTGTTCCACATCCAACATCAAGAAACGTCATCTTCTCAATGGGATTTCCACCCGCTGTCCAGACGTGGAGCAAGAGACCAATCTCAGCCTGTGTTCTCACGGAACTCTGTACAAGCTGATCATAGACAGAGGCATAAAATGAATCGTAGAGTTCATCGTTATTGAGATATGTCTCGTTTCCGGATTCCTTCGCCACGACGATCTTATCGTCAAATCCTTCTACCGTAAGTGTAGTCTGTCTTTTTTCCATTAGATCGTATGTCACCAATGAAATGTAGTGGAGACATGCGAGAAATAATATGATGAATATGAACCACGAGAACTTCAGTTCCATCTCTATCTTAAGCGGCTTTTTCTCGTGGTTTTCTTACGGTGACCGCCACTTGTGCTTGGTATTCGCCTACATGTCTTGGCTCGCACCTTCTTGCTACAACCACTCTTATGCAAAGACAGATCTCTACATAAGCTGCTGTAGGTTGTCTTATTTAAGAGTTCTAGATCATTCTCGAAGGAACAGCGCAACCGCCACAACGATCTGACCATCTCCTTGCTTGTCTTCTGAGCCTTGAGACCGTGCTTAGTCCAGGAATTGCGCCATTCTTGAAACGGCAGAGCATCAGGCAGAGCCTTCCAGAATCGTACCCAATAGGCGTACCGCTTCTCCGGCTCCAAGAGATTCCACTCGTTCTTCTCCAAATCCGTTTTCAGAGTTTCTAGTGGCGGCGCATCTTGAATGGGAGTACTCTTCTCGCCAGAGAGCGGGTGGCACTTTGCAATCGAGAAGAGAAATTCCCAGCCAGGGAAATCGGTGCGTGTACAGCCACTCTCAAACGTCTCTTGATAGATCTTCTGGACTTTTGAAAACGGCGGATTCGGCGGGATTGACTGTCCCTGTTTTCTGAGCTTCCCATTTACTTTATTGTGAATTTCATACATCCAGCGATCGAAGTGATCCACACCTGACAAAGGAAGTTCCTTGTAATATTTGCTCAAACTGGCACGACAGAATTTACAGGGGAGCACAAAGGGCAGCGTCTCCAAAAACTCATAGAGTTCATTTTCTTCCTGAACTGCACTCGGATCGCGCGAGGTGGCTATTAAATGTAATAATTTCCATCCAGATGGACCCCAATATCGTGTATCCATCGTCCTTCTTACTTTTTGTTAAGATTAATAGTTCTTAACAAAAGAGTATTACATAATTCGTCTAGTCCTTTCCAAATCCACCAAAGGATAAAGGCGCCAGGAACGGACGCACATTCTGGTTGGTCGACTCCTCCGCGACGCACTTGACCTTCGTCGCAGGCGGCGGGCAGACAGGACGCGGGCACGGCGCCGGAGGCGGGCATTTAGGAGCAGGAGGGCACATGACTTCAGGGCAACGAGGGCGCGGGCAGGGCGGGCACTCACCACACTCCTTCTTGCAAGAGCTGTTGTCGATAATCATCGGCTGCGGCTTCGGAATGCTGCTCTTGAGCACATACTTGCTGAGGTCGGCTGACGGCGGGCACTCGGTCTTCAGCATGTACTGGCTCATGTCAGGGCACTGCGGTGGCGGCGGGATCGTGCTCTTGAGGACGTACTTGCTCAGGTCGGGTTCTCTGCACGGCGGGCAAGTGGGGCGCGAATTTGCACCACAGGGGCAAGGGCATGCCTTCTTGCAGTTAGAGCAGTGAGGCATGTGACCACCGTCCTGAAAACCCTCTTTTGTGGCGCATCCAGACCAGTATCCTACAAGAAAGATAAGGGCAGCAACAATTATTAATGTAAACACATTTGCGCGCATAGCACTTCTCTATTATAGGAATCTAATTATGACCGCCAGCCAGCCCATTCCACGGGGGGGCAACCGCAATAGTCTGGGAGACCTGGGTCATAGCTCGCCTGGAGTCGGGTACATACCATTCGCGCATTTCCACGCCAGGAGTAATCACTTCCGACGGAAGAGGTTGATTCTAGACAGCCAAAATCACCAGGATTCAATCCTCTGCTTCTGATCGCCTCACAGATCTTGGTAGACTTTTCCTTCCAGTCATACCCTGAAGTCCGGGAAGATGGATTTGTCGTGGCTTCAAATTCGCCGCGAGCGAAGTTTGAAGGTGATGAGAAGTCACTAATCGTGTTTTTCTTAGCGGCAACAGCACCCGTAGATCCGATAGCATCGCTTATAGATTCGAATGCTCCATCTAGACCTGTGCCCGAGATAGTTGTGGATGCACCTGAGCCACCCGCAGCAGCCTCATTCGGAGAGGTATATTTCAGACCCACATTCCATGAAAGACCCTTTACAACCGTGTCCGCGTATTTATTAAAGAGGTATTGGGTAATCCGTGCACCCGAGATGTCACCCGCCTGATACGCGGGAAAGAGATTCGCAAGTGTCGGCGGCAAGCTATTTTCATGTACAAAGTTTGTCACAGGGCTTGATACGTCGCCCGATTTTGTCAAGAAATCCTTTAGGTCGCTCTTCATGATAGGAATCTGGTCGGGTGTTCTAGCACCTCTATTTACATCGTCAATAATGCCCTTGACTTTCTGTGACATCTTTGTAAGAACATTCACCCGCGCATTCAGAACAGGATCTGTCGTCCCGCTGACAGACATGCGAAGAATCTCTGCCTTGATTTTTGAGAGCGCGTCCTTGAGATCTTGGAGTGTCGCCCGAGCACCAGTATCCTCAAACCCCTCGATCTCACCAATATCGGAATTTACAGAAAGACGATACTTCTTTTGTAAATATGCGAGGTTGGCTCGTATTTCATTGGCACTATCAATGGTCATATCAGAATCAATTCCAGGATTTCTCTTAAGAACGTCGACCTCATCACTCACACGCTGGTAGTCACTGCGGAGTGTAGTGAGTGGAAGCTGGATAGAGGGGTCCGAGTTTTCCTGCAGACCCTTTGCCTCATAATTGATAAATCCAGAGAGAGATTCCTTCAATTCAGCCAAGTTCTTATAGTTTGTCTTTTCCTGGGCAGGATCTCTATAAGGAAGACTGTTGACTTTCGCAAGATCACCAAGAGGCGGTCCATATTCCTTCTCAGCAGGTTCCATGTATGGATCCGGAGATGAGGCATCTATAGATTGAGGTTGGGGCACCTTGTTTGGAATGACAATCTCTGTTTTGAAACCTTCTACCTTGTAGTTGTAGGCTACAACTAAAAGGACGATTACAGCAAGTAGGAATATGTATCCCTTCATCTACCGTTATGAGGGTAATTTATTGTGGTAAGGTGCATCCATAGCAGGGGATGGAATCCTTGCGTATGTAGTCATTCATATTAAAGGGAGCGCCAGAAGACGCCATATTATCGTAGCCGCTGCAACCGCCATCACAACCGGCAGCGCCAGAACCAGCGTCGCAGGCACCAGGGATCGGCTGCGGCGGATGTGTTGTAGAACGATCTATAATCATCTGGCTCATATTGCCTGTGGCGGTCGTCGCCGCCGAGGACCCAGTAGGTCCAGTCCATGTGCCCGAGCCAGTCCACGTGCCTGAGGTGGGTGCTTCTGCAGTGACTGGAGCTGCCGCCGCAGAAGTCACAGTAGCCGCAGAAGGAGGCGCGGCAGTTCCAGGAGCCCCGTTAAAACGTAAGGCATTAAAAAGATCACTGAGTGATAAGGTCACCATATTTCCAGAAGCATCAACTACATTTCCAGAGGCATCTTGGTAACTTTCATTCATGTAATAGATTTGAAGTAAAACAACTACAACTAAAATGCCAATTGCCGTATATATAAAGGCAGACTTCATCTTCTTTTTAATGAGTTAAAAAATTGACCTTCATTGGTGTTTTTTATGATTATTCAAATGTTAAAAGTCAGATATCAAAATGATCAAGTCATTGAAATGGGAATCGATGAGGCAGGTCGTGGCTGTCTCTGGGGTCCTATCTATGCTGCTGCCGTAATCTGGGCACCAGAAGAAGAATGGACTGATGAGCATCGTGAGATTGCACCACAGATCAAAGATAGTAAAAAACTATCAGAAAAAAAGAGAGAACATCTAGCAAGAGCTATTCAGTCACTCGCCCTTGATTTTGGTATTGGTTCCGTCTCAGCCCAGGAAATAGACGAAAATGGAATGTCCTATGCGAATCGTCTCGCGTTTAAGAGAGCTATAGACAGTGCAAGTATTGCGCCTGATCGGCTACTGATTGATGGTATCCTAGCCATCGAAAAGGAGTGGTTAGAAGAGAAGGCGATTACAGAATCAACTCTGATTGTAGACGGAGATGCCAATTACTTGCCTATTGCTGCTGCCTCCATTTTAGCAAAGACTGCCCACGATCAGTGGGTTAAGAATTATCTCTCATCTCACGAAGATCTTGAAGAAAAATACAATCTGTTGTCATGTAAGGGCTATGGAACCGAAAAGCACCGCGCGGGAATTCTTAAATATGGTGCTCAACAGGAACATCGCCGTCTCTTTCTAAGAAAACTATTAAATCAGACTTGTATGATACAAGATGATTAAAGAGTTTTATATTCTAATTTTTTACATCGTCACGTTGTTCTTGCGCGCCTTGCGGGAGCCCTTGCGCTTACGTCCACCCATCATGGTGTTGTTCTTGCGGTGACGGCGCCCACCCATTACGTTGTTCTTGCGGTTCTTGCGGGACATTACGTTGTTCTTGCGGTTCTTGCGGGACATTACGTTGTTCTTGCGGTTCTTGCGGGACATCATATTATTCTTGCGGTTACGACGAGTCATGCCAACCATTTTATATATTCGGTAGTTAGATTTTCTACGCGCCATTTGATTAAAAAGCAGAGCCAAGTCTTCAGCTCTCTCGTTAAAAAGACGCTGACCGGAGACAAAGTGTCCCTCGCCCTCACCGATTGCCAATAGTTTTTGCTTGCCGCCCGGACCTTCTTGATTCTTAAGTTTTGTAATCCATTTTACAGATTCATAAGCAAAGACCTCCTTGTCATTCAAGCCAGTTCTACATAATACGAAGACCGCGGGTGCTCCACCCGCAGGTACAGTGTCAACCGGTGACAGCCGTAGTATTGCTGCAGCATCCTTTTTTCTATGGACCGGGTCACCAAATTCATTATATTCGAGTTGTGTGAGAGGTAGCTTCGGATTACTCGTAGTTGCCATAACATCCAGGTAGGGTACTTCTGTGTACAAGGAGCCGAAGAGATCCCCATGGGGATTTCTTGAAAGTGTTGCACCGACTAAGTATCCGCCCGCCGAACGCCCATAAATAGCTACATGCTGAGGAGCAACCGCTTCACGGCGGCTCGCAGCCACAATGACCGCCTCAAAGTCCTCCACCGATTTCACTTTCTGATCACGCCGCGCCACTTCAGCCCAAGCATCATCGTGGTCTCCTCCGCCTCGTACAAGAGCAAAACATACAGATATGCCACGTCGCAGAAGTGGTAACCAACGACCTGTATTAAGTCCAGTCGGAAGACCATACGCGCCATATCCAATAACAAGAAGACCACGTGGCTTTCCTTTCCCGCCGACAAGGACATAAGGGACTCGTGTGCCATCCTTGCTCTTTGCATAATACATCTTACCATCTGACTCATGAATATCCAAGCTATTGGGCACGCCCGCCCAATCCAAGAACAAATTGGGTTTTACTTCACCCACCAGTGTTCTTGTTTTCCCACGATAATGAATCGTTTTTTTTCCGTAGGCACGTGTTATAAGAATATCATGGCGTAATGAATAATATTCGGGAGTACCATCATGTATCTGAGGAAGCCGAGATCCAATAGGTTCAAAACGAGTGGAACCTGGGCGCCGCCCAAAAAACTGATGTTCTTTTCCATAAAGTCCCACAGGCACAAAACTTTCGTATCCATAGACCTCTTCTAGCCCCTCTGTACCTATATGCCACAGTCGCTGTTTACCTGCCTTGTTAGCCAGCATACATAAACACTTGTTTTGCGCCTTCACAAGAGCAAGATTCCATCGTGCATCTTTCATTTCAAAGAGGACTCGCCGATCTTTACCGGTAGCCGCATCAAGTGAAATTAGCCGGTAATACCATAAACTGTTTTGTGATTCAATACAGTAGACTCTCTTATTAAGAACAGCCACAAAGGGTCCAACGGGGTTTTCATATTTCCAGCTGTTGTCGCCTTCGTGTTTCAACATGTAGACTTCTGCACCTTCACCTTCATCTTCTATGTACCAGATACCCTGTGACGTCGCATCGAGATCAGCAGATCCATGTACCTCACCTGCAGGACCCTGCCATTCATAATGTAGGGTATTTGTAGCCCTGACCTTATATTTGTAGTACATAAATGCGTGTTTTTTCTCCTTTTCAGCTCGCTCGGTCAACTCTTTTTCTATTTGTTTTGCCAGGGGGGCAACCTCTGAGACAGCCGCTAAGGTCAGAGCCTGCTCTTTTTTTACCAAATCACGCCACTTAGTTCCTTTCATAGATTCCATCCATTTGTAAGAATCCATCATGCCTAAACGGCAACCCTATTCTATATGGAGATGCCTTCTCGGAGAACAATCGATATTGTACTTTTGTACAATAAGTCAAATACGTTTGGGCTCGCTAAGGATGTCGAGCAGTTTAAGATAATGATTGCTAAGGCGGGGATGGGCTATAATGTTATAGAGAGAGACCCACTTGAGCCGCCCGTTCACTGCGAGATTGCCATTCATCTTGAAGTTCCCATTTCGGCAATGATGCCGTGGGCTTCTGTAAATTGTCTTCTTGTTAACCCGGAATGGTATTCAGAAGAGTGGGACTGTTACAGTGAGCGAATCGACTACTATTTTGTCCGCGATAGTGACTCACAGAAGAGACTGCAGGCGCGCTTTCCTAGTAAGTCTGTAACCTGCCTGCCTTGGGCTCTTCCTGCCACACGGCAGATAACTGCGCACCCCGAGTCTCTCAGACATAGTGACGGCTTTGCCTGGTTTGTTGGAGGCAGCAAGAATAAGCGCCGCGCCGTTCAGTGGCTCGCGCCGCATTGGAAGGCATCCTACCCCCCTCTCTTTGTCTTCTCAGTAGATCCCATCGATCTATCAGGCGCTACGTGTGCACCGAATGTTACATTCAGAAGTGGCAACCTTGCTGATGAGAACAAGAAGAAGCTGACTGCCTATTTTCCGGCGCAGATCTGTATTAGTGAGGCTGAGGCATTTAGTTATGCCACAGCCGAGGCGGAGGCAAATGGGGCGTTTCTTCTTTTGAATTCACTTCCGGTATACAAGGAAAAGTATAAGGATACATCCTTCATTTCGTGGATTGAGACTCCGACGGTAGTGGATGGCTTGGCTGTTCATGCAACTTTTCAGGAGACTCAGAATCTGGAGAGACAGTTGGATGCGGCTATTCAGGAATTCCTTTCTACCGATTTGGAACTTTGTAGACAATTCCAAAAGGAAATGGCGGGGCGGCAGAGAGAATATTGTCTCAAGCGTTGGGAAATCGGTCTCGAGGTTTGGAAGGAGCTGGATGCCAAGGCAGAAAATACGCGCTTTGCGCAGCTTCCGCCCGTCCTTCTGCCGGAAGATTGTCCGCCGATCAGTGTAGTCACTCTTTTGTACAATCGTCGTCGCTTCTTTGATCTTGCCTGTCACAATATTATGCTCAGTGACTACCCGAAGGACAAGATTGAGTGGATCGTTGTAGAGGACAGTGATGATCCGAATGAGGATGCCAGCGACCGTGTAGTTCAGGTTGGCATGCAGTCTGCGCCGCTCCAGCTCATTTATTGCCCTATCGGGAATAAGACACCGATAGCTGAAAAGAGAAATATGGGTATCGCTCGTGCGACCCATAACATTATTTTGTTTATGGACGATGATGATCATTACCCTGAGACATCCTTCAGACGTCGCGTAGCCTGGCTTACGAAGCATCCTTGGGCTCCCAAAGCCGTAGCATGTACGACGATTGCCTGTTATGACTTGATTCGTGGCGTGAGTGCCGTGAATACTCCGCCACTCGCTCTCGGTTTTGCGAAGCGTATTTCGGAGGCAACCTTGGCATTTTACAAGGATTTCTGGACGGAGCGTAATTTTAACGCGGCAGATTCTATGGGCGAGGGTGAATTCTTTTTACAGGGTCGGGAGTCGCAGTGCTTGGAGCTACCGCCGCAGCAAATGATCGTGGCGTTCAGCCATGGAAAGAATACAAGCGGGCGCCGCATCCCATCGGATGATGCGAAGCCTGGTTGTTTTTGGGCATTTCCCAAGGAGTATTTACAATATATTCACGGACTCGCTGGAATCACGGTGGAGGAAGAGTAAATTCTTACGCGCAGGGAGGCTGTCCCTTGGCGCCGCAGGGGTTGGCAAAGCCAGCCTTCTTCTGGGGGAGAGCGAGGTCGGCAAAGTGCATTACATTGCCGCTGGCGTCAACAAAGCCCTCGAAGACGCGGTACTGGCGCAGAACGGAGAAGAGGATAGCGAAGATAACGGCGTGGACGGCGAGCACGACCATCGGCTTGCCCTTCGGCGGCAGGGTGACCAGTACACCGGGAGAGAGAACTACGAATAAGAGAGTGGGAAGGAAAAAAGGACCGAACATTTGTTTCTACATGGTACTTTTTTTATTTTTACGAGTGCGGCTTTTTCTACCACCAACCTTATTGGCTTTGGCATTTTTTAAGAAGGACGCTGCACCCTCAACGCTTGCTTGCGCCTGCCCTGCTGCCTCTTGCACCTGCCCAACGGCTGCTGTCGCTTGCCCTGCTGCCTGTTCGGCTTGCCCAACGACTGCTTGCGCTTGCTCTGCTGCCTGTTCGGCTTGCGCAACGACTGCTTGCGCTTGCTCTGCTGCCTGTTCGGCTTGTGCAGCAGCCTGTTGAGCCTGATCAGCAGGACCACCAGGTATTATCCCCACATCTGGATCGGCAGCGTCGCCAACTGTATCAGCAATTGACCCCTTCGGAACACCAGCGCACATTTTCTCTTTCGTTTCCGGAATCGTTGGAATATTAAACAATTCAAGAGCAAGGCGCAGTGGAGGAATGAGAAGAAGTGGCTCTATGATTTTCTGGAACTCATCCGAACAAAAAATAGCCGGAACCCGCGCTATCGTTTGAAGACGTTGTATGTCATCTAACGATGGAACCATTCCCTCAGGTACACGCTTGAAACTTACAGTTATACCTGCAGTCTTAGAGACATCTCCAACTTTCGCCTCGAGGTCTTCAATCTGCTTATTAAAGTTTTCCACTTGTTCAGCAGCCTTATCGAGTGCAGTCTGAATGATTTTCTGCATGGAACCTGGGGCAAAGGTACCGAATGCCCAAAGAATGTATCCTGCAACAAAGGACTTTGTACTCTTAAAGATGGCATCTGTGAGATCAGTACGAAGATCGGGTGCTATGAGTAGCCATGCATCACGCAAGATTTTACCTACAATACCAATGTACATGGCATTCTTGCTGTACGCACCAAAGAGACTCAGTACAGCGTGTTTCCATTCGCCCCGAACTAAATCAAGGATCGCAATACCAAAGGATAAGAGAATACGAAAACTGGGCAAATCAAGCATCGGTGTAGAAACCATGATGCGCAAGAGTTCTAGGATGGTATTGATGAGCGGAAACTTCAACTTGGCAGGAATTACATATGGAATTGGCGGCACAAAGGGAATTACACCGACTTGGTCTGTTTCATTAAATGTCTTAATTGCCCCAAGGCTATTTACAATCTCACGCCACTGTGTATCATACGAGTCCAGTTTTGATAGAAGTCCATAGTACATTTTGTCAATGCTTACATCTTCAGGGTTAATTCCCATCTGAGGCAGAGCCTCAGTAGCTCCGCCAGTCTGTCCTTCATATAAAAAAGACTCTAGAAACGGGCGCGCCTTTTCTGCTGCCGCCTCAATCAGATCTGACTCCGAATCAGTAAAAAGCTGGTTTCCATCATTATCTACAAGAGTTTGTGACCAGCCACTAGCACCCCCATGTTGTTTCCAGGCGAGTGCCATAGAAGACATACCTTCAAGTGCCGAATAAATACGGTCGGGAATTTTATCAGCTTCACTGCTAAGAACACCCTCAGTTTCTCTTATTTTTTGTTCAATTTGTTGTTTTCTCTTTTGAGGACTTGACATTTCTTACTAGTTACTCCGTTTTAATTTATTAGGATGAACACATGAGACAACCTTCTCCCTCAGCCTCCTCGTACTCTTTTGCGAGTCTCTCTAGAAGAGCCGCCCGCGCGTTCGGTGCTGGTGCCACAGGCGCAGCCGTCGTCTCATCATCCGATTCTCCGTCCGATTCTGACTCATAGGAATCGTGGTCATCCTCGTGTACTGCGTTCGTGTTTCCACCGTTCTGAACTGCAGATAGGAGACGGGGGTCAATGGTGAACTTCTGTGCTGCAACAGGCGCCTTCGTTCTCAGATAGTAGCAGCCTGTCTTCAGCCCAGATTTCCAAGCATAGAAGTGCATGCTCGTAAGCTTGCTGTACGTCGGGTCGGCAACGAACAGATTCAGGCTCTGGCTCTGGCAGATAAATGCACCGCGAGCAGCCGCCATATCAATAAGTGTCCGCTGCTTCAGCTCCCAGGAAGTCTTATAGATAAGCTGGAGCTCTTCAGGAATGACAGAGATACCCTGGATACTGCCGTTGCGCGCCACGATCTCCTGCTTCATCTGCTCACTCCACAAGCCGAGCTTCATGAGATCATTCATGAGATATTTGTTGATGATGATGAACTCGCCTGCCAGTGTGCGGCGAGTGTACAGATTATTTGTGAATGGCTCGAAGCACTCGTTATAGCCAAGAATCTGGCTCGTCGACGCCGTCGGCATAGGTGCAATCAACAGCGAGTTGCGCAGACCCTTTGAAGCGCGGAGACGCAGGGCAGCCCAGTCGAGTGAGCCATCCAGCTCAGTTATCGGCTTTACAGACCACAGATCAGGCTGGAGAAGCCCCTTGCTGGCAGGTGATCCCGCGAACGATGAGTAAGGACCCTGCTCATCAGCAAGCTCACAGCTCGCCTCAATCGCCGCATAGTACATGTGCTCAAAGATAAGCTGATTGAGCTTCAAAGCGGCGTCAGACTCCCAGGGAAGACCCGCCAGAGCAAAGACATCCGCCAGCCCCGTCACACCCAGACCCACAGGACGGTGGCGCATGTTGCTGCGCTCCGTCTCGGGCGTCGGATAGAAGTTGATATCAATGACACGATTCAGATTGCGAATGGCTGCCTTTGTTGCCGCCCGCATCTTCTCAAAATCGAAGGCACTCTTCTCACCAGTACAGAATGAGGGCAGGGCAAGGGATGCCAAGTTGCACACGGCTGTCTCCTCCGCCGAGGAATACTCAAGGATCTCTGTACAGAGGTTGCTTGACTTGATGGTTCCCACATTCTGCTGGTTTGACTTCTTGTTTGCAGCATCCTTGTACACGAGGTAGGGCGTACCCGTCTCCATCTGCGTATCAAGGACCTGAAACCAGAGCTTCTGCGCTTTGACGACCTTGCGCGCCCGCCCCTCACGTTCATAACGCTCATAGAGCGCCTTGAACTCATCGCCCCAGATATCGGAGAGTCCAGGCGCCTCATCGGGGCAAAACAAAGACCACTCGCCGTCAGCCTCCACGCGCTCCATGAAGAGATCAGGAATCCAGAGTGAATAGAAGAGATCGCGTGCCCGCTCCTCCTCAACACCTGTATTCAGCTTCAGCTTGAGGAAATCCTCTACATCGGCATGCCAAGGCTCCAGGTAAATGGCGAAAGAGCCATTGCGACGACCGCCGCCCTGATCCACATAGCGTGCCGTATTGTTGAACACACGGAGCATCGGTACAAGACCATTACTCAGTCCATTCGTGCCACGGATCAGTGATCCACGTGCACGAATATTGTGCGCGTGGAGACCAATTCCACCCGCGTACTTGCTGATGATGGCGCAGTCGGCGAGGGTCTTGTAGATGCCTGAAATGCTGTCATCCTTCATGGCGAGCAGAAAGCACGACGAGAGCTGCTGGCGCGGTGTGCCAGCATTGAAGAGTGTCGGAGTGGCGTGCGTGAGGAACTTCTGCGATAGCAGATCATAGGTCTCAAAGGCACGCTCCAAGCTGACGCCACCCCAGAGAGCAAGAGATACACGCATCCACATGTGCTGCGGTCTCTCAACCGGCTTCATCTGTGCATCACGCAGCAGATATGACTTCTCCAGGGTCTTGAATCCAAAGTAGTCAAACAGATAGTCCCGATCATAGTTGATGTAGGCATCAATACGCTCACCGTGCTCCGCAACAATCCTTACAAGATCCTCGTGAATGTAACTAATGTTCTCATTTGTCTGCGGCTTCACCTGTGTCGACAGCAACTTCACAATCTCAGAGAAATTGGTACGTGTATTCTTGTGATGATTGCTGATCGCAATACGCGAAGCAAGAGTCGCGTAGTCGGGATGAAGAGTGCTCAGGCTTGCCGAGAGCTGCGCCGTCAGCTCATCGAGTTCGCTTGTCTTAACACCATCAACAATCTGGGCAAGAACCTGCTGTGCAAGAGCATCGGGGTTTACCTGTAGACCACGTGCTGCCTTGCGCACACGACCGAGGACCTTATCAAAAGCCACCGGCTGTGACATACCATTACGCTTTACCACTTGCATACTAAAAGGCATTTTGAGAATATCTGGTTTAAAAAAACCTAGGTGTAAAAAGTGGCTCAATTTTCATTATGTCATGTAATGCCATAATAAAAGTTGTTGTTTGCCCATTTATGACAAGATAAACGGATCCTTTTTTACGTGTTGTTGACACCAATTGACAACTTCTGATCTATTTACAAAAAGTTGATAGGAAGTATAAGCAACAGGATTCAATAATATAAGAGGCGTGTGATGCCAGAATCCGTTTGGTATAGCATACCCCAGTGCCGCACCAAAAACAATAGCACGAGTATTGTTTGCTTGTATGAACTGTATTATAGGTTGATAGTAAGACATTCTACTAGCTACACCTAAAAATTGGCACCCCTGGACGCCCACTGCCAGGCAAACAAAAATAGAAATAAAAAAGAAACACCTCTTAGCTCTGACCTTTGGTCTTCTGTATGCCTTTTCATCCGTTTCAGAAACGTTAGCGATTAAGGCTCTTAACTATGCGCCAGAGCCTATCAGGTTGCCAATCTATACCTCTCTCCTGAGTAATCAACTCTGGATCTTCATGTTTCCGCTTTACATTTACATGTATTTAAATAGGATACCTATTAAGCAAGGCTCAATCAGTAAAAATAGAACAATTGATTATATTACACAATATATTATCCTTGGCTTTCTTACCTTTCTCATCACAATTTTCAGAAATTTCAGTGTAAATGCAATACCAGGTAGTGTATTTCTCTTGCTTATTAGTACAAGTATTGTCTTCAATATGATATTGAGTGTCTTCTGTTTAAAAAAATCATTCAATTACTGGCATGTCGCGGCGGCGGCTCTTTGTCTCTCTTCTGCAACTGTTATTGGCGTAATCTCAGTATTAACCCTAGATGTAAATAGTCCTACTAATTACACAATCGGTATTCCAACGGCGATCGCCTCTGCCTTCTTTGTTGCAGTTATGAATGTTGCGCAAGAATATATACAGCCATTCTGGGATGATTTTACATTTCGGGCAATTGAAATGGCAGTTTGTACAAGTATAATTGCGTCGGTACTCACAGTTGTAGTTGGTGTCTTTGTAATCAATGAAATTGTTATGTGGTCTCAGGTACTGCCTGCAGCGACTAGGAACAATTATTCACTAATCCTTGTAATTTGTGTTAGTGTGACTCTCCCAATTATAAAACATATTATTCGTAGCAGTAAATATTCCACGATTCAATATTCAAATGCCTTCTTCTTTGAATTTGTACAGTCATCGACGGCACTTTTGGGTTCTCTAGCCAATATCCTAGCTTTCGGAGAACCGTGGGGGGATGGCTATATTGCGGCGATTGTTCTCATGACGCTCAGTTATGCTGTTTACATAAAGGCAAAAAACGAATCAAAGAAAGCGACGGCTGCATCCCAACAAAAAACGATCATTGTTATAAATAATCCTCTCGAACTAGAGCCGACTGTAGTGAAAGGCTGGAAGTAAAAGATTTACACATGAATAATATAGGCGGGAACAGTTCGTTTACCTTCTAGATATGTTGCGACAAGACGATGCGCACCATCTAATAAAATATAGTGCCCTTTTTGTTTCGCAATCCAGACAGGTTCCACTTCACCCTCACCGCGAATCTGTTTTCTATGGTATCTAACTGATGTAAGATCATTGTCTCCACGCGGTCTATCATGAGCAGGATAGGAATTCTTTGAAAGACGATCGGGGTTAAAATTGTCTAAGTTGCGCGCAGCCGATAGAGTAAATCGCATAAAGTCTATGTTTGACATATGAGCTGTAGTCGCCGCTTTTCTAGATGAAAAAAGTTTAAGTTTTACACTTGTTTCAATAGAATCTTTTAGTGACTGTATGAAGTCCATCCTTACTTTATCTATCTATTTTGCACCGATACCAGCCTGCTTCAGCAACTTTTTTTGCGTGAGAATGCGGCTGCTGATGCTCATTGTCTCCAGCTCCTGGAGCAGCAGCTTGTAGGCATACGGAATCTCAATCGCGCTGAAATTCGTCGTATTCCCGCAGCCCTTACAGAGCCAGATACCCTCCTTCGGATTCGCGATGGCAATCAAGCCGCAGTCGCGACAAGACCAGCACCTGAACAAGTCAGAGCACTCCATGAAGCGCTCCTTGGTGAACTCCGTGATGCCGTGCGCCGCGACGCAATCACGCTCCATCTCGCCAAAGCGGAGACCACCCTCACGTGCGCGCCCCTCAGCCGGCTGTCTCGTCAGCATAACCAGCGGACCGGATGCGCGGCTATGGAGCTTATCTGCCGAGCAGTGCCGCAGTCTCTGATAGTAGCAGGGACCGATGAAGATGCTCGTGTTCATCTGACGCCCCGTGAAGCCGTTGTACAGGACCTCATTACCGTGCGGCTCCATCGCTAGCTTATCACGCAAGAACGCCTCCAGGTTATCCAGCGTGACATTGTTGAACGGAGTGCCATCGCCGAGCGCACCCACCTTACAGCCGACCTTGCTGAATAGTGTCTCCATCAGCTGCGCAATCGTCATGCGCGACGGAATGCAGTGCGGATTAATGATGATATCGGGAATCAAGCCATTTGCAGTCTGCGGCATATCCTCCGCATTCAGAATCATTCCGCACGTGCCCTTCTGTCCGTGGCGAGAGCTAAACTTATCACCAATCTCAGGAATGCGGTCCTGGCGAACACGAATCTTCACGAATGAATAACCCTCGCCGTTCCTGTTCTTGAAGATGCGATCTACATAGCCGAACTCGTTGTTGCGCATAGGGCGCGACACATCGCGGTACTTCTTCGTGCCGGCAGGAATAACCATGCCCGTCGGAACACGAAGAGGCACGACCTTACCGATCAAGATATCATCCGATCCAACGAAGGCGTTCTCAGGTACAAAGCCATCGGGACCGAGCTTGCCATAATTTGCATTCTTTACATGTTTCGTGTACAGGGGATCAGGCTTATCGAAGCGCTCCTCCTCACCGCTGCTCTGATTCTTTCGCTCCTCGTCCTTGTATGTTCTGTAGAAGATAGAGCGGAATAGACCGCGCTCAATCGAGCCGCGATTGATCATGATAGAATCCTCCTGATTGTAGCCCGTGTAAGTCATGATGGCTACAATGATGTTCTGACCCGATGGCATATCCTGTACACCATAGAACTTGCTCATGTAGGAAGAGACCATGGGAATCTGCGGGTAGCTCAAAAGGTGCGCCATGGCATCAAAACGTTCCTGGAAATTCAGTGCGTACATGCCCATCGCCTGCTTACCCATGGCACACTGATACGAATTTCTGGGCGACTGATTGTGATCAGGGAATGGGATATTGCTCGCCAGTGTACCGAGAACAGTGCAGGGGTGAAGCTCGCAGTGTGTGTAGCTCCTGTCCTGAAGAGTCTTATCAGGCGTCATGGCAATGTACGATGTCTCTGTCTCACCAGGATCAATGTACTCAATCAGGTGGTTGCCCTTCGGGCTCTCCCACAGGATAATACTCTCCCAGTTCTTGAGACCCATGATCTGACGGTACAGATTGCCTGTCTTATCCTCCAGAATCTCTCTCGCCGCAGGGGCATAATACAAAGGACGCAGCATACGACCTGCCTCTGTGCTGATCCAGATCTCCTTGAGAGATCGCTTCCACACAATGCAGGTGTGAATGTGAATCTGCGCGCTCCGCTTCGCCGCCTGCAGCTTCTCAACGACACCTGTCGTCTCGCCGTTAGGAATCATGCCGAGCCACGCACCATTTACAAAGAGGCGCGTTTCAGAGAACTTTAGGGCGGGGCTGCACTCCTTGAGAGGACACAGGACCTTGAGCTGCTTGATGAAGTCCTTTACGATGCCAGGATTGCTGTAGATACTGACGAGTGAGGTGCTGCTCATGTTCTTTACGACACCTACACTGTGTCCCTCTGGAGTCTCGCTCGGGCAAATGAACCCCCACTGCGTGTTGTGGAGCTTACGTGGAGGAATGAGCTTACCCGTCTTCTCAATGGGCGTGCTGATGCGGCGCAAGTGTGAGATGCCCGAAATGAAATTCAGGCGGTTCATAACCTGTGACACGCCGATCTTTGTCGGTCCACCAATCTTGGCGCTGCCGAAATTACCCGTGGCAAGACTTGTCTTCAGACCAATCTCTACAATTGTGCTCTTGATCACCTTGTTGATGTTGCTGGGATTCAGAATCTCATCGAAGTTGCCAGACGCCTTCCAGGAGCCATTATGGATCTCCTTGTTCAGAGAGGCGCGGATATCCTTGACCATCTTCGTGGCAAAGTAGCTGCGGAACAAGTTCGCAAGGAGAAAGCCAGGGAGATCTACACGCTTATTCGGGTAGCCATCACGGTCATCCTTCGGAATGCGCCCACAAGAAACCCAGAGAACCTTGCGCGTCATGTGACCGAGGAAACACGCCTTCGCATACATGCTGTCATCGGTGATGCCAACGTGAGGGAAGAGCTCAATGTTGAGAATGTCCTGGATGCGGAGCGGCTTCTGCGACTTGGACGACCAGGACTGAATGTGCTGGGCGAGCCAATTCTGGGCAAGTTCCTGGTTGAAGATATCAGCCGCCTCACTGATGCTCTCAAAGATGATACTATCGAAGGCACTTTCACCCTCGGGACCGAGAATCAGGTCGCAGATATCATGATCGGACTCAATACCGAGCGCGCGAAAGAGAATCCAGAGGGGAATATCTGTCTTGATGCGCGGCATGGTCGCCTTCAATAAGTGAATCTGCTGATTCTTCGGATGGTAGACCATCTTTACCGCGTTGTTCTTCGGAACCTGATCGTTATCAGGACCAATGCTCTTGACCTCAATCACCTCGAATTCCTTGCCAGGATTGCGGTTATTGCGGAAGACAAAGGGGCGGTTCTCACTCATTCGCTCCTGGCTAATGATGACGCGCTCACCACCCTGGACGATGAAATAGCCACCGAGATCATAGAAACACTCACCGAGCTGTGACGGGTGAATGTGCTTCTGATCATGTAGAAGACAGTACTTGCTACCGACCATCACAGGGATCTTACCAAGATGCACATTCGGAAAGACACGCTTCCTGGTCGTGACTTCGCCGCCCTTCGTGTTGTCAATCAAGCTGGTATTGACGTGTACATCTACAAAGAGAGGCGCGGCATAGGTGAGGTTCCGCATGCGGGCATCATTGGGCATCATGGGGAGAACCGCGCCATTGTTCTCAAAGATGGTCGGCTTTCGCAGAGAGGGATTCTGGAACTCGATTTGTACTTCGTACTCGCGCTTCACAGCAACTGCTGCTGCCACAGGTGAACCAATAATGATGTCGCCAGAGCTTACAGGATTCTGCATGAGGGCATTCGCCGCAGTTGTGGAAAGACCGGTGGCTGAGGCGAGAGCAGAACGAGGACCACTCAGAGGAGTCTCAGGGCTTCCACGGACAGTAATAGGATTTACCATGGTAACAATTTCAGGAATATCAACATCCATGAAATGGTTAAACGATTCAATCTGATGGCTGATCGTCTGGCGTCCATTAGACTGTTGGAAATAACTACTGAGAATATGACGATGTGAAGGAAACATTGCTTGTTCCTTTGAACTCTGCGAATTCCCATCAATTTTTAAATGTGACATTTCGCCCGAAGTTCTAAAATACTTTGTTCGTATTGTTTAGATTCATGTCTGCTGATCCAAATATTAAAAGTTTTACTCTTGTGGGTGGAAAATCGGAACTTGATGCACTGTCAACTGGAACTGGGGGAAAAAGGGGCGGCAGCCGCAAGCGTCAAAGTGGCGGCACAGACTCAGGTCCGTCAAATGTACCACCCGGTCCTTCGTACCAGATAACAGCCGCAAATTCCGCGGCGGCGCGGGCTTCTGCTCCGCAGGTAATGCCTCAAGCCCCTTTACAAGCACCTGCTCCTGCGCAGCAGCAGCAGCTCGGTGGCTACCAAAAGAATGTAAAGGTGGTTCTTACTCCGAAGAAGAAGACTAACAAGGTAGTTCTTGATGCACCTAAAAAGAAGAAGGTCCCGATTACTCTTGCCACGACCCAATCGAAAACGCGTAAGGTTGCCAAGAAAATCAAAATGAATATTTCGAACATGAGTAAGCGCATGACACGCGCCAACGAAATTCGCAAGGAATCTAAGACACTCGACATTGAGAAAATCAAGGCTGCACTAAAGAGTTCAGGCTTGATCAAGGAATCAACAAAGGCACCTGATGCGATTTTAAGATCAATGTACACTGACTTCCATTTGCTGAAGAACAAGGCGCTGTGAAACAAGGGCTGTAAGGCGTAAAAATTGAGCAGAAGAAAGAAAGATGAATAAGAGAAAAACATGGATCTCTTAGATTTTTTCAAACGAGTGGGTAAGGGTGACGAGACAACTGTCCTAACACCCTCGCTACCCTATGAGCTGACAAACTATTTCTTCTTGAAAGGCTCAAAAGCCACCTGTAAGGATCCTTCCCTCATGCAATTTGATGGCGCGTCGGATCCGAATCCTGGGCAGTCCTGTGGCGCAGCAGTTCTATATAAAACCAGCAGCAATACAAGCGATATTCTGGCTGAGGGAGGCTTATACCTTCCACTCGCTACAAATAATGTCGCAGAATACACGGGGCTTATTTATGGATTAGAGCTGGCTAAGAAAAAAGGTGTCAAAGCCCTCCTTATAGAAGGTGATTCTAATCTTGTAGTTATGCAAATGTCAAAGCGATGGCAAATTAAGGACATGCGGATGAGGACTCTCTGGGAAAAGGCACAGGATCATCTGAAATACTTTGACTTCGTGGCAATTCGCCACGTGTACCGTGATTCAAATCAGAAGGCGGATGCCTTATCAAAAGAGGGTCTAAGACGCAGACTACATTTTGAGCGCGCCTAGGAAAGTGTCTTAATTGAGATCCCGTGAATTTTTGTTACTTCAATTGTTCCTGGTTTAGTCTGAATTCCTTTACCTTCTAAGGCTGCCCAGCTGAAAAGGTCTCCTCGTTTCTGATTTGGAATGATAAGATCTACATATTCGCGATTCGCCACACCTAGACATATCAGGGTACATACACCATGGTCACGTGATATTTGTCTTCCAGATGCTATAATTCCTCTGAAATTGACCATTCGACGATTATCAAGACGAAGTTGACTCTCATACGTCACACCGCATCTTGGTAAGAACTCTTCAGTTGTCCAGTAGCCAAGTTTCTTAAATTCTTCCGTGGGCGTCGGCTGCTTCAAAAGTTGTTGTTCCTGTGTTTTGACGGGTTTTAGGAAAGCCTTGCCTTCTCGTATTCCGAGAATATAAGGAGGGGGTTCTCTAGTAAGAAGAAGACCCGCACAGCGCGCTTCACGATAATGTACCCATCGGCGGTATTCTGAATTACAATGATTTAGCGCCGAACACCAGAATTCATGAGGGCGATGTGCCTTCCAGTAGCCAAGAGCCCATACTAATTGGGCATATGAGACTGCGTGACTTTTGCAGAAACTGTAATAAATAAGTTGGTTCAAATCATCAACCACCCTATTTATTTTTTCTTGACTGTATCCTTTTGCCGCCATTTCTTTCTTAAATTCCAGTTTTAGAAGAGGATTTCCTTTGGCGAAGGCTTTTCTCCAGCGGTCTGCAGCAGCCGAATCGCACTTAAGAATATAGCGTATTTTGTGAATGGCATCATCATCAAACACAATAGGCGTTTCAAGAGGTGTATTATCTTTAGAATCCAATAGTCTCCATTTTTCTAAGAATTCTTGTTTTCTACCTTCAGCTGCTGCGGCAGGTCGAATAAGTGCCAAGGCAACAGCGATATCCCCAACTCCTTCAGGTTTCATTTGCATGAAGAGTTTTCTCATCCCGCGACTCTCACCGAGGGTTATGCCAATATTCCAACCACGAGCAAAGATACGTTCAGTTTGCGCATCACGACTGGGATATTTCATTAGAGAACGTTCGGGGCAAATATCGGCTAATTGTGCCAGACCACGATTACTTAGCAAGTCAATCTTAATATGCCCTTGATTTTCGGTATCATCCTTATTCAAATTAATTTGGAAGAGAGGACAGCCATCCGCTTCGATTTCTTTGAGTCGCAGTTCTTCTGGCACCTCACCTTGTTCTTCAAAGATTACAATGCCACCACAATGTTTACTATAATTCTTTAAGGTGCCTTGTCTGTCCTTTTTAATCATAGCGAATTCTTTCAGTTCTTCCGCATTCAAGAATTTTTCCGGTTTTGCGCCACGGCGATTTACAGCTGTAGGAATAGGTTTGTTGTGTTCTTTTAGAACATCTTTTATACTTTGTCTTGTGTTTACCTTTTCAGTCCATAGGTTATAATTGGAAACACGACCAACTTGATTAGGAAACTGTTTTGATATAAGACCATAAATCTCTTCACGGCGGTTGTAGGGTACATCAATATCTATATCAGGCATATCCTTTCGTAAATCATTCATAAATCTGGCTAATTCAATTCCATTCTTAATGGGGTCAACATGTGTAATTCCTAGAAGATATGTAACTAAAGATGAACCGGCTGAACCACGGATAATATGTGGCACATGCCCTAAGGACTTTACAATTTCCAAGACTGTTCTTACTTGAATGAAAACAGGGACGAAGCGATTCTTGTCTATTAATGCATATTCCTCTTCTAATTGATTTTGGTATCGAGGATCATCAGGTATGGCGCGTATGAAAAGAGGTTCTAGAGCTTCTTTTGCCCGCTGATGTGTGTGAGGTTTGGGCGTCACTTTATTGATTTTTGGTACTATTTGAAAAAAGCCATCTAAGGTGCTTTGTATCATGCTCTTGTTTTAAATAAATGTATCTGTCAATTTTTAGACCGGTTGGCATTTTAAACGGGCAGTTAGACATAATTAATTTCTAAACTATGAATATAAAAATGGAGCAACACTGGATGATGGTATTACACTCAGTAGTAATTGGAATTATAATATGCGTATTTATGATA